GCTTGAGCAAGGCCACGCAGGCTGAGATACGCGATCACATCTATGCTATCTACACTGCTGCTGAGAACGAGCTAGAGGGATCTGATACCAAGCTGGTCCGGAACCTGATGACCGGTGAGTGGGTCAGGATAGCACGTGACACTCCCCGTAGCTGCGATCCTAGCACAGAACTGTTCTGGAGCATGTGAGGTCAGCAGGTGGTCGGCAACAGTCGGCCACCATCAGGGGGGTGGGGGGCTAGTAGCGTATGCGTGTGTTGCAAAAATACAACAGGCAGGGGTAGCAAATCACCATCATGAAAATTCAAGTACTTCCCTATAATTTTTTACGCGGGCGATTTTTTACCCTGTAGGACCCTTTTCGGATGCCATAAAAAAAGAGCTATTAAAGCTCTTGTCGCCTACCCCAATTGACTCGTAACCATAAGCGTTCATGTATGTAATGCGCTAGGGTCATCCAAATGTTAATGATTATAGCGCCACCGATACCTGTATATGCTGCTGTGATCGCTGTAGCTACAATACGCCAGCATACAGCTCTTGCTATAGTTCTCTTGTGTGTTTCTGTCATAGTTACTCCTAGATATCACATCTAGACAGTATTTACCGTAAATATTATACCATGAGCGATCTTCGAGAAACACGTGACTATCTAGAAAAACTGCTGCTAGCAGCCAGTCCCTATCCTGATAACGAACTATTACACAGCCAATGGGCACGTGGTTTCATGACCAGCTATCTAGCACAAGTATTCCAATACGATCGCATAAGACTCAATGACTTTTATCGTCGTTTGGTCGCCGCCAAGAAACGGCATGATCGATTAGATCGCCCGCTGTAAGCGACTGTGTTAATTACTGTGAATGACTGTTGCTGCCAAGGGACGCAAGATCTTGCTTACCGTTTGATCGCTACCGCTGTGCGCTTCGCGCAGTCTTAGCAAAAAAACCGCGCCGCGCTTCGCGCTAGTTGCTCAACTCTTGATCCAGCAGTTCGCGTTCTCGTTCGCCGATTTGATCGATGATGCCCAGCTTGCGTAGATTCTTGAACACATAGTTTTCTGTGCTCCATTCGCCAGCACGAGCCAGTCCTGCTCTGCGCAGTTTGCTTAACCGTTCTCTGTACTTCTTTAGTAGCTCTCTGTCACCTGACTGTAATACCTGTAGTGCTATCATGGCAAAGTCACGAGTTTTAGCATCTATAGCAGCATCATCTAAGCTGGGGCGTGTCTTTGAGGGCTGTCGTATCCAACGACGGTTTATGATCGAATACTGTCCTTGGCTGTAGTGAGGTTCTCTGCTGTCCTGTATATAACATTCTACAGGCGATCCTTCTATGGCTAGATCATGCTCCTGCTGCCATACCTGTCGCTTGGCCTTGTACAGTTCTGCTTGAGCTTCTGTGAAAGGACCTTCCACTATGAGATGTAGATCTAGATCAGAGTGTGCTGTATATGTGTAGCCTGCGTTAGATCCCGTCAGTGTGATGTCTTTGACTGAAAAATCCACGCCCACGAACTCTTCGAAAGCACGAGCTATTTTCAGCAGCCGTTCTGCTACGTCAGTTTTGAGATAGCCGTTTTCCCACAGACGGGGATTTAGCTCGCGATGTATCTGTACTTCTGCTGCTGCGGGCGTGACTTCTCTCAACCACATGTTATACTCCGTAACGATTCTTTTTCTGTTGGGCCACTGGACTGGTCTTGTTAGTGCCGGGATTTTCCACTGATTTACCTCGGGCGATCACGCCCTTGGTATCTGTGGGTATGGTAGCGATAGCCTGATTGACCATGGCAGCTTCTAGATCTGTGTAGGGAAACATGATGTTGTATTTTTCGTACCATGAAGCTGCGTCCATGTCCACAGGGCCTCGACCCCCATCTGACATGGCCATGGCCATCATCAGTCGATTCATATGATAAGCTCGATCGTAGCCGCCCGTGTCGCGTGTCAGTTTGACAGAACCCTGGCTTTTGTCCACGAGATCCTGGGGTACACGGCCGCGTACAGCTTCAGTGATAAATTCATGTGCTCTCATGAGTATATTTATGCGAAACAGCAGTGATACTCAGCTAGCTTTTGATCCTGATAAAATTCCGCTACCAAACGATACTGTTCCAGTGTGTTTTCCACCATGACTTGGCAGGTATGACGGGGCTGCTGCTGTAGCCACTGCCAGCGATCGCCCAGGGCCTGTTCTACCCTGTCCCAGGGCACGTCTATGGTATCTGTCTGCTGTTGATACCAAGAAAACAGTTCCACACGATCATGCTTCATCTTCTGTCAGTCCGTTGATAAACTGCCTCAACTTGGTACTTTCCACTATGGCACGGCTACGGCCCACTTCTGCGCCTCGGGTGGGATCTTCTGTGACTACACCGTCCTCATCGACCACTGTGCTGCCTCGGCTCTTGATCTGCTGTATGATGCTGCCAGTTCTGGGACTGTTATCCGCAGTCTGCTGATCTTCGGGCAGGTCACTGATGCGCAGAGTGTCTATGTCAAACTCTAGATCCAGCTTCTGTCCAACACCGCTAGACGAACGAGTCTTCATCAGCTGTATCTGATAGCGTCCACGCTCACGCATGGCACGTGACGTAAAGATACCAAACACGTTATCTGCTGTCTGTATCTTGCTAAGTCCACCTGAAATATGGCTGTGATCAAACTCTACTTCTTCTACAGCACCCCGATTCAACTGTGCGGCTGTGACGAACACGCACTGCTTTTCCATGGCCAAGTTACGCAGTTCTTCACTGACAAACTTGTCCTTGATAAAGAGATCTGCGGGCGAGATCTTCTTGGAAATGGGCATGAGCAGATCCAGATAGTCTACCAGTAGCACATCCACTTTCTGGCCCATTTGTATTTCATACTCTTTTAGATAAGCACGTATGTCATTGGCAGTCTTGCCTGAGGGCATGTACTTGACTTGGAAACGCCCGGATTTCTTGCCTATGATACGCACTTTCATTTCCACGTCATCGATCTGCTTGAAGATCTCTTTGGTAGTGATGCCTGTCAGCATACTATCGATGCGCATACTGACCAATGCTTCTGAAAGTTCCAGCGTTAGATAAACCACATTCAAGCCGTTCAAGGCCCAGTTCACGCCCAAGTTGGCTAGGAACAGACTTTTGCCTGCGCCTGAACCACCTGCGAAGATATTCAGCTCTCCGCGATTCATGCCGCCAAACAGTTTGCGATCTAGGCTGCTCCAACCTGTACTGACCTGTCCATTCTTGTCTTTGAGTCCCATCAGTCGAGCACGGGGATCTGCGAAATAGTCAGTGCCCATGTCGCGAGCAAGACCGATCTGTACAGCTTCTTTGATCATGACTTCCACAGCACCATAGTCATTCTTTTCCAGCAGATCCGCGGATTTGATTATGGCACGTTCTAGGCTCTTGTGTCGTATAAACTGTTCAAAGTCATCCATGAACCAATCTATGTGTCCATCTTTGAGATCTGCTACAGGTGCCAGTTCTGTCTTACAGGCCGCATTGACCATGGCAGCATCTGGCAGCACAGAATACTGTTCTGTATAGGTTTTAATAAACTCTGCTGGTTCCTGTAAACGTCTATCAAACAGGCTAGCGTCAAATATGCCCTGGCAACGCACGAAAGTCTCTGCGTCTGTGAGCATGATCTCTAGATATAGTTTTTGTACATCGTAATCGTAATTCTTAATCATAATATTATTATACACTGACCTCTAGATGTTTTACAAGAGGTTTTTCCAGTATCACTCTATGTTTAGTATGGTAAAGCACAGCACCTAGGCTGCTGTAAGCATCGCCCGGATTAGGTGTGCTCCAACGATAGGGAAACAGAGGTTCTACCACACGTTGGTTGGCCAAGCTGTTGAAAGCACAGCCGCCCATATAGACTAGACAGTCTGCCTTGGTCAGTCGTTTGGCCAGCAGCATGACATCCATCACTTGGTTTTCAAACACTTCCTGTACGCCAGCAGCTATGTCTGCTCGATCTGATTCACGTATTTCAAAAGGCCAATCAGGCACACCTAGATGGAAGTTCACACGAGCTTCTATAGGGTCAGAAAGGCTGTTGTCAAAGTAACTTTCGATCAGATGACTGTGCTTGTATCTGTTGCCCTGCTCACTCAACTGCTGTAGTAGATATTCATCACGTATGGGTTTCATGCCCAACAGTTCAGTGAACGCAGAATAAAATAGACCCAAACTGTTGGGATAGCTCTTGCTCCATAGTTTGGTCAATTCGCCATGCCGACCTTCCCAGATACTGGCGCATTCAAATTCACCTATAGCATCTAGTACTACCACAGCACAGTGATTGAATGGTGATGTGTAATAGCCTGCGGCCGCATGGCTGGCATGATGCGGTGTGTATGTGATAGGAGCATAGCGTATGTTTAGATCATTGACATGGCGCCTAGGCAGCACAGACCGATCCCAGAATTCTTTATACTGTCCTGCGTACAATTGACGGAACTTTTTGACCCAGGGGCGTTCATACCAAAATATACGCTCGGGTCCTCGATAGTGGCTGGCATTGATCGCTTCTGTGACCATGCTGCTGCTGAGCCTATCGTTTTGATCTGTGATCAATGTGAGATTTTTAGCACCGCCCACTACAGCGATACTGCTGCCATGATTTAGTGCGTTTATGCCCCAATAGATCATTTGTAGATAAACGGATCACGCTTGCGCAGTTCTTTGATCCGTTTCCTCCACTTATACCAGTCAGCGATCTTTTTAAACAGTCTAAACATATACTCTCCTAGAATGCCATATTTTATTTTGATGCTGAAAAAACCGTCATAGCGACCCCTGTAGCGTAGGATTTTTCAGCTGTTTTTCTAATTTCTTCTTATATAGCTGTATCTTGACACTACCCGCTACTGCGGTATTGATAGCGTCTGTAATGACGAAAATAGAGCCATATTTTTCCACAGCGTCGGCAGCATCTTTTATGCCCTGTTCCCAGTTAGGAAATGCCACATGGTAGCCATTCTTTTCAGCATCAGCGATTAACTTTAAACCAGGCTCATCTTGATCAGGCACCACTATCACAGTCTTGTTCAGCTTGTTGATCAGCCTTGCTTGCTCATCACTGATTTCGTTGTGTAGTAATGCTATGCCGCCTAGACTGAGTGCGTCAAACGGTCCTTCACATACAAATACATATCTCTGATCTTCAGTGACTGAATCGATATTGAAAACAAAATGAGGACTTTGGTCTGATAGATATTTGGGCTTACCATTAGTGACTTTACGTGCTGTATAGCCTACAGTTTTACTGTCATACAAGAAAGGTATGACCAGTCGATCTTTGAATCCATCTGCCGGACTCCACCAGAAGTTTTTGTCTAATGGATCGAACCCACGCTGTATAAGATAGTCTACTACCTGTGCTAGTTTTTCCTGTACTTCTGCGTCATCTACTTCTGCTTCTATCCAATCGCTGATAGTCATGCTGCCTTCAGGTAACTGCTTCTCCGGAAAACGAGCAAATATAGGATGTGCTTCGGGCGTGTAGTCAGGTGCTTCGGTCTTCATGGCTTCAAAGACCATTTTGTTGATATCATCGTCGGGAGCACCCAACCATGTCATTAGATTTCTTAGTTTTTGGCTTACAGGTCTGCCTGGTTTCCAACTAGCTGAGAATCCGCAGTTAAAACAGTGATAGGTAAAACCTTCGCTGAATAACACCCCACCTCTTTTGCGATCATCATGGCTTTCACCTCTATTATGGCAACAGACAGCATTAAAGCTCATCCAGCCGCTGGGTGTACGTTTAGCTCTAGGTGGTAAGTGTTTTCTAAATAGTTCGACTACCTGACTCATTAGTACATTTTAATATCTGTACAATACTTTGTCAATAGTCCCTAAAGGATTTCCGAACCTATCTAGTGTAGGCATATGTTTGATTCTTAGACGGCTCCATATACCTGTGATATTGGCATAAGCGATACCGCTATCATTGAAGTTGATAGTTTCAACGTCACACCAATCGAATATGTTATCAGAATTTTCTAAAGTGCCCTGTATAGTTACGACACCCGAATAGTTAGTCATATAAAATGCGAAAGTGTGTAGTCCGGAGTTATTATTGAATTGCGGTTTGGCATCTACTATTTCGCTGAAGTAAACATCTGTAGGATCGCCGTGTATGTCGGGACCTAGATAACTGAAAGTGTTGATAGTTTGGCTAGCAACAGGACCACCTACCATGTCTGCTACTACTTCTAATCTACCTATAGCACCATATTGGCTATCACCGTATAAAGGAGTCTTAACACCGTTGGCATCTTGTAGATATACAGAAAATAGATATGAACCCTGCGTCAGAGTTAGCATTTCTGTTTCAGTGATACGAACATAAATCTTACCTGTAGTAGCGTCTAATATTTCACAGTCTTTTTGTAAAATCAATTCGTTACTGTCGATAACTACTATATTGAAGACGGCGGTGTACCCTGAAATGTTTCTAGGTTTTTCATCACCGTTTCTAACCTGAAGGTCTAATCTATTATCACAACCGCGGTAAGTTTTGAATGTTCTTTGATACACTTTACGTTGCCTCCTGTCAGTCCAGGACTCGAGATTTGTGTAAACGTCTATCTTATTTGGATATAAATAACACGGATTTAGTTGCATGATTAGTCCCAGTATGAAACATATTTATCGATGAGAATAAGCGAGCATTTACAACAAAATTTTCCTTTTATAACAGTGATCAATTATATAGATCACGAATACGTAGGAATACTAATAAATCAAGACTCACAAGTTACCAGTTTCTATGACTACGGGTTGATCCACACAGAAGATCAAAAAGCCAAGTTTTTAGAACTAGGAGAACAGTGGTGGTGGGAATCTAACAGATTAATTCCTATCAATATCTTTATGAACAAAGATATGTTGCCCTTCCGTTACATTATTAGAAATTTTTCCACCAAAGATGTCAAAGTGTTATTTGGACCAGTAACTAGCCTTAACGACATAATCACTAAAAGAATCAAAAGAAAAAGTATCACATTAGTTAGAAAAGCCAAATAATCAACTGAACTCGTAGCTGATATTTTCACAGATAAGATTCATCTGTACTACTACTGCTGTAGCATAAGCGATAGCGTGTGACTTCTTGAAATAATACTCATCATTGTCAGGTTTAGTCCAAACCTCGTTCATAATCGTCGTCCAATCCTTCCCAATCAAATTCCTCTTCGCGGGACGGATCATCGCTAGTACTGCTGCCAATTGCTCTATAGACTTTGGTTTGCTTTTCCTCAGAATAGACCCATGCCCATTCACATGGAATAGGAGTTGGGTAAAGTCGTCTTGCTCTAGTAGATCCCATAGTGGTTCAGTCTCCATTAGTTGTATGAGATGCTCTTCACTTCTTACACCTTCATAGATACCTACATTAAGAAAATCTATTTTAAAAAATCCTAATTCTTCTGCTGATTCATATTCTAACGAACATAGATTATCTTTACTATACTTAGGCACAGAATGGAAATAGACTCCGGTATTATGCGGAACTAATTTCTGCTCTTTTTTATCAAAGCGGCTGGCTCGCACATGTTTTAACACAGCTAATGCTTTGTTTCTATCAGCGAAGTCTATGTCTATATCTGGCATTATTGTAACCTTGTAGTTTCAAATAGCAATAGTGGTAAGTTTTCAGCTAAGAATTGAGCATACTCGTCTGCTTCTTCTTCATCCTCAAATCCTGTAAACCTTACCATGACTGAATTATCTTCTCCTAATCTTACTTCGATATCAAGATCATCTCTTTCCGAAATAAATTCTTCATTTTCTGCTAGTTCTTCTATTTGATTTTCGACTTGTGTTTTTTTCTTTGTCATAATATTTTTGCTTCTTTAATTAGTTCTTTTACTAATTCTAAATCGGCTGGTAAATTCCTAAATCTGTTTCTCCAGTGATCTGGATCTAGTATAGGCGATATTATTTCTATCTGCTCGTTATTTAATTTCTTTAAAAGTGACTTTCCACCGGAACAGTTAAGCAATACCCAAGGACTGATTAGCCCTTCTTTAATATGCTTAGTGGCTCTATTAGTATTCACATAAAGAAAATAATGTTCCCATTGTGCTTGATTATCATTGGCCCAATCTATCATGGTAGCGATAGTTCGTTGTATAGCACCGTCTGCTGGTTCAGTTTTTATCAGTTCGCAAACGTATTGATCGTATAATTCATCACGACACCAGTGATCAAGTTTAATACCACTTTTTATAACCCATTCGATAAATCTTTCAGGATATATAGGATTAGCATTTACCAAGAAACTGCCAAACTTAACAAAGGCATTGTAATATGGGCTGTCTACAAACTCATCAAATGTTTTATTTTTACTTCTAGTCGCTATCTCATAAAACTTTTGAAATGCGATCAAAGCAGCCTGTACATGTTTTTCACCACGACTCATATGCCTGCGTTTCTTTTCACAGACATGTACTGCCAATGTTTTTTCTTTGGTAAAAGACTTTCCGCAGTAGCCGCAACTATAGCTTAAGGTCTTTGATTTGTTTGTCATTGTATCCATGATCTCTAGCCAACTGCCTCAGTCCTTTAGCACCTAAAATCTTAGACAATAATTCTAGATCTTCGACTTTGGCAGTAGGATAAATGTCCATCAATAATTTTATATTTTTATTATCGCTAGTCCTTTTTAAAGGTATCCATTCGTGGAAATGTGTTTTCTTGCTTTCGTGATGACAAGAACATAATAGCAACCACATCAGTTTAGGATGTTTACTAGCCGAAGCATAGTTTTTGTTATATAGTTCATTAACCAATATAAGATAGTGTTCTTGTAATTCTCTGTTATTGGATTTGACACTGCTGATATAACGATTAAGATTCCACAAATCACCTTTGATTTCTTTACGACCTTCCTCCGACGCGACTTCCCACAGGTCTTTAAGACCCATGTCTACTGCGGGTATCATGTCTTTGAAAAGGTCTATATGTTTATTTGGCATCGTATTTTCTGCTTAACTCATATATTAGTATAGCATGGTCTATGGCTTTTTGTAAAGCTTCGTTATGTCTTGCTTCACGCATCATATCGACCCACTTAAACGGCCTAAATCTATTTTCTACTTCTTGACGTATTTTATAATCATAGCCAATCACAAAACGATCTTTTGGATCAGCGCCTAGCTCACGGGCATATATTGTGTCGTCTACACGTTCATAGACATAAGTCGCTCCTGGTTTTAATGATCCCACCTTAGTTCTCCTCGCAAGGCTTTCATCATGAATGACTCTTTAGAATAAAAACGAAACTCTACGACGGCCTCCCCTGGTCCAGTGTACATCGCTACGCCTCGATATGCTGTCACTAGCCATAGAAGCTTTTTGGTAACATAACAACGCTTTGGAAGCCAGAAAAACTCTTCGCCCCACGCAGCGACACGTTCGAAATGATCGTAGTTTTGACCCCAGTATCTTCTAGAAAAATCTGTTCCTGGTATCATAAAATTTTATCTATCTGGACTATCTCGCTCTGTCTAGAAATTTCTTTGACAAAATAAGCACACGGCGGATTGATCCCTTCACGAATAGGCACCGTCAATAGTTGATTGTTTTTCATCTTAGGGAAATACCATTTGACGTCTTGATAGATATTGACAATTTCAACTGGTGCGTATTCTACCTTGAATCCTTTAATAGGATTGAATATTAATGCGTCAAATCCTCGTTCATTTAGACTAGTTAATGGTAGTACTTCTGGATCTGCTCCACATTCTTTATCGCCTACTACCATGCTCCAATCTAACGGCATTTGTACTTCATGCCCACCTATCTTTAGTACGATAGCAGGAGCATTAAATGATTCAAGAAAGATAAGAGGAACAAAAAAGAAATCGGGTTCACTAGGTGTTGAATTGTCTAGTACCGAAAATCTTGTATCTTCTTCTACGTCTTCTGGTAGTTCATTCAGATCAAATGATGTGTTGTTTAAAGTTAAAATTCTCATATTGTTACCTTGGTTATATTAAAAGGATAGTGAGCATCCTTGTAAAACTTTTTACGTTCAGTTAAGTGACGTTTAGCATATTTCGTACCGCCAGTGATGTCCCATATCTGGACAAAATCTTTATCTTCTGCTTTGCGGATTCCTCGTCCAATACTTTGTATTACTCTTACAAAAGATTTGCCTGGTTCAATAAGAATAAGATTAAAAATGCGAGGAATGTTAATCCCAACGGCGGCAACACCATAAGTAGCAATAATGATCTTATCATCCACAGATTGTACCTCATCGTATTCTTCTTTCCTATCTTTTGTTTTGACCTTTCCGCTGATAAACACAGCTTCTGGTATTCTTTCACACAGCTTGTCTCCGGTCTCTATTCGGTCTATGAGCACCAGTGTATTTCCTGTAGCAGCTATGTTTTTTATTTTTTCAGCTACCCAGTCAATCCTAACAGGATCTGTGACTAGGTATTTCAGTTCTTCAGGATAAGAACGAAATTCTTTGATTTCTATGGTCTGTAGTACTTCCACATGACATTGAGCTAGAACATCTTTCTGTTGTAGATCATGCGCAGTGATACGATTGATAACTGGTCCTATAGCAGCTAATATGCTGACAAATTCAAATTTTTCTTTTGGTATGGTTCCAGTTAATCCCCAACGTATAGGACAGTTTGCCAAGTCTTGTGTTAATATGTTTTTTAACACTTCGGCTTTAGCCATGTGTACTTCATCGACGATGACTGCTACGACATCATGGAAGAATTCTTTCAAAGTCAATGCTTCTTCAGCATCATGACTTTTCTTATCTAATACATTTAGACTCTGCCAAGTACAGATAGTGTGAGTCTTTCCTAATTCTTTTCGATCACCGTAATAGACGCCTACATCGAGCCCGACATTGCGAAAGTCTTCTTCTGTCTGTTCGACGAGTGATTTGTTAGGTACGATGACTACAGTTCTACCATATGGCTCACAACAATGACTGAGTGTTGCTGTTGTAATAGTTTTACCCGCACCTGTTGCGATTTCTTGTAAGCATTGTGGATTCTCTAAGAACTTGTTGACAGCATCATATTGATAATCACGTAGCACGATAGGTTCTCCTTCAAACCTATGTCCTTTGGGCCATACCTTTCCTTTGTCTGCCCAGTAGTTTTCGGTGACTTTAGTAAACTTAAGATCCAGGTGCTGTCTTTGATCTTCTATTTCTATTTCATAGCCGTCATTGGTTAATACTTCTACGATTTCTTCGATATGGCACATATAGCCTGTGCCTCCTATGCCGAAGAAAGCTACGGTACCGTCCCACCGGCCTAATCTATATGCCGGTTGATAACGTGCCCACGGTACATCAATCTTGAATTTATTAGCCAGCTTACGTCTAGTTTCTAAAGCGAGTCCTTCTATCTTTACATTGACTTCGTCTTTAATGATTAGTTTACAAATGGACAACTTCAGTCTCCTTCGACACAGTGGGTCTGATGTTACCAACGTAAAACACAGTGTGGTGCTGGTTGATCATTGAAATGGTTGATGTATTTGTATGCGGATTGAGTGTATTACTTATCAGTAAAGATGGCTGTAAATTAGACTTAATCATCCATTTTGGTGGTTTGTGTTGGCAAATGAATATCTTGCCAGTTTCGACTTCACCGCCGAGATTGTTTTCTTTGATCCATTCGTTAAACCGTTGACCCTGTTCTTCATCGTTCTTGAATCTAAAAAGAATTCGGAAATATTCATTTGGTATCCCGGCATTTATTCCTGCTTCTACAAACTTTTTAGCATAGTCAACTACATCGGTGGTTCTATCTAAAAATATCAAAACAGGGTGATGGTCTAGGTCTTTAACCACTGACATGAGAACATTGATATCTCGAAACCAAAATTTAGATTTTTTCTTTGAGCACAGTGTTTCTATTCTATTTTGTGTTTTATCAGTGATAAATTTGTGACCTAACATTCTGGCTAAAAATAGGTCAGATTTTAAGCTGTTTTTCTTATTCTTGTCAAAATATTCCTGAGCTGATTCTGTAGCATTAATCAGCTTGACATGGTCACTTTCGACTATACATGAGCGTGTGATTTCATTTTCACGTTGCCATATTTCTTCAACCGATTCTACAAGATTTTGGAATTTTTCATCGAATTCAAAACCATGTTTTTGACCAAAACTATGAAGATGTACGACATTGATGTCATACAATCTTGCTCTCTGTGATTTGGTCTCAGGATCCCACATCATCTTTCCATACACCTTGAATTCCTTGGCAAATTCTTCTTTAAGGGCATATGGAAATTTAGCAAAAATCCAGGTGATTTTTCCAATTTCTTCCACATAGATTTTCTTGCTAGGATCTAATTCTCTAAATGGATGTGTCCATGTAGGATTGGCCAAAGCATGTGTGATAGATTTTTTACTGTATTGTTCGTAGGGTGTCTGATACTTCCTCAATAACCTCAAAACATAGAGACTCTGTTTCTTAGTTAATGGGGTATTTTGTGTGACAACCGTATGAAAACTATAAACAGGACTTTCATCTGCGGTGTCCACACGGATGTTTCCGAACACCACACTGTTGGCAAAGTCCTCAAAGATTTTATCGATAGGTTGTGTTGAGATCATTATATAATATTAACTTCTCTGACCTCAAAGATCAAGAAAAAAATTCACTTTTTTACCATCTATAAATATCAATATGAAAATTTCCGTGGTTACTACATTCAATCAATCCGGCTATGAAAAATATGGCCGAAACATGATCAATAGTTTTATAAAAAATTGGCCCGAAGAAGTTACGCTGTACGCATATAGTGAAAACTGCCAAGTAGTTGAACAGGCAAAAAACCTTGTAGTACGTGATTTACACTCTAGCAGTCCTGAATTAGTTTCCTTCAAACAAAAATGGAAAGATGATCCACGAGCTACAGGAAACCTTGCTACAGGTCCGATCGGTAAAGGTGGTAAACAGCCCGGTATAGGCTTTAGATGGGATGCTGTAAGATTCAGTCATAAGGTCTATGCTATATTTCATTGTGCTAAAAACTGTGAAAGTGACATTTTATTATGGATGGATGCTGACACAATATGTCATAGTCCCATAAATTTAGTAGCTATTGAACAATTGATACCAAAAGAACAAGACATATGTTTTTTAGGTAGAGAAAATAAATGGTCCGAATGTGGGTTGTATTCTATGAATCTTAAAAATCTCCAAACATTAGATTTTTTAAGAGAATTTCAAAGGATGTATGACCACGCAGAGACCGGAATTTTCCGTCTTACAGAGTGGCATGACAGTTTTGTTTTTGATGACGTTAGGTTAAGGATGCCTTTTCTCAAACAACACGATTGGAGTAGAGGTTTGATCAAAGGTGAAGGTCATCCTTTGATAAATTCTGCTTGGGGAGCTTACCTAGATCATTTAAAAGGTGCTAGAAAAGACTTAGGAAAAAGCAAAATCACTGATCTTAGGGTAAACAGACAAGAAAGCTATTGGGTGTCTTAGCGATTTTTATATTCTTTGATCACTATCTCTGATAATCTTTTATCAAGAAGACTTTTAGCATCTCCTTGCCACGCAGCTCTTAGTTCTTTTGGTAGTTTGCTACCCCAATGTATCACTCCTAGATCGTAAACATGTAGGCCAGACCCGTAATCTCTGTTTTTTAATCTGTATGAAGGATATTTTTCAAAAAGACTTTCGACAGCATCTCCATCGTAGCCTTTTTCTAGTGTATAAATTTTACCAGATTCCCAAATATCTTCATAATCGTTTATCAACTGTTCTCTGGATGGGTGTTTCATGTTAATGATGATGAAACCGGCATCTAATTTTCTCAATTGAGATTGACCAGTAGCCCATACTAGCCCCGATGTTAGTAAATTTTCTAACTCTTGTGAAAATAATTTCGCATTAAAATCAAAAACTTCGATGTCGGTGTCTAACAAAACCAAAAAATCGCAATCTTTTTGTGTTCTTACTGCGTGTACTTGGCTCTGCATCTTCCGCCAGAAGTTCCAAGGTTTCTTCTTAGGCTGATTGGCGATAAATTTTGACTGTTCGTTGGGTATTCCTTCCCATGGTACTACATTGATACCTGGTATGTTGATCAAGTTGCCATCATGAATGACGAATTTTTCTCCTGGCAACATTGTCCATGAAGGTAAACAAAATTTAGCAATATATTCATAGTATTTCGAATCAGCTAATCCCGACCATTTTACGGTATATTTCATGATTTAGACTCCAATTCTATTTTTCCTTTCTTTCCCCAGTAATGATCGAGATAAGGATCTAACAAAGTGTTTTGGAATCCGCAATCTTCTTTAGAGGGCTTACCAGAAAATAGATTTTTTACTGGCATCCTTTTAGAAAAGTCTTCGAGGATATAAGCATCCCATGGATTGTGCATCTGATATATCCTACCTGACAAATAGTAATCGATATATTCGTCGACAAATTTGTCAAAATCTGGATAATCAGTGTTAAATGCTACGAAACCCGAGTCGCAGCCATGTTGTCCGTGGATGATAGTAGAAAAAATCTGATCTTGGTTTGGTAAAAATTCATTTACATCAAAAGGTTTTTTAACTAACACATCTGTGTCTAACCAAATAATAGACTTATACTTGTCTTGATAGTTTTTTAGAGCATACCAGATACAAAATGCTTTCTTGAAAAATTTATATGTCTTTTTACTTTCATTAAAAATCTTATTTTGTAAATCTGGATGATAATTTTTCATTTCTTCGCCGATATAAATCGTACCTTTATGAGAAATACGACTTTCGCTAAAAAATATGTGATCGTTAGTGAGAAAATTCCATGTGCCTAAGGTAATTTTTCCTACAGCATTATAATAACTCTCGCTAAATCCAGTAACCCATAAAATATCACGTTTCATTTTTGTACACCGTATCATGACCCCAGTTTTCTAGAATTTTATAACCTAAAGAAAACAATAATTCATCAATTTTGTTCTGCGGCCATCCATATTCATCCCCTGAACCATTCGTTTCTAGCACTATCAATGGTTTGTGTTTGGTAATGGTATCAATAGCACCGTTGAGAGCAAATCCTTCGTAACCTTCTATGTCAAGATGTATTAGATCCGGTGCTAGATTGAAACTGTCGATGGTTATTTGTGGAATGATACCAGAACTAGATACTTTCATCGCTCCTCGGTTTTCATTATTCCATCGAGGATTGTAATCTAATCCTAACATCTTGTTGCTATCACCAAGACATGCTTGGAATTTGAATACATTAGCATCAGGAACATTGTAACAAAGACAAAAAAAGTTTCTATAATCTGGTTCTATAGTTATTACCTGTTGGAATAAGGAAGCATATTGTTTAGGATATAGACCTGCGTTACCACCTGCTTGTATAACCAATGATTTTCTATCACAAAATTGAGAAATCTTGTGGGGCAAATGTCTATGTGCTGCTTTATTAAGGTATGACCAAGCTACCGTGTCGTCGTTAGGCCAAAGCCAACTGCCGCCGTGGGCTTTACTTTCTCTAAATTCTAAATTTAATTTTGTTATAGCGTCAGACATACTGTTTAAAATGTGCCCAGGCCTTACCTGACCTAAGTTCTTCAAAATTCCAGTGACTCATACAGATTTTTTCGATCCATGCTTGTCGATTATTAGTCATGATGGGATTTTCTATCATCGAAAGGTTAGTATTTGCTACAGCATATGCTTGACTATTCTGTGCCATATCGTCTGTTACAAAAACTGGAATACCTTCTATAGCAGCAGCCACGCCTGGACTGCTATTATAAGTGATAACTGCTTTAGCATTTTTAAAATCATCTAGTATACTAGGATTTTTACTTAAAGTATACCTTGGATCATAATCTTTTAGATATATCGCAGTGTTTCTGTCTCCAGGATGTCCTCTTACTACTATAGGTCTATCAGTATACCGTCGTATTTCTCTGATTATCATATCTAACCAGCTGGTTACAGCAAAAGACCCCATGCTCCATCCGCCATTTCTTTGAGTACAAATAAGAATATATTCACCATCTGTTTTCCAGTCTTTGATATCTATTTTGTGATCTCTTTTAATCTGTTGCCATCTTGAAGGATCTACCGTTCTATCAAAATAAATTCCTGTTGTAGGAAAAACGCCATCGAAACTGTATCTGAGATAATGTAAAGGATTGTCTTTGTCGGTATAAAGGAAAAGATTGCTATCAGCTATTAATACATGCTTTCCTGTATTGCGTTGATGATCTATCACTCCCTGTCGCAATCTTAAGTGTGGAGCATTTTTAGAACCTTCATGTACCCATCCTTGTAGTAATGCTACATCACAGTCCATTATCTGTGTGCCATGCATCAAAAATGATTCGTCACCGATCGTTTTAACTCCTTGATCAAAAAGAACATGTAGATCTTTCTTTTCTTGATTTTTATTGTTAGGCGGGATTGCTGAGATATAACAAACTACTTTCATTGTTTGCTACTCACTAAAGGTATTTGTCTAAATTTACTACGAACTTCATCTTTATTTTCTATACCTAAGTGATGTTCGAAGTGATAATCGAAAATGCTATTACGCATAGCTGATCTGTTTATGTTTTCAGTTGGGGTTTCTCTCCATTGTTCCTTAGGTAACACGTATGTTTTCATTGCTATGCTATTTCTCAATTTACTCATAGCATAATGGTCATAAGGTTGAGGAAGTGTAGATATCTGCCCATTGTACCACATCAATGAATACTTGCTGATAAAGTCGTGTATAGCTACGTGGTCAGTATTAAAAGTAACGAGCCCAGTGTCAACGTCCCATTCGCCGCCACAATCTAATATACCACATACTTTTTCTCTGGGATGTAAAAGTTTAATAGCGGTATCAAGATCAATATTGTTCTTAACAGATATATCGGCATCTAACCAAACTACTAGACCTTTAAATTTACGTGCTGCCCATACTTGTACACGGCTCTTTTTCCAAAATCTGTCAGACTTGTAAGAACCCATCTTTTCTCGTATCCAAGGATCGGAATCCGGACATACGTCTTTGCTGAACATAAAATTGTAACCAAATCCTAGATCTTTTGGTTTATCGTCCCAAACAAATACTACCTGTCCAGGGAGATTACTCCATGTAGGCAATGTGGCTTCGGCAATTATGTTCCAATATTCTCTACTAAGACTTGTGACCCATGTTATAGGAATATCAATGTCTGCTTGTTTATCCTTTTGTATGATATCTAACGAATACGATAGAAGATAGTTATTCCATACATCAGCATATTCACAAGTTCTATAATTATCGAACCACGGGCCGCCTTCTGTATAATGTATAGCTCTAGGTTTTCCGCCAGTTGATTCAGAATATACACCAACTAACCAATTCCATTCATGAGATATTTCGCCAATCTCTTCATCTTTTAACCAACCAAATCTATGTAGATACTTGCCCGTTTCTTTATTAACTAAATCTGCGGTTAATGTTCGATTAGATGGATGTCCGCAGTTGAATAACACCATCGAACTCCAGTTTTTCCTAGGATAGATAGTCTGTTCTTTTCCATCCATCTTGACTGTATTTTTTACAGTGTAGTCATGATGTACACACATCACAGCATACTTAGGATCAGCCTTGGCTAGTAAATTGGCAATGTCTTCAGTCCATATAAAATCGCAATCACAAAAAACTGCCCAGCCTTGATAGTTACAAAGTGCCGGTACTAAGAATCTTGTAAAGGTAAATTCGGTGCTTGATAACGGATCAGTTGGTCTCCAATATAATCCCAATCTTCTTAGATGGTCTTGTTTCAACGGAGAAACTTTTACGTTCTTATTGTGTTTTAAAATTGAATGTTTACAGACTTCGTAGGCGATTTCTTCTCTAGAATCAAAACCTACAAATACCTTGATCATTTCAGGCATTTAACATCTCCCTAGCCGCACCATTTTTTAATTCCGACACATGGAACTGACCATAAGCTAGATGACAGGCCCACGCATATAATTTATCGCTGTCTGGATAGTAGGGTTTTTCTATTTGGCTAATGTCTTGTAAACTAACAGGGCTAGCAGCATTAGCAGGAGCTAAAGTAAACGCAGGTATTCCGTGAAATATGCTTTCTACAGCAGCTACACTGTTAAATGTTACTAGAGCAAATACATCATCATCTAATGCTTGTTGTAACGTAGATGTCTTTATTCTATCAATACGCTTGGGTGCTCTTTCACGAACCTCTACAGGCCTGTCTGTGTGTTTTTTGATCTCTGCTATAGTATCAGTAGTCCATTGTTCTAGATCTACACCGTAAAATTTACAAGGTTTGACATCTGGTTTAGCTATTAGTATTTTCTTACCGGTCTTTTTCCACGGTTGGAATTTTTTTCCGAACCTGCGAAATCTATCATCTGGCCTTGATATTATTTCCCCATGTTGAAGATTGTTTTTAACTATCCTGTGCCAATATTTCCAACCGTTAGGATTATTTGTAGTGCGTTCGTTGCCAAAATATCCGGTATCTACATAGTAAAAGTCTCTTCGATCTTCCCAACAGCGTTTCATTATCTTGTGTTTTAGAATGCCTCTTAGAACTATAGGAAGATCGCTAGAATCATAATCAAAGTCTTCTGTGTTTACGGATTCTGATCCACATCCTTTGGCAAACATATTGATATATTCATCTTGGCCATCTTTGCTTAAGAAAATCCAATCTTTCATTTTCTTTCAATGTCTTCTTCTACACATCGCTCGCCATACTGTATTTCTACGATCTTACAAGGTTCATCAAAAGGATTTGTCAATTGATGCCATTCCCCTAGAGGTACTTTATATTCGTCATGTTGTTCTAAAGTTTTAGAAGGTAAAACATATCCGCTGGCCATGATGGCATTTACCACACACGAACCCGATGCTACGTGCCAGTATTCTGCCCTTGACTGATGTTTTTGCATACTGAGACTTTGTCCAGGATTGACTGTAAGTTCTTTTACCTTTGTTCCGGGAATTTCGTGTAACACACGATAATATCCCCATGGACGTTCGGTCTTCGGTGCTTTCCACTCTTGTAATATCCAGCTGCTGGAATTTTTCTTATCATCACCGCCTACTCCGAAAACGAATGTAGTATCGTAATCGTCAGTAGTCATTTCTGGAATATTATCTTTGGTTCTATCCCCGCCATTGGCGAATATTATACTATCTCCGGGAAAATTTAACCTAGTCTTTCGGATAGCATCTAATGCTGTGCCATCAGTATCATTAAATTCTAAAACATAATCTACAGGCTTGATAGCTTTAAGAATAACTTTGCGTTCTTCTATGGGCATGAACGCAGCGCCTTTCTTTCTGGCCAACCAACTGTCGCTGTTTAGTCCAACGACCAGTTTGTCTCCTAGAGATTTTGCGGATTTGAGATATGAGATGTGTCCGGAATGTATCGGATCAAAACCACCTGTTACTAAAACTATTTTCATAGCAATATTTATATGCTATGTTTTTGTGGTATTACAGAGTGGCGTCTTCCATGCCGGCAATTCTGAGTTTGACTATATTAGTCAATTGCCATTGTTTCTGATCAAGTGCTTTGGTAATACCTAACCATTTGTTGCGTAGTAGAGCAAATTCATTGATAATCTTTTCAAAATCTACAACGTCTGCTTCGCCGTCTACAAACTTTTCACAGTCTCTAGATGACAAAGCACGTTGATAGTTTTCAAGATATTTTCTAAAATGTTGACTTTTTAGTCGACGTAACTCTATATTAAGGTATTCGAGAATCGCTTCGATCTCTTGTAATTGACCAAAGCGATTTTCTACTATACCAGGCATAGATGCCGAAGCCTTTTCGATGTTTCCAAAGATCTTACATTCTATCCTTGCTTGCTGTAGCTCAGATTCAAAATAAGCTACAGCATCTGGGATATTAGAAATATCTTTGGATATTTTATCGTACCAATTCATTAGTCCTCGTCATCGTAAGAATCGTCATCGTCGTGATAGTCTTCTTCACTGTCATCGTAGCCTTTTTCGTCTGCGACATAATCAATAGCTTGATCGAGATACGGATCAACGCCTAGCAAATCATCTAACACAGATTCTTTGATACCATAGTCTAATAGTATATCTACAAAATTCTGTGCGGCTTCCTTCTTTTGTTTTTCAGGAATAAATTCGACAAGCGTGGTCCAAAGATCAGCAATCAGGTCTTCTTTCATGGTTAGATAGTCTCCGTTTCAACAGTTGTAATTATCTCTGAAACGGATTTTTCGCCATGATTTGAAATGTCTTCCATGATTTTGTCTAGACCTTCTTTCTCATTCTTTTCCCAAGCCTTACGGAACTGTTTGATGATCTCGCCATCGCTGGTTGTATAGGCCAAAGCATTTCCTTCTTTCTTGAGCATACCTTTAGCTTCAAACAAGTCGACCAGTCCACTATATGGATTCATACCTGTTTCGTAAGGAATTTTTACCTGTACTGATTCAAAAGGTTTAGCATAACGTGTCTTCATGATCTTACATGCGGCACGGATACCTCTAACTTCTGAAATCTTGTTGCCATCATCATCTTCTTTGAGCTTGAGCTTTTTCATAGCAACTACAATGCTTGACGCATAGATAAAACCCTGCCCACCTGAAATCTTGTCGTCAGGATCGAACATGTCTTGACTTGCGTATGTATGATTAGTTGCTACTAGGCCAACATTATGACTGCCAAACATATTAACACAGTTACGAACAAGTGCTGTCAGTGCCTTAGGTTTACGACCCATGTCACCTTTCAAATCACCTGCTTCAAACTGATTAACATCAGTTGGAGTCAACAACATACCTAGACTGTCGATAACAAACAATACCTTTGGTCGATCACCATCGGGCATAGCTTTGTATTCTGACATGAACTCGTTGATAGTCTTAGCAACATCATCGATCATAGCCATGTTGAGTTTGAGTAGTTTTTCTTCGCTGGTATCTACGTTCAATGCTTTCAACCAATTTTCGTCTAGAGCATTTTCGCTGTCGACGAGAACTACAAATATACCTTGTTCTTGTGCGTGACGTACAAGATTACCAGAACAGATAAAACTTTTACCTGCGCCTGATTCACCTGCGAACACAGTGACTTTGCCTAATGGCACGCCTCTGTTGAAATCGCCACTGATAAGATAGTTCAAGGCATAGTTGCCAGTTGAAATCCAATCCGTCGGATCGTTGAAGCCAATGCTAAGACCGTCGATACTCTTTGTTAGATTTTTTCTAAATTTTGAAACGTCAAACGGTTTATTAGCCATATCAATTATCCAACTCCATCGTATTATATTCTTTGATTAGATCAACTAACTCTTGTTCAGTATTACATACTGTCTTAGTATTTTTCCAATCTTCTTTCTTGTCACGTCCACCAATTTCAACCATCCATGCGTTGTCATAACGATTGATAGTGATAGATTCACTGACTTTTGCTAGTTTTGTTAGTTTTGCCATTATTAATCTCCTAGATGAAAAACTCGGGCGTAAGAACTATGTCTCAGAGGCCCGAGCCGTGTTATTACTGCTTCTGACGGTTACGAATCATCGCCAAGATATCTTGTGCGCGACTTGCTGATTCAGAATTAGTGTTAGTAGGAGCAGGTGCTGCCTTAGCCGCAGGAGCAGCCTGTGTTGGCTCATCATCATAATCTTCAGATGCTTGTGTTGTTGCTGCCTGAGCCGCACCATTTTGCTTCAATGGATCACCAGTTTGCTGGCTCATGCCGGCTGGTTTGAAATATTGACCCCAACGATCCATGTCGTATGCTTCACCGTCAACTGATGCTTCGAACATTTCTTTCATGACCTTGAGTTCAACATCTGTTGGCTTCTTGGGCAAGAAGTCTTTTAGATTGAACAAGCCATTTGCTTCGATAGCAGCCGATTCTTCTGGAGATAGAGCACGTTCATTACGGCTCCACTTAGAAGTAGAGTAGTCAGCATACCCGCCCTTAGAAGTCTTAGCGATGCGGAAATCCACACCATGTAAGAAATCAGTTGGCAGTTCGTTGAGTTCTGGATCCATCAATGCTGAACGGATGATCGTAAAGATCTGAGGACCGATAATAAATCGGCGGATCGGATTTGCTGGTGTCGTATCTTCAGCGATAGGACTCTTAACAACGAAACCTTGGAAGATATAAGAACGCTTCTTCCAATACTTACGGCCCATATCTTCTAGAGCCTTGTCCTTAAACCAACCACGTACTTCGCTTAGGATTGGACAGGTTTCATTCCACATCTCAACACAGGGAACTTGTACAGTAACTGGCTTACTGGAAGTGTCACCTTTAATGCCTGCGAATGGCAGCTTGATCATCGCACGTTCTGCCCAGAAGAATGTGTTGTTAGGATCACCGTCCGGTAAGAATCGAACAGTGGCTTCCTTGCCTTCTTCCATATTCCAGTGGGGGTAAATTGCGTTGTCGCCGCCGCCTGTAGATGTGCCGCCTTGGCGTGATTGTGCTTCTTGAAGTTTAGCACGGATTTCTGCTAGTGTAGCCATTTTAATTTGCCTCCTTTATATGCCTTAAAATGTATGCCTTGCGCATAGTGTTAGTATGCGTGTTTTATTTAGTAAAGTCAACTTAATTGTGATTTTTTTCTACCAAAAGAAAAGTGGCTCATGTCCACTTTTCTCGGTACTTTAACAAAGCCAGTTGCCTTGCTAAGAACAATCTCCATCTAACGTAATCTGAAAGATCATCATCTTCTGATTTTTTTCTTTTGACTAGTTCAGGAGTTCTGTATCCTGACAGCAGATCCTCATCGTCTATTAGATAACCTAGATCATCTCCGTTGACGATGAGTGACCTTCTTGTTGGATTACTTCTTAGGAGCTTCGGCTTTTTTATCAGCAGGCTTGGTATCGCTTTTAGCGGCTGGGGCCTTAGCGTCTTTAGCTGCGGGTGCTGCGGCTGCTGGCTTGGCTTCTACCTTCTTTTCTTCTTTCTTAGCTGGTTCTGCGGCTAGTGCTACAGATGCGAATGCTAGTGATGCGAATAATGCTACGATCGATTTCATATGAAATTCCTTTTAAAAGACACAGAAAACTATCTGTGTTATATATAGAACGTTTTACTGCGTAAAAAGTTTACAGGAATTTCGCCAAAAAGATAGGGCACCGAAGTGCCCTAGTTGTTAGATGCCTGCCAATGATTTAATTCTTGACAGTTCTGCTAGTTGTGGATTCTTTTCATGTGTTTGCTGAGGAGCCATTCTTTCGACCATCTTTCTTGCGATCTGTTCAGCTCTTTCGCCAAACTTTTTGCCTACCATGATTGATACACCTTCTGGGCCTTTAGGAAATGCGCCTGCTTCTTTATCGTAGAATGAACCAATGAATTCTGCCAAATCTTTCACAGTATAAGATTCTGTGGTTTCTGGTTCTTCTTGTTCTGGTTCTTCTTCTTGAGATTCTTGTGGCTGCTCCATATCACCAAAATCTAGTTCGTTGACTATCTCAGGAGCATGTTGTTGTAACCACTCGTATACTAATGGTCTTACACACGCATCTGGATCTTGCTTGGCAGCAGCCTTGATCTGACTGTTTAGGCCTGGATCATCGATGATACCATTTAATGCCTCTATAGCGTTAGTGCCATCGGTGCCTGCTGGAAAATGTTGATTGATCAATTCACCCAGTTTGGTTACAGCAGCCGATCTTTCATCTTCGTCTGTGCTGAGTATAGCACTTTCTTCACCTAGGTTGAATACCCATGATTCAAACTTGTCAAAGTTAGAAACATACTCATGTGTTTCTTCTTGTACTGGCTCGTCTTGATCTACTAAATCAATTGCGACTATGTCGTCATAGCCTAAACCGTTTTCCTCTTGCATCAAGTTATAAATGATAGGAAACACGGATTTGATATCTTCTTTGAAATTCTTTACTGTGAATTTATTTGTTAGATCTTCGATTACATCCTCTGGAATTTCTTGTAGAGAAGATTCTTTAAAGTTAGTCTTGAATTGCTCGTAATAAGATTTTCTCGATAGTTTTTGTATCTCTTCTCTCAACTTGTCAAGTGCGCCTTTGCTCCTATCCATGATGTTGATAGTTTCTACTGTGATTAGATTGTTTTTTGTTACATAGTTATTGAAATTTTTCAATTGTGCTATTTGTTCACTGATGCCTACGATATGCTTGCCAATTGGATCATAAGGCAAACCACCTTCTTGTACATGACGTTGCATCGCTCTCGCTCCAGCTAAATGGATGAAAGGATATTTGAATCTTTCTCCTGCGCTGTTTTCGATGAACAGTCCTACGATATTCCTGGTCCTTGAACCTGGAGAATTTTCGTCTACTTGTTTACTGTGCTTGACGATTAATTTCGTATTTTCTAATTTTTGATAGCTAGTCTTTGAGCTACCATACATTCCTTCTTTCATAACCGATTCTCCGACCTGTGAATTGTTTGAGTACTGAGACAAGAAAGCGAAGTCTCTCTTGTCTAGATAATCTTTTGTGATATCTCTGGTGTCAAAAGTCATCAATCTGCGTTTAGCAAATTCTCTTAAACCTCTAAGAAAATCATACCAATTGTTTTTCTGTAAAGGGTTCATTGATTCTGTGATACCTGTACTATAATAGACTTTCATGCTTCCGGGCTCTGCTAGGCTCACACTCACGTGTCCTAATGGGTTTTCGCCCTCCATATAATCAAAGTCGAAAAATACAGCTTCTTCGGGATTTATTGTTACTTCACCGGTTTCTTTCCCTAGTTTTAAGCCAGAAAAACGGCTTCTAACTTTGTAGAATAAATCAGTGGCTACGCTTTTGACATTATCTTCCATGTTAATATTTATCAGAATCCTGTACTTACAAAGATAGGCATAGGCAATTGATCTTCAGTGAGCTGTTCCGTCATTTTTTCATAGATCTGCGGATCCCAATCACTGAGTATGCCCGCCATGCGTATGATTAATAGCATAGCTGAAACTAAGTCGTCGTGCTCACCCGTTTTAGCTCCAAACCCTACACCGTGTGCTACGAACGTTTTTAGCTCAGATATTAACGGTTTAGAGAATATTTTCATCCTGTGTGTTTCTATCAGATTTTTGAATATAGCACAAGCAGAGATTTTAGTGCGATGCGTAGTGTTAAACCCTTTACGGAACTTACGCACATGACCTTTACGGATGGGTTCACTTAAAAATAATCCTCGGAAATTTTCTTCACCTAAATCATTGATCACTACTAGAGCTGCTTCACCTAGTGTATTGTTTTCAACACTGTAATAGATCTGTGGAGATGCTCCACCTTTTTCTTCACCGCGTTCTGCGATATATTTTATGATTTCTCGCATATGCTTAACTTGTGCCTGTATCGGAGTTAAATTATGACGCCATTCTGCGACCTGCTCCATAGTAGGCATTTCAAATACTTGGATAGCACCATAGTCGCCGCCTGTACCCAAACTAGGGTCTAGTGCTACGAGATAGGTACAACGAGGATCGATATCTTTGTACCAACGTGTTTGACCCATAGTCATTATAGGGTCTACACCTTTAAGCTCAGTTAATTTTACTGCGTTGATCAGTGTTTCATCAAAGATCAAGAACTCGCAGTCAAATTCACGACGGAAACGCTCTTCACCAATCTTGGCACGTTCTACCTTAGCCCATTCTTCATCACGATCCGGATGTTCGCTCCATGGAGCAAAGTATGGGTAGAATCCGTTAGTGCCTACTTCTCTTTCGTTACCATACTCGTCGAATTTTTTGTTAGCTTCAGTCCAGATCATAGCAAACTGATCTTCGTCTGAATTTGGTGTTGATGTGATAATACACTTACCACCCGTTGACAATGTTGGTGATAAAGCAGTCCAGAACTCTTTGGCTTTTTCTGGAGGTTGTACGAACGCAAACTCGTCGCAGTATATTAGCGAAAGAGATTTACCACGACCTGTGTTTTCTGTCGTTGTAGTTGCTTGTATACGTGCGCCATTGTCGAATTCGATAGTATTTCTGTTATATGAATATACACCAGCACGTATAAAATCAGGAAGATTTTCGTAACCATAGCGATAACGATTCATGATATCTTGCGCACCTGTGTATTTGTGGGCAGCAATTAGTACCTGTGCTTCAGGTACAAACATTGTATACCAAAGTAGATAACCGCTAGCACAGGTAGTTTTACCCATCTGACGCGGCAACATCGCTATCGTGTAGGTATGATTATGATAAGCACGTATTAATTCTTCTTGATACTCGTAAGGTTCGAAAGGAATAGAACCTTTAGTCGGATGTTGAATCTTTAAGAAGTTCTTACAGAAGTATAATGGTCCGTCTATCGGATCTAAACATGCTTCTAGGTGTTTGACTTCTTCGAGAGTATATCTTTCCGGCTTATGCGCCTTCTTGATTAATACGCCATCTAAACTTTTACTCATGACTATATTTAATGAAAAAAATAGGCCCTAATGGGCCTATTTGGTATTTTTAAATCTTTATTGATTTTTATGACTTTGTAGATCAGCTAATAGTTGTTCTTTGATCTTGTCTACTAGGCTTTCCATAGCACGTGGATTATCTCCTGGTTGTGCTCTAGGATACATTTTCTTTTCTTTATGGAAATCATCGCCTGCTGGTATAGCGGCTGTAAAATCTGCTACTTTCTCATCAGGAGCGGTTGAAGCAGAATCAAATCCACCGGCGGCATCTTCTTCAGCATCCATTTCTTCACCGTCACCGAATAGCTTTTGCTTTAGACTGGACATGTGAGCTGCCGGATCGACCATCTTTGGCATCGGAGCATCACCTTTTGGCATCATGTCAGGATTGACTTTAGTAAACAATGCCATCAAATGCTCGATATTGTCTAAACCTCTAGCATTAAGATTGACGCTAACTGATGGCTGATCCATCGAAGATTGCATCGAGGGCATTTCACCGCACTCGTCTACTTTCTGTTCAGAGACTGGCTGATCTAAGTCTGCTATCTTCTTGTATAATTCGTTGAAATTCATCTAGGACTCCTTGAGATAGGACTAGATACACCTGCCTTATCTGCTTTAGTTTTTGGTAATTTGTATTCTTCGTTCTGGCCTATTTCTTTTTTCTGTGCCTTGCTTTGCTTGGCTAGGTCTTTCAAGAACGATCTGTTGAAATCATCACCGAAGTAATCTTTTGAAGCAAACTTGGGATGTTCTTTGTATTCTGGATCATCTAATAGAGCTTTACCACTCTTTTGCGCATCTACAGGAATATAGATGTCTGTAGTATCACCTAGGTTTCTAACTTTGAAATACACTTCTGGGATTTTAGTTACTTCGTGTAGTAACGCAGAAATTTCGATAGGTGTTACAGGATATGTACAATCAGTTTCGTATACAGACACATCTATATTTTCTAGCTGTGGAAAATCCAAATGCTTGTTAGCAATAGGAATATCGCTGACTTTTTCAAACTTTGCGCAACCATACTTGCTCATAGCCTGTTTAGCAGCTTCAACGAAACCTTCATTATACTTACCAGCTACTTTGATACGGAAACTGTAAGTTTTTTGGCTTTCTGTAAGATAGTCTTTTAGTGATTTCATACTCATATTTATTCTTTTCCGCTTAGTTTTTTGAGCAAGGCATTACGATCAGTGATAACAAATCCTTGCCCATTCATCATGCCCGGTTCTTCATCACCGGAATCTCTGTCAATTTTCAGCTTTTTCAGCTTGAGATCTACAGCTTTTAGTTTGTTATTGATCTTAACAGCCTTGGCATCTATAGCATTCTTAAGCATAGTACCTGCTACTTCAAATATACGTCCGCTGTAGCGTACTTCTACGTTCATGCCCAAATCCATTAGATCGTCATAGGCAGTTTCTGCTTTTTTAGCTAACGAATCTAATTCGCTTTCGTCTAGGCTTTCTAAATCATCAATAGCAGGCAGTGTAGATGCTATCTGCTCTACTTCTTTATAGCTGCGTTCTAACGAAGTGATATTATCCTTGCTAGCTTCTGGTGTTTCTACGTTTGCTGGCAAAGACTCTTCTAAATTGAACAATTCTTCTAATTTCTTAGTCATACAATTACTTATCGTTTTTTGGAGCCCTGATGGAAAATATCGCCCTCATTAACTACACGGAAACGTATCCCTTGCTGTCTACACCAAGCATTAGCTGCTTCCCATTTGGCTTGATTTTTGATAAACTGTGCTTGATTAAACACACTCTTGCCCACTTTTTCTCTTAGTGTTTGGCTGGCTGGTTTTATTTCTACAAGCTCAGCATGTTTCTTTTTATCTTTATCTACATAAACTATAAAAAAATCAGGAACATAAATCGTATATCTACCAGTTAATGGATCCCTATAGGGTATCTGTATACTTTCGCTAGCCCAATTTTGTACACCTGGATGCTCATCTAGCATTTTCATAAAAACAAACTCCCAACTGCTACGTGCTAGTGGAGTTTTTTTCCCGATATACTTATCGGGGTTTTTCATAGTAAAGTGACCTTGGGCAAATCTAGGCATCAGGGTAATATATTTCTATTCTGATAAGTTTGTACAGCAGCAGTAGCTCGGTATCCCAATGCCGAAGTCGGTGAACGATTTTGATTCAGGATCTGACCAACTAGAAAACTTAATTGAAGACTGTCTAATCCTTTTAGTGTTTCTAACAAAGAATATGTAGACAGTTGATCTACTTTGGCTTGACGCAACAAAACCATAGCAGTAGTAGTAGCAGCAGTATTGCTAAATCCTTTAGACGTTAGAAAACCTACAGTTGAATCTACATCTTCGGCTTTATATTCCTGACCTTTATCCGCATAGTTATTATAATACAAGAGAGTTCTTGCGGTGCTGTCTGTTTTAGGTACAGGTGGTAAATTACTAAAAGTAGTCTCAGCCATAATTATCTTGGTCCTGAATTAATAACTACCCCAGGCAATGGTCCTAAATTATTGACATAATTGTTAGGCACTGTTAGTATGTTTACAGCTTCTTGCTTGATAGTATTGAGGTTAATATTAGAAAGACTTCTATAGGTATTAATAGCATTAATGGCTGCACCGAAGAAGTTTGGTGTTCCGTTGATATTTCCAAAATCATTCCTGAATATCAGTTGCGCTCCGGCGAGTCCTGAACCATATAATCCTCCAAGGACACCATTTGGTCCAAAAACAGTGCTGGTGCCACCACCACCTATAGTCAACGGGCTAGGTGCGGTGTCATAATGTAGGTCAGCAAAGCCATTTGGTTCTACTCCCCTGGTGACAGTTCCATAACCATAAAAAACAGTTTCATACTGTAAGCTCATGGTCATTTCGTTCATACCATTGCTTTGGTTATAATCCATCTGACCAGTAGTCCACGAGGTTATCATAGGATTAACCAACGTATAACTGTTGAATCGTTTTCTTGCTAATGTATAAATGGTAATCGATCTAAAGAACGGTTCTGTGTATCCGTCCTTGTCTAGACCGTATCTATAAAAATCAAATCCGCCCCCAGTACTGCCTGTCGTAGTTGCGCCATCCCTGGCTTCGTCGGCTGTTACTGATCCTTGTCCTGTAGATCTATATACATTAATAGATTTTGCGTTATACGCTGCTCTAGGATTTAGTCGATCGGGACTGATATAGGCCATATACTGTGCCCATAAAGAATTTATAAGACCTAGATTATCGTCATGGAACGTGATATTAACTGGATCGTATGTGATGTCTTTGTAAACTATTTTCTTTTTATTATACTGATTTTTGACTTCTGTTTGTAATGTAAATTTAGGAAGGTCGGCTGTTTTTACTAACATTCCTGCTTCTTTATGATGCTGTGCTTTCCAATTAGAAGCTTGTAGAGCTAGAGGATTTATATCAAGGTATACATGAAATGTAAATTTAGTCCTTGGTGCTAGACGGAACGTATTATCTACAAATACTCTAGATGCATGTTGGAAGTCCCCCATGTTGCCTTTGGGGTTTGTTAGTCCTTGTCCTAGACCGACTAAGAATCGTGTGAAATAGTTTGCCATAACATTATTTATTAATAAAAAAAGCCCAGGTTTTAAGCTGGGCTTTTTAAGGCGAATTCAACGGATTATTTTAGATATTACCGCCGCCTGTAGTTAGTGAACCGATAGTTCTAGCACCGATGTTACGTCCGATGCCATCTACTGATCCGCCTCTGTACTGGATAGCGTTATCATATCTGATGCTCAACTGTATCTGAGCTGCTTCGTTTGTACCATACGCAAGTTCACCGTAATCGATATTTTGTACAAAACAGCCATATACTTCAAATGTTTCAAGAACATTTGGTGTTTGTGCGCCGTTACCACCATCTAAGATTTCGATTCTGGTAGTAAATTTATAGTCCTGACCTGAAGCAGCAGATGCCTGTTCAAAGAAGTCAAACTGCTTCTGTACCTGCTCACCGCACAGTCTCTGTACAGCACCACTAGCATCATCTCTGATATTTAAAGTGATCGCTTCCCATTGATGTCTACCAGCCAGATAAATTCTGCTGTTGTAGATAGGAATTTCCATTTCTTCAAAGCTGACCTTAGGACGAGTTACGTCTACGACCTGCTTAGTTAATTCTGTAGCTACAGAACCATTAGCACCAAATCCACTTAGTACCACTCTAAAGCGATACTTGAGCTTTGGCATCAACAGACCTTGAGTTGCTGAACTTTGGTCTGAAGCTAACGGCACTGTTAGTTTTGATAGTGTTGAAATCGCCATATTATTTTTGCTCCGTTATAATTATTTATCAATCCAATTTAGGGGATAAATCCCCTAAATCTTATCTAGTCGAGGATTGTTGAATTTCTCCTGTGTTCTTCAATCTCAATGGAATGTAGATGAACTCAATTGCTTTGACTGGTTCAATAGCAATATCAACATACAGTTCGTTTCGATCGATTCTATCAGGTGTGTTGTTTGTTTCGTCACAAACAACGGCATAGTCATATAGAGCTCTTAAACCAACTAGTTCTAACAATAGACTTTCAACTGCCTGCTTGATTTCGTCACGTGTGATCTTGTCATTTGGCTCAAACACATATGGTTTTGCTAATTTGTTTAGCTGTGTTCTTAGATAAATCACAAGTCTTGCTACATTGATCCTATCTAGCGCAGAAGCTGTGTTAGCACGGGTCTTTTGACCATAGTTGACTAGTCCAACACCGTTGAAGTATGTTAATGGGTTAACCCCAACATTGTAAAGAGTATCTCTTTGTCCTTCTGTTAGAGCTACAGTCTTGAAAGATCCGGTTGTCTTATCGATATAACCAACCGATGTTGCGTTAGTAATAGCGCCGCGACGTATACCTGCTGGAGCAAACCATGGGTAACTTACTTGATCGCTGACAGCCATAGTCTTGAGCATCATGTGGCTAGCAGGTACTACTACTGAATTGCCCACGTTATCTGTGGTCAATCCGCTTGGATAAAATACAGCCGTATAAGCATCATAAGATACTAATGAATTTTCATCGTTATCTGCTGCGCCTTTTGCGTTAGTACCCCAACTGGTTAATGAAGTCGAATCTGCTGGCAATCTGAATGGTGAATCACCAACGATAAACGCTGTATCGCCACGATCTGCGTTTAGATCGATCAAGTTTTGTAGTACTTCTGGATAGCCTGGGCAAGCTAGCAAGTTAAACTGTCTCACTTCAGTTTCCCTTAGCTGCTGGCTAGTAGCTATAACTTTCTTGAGAGCCGTTACTACAACATGACGCTGAGCATGACGACCAAACTTATCAGCTGATTCTGTAACCCAGCGCGATCTATGGTATAGAGCCATCGATTCGTCATTGAATCTTATGTTGTCTGCTGTGGTATCTACGTAAGTATGTCTATAAACTTTTACATTGAAACCGCTACGACGTGTATTCCATAGCATCATACCACGTGGATATAGTGCTGGATCTGGGGCATCGAAATCTACGAAGTTGCTGACTAACAATTCTTTGATAGTGCCGGATGGTGCTGTAGTAGCATCACCACCTGTAGTTCCTGCTCTAGCATCAGCAAACAATACACCATTTTCTGATGTATGGTCTGTGTTGTCTATCAATACCCATCTGTTTGCTACAGGAGTATCTGATAAATCATTGTTAAATCTATAGATCACTGGATAATTTTCCAAATCGCTGGTATCAATCCAAATGTCTCCAGTAACCAATACTGTACCGTCGCTTTGTAGCAATGGGCGTGTAGCACTTACGATAGGACCACTTGGGTCTGTTTGTTGACTTGAAGAACCTTTGTAGTATGGTGAAGTACTATCTAGGTATCCAACCCAAGTAGTTCCGTTATGAATCATGATATCCACTTCATTAACTACATTCGAATACCAAAGCTGACCGTCGCTAGCTTCGGCTTCTGGAGCATTCTTAGCAGAAATGTAACCAGTCAATGATCCAGCCAGTGGCAACCAGCTAGATGCTACGAAAGTTTCGAGAACTTCAACATCATTTTCGTCTACTACAGAACCTGCTGGCACAGCATATAGATTTGGTGTACCTGAACCATCTTCATAGTTGAATGTTGTAAAACCAATCGCAGCCAATGCTCCTGAAGTATCAGTGATTCTAAATTCGCCACCTAATGTGTGTACGATAGTCAATCTACCTGATGCAACAGATGCTCTGATATTGGTCAGTGAAGAAGAGTTGATAGCTACAGCGATCGCATTAGCATCTGCTGAATTACCAGCTGCGGTAAAGTTAATCTGTGTTACCGGACCGAGTGTAGGACTGCCTTTTAGACTTTCACGGATAAAGATAGTCTTTGAACCTGCTGATAGCTGGTTAGTTACAGCATCTGAAGTGATACTTGTAGCATTTACACCAGCATTCTTTCTTACGAAAATCTTGAAGCTGGTAGTTTGTGGAGTATTATCATATCCAGTATCTTCTGAATAGTTATATTGTACGAATACTTGATCTACAGGAATATTAACTCCGCCACCTGTTCTATCTAACGCATAGATAGCAGCTTGAGGAGTGGCATTTAGGCCTGTACGCACTTCTGCCCATGCTTTAGTAGAAGAATTATATTTCTTGATCCTGTATCTAGCACCTAGATTTGGATCTGTAGATTTAACCCATACAGAACCGCTTGGTCTTGGATATGAGTCTCCGGCCTTCCACTGTGGAACTGAAGTATGTGGAGCTATGGTCAATTCTGGACCAAAGTATTCGCCTGCTGGTACATCAAACAAAGCAGCAACTGAACCAACAGTGCTGTCCTCCATAAGGATCAAAATACTGTCTGTAGAGTCGCCTACATCGTCAGTCTTGTCAGTGACGAACAAGTTTAGATTTCCACCAATATTGGCTGCTTTGACTCCAGTGATAACTAACGAATTGATCAAAGTGACTACGTCATTTAATGTGCTGTTGTTAGGTACTGTTACTAATCTACCATTGATTGTTATGCTGATATCACCACTTGTTGGAGGGTTATATCCAGCTGAAACAAATGTTGGCCAAAACTTTCTCCATTGTTTGGTACCGATTAGCTGCCATGAAATAGGATTACCTGAAGTTGTATAATCTGTGCCTTTGTAAAAATATCTAATCACATCAGAAGCGGAAACTACAGCGTAATCTCCTGACTTGCCCACGCTGGCTTTTGGATACATAACTCCGCCAACGTCGTCTAGCATATCAACGTCAGTATCGTTGATTACGGTAGGTACTTTGTGTACGAATTTTTGGCCATTCAATCTAACGGGTGTTGAATCCCATTCAAAGATACCCCATTGTGTGCTAGCAGTATCTAGCCACCATTGACCATTTGCTGGTTCAGAACCAGGAGCTTTATCTTGTGCTGTTAGTTCATTTAGGTTTAGATCCGCTCTTACAATATAAGCAGGATTTGAAACGCCCAAGAAGCTGTATGCTGCTTGTAAGCCATATTCGTTTTGTTCAGCACCGTGTATCGGACTGCCGTCGATGGCTGTCTTGAATTTTGGTGTTCCAAAATAGTCTGATAGCTCTCTTTGACTAGCTACTGTATAAACTGATTCTGCGTTTGCTTTTAGTGTGCCAGCAGCAATACCTGTGCCGCTAGAGTTGTTCTTGTTTTGCGCAGTAGCTACGACAAACAGAGGTACTGTCCCCTGTGTGTTTGTTGTGTAGTAACTTTCGTTAACTACCGTAACCTGTACGCCTGGTGATTGAAGGGCCATTCCGTTATCTCCTGAAGGTTAAATCTTGTTAAAATATTTAGCGTGTTTTGGAGAAAATGTACCTTTATAACTAGTTCTAAAGGGGTAGAAAAGGGTAAATATTTTTATGAGACCGCTTTGTAGCTGCGGATTTAGGCCGGCAGCAGTCAACTACCATAAAAATGGCAAGACCTATTATAGGTCACTATGTGAAATTTGCCTAAAGCATGGAAAAAATCACGGTATCCCTAGATGGTATAGAGCAGGGTACCGTTTGAAACTTCAGTGTGATCGATGCGGATTTAAATCTCCTCACAAAGAAGTTTTTGCGGTCTATCATATAGACGAAAATCTCGATAATTGCCGCCCTAGCAATCTCAAGTCAGTATGCGCAAACTGTCAGAGAGTCCTACATAAAGAGAACGTTCGTTGGCGTCAGGGAGATCTAACACCAGACTTTTGACCTGTTTATACAGCTCGTCAATAGTACCATTGTTGTCTAAGATGACATCAAAATCTGTTCCAACCCAACTGGTTTCGCTGGCGTGTACTTTACGCTTGATCAATTCAAACTTAGCTTCTTCAGAGCCGTGTACATTTTCTTGAACAGCAAGATCGTACCAATCCGGTAAGGGACCGCGCTGTACCCAAATAATCTTGCCGCCTGCGTTCTTGATACTGGTAATTTCGTTTGGGAAGCGGCAGTCGCTTATAACAACATTGTCTTTGCTGTTACGCAGTTTATTTTCTAAACTGGCAATCCAGATATCGTCGTGGAAACCCCTGCGGCAAACCTCAGTTCCCCAGTATTGTAGTATCCATCTAGGAGTAATATCCATTCCTAGACGTTGGCTCCACCACTCGTCGCGCTGTTCACGCCACTCGCGGGCTTGTTTAGTTCTTCCTTCTAACAGTGTACGATCCCAGCCAAACACAGCCGCACACGCATCTTTGAGAGTATTGGCAAAACTCTCACGCCTAAATTCATGGAAATTTACTAGATAGTCGGCAATAGTGTCTTTACCACTGCCTATGAAACCGCAGATACCTATAATCATAGAGCCCCCTGTTTAAAGTATATAATACAGGTCGTCTATGCTGCTGTCAAGTGTGGTTTAACCAATAACGAATGTATATCCGGCCATAGCAGTGCCTGGTACAAAGTTGACCAGTTCTGCTGTCAGTCGTTCGATATCTGCTTGTGCTTCTTGTTTTAATGCTTGCCCGTTTAGGCTGGTTCCGCCGCCTGGGCCTGCGATAGTTTGGAATTTTTCACGTGCTTGTCCTAGCATCATTTTACAGTTAGCTAGTGTGTAATCTTTGATCCATATGTTAGCATACGTATCTGTCAAGATAGCATGATCTGGGCGAGTATTGTAAACCCATAACATGACTTGTTCCATAGAACGCGGTCTTTGGTGTATAGTCAGTTTGTGCGTTTGTGGATGCCATGTAAACTGTATGAAGCTACCGAACATCTTACCCACACGTTCTTGATATTGAGCAAACAGTTCATAAGTTAGAAGACCGCCCATGTTTGTCGAGCTTAATAGATAGGTATTTGTATAGGCTAGATTGAATGGTTCAAATACTGTGCCTCCCGTGCCGCCGCCGGATCTAGAACCTATCGAACGCCTATAGATTTCACGTACTACCTGTATTTCTTTAGGCAGTATGTACTCGTTTTTGTCTATTTCCAGCGTTAGATATGCGAAAGATTCTTCTACAGAATTGTCCGATCTTTGCCTAAAAATAGCTAATGACCTATCAAGGGCTGTTTGATAGTGTATAGGATCTAGTTCGACGTCGATCATGCCGTCGCCCAGCATGGTCTTACAATAGTCATAGACCTTCTGTTTTTCTTCATCTAGTTGGCTCATACTGTTATTTATCGTGGCGGTAAATATAATACTATGCCAAGACTCAGTTTATACAAGCCCGAAAAAGGCAACGATTACAAGTTTTTTGACCGCAATATTTGGGAGATGTTCCAAGTTGGCGGTACGGATGTTCTAGTACACAAATATGCCGGTCCTGGAGATCCATTGCCTGGGGAAAGCAGCCCTAGTTTACCTAATTATACAGGAACTTCTACTCCTGAAACGCATATACAAGATTTGCTGTTTTTAGAAAACAGAGATAGAAAATATGACCCTAATGTTTACATTTTGCGAGGTCATTACAATATACAGGATATAGATTTTAATCTCAGTCAATTTGGTTTATTTTTACAAAACGACACGGTATTCATTACATTCCACATCAATGATACTGTGGAAAAATTAGGCAGGAAGATTATGCCAGGCGATGTACTAGAATTGCCACACCTTAAAGATTATCATGCTCTTAACGATCTTAAGTTTGCTCTCAAAAGATTTTATGTTATTCAAGAAGTTAATAGAGCAGCACAGGGATTTTCAGTAACTTGGTACCCACACTTGTATCGTGCCAAATGTACTCCACTGGTAGACAGCCAAGAATTCAAACAGATACTAGACGGTATAGCCGACACAGACAGCGATGTAGGTGTGTATCGTCCTGGTTATACCTATCAGATCGGCGATGTTGTAACAGGTCCAGATGGTAAAAAATATACCGTAACTGCTCCTGTAACAGATATCGCGCCGCCAAACACAAATTATTATAAACTGGCAGACAGTCTCAGAGATGTGACTAGTACTTACAAAACTGAACTTGGTATAACTCAAGCCGTGCTTGAACAAGCAGAACTAGATGTACCTAAAGCCGGGTATGATACTACTACATATTATACTGTTCCTGTAGATCCAGAGACAGGAAGGATAGCACTACAAACAGTTGATACTACTACAGTGCCGGCATCAGAAACTTATGACGATGCCAGCATGATAGTAGCACACCCTGTAGCTCCAGGATATCAACAGTACCTCGAGGAAGGACTGCCGCCCAATGGTGCTGCTTTTACCAGCGGTATCTATTTTCCAGCTAATCCTGTTCCTGGACAATATTGTTTGCGAACAGATTACTTTCCTAAGAGATTGTTTAGATACGATGGAAGAAATTGGGTCAGATACTCAGACAACGTAAGGATGACCGTCAGCGAAACAGGTTTCTCTGACACTACTGATACCGATAAAGTAAGACTGAACCAAAAAGGTACATTTATTAATAACGAAAAAACTACCGTGATCAACGGTAAAACTATCAAAGAAAAACAGAGCCTGTCAAAAGCTCTTAGACCCAAGGCAGACGAATAATGGATTTTTTCTACGACGGACAGATAAGACGTTTCATAACACAGTTCATGCGTATTTTTATCGGTTTCAAATATCAAGCCGGTGACGGAACGTTGAAACAAGTACCAGTGTCTTACGGTGATCTAAGCAGACAGGTAGCCAATATTATCAGAGAAAATTCTGAGAATAAGATGCCTAGTGTACCTAAAATATCATGTTATGTCACCGCATTAGAATTAGACACAGCAAGATTATCGGATGCATCTTTTGTTTCGAAAGTTAATATCAGAGAAAGAGATTACGGTACAGTTACTGATGAAAACGGAAATAATGTTATAGAATACAATAACGCACAAGGTGGAGGATATACTGTAGAAAGACTTATGCCTACTCCATATAAGATGACTGTCAAGGCAGACATCTGGACTAGTAATACTGATCAAAAACTACAGATACTAGAACAAATTTTAGTATTGTTCAACCCTAGTCTAGAAGTACAATTCACAGACAACTATATCGACTGGACCAGTTTGAGCACTGTGATGCTGAATAATGTTTCTTTTAGTAGCAGGACTATACCTCAAGGCACGGAACAGGATATAGATGTGTGTTCATTAGATTTTGAAATGCCTGTGTTTATTTCACCGCCAGCCAAAGTCAAGAAATTAGGCGTTGTCAAAAGTATTGTTATGAATGTTATGAATTCGGATGGTAGTCTTAAGACTTTAAATGATATAGTTTATAATTCAGACGAACCAAATATAGGAGGTAAGAGTTTAGTATTGTCTCCTGATAGATTCAAAGTATTGTTACTATCTAGTCTAGCTGTCACAGGAGTCGATACTGGACAATATTATCTTAGCATAATAGATCCTACAGAAATTACCGAAGGTGGGTTAATAAACATTCCGGTACACAGCGGTGAAAAATTAAACTGGGAAATAATTTTACAGAGAGATCCCGGATATCAGGCAGGAATCAGCCAAATTAGATTTTTACAACAAACAGGCTATGAAATTGTTGGTACATTTACGATCAACGAGCTTGATCCAACTTACCTAGTAATCAACTTCTTTGCGGATACGTTGCCAACTAACGATTCTGATATACCTTATGTGACTGGAATTATCAATCCTCAAACATTTAATCCCTTGACTTTTTGGGAAGGAAAAGCAAACATTCCAACAGGTACTAGATATCTTATACTAGAAGATATAGGATCTGAAATCAATACTGATGGTGCTGATGCTTGGAAAGGAACATCTAATCAAGATTTAGTCGCAAATGCCAACGATATTATAGAGTGGAACGGCAATCGGTGGAATGTGATCTTTGCGTCTGCCGAGGATCCAAATATTCGTTACTTACAAAATCTTAAAACCAAGATCCAATACAAGTGGGACGGTGTACAGTGGCTAAGATCATTCGAAGGTGAGTATCAATCCGGTTTCTGGAGAATGATTTTAGAACCCTGATACATAATAGTATGCAAAAACGTGCTGGCATACTTTTTATTAGTAAAAAAACATCTAGAGTGATGTTAATCCTAGATGATTCAAAATGGACTGTGCCAACATTTTCAAGATCTACAACTGTTGTAGATGATTCAAAAGATCTTATCGCATTGTATAAAAGCAGCGCCTATAGATTGATCCCTATTGAGTTGTATCTTAGCCAAGATCAAGGTTTTGAATTTTCAACTTATATCTGTCTAGTAGAAGAAGAATTTATATCAGAAGCAGACCAGACATTTTGTTGGGCTAACATGTCCTTATTACCAAAAAATCTTCATTCCGGTTTAAAGTCTACATTAGCTAGCAAGATTACACAAACAAAGATAGATACTATTTTGTTGATGGAGAAATCAGCATGACTATGTCTATAAGAAATAGTATACACTATGTCAATGACTGCGCAAAATACGATAATTTTTTAGAGTCACTGACTGAAGAAAAAACAAAAAATAGTTTTCTAAAACTATACAAAAGATTTTTAGATTGTGCTAGAGACTTAGATCAATCTGCCGGAAACCTAGCATTCGAACCGATGGGTTTTGAAAACCACAATCTTTATAAATTCAAATTAATAGAATCAAAGAAAGATCTTGAATTTTTTATTCAAGACTATCAACGTACTGTTCGACAGTAGTAAACTGATATTCACCTATAACAGATTTCAATAATGTTGTATCCGCACAGGTATACGATTGATATTGATTTTTTAGATTTTCAGGGAAAGGAATGATCTTGATTTCTGCGTTAGTTTTGTTCGCAATTATTTCTGCCACCTCTGCGAATGATCTTGGTTGTCCTGTACCGATATTATAAATTCCTTTTACTTTCTTTTCTGCCATTCGGAATTTTATATCTATCAAATCATTTACACATACAAAATCTCTTTTGAAATTTTCGGAACCTTCAAAAATTTCTATCATTCCTGTTTTTTTAGCCTGTAGATAAAATTTAGTTATTGGGCTAGCCTGATGTTTTTTATGCTGTTCGGCAGGACCGTACACGTTAAAATATCTAAATGACTGAACATTAGATAAATCATCGTCTATCATTTCATCTATAACTGCTTTGCTGTAAGCATATGGACACATAGGATCCATTTCATCTGTTTCTTTAAAATTACTTTGATTTCCATAAACAGATGCCGATGAAGCCATTGATAATAAGAACTCGTGATGTTTGCTCTTTTCTAGCAGAAATCTAGAAGGACCGATGTTCATCTGAGAAAAAACATCCATTATCTGTATTGTAGTATCTGATGCAGCACCTTCGTGATAGACGATTTCGACCTGATCCCAGCGTTTAAAAAAACTATAAAATTTCGTGATCAAAATATGTTCTTGGAATTTACAATCTTTTAGATTATCGATCACATTATCTACAACGATGATATCGTCACGACCTTGGTCGTTTAACCGTCGAACTATATTAGATCCGATAAATCCGCCAGCACCAGTAACTACGATCATTTTTCTTCCTTGGGCATTATTTCAGCTTGACTGTCTCCGGGTATAATACGATAGTTGTCATCTGGACTGTCGGCTGTACTTACTTCAGTGATAGATGAATTGCCAACCATAGCTTCTAACTGATGAGGTTGTAATCTAGGATTATGCCATACATCTCCCTCGTTAAGTTCTTTTTCGTATAAAACTGCTGTCTTAGTATCTATCCAACGCACTTTAAATCTTCCCTGATTGACAAACCAAGTTTCGTCTTTGTCTTTGTGGAAATGCATCGAAAACTTAGAACCAGCGTTATTGAATACTAATATCTTTCCGCAATATTCATCATTTGAGGCCCAGATCAATTCCATGCCCCAACCTTTATCTACTTTTCCTGTGATCCTATCCATTTATATTTCCTATTATTTTAGTAGTACTGTATCCTTCTTCGAGAGGTATTATCACTACTTCATCTACCAATTCTTTTCCTACTACCTGGTCTACAGTATAATCGCCTCCCTTGACTATTATATCAGGTTTTAATTTTTTTATCAAGTCATAAGGAGTATCTTCGTCAAAAACAATCACATCATCTACACAACTAAATTGTTTTAATGTATGTGCTCTTGTTTTTTCGTCGTTGATTGGACGGTTATCGCCTTTTAATTTTTTAACACTGGTATCTGAATTGATACCAACTATTAATCGATCACCTAATCTACGTGCTTGTTCTAACAATTTTATATGCCCAGCATGTAGTATATCGAAGACACCATTAGCAAATACTGTTTTATTTTTTAATTCTTTTTCAGTTACTCTATAAACACCATGATGTGAAATGGCTACGCTAGCAGCTTTTTGCGCTAATTCTATACTGTCTATTAAAGACTTTCCTTTATTAAGTCCATAGACTAATCCTGCTAGGGCAGAATCACCAGCGCCAGTGATATCATAAACATCGCACTCAAGAGCAGGAAAATGTTGTATTTCTCGTTGTGATATCAGTGCCATACCTTGATGACCTAATGTCACTAACATATATTCTATATTATATTTTCTAAGAGCTTTACTACCTAGATCATACATATGATCTGGATCTTCTGCTGGTCCTACAAAATCAAAAAACTCTTTTAGATTAGGTTTTATCAACCAAGCATTTTTGTAATGATCAAAATCTTTCTTAGGATCTATGAGTGTGCGTATACCTCGATCTTTTAAAATTTTAAGTTCTTGAGAAAGATCTCCTATAACACCTTTATCATAATCGCTGACTACAACTATATCAAATTCTATTTCTTCTCTTTCAAAAACTTCTAATATAGAAATTGGATAATAGATACCGTCTACGTCTAATCTAGCTATCTGCTGTCCATTAGCAATTATCCTAGTTTTTACAGTAGTGTTAGCATCATCTTGAAATCCTATAGCGGATCTGATATTTGGATGCTGTGTGATCATATTGTCTAATATATAAGCTTCTTCATCACGACCTAGCTGTCCACGGATTGTAGTTATTATTCCCATGTCGGCTAGATTGAGTGCTAAATTAGCAGCACCTCCCGGATAGATTTTTCTCGACATACCTGTTATTACAGGCACAGGAGCTTCGGGGCTGAGTCTGCGGCTTTTGCCTTTTTGGAAAACGTCTAAGATTAGATCACCGATTACTAGTATCATGCTAGTAATTATCGATGACCAGTTCAGTGATACAATGATTTAGGCTTGTGCTTCAGACCAACGAAGAATCAAGTTAGCAGTAACGGCCGTTCCTGATGTTTTATAAACGTTGATAGCCAAAACGTCTGGACCGTTTGGATATGTACCTCGACCACCTAGAGCAGTCACAGTCAATTCTTTTAAGCTGCTTAGATCCAAACTATCCGATGTACCCGGAGAAGCAATGAATGAAAATACTTTTTCTCCTGGCTGAGCAAAAGCTGGATTACCAAAGCTCAATGTAATTGTTGCGGCAGCATTGATTGCCGTATTTGAACTCTGAGTAAATGTTACAGAATAATAAGTAACACTGTTAAATGTTTGTAATGTGCTCACCGATGATACCGCCGTACCTGCTGGGAATTTAGTTTCAGTAGCAGCTACAGAAGTACCGATCGTAGCACCAGTAGCTTCCCAGCTCGCAGAAGTAACATAAACGACTGATGTGTTACCGCTAGGAGATGACACAGCCAATGTCACTGTCTGTCCGCTGTTGACCGCAGAAGTTGACACAAAGTTAGTGCCAATAGTATAATATGATGTACCTGTAAACACCACAGTGGCGGCACCGGCCACTGAAGTGAGTGTACCGGTACTAAATGTTACTGGAAAGAATCCAGACCCAGCAAACGTATCTAAACTACCTATTGTGCTTATGGTAGTACCGTTGGTAAAATAAATGCTGTTTGTGGTCTGTCCTGTGGTAGTATCTATAGGTCTTGCTGCCCAAGAACTTTGTGTAAAATACAGAGTCTGTGTACCAGCATTCACTGTGCCACCAAATTGGAATTGTACAGTCGATCCTTGATTTTTCTGCTGCTGAGACAGTTGGCTAAAGGTTACTTGATAATAGTTGATTCCTGAAAAATTAAAAGGTCCCTGTATCTGTGTTATAGTTGTACCAGATGGGAATGAATTATCTAATGTGTATACACTATATCCGACCTTTGCGTTTAGATTTTGCCAACTAGTCTGTGTAAAATATTGTACATTTTGATTATTACTTTGGGAGAAAGCTATAGTAGCCGATCCCACGACTAGAGGTAAAGTGGTAGCCTGGGGTGCCGGGCTAGCAGTAACGCTAGAAACCTTGGTACCGGTTGTGGTAAATTTACCATCGCTGATATTGATGCCATTGAATGCTCCAGCAGTATCCCATGATGTTTTAGTTACATAGAAGAAACTGGTACCGCTAGATCTATTGAATGCTGTGCCAGTAGGCACAGTAACGGTAGTAGTAATCGGATTAATCACTGTTATCGTAGCAGTAGTTGTAGTAGCACCACCGTTCCAGTTTACAGAACCACCAGGAGCGATCTGTGCGAAGCTTGGCTGACCACCTTGTGACAGACCACTCAATCCACCCCAAGTGATATCGCCGGGGTTAGTTGGATAGTTTTGCGGATTTAATATACCTTCGATAACTACACCGCCCGAAGCGTTAGCTTCTGTCGTGATAGAAATTTCTTGTAGCAATAACTGAGCTCTATTAATCAACTCTCTATCACCAAGATCTCCTACTACCGCGTTACTAACGCTAGGAGCCAATCTAATCAAGAACGCAGTGACTTTAGTAGTGGAAATACTAGTTCCTGAACTGGTATAGCTGAACAAATATCCTCTATCCTCATCGAATCTTCCATCAGTGATCATCGCAGAACCCCAGTGGCTAATCTGAGGAGTTACGGTGTTACTGACTAGTACTACTCCGGTTCTTGTGCTGTGTGTAGTAGAAGGTCCTGCTGTATAACTTCTTGCTGCTCCTGCTGTAAAATTATTCAGTTGAGCTTGTCTGGTAACACCAGTCAGTGTGTTATTGGTTTTACCGCTGTAGTACATCAATTCATTATCGATATAGACAGTTCCGAATGTAGGAAATGTCGTAGCATCATCTAAGACTATGGTATTTTGTGTAGCAGTCATATCTGCTGCTAACGCGGCATTTTTTGTATAATTCTGTACTTCGTAACGAACAGGCATGTTACCAGTTCGCATGTATGCTTCGTAGTTAACATTGGAATTTCTCATTCTATGGCAGAATATGAAATTACCGTTCGATCCTCTTAACATCCAATCGATAAAACCAGCACCATACCATGACCATTGTAATCCGATCATCTGCATCTTTGTGATGTCTAGTTTATATCCGCTAGGACCTCTACCATCTAGCCTATCGATATTCCATTGATATTGTGGAACACGTTTTTCTGTAACCGCACAGATCTTAGCTCCGCTTACGTTGTTAACTCCTCGATAATCAGGAGTTACATACATAGTAGTTTGATCAACGACTGAAGTCACTACATGGGTCATACCACGTATTACCAGAGTATCGCCGGCTTTTAATTGATCTCTAAATCTAGTGTTAGTTCCTGTGATTAAATTACTATTGGGTATTGCTGCTACAGTACCTGCTAGCTGTTTGGTAGCTGATCTTTGTACTGCCCATAGATTTGCTCCGTCGTATTCCCAAAAAATTCCATTTTGGTCGTCAAATGTGCCTGCTCGAACAGCAGCACCTTGCCAGTTCAAGACAGAAACGACTGCGTCATTACCTAACTGTGCTGTTTGAGAACCTAATCTATATAATGACACTACTTGGAAAGTTCTTTCGTTGACAATATTATAAACGTCATAATCCCCATCATAACCAGGTGTAGTTATTCCTGATATTCTGATCCTACCATTTATCTGTAGACCATGATCAGTGTCGTCTGTGGTAAATGTTAGTATAGTTCCTACTTCTACATTAGGTGATGCTGTAGCACTTTGTAATGTATAACTGGGCGCGAATAACGCACCTGTAGTATACATGATACCTTTACCTGATTGATAACGAATATATTTCTTGCTTTGACGTATAGCCTGTGCGCCATGTTGTGGTCCGCTGGTGCCTAGCTGTACACCACCGTCGAACGGTCTGTGTACAAAGAAGCTGTCGGGTCTAGCATAAACTCTACCAAGTATCGTGCCTGTAATAGTTCCCGCTGCTCTAGCAAAAAATTGTATCGATGTCGCTGTTGGTACCTGTGTAATAAAATAACTACCGCCGGCAAGATTGTGATTGTTCACTCCGTTATCTGAAGTGACCGCTACAATGATCGAGCTACCTGGTACGAATCCGTGGTAATTAGCAAAGTCAACACGTATAGTAGCCAGTGCTGCATAATTGATAGATGTGCTAGCTGGCACTGCTTGCGATGTAACGTCACTGAATGTAATGGTAGAATAAAGAGCAAAAGTGGTGCCACCTGCTGCTGCTTGTCCCGTATCATACGACACTGTAGATATAACTCCGACACCGTTGACAGAACCGACAGTTATAACTAGATCGTTAGCAGGACTTGCTCCTCCTAGAGCTGTTCCTAATATTAATATTCTATTTCCAGTAGCATAGCCTATACCATTAGTTGCTAGCGTGACCGAAGAGTAAAGCGACGTCTGTCGTGTGATGTTGAAACTTGCTAGTGATCCTTGTGATTCTACGTTAGTTCCAGAAACAGCCGAATAAGTCGTGATCGAGTTAGCTGTGCCTGAGACACTGATAGTGGCTACCGCTCCAGTCCCGCCGGCTGTACCTGAGAACGTAAATGACGCCACATTACCTGTGACACCAATTCCTGACACTGATATGGTAAGATCGTTAGTCGTGGTAGTACCACCTAGATCTGTTCCTAATATAGTGATAGTATCGCCTAGAGAATAGTTAGTTCCAGGATTAACCAAGGTGACCAATGTATAGACTGCGTTTACTCTAGTAACATTGAAAGTAGCTCCATTACCACCTGCTGGTGAAACTGTACCACTGACACCCGTGTATGACGCAGAAACATCTACTACTGTTATAGTAACATCATTGGCAGTCGTAGCACCAAAGGTAAATGCTGTTCCTAAGATTGTAAAAGTTTCATTGATACTATAGCCACTGCCACCATTGGTGATGTTAACGGTGTAAGCTGATACTCCGCGTGTCACTGAAAATACAGCATTAGTTCCGGTGCTAGCAGTCGTATAGACAGTGTTATCTGCCGAAATAGTTTGGTTATCAATAGGATTAGCAACTCCTCCGGTTATGTTTACTGTTAGTATACCGCTGCCAGATAATCCAGAAACAGTGACATAGAAATCGTGGACTGGTGTGACTCCACCTACATTGCTGCCGAGGATTTTTATAGTATCTCCAACAGCATAACCAGTACCGGCTGCGTTGACAGCTACAGTATAATCAACTGTAGAATTCCTAGTCACATTGAAAGTAGCACCATTACCTGTTCCAACAATATTAGTGCCTGATACAGTAGAATAAGTCACTGTATTTCCTATTAAAGGTGCCTGGAAAGGTGCGCTGAATGTCAAAGTATTATTGTTGATTGCTGTGACAAATATAGCTGTGCCTACACCATTGTTTACTGCTTCACCGATGAGAATGTTTGCTGTACTAGCAACATCTATTTCCGAAACTCCTGCTAGATAATCTGAAGTTAATATAGGAGTAACAATAACTCCACCTGAACCCACGATACTGGTTATCTGTGATCCTGTAGGAATACCAGTTCCGGAGATTGGAGCACCAATAGATGGAGCACCTGCGGTAGTGAACGCAAACCTGTTACTGCCAGAATTGGTCGCAAATACTGTAGTAACAGTACCTGTAGATCCGTTGCTGAGCACAGTAAAAGATGGCGTACCTATTTCAGCTCCGGTAAAAAACCCACCCTGTCTTACACTAGTATAGGTTGTTAATAACGATGTGCTGGCAACAGTACCTACTTTTGCTTTGGCATAATATGAAAAACTTTTTGTCGTTGGTACAGCCGTGATGATATAACTACCTTCTGCTCTAGCAAAACCAAACACAGAAGGATCTAGACCTCTCACTGTTATAGGTTGTCCTGTGCTAAATCCGTGATTGCTAGCAGTGGTAACAGTGATAAGACTGCCACCTACACCACTGGTGCCTGTTGAAGCATCAGTTATAATAGAAATTAGATTCTGATCTGTTCCAGGAATTTCGTATATGCTAGGGTATCCTCTAGCCATAGCTATAGCTTGCCACTTGGTAGGCTGAAGTCCGTATTCAAAGTCAGCGTCAAGCATGGACTGTGGTGTAGCCACACGCATACGCTCGATAGCATCAGTTCCAAAATCGTATGGCCTTACAGTAAGCTCTGGCACTTCTACAAATATCTGTAGACTGTCTGTGCTGCTCATAGATGAAGTATCTGATATAAATTCTATGAATGTTACTGTATCTGTTATCTGCCTAAACTGAGGGAAATCACTATCTGTGATAGGATTATCGGGGAAGTTGCCGCCACTGTTAACCATAGGATCAGAAAATTCTGAACTGTTAGTAACTATAACACCGCCGTTGGCAGGATTAGTAAAGTTATAGATAATGGTGTTAGTGGTTGTATTAGTAATTAATAGGAAATCACTTAAGGTGTAATTACCTTGTATTTTTAACTGTCCATTAGTAGCTGGAATTATAGACGGTAAAGAAGACAACCCATTAGCAATAACCGAAACTAGTGTAGAACCTAGATAAGTGACTTGTGCGCCAGCCGCACTTTCGTATGTCAACGACGGTACGATAACCTGCGGTACTATACCTTGATAAGGCGTAGGTGTCTGAAGATTTTTAATAATATAATTGGCTATCAATTGATAGACATAGGTGTGTGCTTGTATTTCCGGTTGTCTACTTCCGTTAACTTGCGCAACTGTACCGTTCCAGTAAAATCCTACAACATAGACAGTCTGTTCATTGCCGCCGTAACGTATATCATGTAGATAGGCATTTAATACAAAATTTAAATCTCTGATACACAACTGAGAATCATAGGTATAGTTGGCAAATGTAGCTGTCTTTAACTGTGTAGCCGGCAAGCTGCCCAATCCGCTAGTAATAACATCGATAGTGTTCTGTGTTAGAACATTCATCTTAGTTACCGCTGATGATTCAGCATTTGAGCCTGATGTGTTTTGGGTCAGACCTGTTCCTGATTGATAGACTGTGGGAGGTGCTGTTCTTGTAAACACATAATTAGCTATCAGAGATTTTAGATAGGTATATCCTGCTATTTCTAAAAATCTTGTGCCGGCAATCTGCGGAACAGAACCTACCCAATAATATGAAATAGCCGTTATAGTATTTTCATTTCCGCCATATCGTAAATCGTTTATATATGCGGTAATAACTTTAGATACGTCGCTGGTACATTTAGCAGCATCATAAGTTCGACCAGTAAACCCTGGAGTACCTTGACTAACATTATATGCGATATAGGCTGTTATTTCATTGGCTAACCAAAGTCTATTATTAGTCAATAGTGCTACAGCATTAGGCAGCAAATTGACCGCAGTGTCTTGAGCTATTTTGTAGTCTAAGTATGCTGTTACTTCTGCCTGTATAAAATTTAAGTTGTTATTTAGAGAAGCATAAGCATTGGGATATAGATAGCTGTTATAGCCTATACCCGGTCTAAACACATAGTTGTCTATTTTTTTCTTTGCCATCTTTTACTTATGCTCCAAAAGCTACTGCGTATGTAATCGCGCTAGAATCCACATAGTCTTTTCTAACTGCGTGAGTGGCTGCGGTTGGACTATTGGCTAACAAGATATAGCCTGTGGCAATTATATTACCCGAAATTGTAGCATTATTAGCTACTATATCTGCGCCACTGACATTGAGATTACCTGGACTAGAGCCATTATTGACTATACTGAGATTATATGTTGATACTGTTCCAGGTGTTATAGTACCGATATTCATATTGTCGATAGTGCCAGTAGTACCACTTTTGATCACTACTCTTCCTGCGTTAACTGACAGTCTAGAAACACTGCCATTACGTATGTTTACATTGCCATTGACATCGAGATTTTGTAAAGATCCCAGGACTTCGATAGAAGTAATTTTGACGTTGGATGTCAATGCTCCTGTGCTATCGATGATACTTACACCTTTTATACCTAAACTGGTACCGGTGATGTTTCCGTTTGAATCTACAGAAAATCCAGGACTTTTAAATCCATAATCTGAGCTTAATCTTTTGCTGTTTGTAGTCATTTTTTACCCGCTAGCCCTATATTTATTTGATCAAATTCTACCGACTACGACTTCTATCGTACCGTCAACCCCATCAAAATCTTCTAATGCTTTTCCGATAACTGAGCCTATTTCGGGATTAGAAGATGCCTTGGCTTTTCCGCCCCCGGCACTGACCATCATGTCACCTTTTTTAACCTTACCTGTTACTTTACACGGAACTCTTCCTGCTAGTGCTACAGGTTTTACATACTCGCCTTTCAATTCTCCATTCATGAGGTGTGCCGGTCTAGTTGATATGATTCCTGCTATCTTTTTTGATACTACGCCAGCTTGGGTAATTTCTAATTGTCCACCAAATTCTACAACGGTACCCGGAGCATAGTCTCGATCAGCTAGATAATTTTCTGCTAAGTCTGCCCATCGAGAACTAGTAGACGATACACTTAATACGCCGGTATCGATATTGAGCTTATAGTTTGTGTTAGCATAAAGAGCCTTGCCAGACAAAGGATCGATACCGGCAGCTAGCACCATCGGATATTCACCTGTCGTGATTTCATTGATTATGGCCTGTGTTGCTGTTCCGCCACTGCCACCACTTCCGCCCGATGACACAAAAGTTATCGTTTTGTTCGTAGGGTTAGTGGTAATAGTCATACCACTACCGGCTATGAACTGTACTGAGTCTGTCGATCTAGTAGCCAACACATTGTTCTGTCCAGAAACCGCTATGATGCCAAAACCTGACGCAGAAACTGTAGTTCCACCACTGCTGCTGCCGGATCCTGTGTTGGTTATAGTTAATACTTTATTAATAGAATCGGTGGTTAAAGAAATACCAGTTCCTGCTGCTATAGTAAAACTGTCACCTACTAAAGAAGTTGTTATACTGTTTTGTCCTGCTACCGAAACCGTAGAAAAAGATTTTAACGTAGATCCGCCGATAGTGCTACCTGTTGGTAAATCGACAGCATTGTTAGAAGCACCAATGATAGCGCCATTGATGTTTAAATTTCCGCTGATGAAAAGATCTCTCCAGCGTTTTCCTGTTTTGCCTAGGTCTTTAACTCCGGTATCTAAAGGTACTACATCTGTAGTGATGCTGGTTAGATCTATAGCCGAACTGCCGGTACCAGGAGTTCCGCTGCCTGAATTTGGACTAGTATCTGGGACTAAAAATGTCGGGGTAGCAGGTATAGATAGTGCGGTCAACGTACCAGCATATGTGGCTGTAAATATTGCTCGCATACCTTTGTATGCTGCTACTTTTGGATTCAATATCAAAGATAGATGGTTATTATTAACCACCGCAGATATATCAACTAATTCATCGTCGATAGCCACACGCCCGTAAACTGTATAGTTGGCATACCCTGGGCGGGCAACTACTAAAACTGATAATGTTTCTTTTTTGTTAGAGTTGAATTCGATAGAAATATGATAATTGGCGCTGGCAAAATCACCAACATACCAACGATCTAGTTCTGTATTTTCATAGACCTGTACCCAGGGCCCTTTATAGTTAAAGTTCACCCCGTTTTTTAACCCTAATGTGTTCTTTACGTCTATGTTAAAAAACTTGTTGAAATCAGTCATGGTCACTCTCTTGTATTATGTATTTAACTGATTTCGGACATAATAAAAAAGCCCCTTGCGGGGCTTTTTTCAGTTGGCTATTTTGATCAGTTTGCCGTATTCTGGCAGGTACAGATACTCTATATCGCTGCGTATCAAGGTATCTATAGCATCATCTAGTGTTTCTACTAGCGGATCACCGCCCAAATTAAAGCTGGTATTAAACAGGATAGGAATTCCTGTAGCTGTATAAAAAGCCTTGATCAAATCATAATAATGAGGATTTTGCTCACGTTTTACAGTCTGTATTCTACAGGTACCGTCTACGTGTATGATGCTGGGTATCTTTTCTGCGATTCCGGGCTTACAGTTTACAGCATACATCATGTGAGGACTTTCATCCATGCCGCGCAGATCAAACCAATCATGTACAACATCATGTATAATGCTGCCCGCAAAAGGACGGAAATATTCTCGACGTTTGACAGTGTTTACAAAATCCTTTCCATCTGGAAATGTAGGATCAAATAAAACACTTCTATTGCCTAGGGCCCTCGGACCGTTTTCTGATCTACCTTGGAAGATCGTCACGATATTCTTAGAACGTAGCAGTTCTACTACTTGTTCATTGGTAGCGTCTGTCAACTCGCCACCTGCGTACTTGACCTTTTCCGCAATTTCTTCCTGTGTATATTCGTACTTAGGTCCGAGGTAAAGGGTATCTAGTTTCTGTATGTCTGTGTTGTCAGTCATGGCATGCCAAAACATCAGTCCTGCTCCCATAGCTGTTCCGGCATCGTTAGAGATAGGTTCTACATAAATTTCGATACCCCCGTCTTTCAATGCTTCTAGATAATGATAATTGGCCACACAGTTAAGACCATAGCCACCGCTGATCACTACTTTCTTCTTGCCGCTAATTTCTACAGCTTTTCGTATCAATCTCACTACTTGGTCTTGAGTCTGTGTTTGACAAGCATAAGCCAAATCTCTACGACTTTGTAATTTAGTAGGATCTACTCCTTCTGGAATTTCTTCGTCCAAATAATCAAATAGTTGTGCGTTGACTCTAGCAGACGAAGGATATGCTGGAACTATAACATTTCTGTTTGATAAGGGTACCTTAGATGTAAAATCAAACAATGGAGGAATCTTATCGTTTTTCTGTCCGTATGGGAACAATCCCATAGTCTTGCCTGCTTCGATAGCACTGAACCCACAATATTCTGTGACTGCTTCGTAAGTCTTAACGATACCTGCTCTGTCTGATAATACGGCAGCATGAAAATCATTTACTTCACCGTACTGATCAGACGGAATGCTAGTTTCGATAGCACCAGCAATAGGCTCTCTAGTACCATAATGCTTGTACAAAGTTTTGAACTTTGATGGATATGAACAGTCTACGATACTTTCTACTTCCCATACCCATATAGGTTGGTTAGCATAAGACATCTGGATGAAAGTACCGGCACCATCTACAATCAATGCTACAGCATCATCAAATCCCGAACGATAAAACGCACAAGCAGCGTGTAGCTTATGATGCATAAAACTAAGGTCAATTACTTGAGGATGATTATGTAAATCAGCTTTTCGATCAATAAGATTCATCTTACGAGCTAATCCTGTGTATACATCATCACCAGAATAGTCAACACGACCCGCAGTTTCATTTAATTTTTGTGTGTGTGCTACTACTAGATAATCGATTTTGTCTGTGTATTCTTTGATTTTCATCATCGAAGCATACGGACCGCCGTCGTATTTCTGTCTGGTAAATCTTTCTTCTTCAGCAGAAAAAACGATCTCTCCGTCTTTGAATAGACAGATACCTGAATTATGACCTCTAGCTATGGCTGCGATCCAGCCAGTGTTTAACATTGGATTCTTGCTTTCACTCATTTTTGTTTCTTCCCTAAAACAGCATTCACTACATAATCAACAATTTCCGGAGTCATGGACATAACTCCTTCTAGTTTTCTATCAATACGTTCGTCTAGTGTAATCCTGATAGGACTATATTCTCTTATTTCTTCAGCCATATCTAGAAGATTCATGTACTTACAATTAGGGTAAGACACGTTAACTGGATATGTAGATCCGAATACTACAGTAGATTGTTTGCCTACGATATAGGCTAGGTGTTGACCCACACTGTCACAGCCCAAGAAATGATCTGCGTATTTGATGATAGCTGCCCACTGTCTTATGGTAGTGTTTTCTGGTGCTGCTACATCATCTTTTAGTTTTTCGCTGGTAAGATCGAGCCGCATTTCTCCCATCATTACGACACCGTAATTGGCTTCTTGAAGTTTTCGTATGATTGATTTTACATCTTTAAATTCAAAGCTTCTGTTAGTACGATCTACAAAAGAACCATCGACATAGTCTATGCCTCGGCCAAATGGTTGGAAAACTATGATTTTTTCTTTCTTGATTTTTTTCTTGACGTCGGCGATTAGCTGTCTACCTACTAACAATTCGTCTTTGCTCAATCTTAGATTAGGTTTAGGTAATTCTCTAATGCCTTTTCTATTGATTTCGATATCAAATGCCTGTGCTAGATCGCATTTTTGATTGTAATATTCCCAAACTCTATAAGGCTCGGGTGTTACACAATCGCGATCTTTGATTTTTTCTACAAAAAGATTCTTGTGCCAATTGTCATATGTTCTGCTGTCTAGTGTAGGATGTCCTTTGAACACTTCCGTACCACCTTCGCACACTATGATGAAATCTTTATCCCCTGATTCTTCTTCGTATTTTTCTAATGCCGGGATAGAGCATAGAACTCTGCCAGCGCCGCCATTTAAGAAAAAGGCTTTTGATCGCTGTGTTGGTTGTTGCTGTTCCATTTAGTCTCCAAGAATATAGGTCGAGTGCTACTATATATTAGCTATACGGTAACAGTCGACCTAGATCTGGTCCAGACTAAATTAAGCCATGTTTGGATATGGTGGAAATGGAACTTTCCAATGATCTACATCAGCATACTTTTCTTCAAAAGTATCAACCCAATCTAGATATTCATTGATAACTGCTAATTGAGCTGGAAAATAATCATTAGCTTCTAACATTTTACGTATTTCAGCAGCCCCATCTTTAGTAGTTTTTACTACTTGATCCCAGTCAGTAGCATGTTCTCTTCTTGCGGGTTCTTTGAAAGTTTTATTTGAAGGATTGTAATAAAGAACCTGATTCCAATAAATCTGTCCTATAATACCTCTGTAATCATCATAGTGATATGTATAAGTTTCGAACTCACCTGCTGCGTTTTTTGTAGGTAACGTTTCGGTATAATTCTCTATCTCACCGTGTTCGTACTGTCCTGTAAGATATGCTGCTTCAAATGTATTCACAGAAGCATCTAGCAAAACATGATAATGATCATCTTCTACGTGATTATCTAATTCTGCTTCTTCGATCGTGTCAGCACGTCTACCTACATATTTTACTAAATCAGTAGTATTATCGATACAAAGTACCATATATCGTGGGCCCACATACATACAGTCTACTTTTTGATTTTTAGTAGTGGCTGTTTTGTATGGTTCGTCGGGCAATGTAATTTGAAATAACTTTCTCATTTTTATCCTCTAAACTATTTATCAAAAGAATCTAATACGCACTGCGCCCATTCCACCACGCATAGCGTGATCGCGGACGTCTGGGCACGGAGCTGGTCCGACACCGCCCACACCAGGTGGGTTATAGTTCATACAGCCCTGCATATTATAACATCCACACTTACGATCTGAACGCCAGCAGTAGCTTTGCGGAATACCTTGTCTCGGCGATCTACTCAATGCTCCTAATGCGTTCATCTGTTGGTTAACACCTTGGCCTGACCAGTTAGAATGCCTATTATCATTTTCTGTTGTGAAATTAGCCATACTACCGCAACCGCATGAGAAGAAATTAGCCGGTACAGCAATATGATATTGGAACAAACAAATACAGCTAGGTAGACAACCATAATAGGTAATACAGCTGAATCGACCGCAGCAGTTAATGTCTCCACCAAACCCGCAGGCAATCCACATACCATTACAGTAATTACAGACCACACCGCAACCTGTACCTAGATAAGTGGTACACCATCCGCTAGCCCCCATACAACAATACATAGAAGTACCTGTAGAACACCAGCTAAGGCCACCGTTACCACCTTGGGCACATAAGCAGCCACTGGTAGCTCCTATCGCACCAGTACCATTCACCCAGTTTAATCCCGAAGGATCTGAGCAACCTCTATAGCATAATGAGTCTGAGTTACCACAGGAAAATCCGGTACAACCGCAAACATATGTGCTAGAGTTAACCGAAATAGTTTTTCTTACATAAGCACCTGCATTTCCTGGAGTTCCGCCGCCGCAGCAGCACATCTTAGCACCGCTACCACCAGCTCCCCACATTTCGATAACTGCTGTACCTGTTCCTGGAGCTTTCCAACAGAAACCAGAACCACCGTTATAACAGAAGTTGGTATACATGGTGCCAGGACTGAACACAAAGATCTGGCCTAATTCAAGGTTATCTTCATTCCTATCTGGAGTTTTTAATCTTACTAAGCTATTAAGCGATTGTGCCATTCTTATTTCACCTTATTCTGTTGCGGCTATGAATTTGATTCTTACAGCACCATGACCGCCACGGAATGCCATATCGCGAACATCTGGGCAAGGCAAAGGACCAGGTCCTGGGAATCCTGCTGGTACAAAAGGAATACATCCTTGACCTTCGTAACATCCGCATGTACGACCGCCAGTCCAGCAAGATTGCTCTGGAGGTGTACCGTGATGTGGTTGACGACCCATGACTGACATACCGTGTATGTATCCTGTCAATGTACCGCCCGACCAGTTAGCTGCTCCGCTATCACCTTCAGAGGTGTAAGTGATCACTCCACCGCATGTTGAATAATAGTATGGAGGTGTAGCTATGTGATAGATTGTTGAACATGGACAACTTGGTTGACAACCTGCGAAAAGTACACAACTAAAACCGCCAAAACAGTTAATGTCGCCACCGAATGCTTGTGCGCAGCAGCTGGCTGTGCCTGAACCATAGTTACAGACAACACCACAGTTAGCGTTGATTAGTGTAGTACAGAAGTTACCAGCTGTAAAACAGCAATAGAGAGAAGTTCCTGTAGAACAGTAGCTAGTGCCTCCGCGGCCACCTTGGGCGCATACACAACCGTTTGTACCGCTAGCTTGCCAGCAGATACCTGAATATTCCGAACAACCTCTAAAGCAAAGATCTGGTGAGCCGCAGCTCATACCAGTAAATCCGCAGATCCAGCAGCCAGACTGTATACATAGACATTTTCTAGCAAATGCTCCTGGATTGCCCGGAAGACCGCCACCGCAGCAGCACATACGAGCACCGCTACCACCAGCTCCCCAAATGTCTACGATAGCCTGTCCGGTAGCAGGTGCTACCCAGCAAAAACCACCGTTACTAAAATTCGTTCTTTCAGCAGAACCGCTGAACAGATAGATCGAACCTCGTTCTAAGTTTTCTTCATTATCTGCGATGAAGTTTAGTCTAGTTTGTGTCCATGTTCTAATCGAAGTTGGCATCTTATGTTCCCGGTATAAATTTAATTCTTACCATGCCACTGCCGCCTTTTCTAGCATGATCTCTCACATCTGGACATGGAAGCGGTCCCATTCCAGGATGTCCTGGTGGAACAAATCCTGTACAGCCTTCGTTTTCGTAACAGCCGCAACCACCGCCAAACCCCCAGCAGTATGCCCATGGCATACCCTGTTGTGGCCAACGACTGGCAGCATTCAGTGCCATGATATGATTATGTTGTCCTACACCGACCCAGTTAGCGTAGTCTTGGTTATTTTCTGTCGTGTAGCTGACATAGCCTCCGCATTTTGAAAATTGTCCTGCGGGGATAGCCATGCTCCAATTGATGTTACATACGCAGCTGGGCAAGCAGCCTAGATAGACCACGCAGGAAATCCTACTACAGAGGTTAACGTCTCCACCGTAGGCACATGCTTGATATGATCCTGAGCAATTATTACAGACGATTCCGCAACCATTGCCTAAGTTTGTAGTTGGCCAACTATTGGCCGCATAGCAGCAGTACATAGAAGTACCTGTAGAACAGTAACTGATACCGCCCTGTCCACCTTGTGCGCACATACAGCCACTAAGTCCTTGGTTACCAAACCAACATAGACAGGTAGCTTCTGAACAGCCTCTATAACATAAAGAGTCTGCGTTACCGCAGGCCATGCCTACATAGAAATAGATATAACAGCCTGCGCCCATTCTGATAGTCTTTTTGGCATAGGCACCTGAATTTCCTGGCATGCCGCCACCACAGCAGCACATACGAGAACCGCTTCCGCCAGCTCCCCAGATTTCTATGACTGCTGTACCACAGCTAGGTGCGACGAAACATCCGCAGCAGGGGAAACTTTGGAAGTCGTTACCTGGGGTGTAAACATGTATAGTCCCTCTTTCTAGATTAGTTTCCTGATTCCAGAAAGCCTGACTTTTAAAACCGTTAGTTGCTTTAAGCGAGGTTGGCATACCCGTCTTTATCCTTCATTAAGCGTTGGCTACGATCCAACCATATGTTGATCCTGTATAGATCAACGTGATCACAGCATAGTTAACGTCAATCACGAAATCGTCTGCGATATTGTTGATCTTAGAGCTGTTTCTAGCGATAGTGATGTTGTTAATAGCTGCGTTTCCTGCTACGTCAATGATCTGAATAGTATCATTCAAAAATAATGTGCTGTTAGCAGGCAGTGTTATAGTAAAACCGCTACTAGCAGTATTAGCTAAAATTCTGTCGTTGACTACTGCAGAGTAGGCTCCTGAGATCTCTCTGACCGTATTGCCTGCTGTTCCTGTAGTTGTAAGATATCTTCCCATTGTTTATTCCCCTGATGCTATATTTATTATACAGTTGATGTTTCGATTCCAAATGCTACCGAGCTAACGCCCGCAGCATTTGAGTAAACTAGAAGCACTTTACCGGCATCCATCACGATACCGGTCCTTTCTAGCACACCTTTTCCTAATACTTCTGTATCAAATTCGATGATTTCGCCGTTAGCAGGGCTAACTGAACTTGTAGAAACTGCTACTCTTACGTTCACAGCTTGATTGCTTCTGTTACACATTGACAAGCTGACCACCGAAAATGTAGTGGCTGGGACCGTATATAGAGCAAACCAAGCTCCTGCGGTATGATCGTATGTGCCCAAAACTCCTGTTGCCATTTATTTTTCTCCGTTATGTTAAGAACAAATTCAAGGCCACTGGATAACCATCCACACCCTTGATGAAATTCAATTTTGTAGTTACTTTGATTTCGAGGTTTGTAGTGGTTGTAATGGTGTTTCCGCTTACAAAGATCGAACCAGCAGTAAGTGTATTTACGTTCAAAGTACTGGATCCAGAACCAATTTGTGAAGCTACATATGCCTTGATAGCTCGTTGAGTAGGCAATATAGCATCGCTATTAGCTGTGAAATATGGATCTGTACTGAATTCAGTGATAGTAGCGCCTGCGCTACCTCCCACGTTAACTGAGCCTAAGCTCAAGCTCTGTAGTCCTGCTAGATTGAATGCGTTAGCATTTAGGGTAGCAGTACCTGTAGCCTGTTGTACCGAGAACAAGTTACCAACGTTGAAGTTACCGTCTTGGTCAGTGCTGGTAAAGAACACGCGACCTCCGGCGGACTCTTTGGTCTGCTTGGCCGAATCAGAAGCGATCAGTGGTATTCCTGGATAATTTGTATTGGTAAAGTTACCAGTACCGATGCTCAAAAAATCATGTCCAGTTAGACGCACTTGGCTATATCTGATTCTTACAGTGATAGCATCGCCATCTGGTGGAGAATCTGTCACGGACATTAACGGACTGATCTGGAATGTAGCAGTATATGGACCAGTTCCTATCAAGTTTCTGGTAGTAACTAGTTTGAAATACTGTCCCGGTAATGAAGCGAATTCCACATTCGATCCAACTGTTGGCAGTGAGCTAATGTTCTTGATAGAGATATATTGACCTGGTTGGAATATATCTCCAACACCGTCGCCTGATATTGTTGTTGTAGCTGTAGTCCATAAAGTACCTCTATTGGTAAATGTAGGATTAGCCAATACACTAGATCCAGCTCTTACTTGTATAGGGGCAGCAAACACACGGTTCGGATCAGTTATAGTTATAGCACCGCCTGCGTTATAAAAAGCATTCACCAAACTAGATGCTGGTGTGGTCAGCGTTGCCGCTGTCGAAGATACTGTATTTTGTGAAACTCTGAAGCTGGTAGTAGTGATACTACCGCTGATCACATAGTATGCTTTATTAGTAGACAAGCCAACCGCAGCTAAATTGGTAAAGTTCACAGGTTGACCATTGACTAGATTATCAGTTTGATCAACTTTGATCACGCTAGCAGTAGTACCAGTGATAGTACCAGATGCTGTGCCTACAGTGAAAGCAGTTCCTTGTAAGCTAGAGCTAATAGTCATCGATGTGCCACTAGCCGTTAACACATAATATGTACTGCCGCCGACGATATTGCCTAATCCTGCGCTGAATACTATAGGTTGATCTGATAGTATACCAGCAGTAGTCAAGTTTGTTGAAGTGGTTATAGTAGTTCCTGATACGCTGGTTACTGTGATAGTTGTTGTAGGTCCTACGTTAGTTACAGATCCGAACGGATATCCCGAACCAGGTTCAACGATTCTAGTTTGAGAAATACTGTTGTTAGTTACTAAAACTCTGCCTGTAGCAGTAGCACCAGTTTTTGCTATGATACCTGTAGTAGTAGCACTCGACGGTAGAACTATCCAGCTTGGTACATTGTTTGGATCACCAAAGAATGGGAATGCTCTCGTATCGCTGGTAGCAAATGTCCTGTTAGTCCAATTGATACCATCTTGCGATGTCCATACAGTATTAGCACTACCGCTAGTTATCATCATAAACAGACCTTGAGCATATCTGATCTTGGTCATAGTTCCATTCGGTAGTGTTACTGCTGTCCAGTTTACACCATCTATGCTGATAGCACCTGCTCTATTAGTTGACGCTATGGCTACAAATCTTCCATTACCATATGCTATACCAGACCATGTCTGGCTGGAAGGTAATGTCGTAGCCACAAATGTAGTGCCGTTATTGAGACTGTATGATGCTGTTGTGTTAGCTGCTGATCCTGGCAATACCATAAATCTACCCAATCCGTAAGCAACTCCTACTAAATTAGTAAAAGCGCCAAGGTTTCCGGCTGTAACAGCCCAGCTCGTACCATTTGATGATGTTATAGGTGTATTAGATGTGCTGGACACTGCCATGAATACACCATTACCAAATGCGGAACTGGTCCATGATTGTGTAGTTGGCAGCGTAGAACTTGTCCACGTTTGTCCTCCATTGGTGCTGTATTGGAAATTAGCCGATCCACTACCTGGCAATATTTGTACATAATCCACGTTACTAATAGTACCAGTAGCTACTGTTCCCCAAGATTGGTTAGTGATAGTAGTAGATGTCCATGTACTGCCATCCCTTGAATATGCACCTGTTGCTCCACTGTTTGGTAAAGCAAAGAACTGTCCACCTCTACCTAAACCAGTAGAGCTGAACGCACTGATAACTCCTGTAGGACTTGTAACTTTTGTAACTGTTATCGTGATGTCATTCCTTGGAGTAGCACCGTCGACACTGGTTCCTAAAATAGTTAGAGTATTTCCCACAGCATAGCCCGTACCACCGTTGTTTAATGTTACAGTATAAACCAATCCTACTCTAGTAATGTTGAAGGTTGCGCTTGAACCAGCGCCACCGCTCGCTGACACTCCTGTATGAGTAGATCTTGTCTGACTAAACACACCATCTTTATATCCAACAGCTACGGTCGGTAGTGTGCCTGTAGCGTTTTGTTTAAATCCTGGAGCAGCAAATGTTACTCTCGGTTCGATCAAATATAATGTAGAAGGATCCGGTGATGTGATAGTGGTACCGTTGATAGCTCCTTCCCAACCTGCTTGATATAATGTGACGTTTTGTCCTGTTGTTGTAGCTGTTATCGTAGCAGCAGATCCGCTCGGTGCTGTTGAAACTTGGAAAGTAGTTCCGGGTGTAGCGATACTAGAACCAACCACATAATATAAAGAGTTAGCACTCAACCCACCAATAGCTGCGCTAAGATACAATGGCATGTTAGCATACAATCTATCTTGTTCTGCGGCAGTAGTAGTCAAAGTGTTACCACTGATAGTGCTACCAGTAACTGTGATATCTGCGAATGATTCTTTAGCCACAAGAGCGATCTTGTTACCTGCGTTGTAGTTGATGATCTTAGCCTGTTGAGCTGCACCAGTACCTGATACAGTGACTATTCTCATTCCCAGATAACCGCTAGAAGTTTGGCTATCTGTAGCAGCTAGCGTGATCTGATATAGACCGCCCGCCTGGGCAACGTTCTGTGCTGTATAGTATGATGATCCGCCATACATGCCATCTGAACCATCTGCTGCTAACTGTAATTGTCTAGCTTCAAAAATAGCATTATCTCTAGTTTCGTCAAATACTGCTGCCGCATTAATACCTGCCCCGTTGAAAGTAAATGTAGCAGAATTATTATAGTTTATACCAGCATTAGTAAATTCTAATCTCTGTATAGCATTGCCGTTTTGTACTGTCAACCCAACTTGTGCTGCGGATGCTCTATTGTCAATCTGAGCAGTGATCGGAACTTCTGTCGCATCAACACCCTCAGACACAGTACCGTAATCACCATATGATGAGTTACCGTTAGTAGCACGTATCTTACCACCAGCTTCTGCTAGGTATCCCATGTGTCCATAATACGAGAACACAGACACAAGTTCTGTCAACCCATTATTGGTACACCATACACCGATACCATCGCTGATGACCTGTGTAAAGTCGTTAGCAACAACAGATTTATTGCCACCGTTATGTAAATTACCATCGATCTTAAGACCGATTGCCGCCGTGCCAAATGTAGTCACGTTTTGTACATATGTAGATCTTGTGGTTACCCAAGCATCCGAATCGTTTGGTCCATAGCCTGGATCTAGGCTGACATAGGCTCCAGCACTAGGTCTCTTAGTTCCATATGCGTTGGCTGATCCTAATGTACCTGTCAATCCTTGTACGGTACAATTTCTTAGACCACAGGCATTTCTTACCAAGAACATATTTTGTAAGAGACTGCCAGTTACCGCATTGACATATAGTTTTGCGTATGTTAATGTTTTATAATTTCCTGTATAGACTAGATCATATTTAAGAGCATCTATATAACGATTAACGTCCCTAGAACATGATGCCACATTGTAACTATAAGCAGGATATGTCGCTGCTATATAGGCATTAGTTTGAGCTACGATAAAGTTTCTGTTCAATTCTAACAATCTAGCAGCGGCATACGGATCGTAAGTGCTAGCCGGTGTGTTGGTACCAGTCATAGCTGGAGCACTGCCTGTGCTATTGATATAGAAATTAATATAGTCGATGATATTTTGTACAAGATTCTGTACGGTAGTTCCTTCAGTACCTGTAGCCAAAGGCAGTGTTTTATCTTGTGAATATGTGATTTGATTAGTAGTTACTGTGGTACCAGTCACTACATTGCTGATTATAGTCTTGATATAAGCCAATGCTGCTAGACTGTAAGTGACATCACCAGCAGCTACTTGCGAAGCAGCTGGACGTATGTTTGTAGATCTTAATTCGTCTCCTACTATCGCGGTAAACGCTGGCACAACGATAGGTAATGTTTCATAATATACTCCAGTTTTAGCCAAGATAGTATAATTTGGTTGTACCTGAGCAGGAATATTAGTAGATACACCTGCTGTTATAGCATCTGTGATTATTTTTAATAAAGCAGTAATATCTGATGATACAGTTTCTGAAGTATAATTTGTATTGATAACTTGATTGATACGAGAACCAACAGCTACTCCATTTAGTACTTGATAGTTTTGGAAAGGTGCTGCGTTAGCTAATACTGCGGCGACTAACACATTATTGATAGCATAATTTAGTGCTGCGTTGGTTTGTGTTTTCTGTGAAGATAATAAAGTATATGTTCCGCCAACATAGCTTAATGCTGCCGCTCTAGATCTCACATTGCCGCCGTGTGTTAAGTCCCAGACTAAAGCATCGATTACATAACCTGTATCTCTTTCGCATTTGGTTTGATCATAAGTGAAACCAGTAGTGAAAGGAGATATATTGTTAGCGATTTGATAGTTGATCCAATTTACAGTTTCTCGTTGGATGAACTGTCTGTTAACATTTATAAGATAAGCAGCATTAGGATTTCTAGGTCCTGCTAATATCTGTTCGCAAGCATATCTGATAGTCTTCCATGGTTTGTCTAATGTAGCACCATAGATAGGATAAGCACTGTCTGTACCTGAAGTAGCTACATAATAAACTTGATCGATGCTGCCCCAGAACTTCCAATTTGGAGCCAATGTATTACCATTGACTGTCAGCACTTGACCATCTTGCCCTATTGGCAATCTTGTAGGTCCAGAACCGCCGAAGTAAACTAGATCACCTTGTGTGGTCAATACTGATGATTCCTGACCATTAGCCAACAAGTTCCAGAAAGTTCCTGTCACATCATTGTCTGGTCTGTTGCTGGTCAATGAATGATGTTGTTGTATACAGATGTAACTATTTGGTCCATAGCGAACAGCATCACCTAAGAAATAGTCTATGTCGGTTACCCAAGAATTAGTCCATTTAATGCCTGAATTCAATCTACCCCAGAATGTGTCATTTGGTGGTTCTGCTACTATTTCAGCAGTCATCGAACCAGTCTGTGTCTGAGGTACAAAATATGAACTGAATGTAATTGCTCCAGTTCCTGTAGTGATATTGCTGGTATTAGGTTGACTGAGTGTGACAACATAGCCTACTATGCTGACTACAGTTGCTCCGCTACCGATACCATTGCCAGTCACTTGGAACCCTAAGGCTATACCAGTCAAGCTAGTCACGGTGATCGTAGACTGACCATTAGTACCGGTAGCTGTAGTAGAAACAGGAGAACCATACTGTGTCGTAGAAATCTTTAGAGTATTAAGACCGTCTACAGAATAGATCCAATAGGTTTGTTTTGGTGTTGATCCTGTCTGTATATTTCCGAATGTCGTACCGCTAAATCTAATAGCTTGTCCTACAAAATAAGTTTCACCAGCTGATACTCCCATCGAACCTGACGCAGTAGTCAATGTCAATGGAGATCCGTTATAGCTAGATGAAATAATAATCTGTGCTGCCGGTGTTACTGTACCAGACACTGTAGTAGTAGGTACTGTGTTGCTGGCTAGATCATAGGTAAATGTATAAGCATTAGGCACAGCAGTTATCACCACATTGGCAGCATCTACTAGGCTGGTTCCTGTTACCGTGACTGTCTGTCCGGCAGTATATCCATGTACTAGATTAGTTGTTACTGTAACTATAGTGCTGGCCTGTGCCACTGAAACGATAGTCTGTGGTGTTGTAGTAGGTAATCCTACGATATAATAAGTTTGATTTGCCGTGATACCACCAAATGTGGTACCAGTGAATACGATAGATCTACCAATGCTAAGTCCTGTACCACTGTTAACTCGAACATAATTATAAGTTACAGAATTTACAGTCACGCTGGTTGTTGCTGTAGATGTAGTGGTAGCCAGACTGTTGTTTATAGTTAATTGACCAGTAGACTGACTAGTAGCTGTTACCGTAGTTGTGTATTTTGTAGTATCGGCTATACAAGCATAAGAATACCCGTTGAGTCTAACTACTTCACCTACTTTATAATTTGTGTCTTGATCCCAATTGTTTTTAAGAGTAAATCCAGTAGTGTATAAACTCCAATTGATTCCACCAGCCACTGCTGCGATCGGTGAAACGTTGCTGTGATTAGTCTTTGCCACATAAGCATAACCACCATATGTTACGATGTCACCTGGTTCATACACTGTTGAGCTATTCCATGAATCTTGGAATTTAAGACCTTCGACGAATTTCTTCCAACGTCCTGCGGCTTCTTCTGTTTGGAAAAGAGTAGAAGTGTTCGACTTGTGTTTTTTGGTACAGATCCAAAGATCTCCACCATATTTTACCACATCGTTGATCTTATAGTTTACATCGCCATTATCCCAATCGTAGAGATATTGTATACCTTGATTGAAATAATCCCATTTTGTCTGGTCAGCTTCTAACCCAAGGTCAAATGTAGCAGCAGAAGTATGACCTAGATTACAAACATAAGTGGTACCACCAAATCTTACCACATCGTGTAATTTATATCGTGTGCTAGGTGCCCAGTCAGTCTTCCATTCGAAAGATTCTGAATATAGATCCCACTTGCCTATATCTGCTTGAACACCAGGTGTGACTAATCCTAGACCTTCTAGACCATATGTATAATCAGATGCGGAAGTGTGTCCAGTATTACAAAGGTATGTGTTACCACCATACTTGACGATATCGTGTCTCTTATATCTATAATTTGGTACCCAATCATTTTTCCAATCAAAAGATTCGGCAAAAATGTGCCATTTAGAAACTGTGCTGTCACCAAGATCTAGATCTTGTTCTAGACCGAGAGCATAGGTAGCTGCCGAAGTGTGTCCTTGTGTACAGATATAGACTTGTCCGCCATATTTTACTATGTCATTGAGATAGTAAACTGTATCTGGAGACCAATCTGAACGCCATGTTTGGCCGTCACTCATTTGATTCCAACGAGCTGGAATATTGTCTGCGTCTACGTAAAAATCCGAAGCGGCTGTGTGCCCGATCACGCAGATGTAAACTTTACCATTTTTGCGAACTACATCATCTTTGAGATACGTGGTTCCTGCTGCCCACTGATCTTTCCAAATAAAACGTATTCTACCTAATTTATACTCAGCCATTTATTGCTCCGAACTGTTCGTTAATATATTTAGTTGTTTTTTTAATAGCATGTTTTTATCAAAACTGTCTCACAGGATCCACGAAATCTAATCTAGAATCAAATGTTTCTGTAAAGAAAGTCATCGCTGTAATGCTACCCCCTAATCCCTTGATAAATCTCATTTTTACGGGTATTCTTACCACTGTATTTGTGGTGCTGCCTATGCTAGTCGGTCCTATCGAAACTGTACCAGCAACTAGAGTACCCGTAGCAGCATTAGATCCACCGCCTGAAATACGTCTAGCGATATACTGTTTGATCGCTTTTTGCGTAGGTATGATCGAGTTTGAATCCGCAGTAAACGTAGCATCTGTGCTAAACTCATTGATGATCGTAGCATTTCCGCCCACAGCGATACCACCCAGTGTCAGACTGCTTAGACCATTTAGATTAAAATAATCAGCACTAATAGTGATAATACCTGTTGCTTGCTGTACAGCAAATAACTGTCCTACACGGAAATTACCATCTTGGTCAGTAGTGGTATAGAAAACTCGTCCACCGCCTCTGAAATAAGTTTCATTTCCTGGTAGATAATCATTAACATCAACATAAGGATAGTTGGTTTCTGTTTTATTACCAGTACCGATAGCCAACATGTCGTGTCCTGTTAGACGTACTTGGCTGTATTTTTCTCGAACTTCGATAGCCACTCCATTTACAGGCGAGGTAGTTTTGTTTAGTGTAGGACTGACTGTGAATGTTGCTCGATAATTGTTAGCAGATCCACTAGTTTCGGTGATGGTTAACACTTTGTATTGTATGTCAGTGCTACCATCTGAACCTCTGGCTGCTGTATTAGTTCCTAATACTGTGAAATAACCATTACCGTTTGCCAATGCTGTGTTTGTGGTCTGTGTATATGATCTTGCTGTCCAAGTTATTCCGTCTTTGCTAGTTAACAAATTAGCAGAGTCAGCAGCCACTAACACGAATTTCTGATAGCCAAATAATATTTTACTCCAGTTAGCACTGACCGGCAGTGTTACTGTAGTAAAATTGGCTCCTGAATCGACAGTATAGATTAAACTGTTACCTGTGGCTGCGAATACATATGTGGAAATACCGCTAGCATAGGTAGCAGATGTCCAGGCGGCTGTTATTGGAAGATTCCTAACAGCCCAAACTGTGCCGTCTGAACTATAAGCAGCCTGATTGCTGCCCGATCTCAACGCAAAGAAATCGTTGGCTCCTGAAACTACCTTGATCCACGCACCAGAACTTGGCAATGTTGTTGATGTCCACGTAGTGCCGTTGTCTACACTCCATATGACTGTGTTACTACCGGAAGCTACTACTACAAATTTACCCGAACCGTATGCTACAGAAGTCCATGCTAGTGCTCCAGGTAGTGTAATACTAGTCCACGTGATGCCGTCGCTACTGATAGCCGCTGTAGCCGAACCGTTAGCTACAGCCATGTATATTCCATTACCGAATACAACCGATGACCAATTAACTGACGCTGGCAGTATTGATGCTGACCATGATGATCCGTCTGTACTGTAAGCACCAGCGTTGCTACCTGATCTAACTGCTACAAATTTTGTACCATATACAGCATCACTCCAAGTACCACTAGAAGGCAAGCCGTATGAACTCCAGATTATCTGATCAAATATCAAGTTAGCACCAGGTTTAGGTAATCGAGTTAGATTTTTTAGATACATCGTATTACCGAAAGGATAGATATCTGCAAATCCGTCACCTGTTGCTGTTACTACTGTAGTCGATGTCTTGTAACCTATACCTCTGTTGACAAAAGAAGGATTTGCTAAAACTCCGTTTGCTATCCTATTGTTGACTACTGCGGCTGTAATTGCGCTAGGATCTGTTATTGTACAAGTAGCAGAAGTGTAACTGCTGCCCGGTTCCCACAATTTTATCAAGGATAATGTACTACCGCTTAATTCTATGCGTCCTCTCGTGGTAGAACCTGAGGATACTATATCGATAGCATTACCGCTGGCCGGAAATACTATCCAACGACCTACTCCTGATATAGATCCAAACGTAGCACTAGATCTTCCTTGGCTTTGCGAACTGGTTCTTTGGGTCCAATAGATACCATTGTCGCTGGTAGCAAAATTAGCTGTAACATCTGAACATACTGCTAGCCAAGAACCTTGTCCATACGATATGTCGACCCAGTTAGCTGAAAATGGTAATGGAGGATTTTGTGTCCATGTTGAACCATTATATGTCTGTGCCACTATGGTATTTGCCTGTGCTACTGCTAAAAATCTGCCATCCCCATAGTTTACTGCGCTCCAAGTAGCAGAAGTAGGTAACGTAGCTGCTGTCCATGTCTGTCCACCATTGGTACTGTAAGCGGCAGCAGTACTGCCTGAAGCTATTGCCACAGTGATACCTGAGCCACAGGCTACACTAGCCCAGTTGCCAGTAGTTGGCAGTGTTGATGATAACCAGCTAGCACCATTATCTGTGCTGTAAGCTGCTATGGTTCCAGAACTTCCTGATACCGCTACCCATCTATTGTTAAAATTACAATAGGCAGCAGAACTCCAAGAAGTATTAGTTGGTAATACCGAGGTAGACCAATTGATACCGTCTGTGCTGTATGCTGCTGTACTAGAAGGAGCAGCTACAGCCACGAATCTGCCATTACCGAATGTAACAAACGCCCACGAGCCACCACCACTCGAAGGCATAGTGGCATTAGTCCAAGTTGTACCATCGGTACTATAAACTACACTTCCGCTAGTAGTAATAGCGAGATATCTACCATTACCAAAACAGCCGCTGCCTTCTGCTATCCATGTACCCGAGCTTGATACTGTACCGGTGGTGATTGAAAAAGGTGGTCTAGACCAACTTGGTCTAGGTTCAATCCTATATACACTGGTAGTATCCAATAAAGCTACAGCAGGAAATCCTAAATTAACATGATCCCACCCAGCAGCATTGGTTCTCATAGCACCTGCACCATCGGTTAAGTTGATAGTAGCTCCGCCTGGTAAGCTAGATATAGAAAATGTTGTAGCTGATGGAACAGTTTTTATATAATAAAGAGTACCTAAAGATACACCTCCTATATTACTATTAGCAGTGCCGGTCATAGTTATGTTGGCAAATGCTGTAACTGTAAATGTAGCACCATTGAAGTTTTGGCTGATCGTGATGATGTTACCGTTAATGGTCTTGATATAATAGGTAAAGTTCTGTTGTATACCACCATAAACTGTTGCGCTGGTAAAAGTGATAGTCATTCCTACAGACAATCCTGTCACGGATGATAAAATAATACCATTTGAAACATTTATACCAGTAGCTGTAACTGCGATAGGTTCGAAATCAAAATAGACAGGTTGGTTAACATATAACTTGTAAGGATAAGTTGCTCCGTCTGTAGTAAACAAATTAGTGCTAGAACTGCTGCTGGCAGCTATAACTGGTTGAAAACTTTCTTTAGCTACGCTGAGTACTTTACTGCTAGTATTAAACCCTACCACATAACCATATTGTCCTGTACCTGTACCGCTTTGTATGATCGCTCTCATACCTCTATAGGTGTTGAAAGTATTTTGATCACCAGTAGCCAATGTTACTGTGGTTAGATCTCCTGCCTGCGCATTGTTACCTATGTTATAGTAACCGTTTCCACCAAAAGATCCTGTAGTACCTGTGTTGTCTATTAACTGAGCTTCAAATACAGCACTGTCTCTAAATTCATCGTTGACCGTTGAAATGTTTACACCGCTACCTACTACTGTGTAATTTACTGTTGTATAATTTTGTCCAGCATTAGAATATTCATACCTTAATACAAAATCGTTGGCTTCACCGGAAAATGCTGATCTTATCTGCGCTTGCTTTGTTCTATTATCTACTATACCGGTGATAGGTGTTTCTGTTTGATCAAATCCTAGTGCCACAGTTCCGTAAGCACCATATGATGAGTTACCATTAGTAGCACGTATCTTACCACCGTTTTCTGCTAGATAACCGATGTGTCCGTAGTATGAAAACACAGAAACAAGTTCTGTTAATCCTAGATTTGTACACCATACGCCAATACCATCACTTAGTACTTGCGTAAAGTCGTTAGACACTATAGATCTATTACCACCATTATGTAAGCTGCCATCGATCTTACAGCCTGTACATCCTGTACCGAAAGTAGTCACATTCTGTACATATGGCGATCTCGTAGTGATCCATGTAGAAGTGTCCGCAGGACCATATCCTGGATCTAGACTGACATAAGCTCCTGCGGTAGGACGACGAGTGATATAAGTGTCAAATGGCCCTAGTGTGCCTGTCAATCCCGAAAGGGTACAGTTTCTTAATCCTGAACCATTCCTCATATAAAACATATTCGAAGTTTCATAGCCGGCAGCTGGTTGTATTAACGTGCTTCTTAATTCTTCTCCTACCACAGCTACATCTGCCGGTATACTGATAGGCAATATTTCTGAATAAGAACCTGTCTTGACAAAGATAGTAGCAGGACCACTGACTCTACCGCAGGCATATCTAATAGTTCTCCAAGGATTTTGTAGTGTTGTTCCGTTGTTTGGTTGGTCGATACCTTCTGGAGCCACATAATACACAGCCGCAGCAGAATTAAATGAATACCATGAAGCTGTACCTGTCACTACTCTCAAGGCCTGACCTTCAGTGCCTAATGCTATCCTATCTTGTGTGGTAGAATATGTTTTTAGATCACCCTGTGTTATCAGACTGTTAGTTGGTTCACCCTTGATATACAATTTCCAATAGGTGCCTACCACAGTTCCGTCTGTAGTGTCTGTATCTGGTCTGTTAGCCAACACAGGAGTATGCTGTAGTATACAAACATAGGTATTTTGTTTGTAAGTTACGATGTCACCTATTTCATAGGTAGTAGTTGTATTCCAGAAATTTTGGAATTTTTCACCAGGTATTAATAATTCCCATTCTGTGGAATTGCTGTTAGGATCCTTGCCTACATTATCCTGTTTGGCTAGATAAACTTGACCTTCTCGTCTAGTGACGCTGCCTATCCTGTAATTGAATATATTGGACCAATCACCAGTGACCTGGTAATTTTTAGTCAATAGTTGCCATACATCTATTGTGCTATCACCTACGGCTGTAGTCGGAGTTACACCTACATTGTTTACCAATGCTGTATAAAAATAACCACCATATCTTACCACATCGCCCTTTTGATAAACTACAGTACCATCCCAACCATTTTCAAATTGAAATCCCGGAACATACAAAGTCCATTTAGTATCTTGAAAAGAAGTTGTCGAAGTGTGATATACTGTACAAATCCAAAGACTACCACCATATTTGACTACGTCATTTAACTTGTATCTAGTAGAAGCAGTCCAGTCTGTCTTATATTCAATATTTGAATGAACTACTTCCCATTTGGTTAATGTACTGTCTTGTAAATCTAGATCTTGTTCTAGACCGGCTGCTATAGTAGATGCTGAAGTATGTCCTTGCTTACATCTATATACGATACCGCCGTATTTGACAACATCATTTTCTCTATATCTCGTAGATGTTTGCCAGTCTTGTCTCCACTGTTCTGCTGCTAGAACTGTGTCCCAGAAATTACTGTCGATTTCTAGACCGGTGATAATATCCGCAGATTGATGCGAATAATTACACCTATATAAAAATCCATTGTATTTGACTACATCTCCGATCTGATATCTAGTGTTAGTCTGCCAATCATTTCTCCAGTAGTCTGATTTGACATAGACGATCCATTTAGTGTAATCATGATAAAGGCCGATGCTATTAGAAGTATGATGTACGACACAGATATAGATCATACCGTTATATTTGACTATGTCGCCTAGATTATAAAATTCATTAGGTACCCATTCTTTCTTGTAAGTATATCCATCTACCTGTAATGCCCACTTTGGTGCTGGTACATTGGGAATTTGTGTGATATCTACGAAATCTAAATCGGTATAAAAATTGGCAGCAGCGGTATGTCCTACCAAACAGACAAACGTTTTAGCTCCGTAGGTAACTATGTCATCTTTGACGTAAGCAGTACCCGTAGACCATTCCCCTCTCCAGGTAAATCGCATTTTGTAAAATCTAAAATCTGCCATTTTTCATCCTAATTTTGCGTTGAAAATATTTATATACCACTAGGATAGTTGTAATTTCCGTTTATCCTAACTACTAACTCACCATCATCATTGATGTAATACCAAAGTGATCGTCCATCCCATCGGTATTGTTCATAATTTAAATTTTCATAGACTAGCTCGTGATTAACGTCTCTTCCTTCGAAGAAATCTACACCAGTTTCGAATTGGTCATAATTGCCGTCAGTGGTTCCGTTTTGATTTATAGTGATAGAATCTGTGTTGCTCAACTGATCAAACCTATTCACGTATAATTCACCGTCATCTGTTCTTCTCATAGCATACAGATATCTAGGTACACCTACACCTAACAATTCTTCTTGATTAATTTCACCTAAATTAAATGGTCCGGCCATGATATTTTTCCTTATACGATTTCAACATAACTGATAATCACATCTACAGCAGCAGCTTGATCAGCAAATGCTGATAGTGAACTGTTTTCCGCCATGATCAGTTTTTCACCACCATTGACTATTCTTAAACTTTGATTAGGAGGTATCTGTACATCCTTGACATAATATCCTGTAGTAGAAGTCGAATCAGTTAGTGTTACACTTACTTTTACCAATTGAGGCAACAGATTACAAAGGCTCATACCAATAACAGTGATCCTGCTAGCAGGCTGTGTGGCGATCAGTTGTGTAGGGCTAGTGCCTAATTGATTTTCTATTTTATTTTTAAATGCTGTTGCCATGTTTTTTATCCAAAAATTAATGCGTTTACAATGGCTACATCAGTAGCTTCAGTAATAGTTATTCCTTGCCCAGTGCTGCCAGCTGCTGATCCCCACTGAGTACCATCGTAAATTTCCATTCTGTTGTCTGTGGTATTAAAACGAATCATACCAGTTTCAACTATACCACCGCGTTGTCCACTAGTTCCTGTAGGTATAACAAATCCGTTAGTACCTGAAATTTTAAAATATCCGTTACCTGTTTGATTAAAATAAGTGATACTGTCAGTCACAGTATTTGTGATCAAGTTATTCTTGAAGGCAAAATTTCCAATAACAGTAGATCCAGAACCTGTAGGAGCGAATGTTATATTTGAATTGCCAGTAGAACTGATAGTATCTCCAGTGATATTGATATTGCTAATGTCCAAAGACGGTACTCGGAATCTGCTAGCATTTAGATCAGCTATAGCAGTTCCACCATTGACATAGAATCTTATAATATTATCATTGGCACCTGGTGTTAATTCTCCAGTGATATAGGTAGTCTGTGCTACATCATAAACACCGTCTATCCTTCTCCAATAGGTACCATCATAACCTTCATAGCCATTTGTTTGGGTGTTATAACGTATCATACCAGCTTGTCCGGCAGGCCTTTGGCTGTCATTGCCCGCAGGTAATTTCAATGCCTGTGTGGTGTTGATATTTACGATACCTGTGCCAGTCGGCTGTAATACTAGATCAGTATTAGAAGGTGTTGTTATAGTATTACCTCTAATTAATACCTGTTCTATTTCAATAAACCCGGTACCGTTGGCTGTCAACTGTAAGTTAGTATTAGACGCATTAGTTGTGATACTGTTGCCGTTTATCTGTACATTACCTACAACAAAAGTAGGTGCTGTGATTCTGTCAGATGCTGTTACAGAATTAGCAGAAATATTGCCTAGCACTGAAAGATTTTTAGACATAGATACATTGTTTGTTGGCATAGAAATTATGCCTGTACCTGTGGCTATCATCACTAGGTCGTTATTACCTAAAGTGGTTGTTATAAAATTATCTTGTATTCTAACATCTTTAAACTGAGCAGTACCGTTGATATTAAACAGACCGTTAACTGTATAGTTTCCAGTTTGATTGACTGTGCCTGTTTGTGTAACAGTACCGACTTGTGTTAATGTTCCTGTGATGTTTGTGGTAGCTAGATTAGTCGTGCCAGTAACATAAAGAGATTGTCCTAGATTTAGAACATTGTTAGGTATCGACACAGATCCGGTGCCATTGGCTCTTAGTTCTAGATCACTGTTACTTAAAGTTGTTGTGATCAGATTACCTTGTATGTCTATATTGCCATTGCTGAGATTGTCAGTTACAAGATTTTGATTGATAGTTGCTGAGGTAGCAGTTATGTTTCCAGTGACTGTGAGATTTTTTTCTACAACAACATCATTATTAGGCACATAAATCTTGCCTGTGCCTGCTGCTATAAGATTTAAATCACTATTTCCTGTTCTGCTTGAAATATTGTTAGTCTGTACGTTGACATTAGCAAAATTGCTAATACCATCTACAGTCAATGTACCTTGTAGTGTAAAATTGCCTACTTCTGTTAGGTTACCGGTTTGTATAGTATTGCCAGTATGATTAATAGTACCAGTAACATTTACTGAAGAAAGATAGCTAGTGCTGTTAACCGTTAATGTGTTTGCGATATCGACATTGTTATTTGGTACTACTACTTTGCCTGTACCGTTAGCAGCTAATTCAAGATCACTATTGCTTAATGTAGTAGTGATCAAATTACCTTCGATGCGTATATCACCGTCTGTGAACACTGGTGATGTGATGGTGTTAGTCGCAGTGATATTCTGTGACTGTGTATTTCCTATAACTGTCAATCCGTTATTGATGATAACATTGTTGTTTGGTACTATTACCTTACCAGTACCGTTAGCGATTAGAGTTAAATCGCTATTAGCCAATGTGGTTGTTATAGAATTGTTGTTGATGCGCACATCAGCAAACTGCGCATAATCACCTATAGTGATAGATCCAGATATATTGGCTGTACCTGTTTGTATCAAGTTACCTGTGGCGTTGGTGTTGCCTGTATGGGTTACAGTACCTACTATATTTGTGTTCTTGAGATAGCTAGTTCCGTTGACTGTGAGATCCTGATCTAATCGTGTATTGTTATTAGGTATTAGTACACGACCAGTTCCGTTTGCTCTTAATTCTAAATCGCTGTTAGAAAGAGTAGTTGTAATAAAATTATCTTTTATATAAACATCGCTGGTCGCAAAAGAATCCGCAGTCAGTTTGTTGTTGACTGTAAAATTATTAACAGTAGCAGTGCCGTTTACTGTTAGATTATTATCTATCACGACATTGTTATTTGGCACATATATTTTACCAGTGCCTGCCGCAGAAAGAACTAGATTTTCATTACCTTGCGTTGAACGTAACTGATTGCCCTGTAGACTTAATCTATTCAAAAATAAATTATCAGCAGTTACCACACCATTGACTGTGTAATTGCCGGTTTGTGTTATAGTACCGGTTAGTGTAGAATTTCCTACAAGTGTGAAACTGCCTGTGATATCGGTATTTGCTAGATAACTAGTACCTTGTACAGTTAAATTTTGTTGTGCTAATAGATCATTAGTAGGTATCGAAATCTTACCGGTACCATTAGCAGTTAATTCGAGATCGCTGTTGCTGGTAACAGTGGTAATCACATTGTCAAATATTCTTATATCGCCTGTATCTAATTCAGTAGAATAAAGATTATTCCATCGATAGCTGTTGGATCCGAGATTAAATCTAGAATCGATAGTTGGTATGATGTCACTGGTTACTTTAGCGGTAATATTAACAGTGTCTGTGGTTTGATCACCGATGGTAATATTACCGCCTACGGTAACATTGCCAGTGACATCTAGATTGCCAGATACTGTTACATTGCTTAAAAGATTGATCTGATTAGAAAATGCGTTAATGTTTACGTCGCCGGCAACACTGCTGATAGTATTTCCAGCGATTTCGATATTGCCCGTGTCTATTTTAGTAGGATCGATATAGGTAACATTACCTAGACCGTCATCTAATAATATGTTGCCTGTCACACTGACATTAGAATTACTAAAACTAACTTCACCAGTCTGCTGATTGATGTAGAAATAATCTCCTACTCTAAAATCTCCACGAGCATCAACAGAGTTAAAGAATATTTTTGCTCCGTTTAGTTTTACTACTTCGTTAGCCTGTATCACTGACAACGGATCGTTATCTGTACTCCTGCCTAAACCTATGTAAGCAAGATTCTGACCGATCAGATATCCAATAACACCAACACCGTCACCGTAAATTCCATACTGTCCATAAACACAAGCAGAACCGATGCTACGAAGCTCAGCACCAAAGTCTGTATAATCTACATTATCTAATCTTGTAGAAACACCACCGCTAGATGATCTAATATCCTGGCCAGTGTAGCCGTCATCTGTTATGATAGTTGATGCGTTTGGTCCATTAAAATGTAATAGCAATACTGTTGAAAGATCTCCAACAAACGCATTAGTCGGTACTGAAAAATTTGATGTATATCTTCCGACGCCTTTTGAAATTCTTACATCATCTACATAACCTGTAAAAGCATATTGTCCAGCAGGATCTGCTCCGATACGAACTGCTCTCTGAGCATAGTTATTGCTATCTGTATAATTTACACCGATCTGAGTTCCGTTGACGAACGCTCTAGTTACTCCAGACACTCTAGATAAAGCTATATGACTCCATTGATTCAATGGTACAGAACCAGCAGCACCTATTCTAAAACCAAAATTGTAATAAAAATACAATTGATCAAGGTTGTTTATACCTATAATGATCCCGCCACCATCGCCGGGTGTAGTAGTTCTTAGATCAAACAATGTTCTATAGGTGCCAGAAGCGGTAGGATAGAACCAACCTTCCATGGTAAAATCGCCTGTACCAAACGCAAAATCTGGTTGGCTAGCGATGTTGATATAGTCTGTTGTTCCATCTAATGATAAACTGGCTGTGCCAAATTTTTTCAAAGATGTTGTTAACTTGGCATCGCCTGACACTACAACCTGTTTGCCGCCGCGGTCAGTAATAGTTTCCCAATTATTAGATTTTCCATCTATAGTATAAACATTACCTGATTTACTTTCTATCAATCCGCTGGCTAATACTGTGGTTCCGTCTGTATCATAGTATGTGACTGTATCACCGACATTAAATGTGCCAGATGTTGTGGAAAATTCTATCCTAGTCTTACCGTCATTGGCAAAACCTGTGCTGCCACTGTAAAGATTTATACCTTTAGAAGCAAAATATGTAAAACAATTGAGCCATTCTATCCTAACACCATTAGTACATTTTAATCCATCAGCACCAGGAGTTAAAAATGTTACAGAATGAAACAGCATACTAGCTTTTATACTAGTAGGATCTGCTAGACTACCATCTGCGAATGCTCCACGTCCTGCATCACCGGCTAGATATCCACGCGGATCATCTAGAGGATTAGTGCCTAATCTTACAGTACTACCAAATGTCAACACAGTGACATTTTTGATATATGGACTTCTAGTAGTGACTTTAAATCCCGGAGCGAATACAAATCCATGTCCGGTATTATTAACAGAATCGTATTCAAAATTGCCAACAGTGATGTCTTCTATGGTAGTTTCACCATTTAATTGAAAAGCGTCTTTGTTTCTAGTACCGCTAGTAGGTTGGATGAATACAGATCTTAGTCCTATACCTTTTACGCTAACACCAACAGGCACAGTTAGAGGAAATATTTCTGTGTAAGTTCCTGGGTATATGTACACAGTATCTCCACTGACTGCCATAGTTAATGCTTTTTTCACTGTAGCATACGGATCGTTTTCGTGTGTACCTGAGTATGTGTCGTTGCCGTTGGTAGCTACATAATAAATCTTTCCCTGTCTTAGGGTAAGATTGATACCATTAACTACTAGGTTAGAAGTAAAAATTGCGTCTGCGTATAGATTTTTAGCCCAAACATCATTCCAACGATTGCCTCCAGCTCCTGGATCTGATCCAAGACTATAAGTTTCATTAAATTTAGGAATGATGTCGCTGACTATTTCAGCAGTGAATGACACAGTATCAGTAGTTTGATTACCGATCTGTATGTCGCCGTCTGCTGTGACATTACCGGTGACGTGTAGATCTCCATTAACTGTAGCATTGCTATAGATATCTACGCTACCAGTACCGTGTGGACGGAATTCTAGATTTGCGTTTGAAATGTTAGTAGAAATAGTATTGTTAAAAATATCTATTTCGTCTGCTGTGATCTTGCCAGAAAATACGGTACCACCACCTGCGGGATTAAGCTGTATCTCGCCCTGTGTGCTACTGATAGTGTTATTACCAAACGTGAGATTGCCTACTGTTAGGCTGTTGGTTAATTCTAAGTTTGTGGTTCTTGTTGTGCCGTTGACTGTAAGATCGTGTGTGGGGTTGGCTGTCTTTATTCCGACGCGGAGATTTTTAACATCTAGATAGAGTAGGTCAGTCTCGAAAGCCAGATCAACTCCATTACGAAGTAGATTCGCCTTCAAGAGCGGCCCAGATATACGACCAAGCTGGCTCATTCGCTCTCCTTAACCCCGTGTTTCACGGTTAACCACCTTACATTGCGGGTTTACCACAGTTTAGCCATACAAGAGACTGGTCCTCTCTTGTAATCACAAGTATTTATTCGTTTAAACAAAATGCGTGATTAGCCAAAAATCAAGCTGTAAACTTGATCAAGGTCGTTGAATTCGCTGGCACTAATACCTACAGCATCACCTGCTAATGAAGCCCATGCTACTCCGTTCCAAACTTCAGGAGCAGCTAGATCTGTGTTAAATCTAAAATCTCCCACTTCTGGTCCAGCTGGACGTTCACTGGTATTACCTACTGGAATAACCAGTGCTTTGTTGTTATTGAATTTTACATAGCCCTGTCCGTTTGATGCGACTGTTAACGGTAATGTGTTATCTAGATTTATAAAAGCATCGCCTACTATTGTAGTTTTATCGAAGATCGGCTGGCCTGTACCGCCCGGTGTTATAAAGATGTTTTCATTCAGAGCATTGCTAAATGTGTTATTAGACACCGTCATATAAGTGTTTACTTGTACAGCTTCGGTAATAGCTTTACTGCTAGTTATGGACATCTTGTTAGCATTGTTAACAGTAAATCTTAAAGACTGTGTATCAAGGGCAGTTACTGAAGTTTTTAGATCCGCAGAATATACGCCATTAAATGGTTTAGTTGCCGCAGAATTCCATCCCCTAAATTGCTGTGCTGTAGTGTTATATCGTATCTGACCGGCTACTCCTGAAGGTCTATTAGCTGTAGTTCCTGTTGGTAATTTCATAGCAGAAACACTGTCTACAGTAACGATGCCATTTGGTTGTATCAATAGATCATTAAATGTAACCGGAGAAATAACATTGTTGTTAATCAATACATTTTGAGATGCTACGCCGCCTAGGAGATTACCTGTTAATTTTAAATTGCTGTTTGAATTTGTAGTCCTAATAAAGTTGTCTTTGATTAATATCTCACCATCATACAAGCTATCAGCATAACTTGTAGAAGATGTGTTGATAATGCTAGAGGTTATATCTTGAGAAACTGAAAGATTGTTGTTAATTAAAACATTGTTATTAGTAAAACTGATTAATCCTGAACCAGATGCTCGCAATTCAAGGTCACTACTACTGAGGGTAGTCAATATGGTATTGTTGACTATGTGTATATTGTCTAGTCTTATTTCATTATTATTAGTAAAATCACCTGTTTGATAGTAACTGCCATTTACTGTTCTATTACCGGTGATTGAAAAATTACCTAAGTGATTGCCTCCACCTAAAAACGTATTGTTAAAATAGCTAGTGCCAGCTACAGTTAATCCGTATGTTCTTAAATCATTGCTAGGTATTCTTACGATCCCAGTGCCGTGGCTTGTGAGATCTAGGTCTGCGTTTGAATCTACGGTAGTGATAAAATTATCTTTTACTAAAACCGTGCCATCAGTTAAACTATTGAATGTTACTTTATTAACTGTTAGATTATTGACTGTTAAAGTATCATTTACTGATAAATTTTTGTTAAATGTAGTCTGTGATTTTAATCTAATACTGCCTGTGCCGCTGGCATTTAAAGTTAAATCACTGTTTGATTCTGTAGTCTTAACAGCATTGTTCAAGAATACGATATTGCCAAAATTTGCCTGTGTTACTGAAGTATTGGTAAAATCACCAGTTACATATCCAGTACCATAAAGTTGATATGATCCTGTATGTGTGATACTGCTAGATGATAGATTTTGTACAGTAACATCTCCAACTATATTTGTTGCCTGTAGATCACTAATTCCTGTAACAGACAATTGATTGTTAAATGTCGCAGCGGTAAATCTTATGATACCGGTACCGTTGGCTCTGAGATCTAGATCGCTATTACTCTGTGTAGTAGTAACTAGATTACCTTCGATCTTTATATCGCCGTCTGAAAAAACTCCCGAGGATGTTGTTGAAATCGCTGTTAAATTTGTAGATGTTGTAGTATTGGTAGTTAGATTATTATTAAATCTAGCTATATCGTTTATCACTATATTGCCTGTGGCTGCTAATTCTAGGTCACTGTTAGATACGGTAGTTCTTATTGTATTATTGCTTACAGTGATAGAATCTGTGACAAAATTTCCGTTAGAAGTCAACGAACTAGTAACATTTACATCACCGGTTCTTGTAGTATTACCTGTCTGATTGTAATCTCCAGTCTGTGTCACTGTACCTTGTATCTGTGTAGATTTTAACGAGCTCAAAGCCATGACTGTGAGATCGTTGAGTATTTCTAGATTTTGTACAAAATCAACTTGACCTGTACCGCTGGCTTTTAACTCAAGATCGCTGTTTGATTGTGTAGTTTCAATTACATTATCGTAGACAACTATGTTATTGTCTGAAATAACCGGAGCTGTTACTTGATTTACAGAAATCGCTGCGGCATTAAATGATCCTACTTGTAGATTTTTATCTAGCTGAACATTTTTATCTGGTATAGAAATAACACCGGTGCCCGCAGCTACTAATTCTAGATCACTATTGGAAGAAACAGTGCTAACTTGATTTAGATTGAGATAGATGTCGTTGAAAGCATAGTAGTTGTTGTTTACTATGAAATCTCCCGAGATGTTTATATCTCCAGTTTGATTGATATCACCAGTTATCAGAGAGGTGCCGTTTTTAGCAAATGATCCTGTGATAAAAGTGTTAGCAAAACTAGAAGTTTGAGAAACAGTTAATGTATTTGATATTTCAGTATTTTTTACAAATACCACAGACCCGCTAGCATTTGCTCGTAATTCTAAATCACTGTTTGTATCTACAGTCTGTATATTGTTATCATAAATTTTAATGTTAGGCAAATCTGATCTGATATTTTTTAGAGATGTCCAACGTAAAGTTTCACTACCAAGATTATATGTAGAAGTTGAATTAGGTAAAATATCACTGTCAACATCGGCTACAAAACTGATAGTATCGACCACTTGATTGCCTAAAGTTAACTGGCCATCTATGACAAAATTTCCAGTCACTGAAAGATTCTGTGGTATAGAAACATTTTCGAGATTGAGTTGATTGCTAGCAGGATCTATATTAACTTCAGCATCTAGGCCATAGATAGTATTTCCACTGATTTTTATTCCGCCTGTTTGGATGAACTGTGGATCTAATATAGTGTCTTGACCAGAATTATTGCTTAAAGTGATCCTAGTGATACCGTTAGCATTTTGTCCTATGCCGTTTAGTGTGACAAAACCAGTTTCTTGGTTGACTGTGAATACATCACCAACTCTAAAATCTCCTCGTTGATCTAGACTTTGATAGTAAATTTCTCCACCATTGTGTTTGCTAGCTTCATTAGTCTGTATGACTGCTGTAGGGTCGTTGGATGTATCTGTGCCTGCTCCGATATACGCAAAATTATGATTAATCAAATACATCAATGTATCCGAACCATCGGCATAAGCACCATAGGTACCGTAGACATTGGCTGAACCTATGCTTCGTACTTCAGCACCAAATTTTACTCCTTGGTTGGCAAATCCTAGTGTGCCATTTATAGCATAAAGCCCTTTGTTGGCAAAATATGTAAAGCTATTGAGCCATTCCACACGAACACCATTAGTCATAGTCAACGCATCTACTTCAGTGGTGATAAATGTACAGCTATGAAATAGCATACTTGCTTCTTTGCTGTCGGGATTAGCTACACTACCATCAACTAGTGCTCCTTTACCTGCCGGTAGTGGTATTACTGGTGTGCCGTCTGGAGCAACAGGGGACACAAAAAGTACTTGGCCAAGAGAAGGAGTTGCTATAGTCTGTGTAAAGTTTATCCTCCACCTTGTTCCTTGATCAGAAATACTGTCAATGATATAGCTAGTTCCGCCATAGTAATTAACGTCAACAGTATAAATCCAATTAGTTCCAACAGTTGTGCCAAAATCTACAGGCAAATCAGATTTATTATAATCTAGATAATAGTAACCAGCTTCAGCAAATAAAGCATTTGAAACGATGAAAGAAGCTCCTACACTGTACAAAGTTAATGAAAGTCCAGGTTGAGAAGGATTAAATTCTTCCGCAGTATGTATAAACCAATTATCTGTATTAGTAGGATCTACTTCTATTGATGTTACTGTGTAGTATCCTGGAGGATCTATATAACCAGATTGTATCACTGCTGTCAGAGGAGCATAGGCTGTTATATAACCGCCAATATCTCCATAATCGGATGCTCTAATAGTAAATCCAAAAGTAGAATATGAAGATGTAGAAATTGGGCCTGTGCCATGTACTACTGATGCTGGAATTTCAGTACCTGTTCCTGGTTCTGTTATAACAGATACATTTTGTACGTAAGGACTTCTTGAGGTTACTGTAAAACCTGGAGCAAATCTAAAGGCATAGCCTGTGTCTGTAACTGAATTATAATAAAAATCTACCACTGACAGATCGTCTATTGTAGTTTCTCCGTTGAGCAAGAAACAGTCCTGGGTGTTAGTACTTACAGTTGGTTTGACAGTAACTGCTCTTATACCTGCGCCTCGTACAGTAACTCCTTGTGGAACTGTCAATGGAAATATTTCTGTATAGGTTCCTGGGTATATGTAAACTGTATCGCCGGATGTTGCTACGCTCAAGGCTTTAGCTATTGTAGCAAATGGACCATGTTGATGAAATCCTACATTCGTATCATCACCATTTGTAGCCACGAACCATTGCTTGCCTACATCGAGTCCTATATCATACAGACTAGGAAATGAAACTGATCCAGTTGATAGCAGCTGACCATTAACTAGATGTGTGTGTAAATCTAACCATTTTTTGCTGCTAGATCCTAGATTAAAATAATCGGTGCTATCTGGTATCAAGTCTGTGTTTACTTCAGCAGTTATGCTAACAGTATCTGTAGTCTGATTACCAAAAAATATCTGTCCGTCGATTAATATATCTCCGGTACTATGTAGATTTCCATCTACCATTACATCGGAATCGAATATAGTTTCTCCAATACCGTGTGGTTTTAATTCTATGTTATCATTGCTGTTTAAAGAACTGATAGTATTGTTAGAAAAACGTAAATTATCGGTCCTTAATTGAGGTACTATCGTTTGATTAGACGCTGGAGAAATATAGATAGGACCATTAACACTGGATAATATGCTGTTAGCACCATCGAAATTAAATCCAGAAAGATTTAGATTATTGTCTATTATGAGATCCGAAGTCTTGATAGCTGTGAGTACAGTTAGATCTCTAGTAGGAGCATCTGTATTGATGCCGATCCTGTTAGTTTCTACATCTATATAGAGTAGACTATCGCTTAGGGAATTTTGAAAGACCAGATTCTCGCCACCTCGCAAGAGGTTTTCTTTGAGCATCGATCCGGAGATTCTACCTAGGTCAGACATAGTTAATCCTTTTAACTATTTACCGCAGGTAGATTTTGGATTACTGGTCGAAACCGTATAAAACTGTTACTGGTTTTGTGTCAGGTACGGCTGTATAGAATCTGATAAACCATCCAGCTTTAGCAATATAAGCTAGATATGTGCCGCCTGCTCCTCCTGCTATCGATACAGAAGGAATAGTAGTATAATTAGTTCCGCCTGATGTTATACTGATAGATTCTATATTACCACTGCTGTCAGTAGTAGCTGTACCTGTCGCAGTAGTGCCACCGCCGCTAGGAGCAGCTACAGTTATAGGAACTGTGCTGTTAGGTGTATAACCGGTACCTGGTGATACTACTTCTACTCCCACTACTTGTCCTGCGCTTTGGACTAGTTCATAGTTTGTATTGGCAATTTGAAACACATTTTCTACTAACACGATCATGTTGTTAACATAATCTTGTGGATCATATCCTTGTGCTAGTCCTGGCACATAGGGCAATGGATTGCCATCGCTAGGAAACCATCTGCTGATATCGCTGTTAGGTTGGGTGATTATATTATAAGTACCTGCTCCTAGGATCTCTTGTATCACTCTAGCAGGACCTTGTGTTCTTATCTGTGTCCAAGATCCTGATTGATATACTTCTAGACCTGTATCGTTTTCAGGAAAATATCTAACAACTTCTCCTGCTGGATTAGAAACAGCAGCCGAAGTGTTATATCTCAAAGAACCATTAGCATCAGTGGGCTGTCTAACTCCAGTCGTTTTTGGTCTATTGCTGGTCGTGCCTTTAGGCAACATGACTGATCCAGTAGCATTAAACACTACTCTGTTGCCTGTACCGACGTCGTTAGGATATACTATGACTGCTCGATCATTAGAACTAAACTTAGAAAGTGTTTTTGTTTTTAAAAACTTCATACTGGTAACACGCTCACGGTTGCGACAACTGCGCTGTTTTGACTACATGAAGCTTGTATAGAATCGCCGGCAGCTAACACGATTCTTTCTGTATCAAAAAATAAAGTTTCACCAGCCGGTATAGTCAAGCTAGAGATGATTTTATTAGTCAATGTAACTGGTGAAGCTCCATATGCTACAGCAAATACATCAATAGTTACAGCATTTACTGTTTCGTCTGAGGCATTAGGTGCGAGTGTATTACAAAAGATCATTGTAGTGATAGCACTCTGCGTGTTCATATCACCCGGAGTACCCGGTGCTGTAAAAAGTGATGCTGTGCTAGTTGTTAGTTGTGTGTTTACTATCATCTTCGATCCTTAAAATATCATGCTCATAGCCAGTGCTTTTTGTTTACTTATTAATTCATTCTTGACAGGATACAGTGACAGATTGCTAAGATTATATTCTACAGGATGTGGATGATTAGTCATGTAACTCTGCCAATACAAAGTCTGCGTCCTGTTGTTATAATACAAAGCTGTACCACCAGGACTGAATGTATTAGACGAATCACCAGCATCGAAAGAATATAATACAGAAGAAGCATTGACATAAGATGGCACTACATCTATATCATTGATCTGTAACGGTGTTTGAAATTCAGTTTTACCTGTACCTTGTGGTCTAAAAATTATGTTAGTATTGCTGTTGTTATTAGAAATAATATTATTTGATATTTCTAATGCGCCTAACTCTATCCTATTTTTGTAGAAAGTAGTTGAGATAACATTGTCAACTACTACTTGTGCTAAACTTTCTGTCAGTGCTGTATTAAGTCCTGCGGAAAATGTAACTGTAGGCACTGTATAATATGTGCCCCTATCGCCGGGTAATATAGTGACTGCTGTTATTTGTCCTGCTGTCGGTGACGATGGGTTTGTATCCACTGTCACTGTACCTGTAGCGGTACTACCTGGTCCTAGAGCTCCTGTGCTTATAGTGACTGTAGCAGATGCATAATCACTACCGCCACTGATAATATCAACAGCTATCACTTCCCATCTTAAATCTAGAGTAGCACCTGCTCCGTTGAGACTATTTGTGATAGTGGCTACGTTGTTATTTGATGGTGGTAAAACTGTGTATCTTCCTGGAACAGTAAGATTGAATGATGTTATCTTGCCAGTACCATCAACTCCTGTGACTGTTGCATTGGCTGTTAATTGAGCAGTACCGCCTACTATAGAAATAACATCTCCGACAACATAGTTAAGACCTTGATTGTTGATTATGGCATTAGAGATGCCCATAACAGCTATACCAACTGCGCCACCGGCAGTATCTTTTACGATAACGTAAGTATTGTCTCTCTTGATTTCGTTGTCAGGTTCTCTGTTTCTGATAGCTAGATCTACGAATCTTTTATTTGGTATGTGATCGTCTGCGGTTACTCTTGATTCATAGTTAGAAATACCTGTAACTTTAACAACACCTGTTCCTGATCCTATCAGTGTTAGATCTCCACCGTCAGTGCCAGGATCTGTCACGACCTTTCTTACTTTTATTTTACTATTGACATAGCTTTTAGCTATGCCACCAAAACTTTCAATGATTTCCCAATCGTTGTTAGTTTCATTATATAGGAATGAAGGTAGAGGGTTTGCTACTCCTGGAGATACAAACCCCCTATCTATTTCAAGTCCAGACACTATCTTGGTAACACCATTACCGGTTTCACCTTTGTTCAATCGTATGATATTATCTTGGATCGAAAGATTAGCGACATCTACAGATACAGTATTACCCGTTACTACAAGATTCCCTACTACGTTTACTTCTGAGGTAACGAATGTGATCTTGTTAGCATTGGGCGTCTTGATCTTGTAGTCGCCGTTAGTCTGGATTACCTGACTCATTATTGATTCCTAATTATACGTAGTCGGTTGTACCGTTAGCCTTGACATACAATTGGATGTAGTCAGATGATGAATCATTTACTAGTGCCCATCTGTAGCGTGTGCCATCAAAACCTGTCATGATGCGAGCTGTTAGTTTCTTTATAGTAACTCTTGTAGCATCATTACCCGGATCTCTGTAACCTACCATGACTGCTGTTCCTGCTGTGTCGGCAGCAAAACTTGTACCTTCTGCTAGTGTTACACGGAATGTACCGTCTGTAGCATTGTATACATCGTATTTGTTTGAACCACGTTGTGCTACGATGTAGCTAGTACGAGCTGTGCTAGTTTTCATAGCAGATACCAAAATACCTGAATCTGATCCTGCCGCTGTACCAAAATTAATCTTTTTTACTGGACGTCCCATTTGTTTTCTCCTTATGTTGACGTTCTAGGTCTACGCGGTGGGTGCCGCATAATAAACTTAGATACTTTATTTATCTACGGGCTAACAATGCTATCAACTGTACTTTTTCCACAGTATTAATCACTCTGTCTATCTCATCTATGTGATTTTGTGCTTGTTCTAGATATTTTTTCTGCTTGGTCTGTCTATAATAGACTAACGCTGTGCTGTATTCTTGTATATGATTTTCTACTATTCGTTCTATCCGTTTAACATCATGGTTAAACATAGGAAAGCGTCTGCGCCAGTCGTTTATACGATCTCTTATTTCTTTAAAATCTCTTGGTTGATCAAGCGCCGTCGTCATAGTAAACACGCATTCTCAGTTGGTCGACATAAGCTGTGTCTCTATGAGGAAAATGCGGATGGCTTCTAAATTGTAGCATGATTCCAAATAATGGATCATTAATTTTAGCTGCTGTAAGATTGCTAAGATGATTTTGATCCTGCCAAAGATCAGTAGGGCCACCATAGGAAAAATAATTTTCATTTATATCTGATAACTGCTTCATGTTTTGACCTATGCGTTCATTTAGGTGTAACTGTACGATCTGATCAGTAACTCTAGAATAACGCTGACCTTTTATTTCTAATTCTATTCCTAGTATATTACCTGTGACAGAAAAATTAAAACCAGTAAAAACCAATTTGTTTGTTTCCATTATAGTCATGCCATCTCTATTAAACGTAGTATTAGAAATGCCCTGTAACGGTTCGTGTGTTTTAATCTGTTTAAAATCTAGTTTGTCGAGATTATTAAAAGCAGATAGATCCCAAGATATTCCGTCGTCAACGACTATCTCTTGTACAGCTATCGGAGTTTTCCAGGTAGTAATTTGTTCCATATCAATATTTAAGTCAAAAAGAAAGGCCCCGTAGGGCCTTTCGAACAGACGAATCTGTTTTTGATTACTTGAAGCTTACGCTTGTGTCTGTGATTTCAACACGAGCCAAGTAGTCAGCAGCATTACCAAGAGATGATGCTGTGTTGCTTAGTTCAACATAGCCATATCTTGTCATGAAGCTCACGACTGGTTCGAAAGTTGTTGGATCAAGCACAACACCACTTGACATCAATGGGATGTATGGGCAGTAGAATGCTGGAGCATCACTTTCACTTGAGCCCTTGTAGCCAACTAGCACAGGTGCGTTGTTAGCAGCATAGGCGTCTACGTACACTTTCATTGCGCTGTTCAAAGTACCAACGAACTTGGTGTTTGTTGGAGCTTCGAATGTGCCTTCTGTAGTGCGAGCAAAAGCAGAAGTTGTTGCGCTCTGTAGGATTGTTAGTGCGAATGGTGAAACTACAGCGTAGTTACCAGCACCACGACGTGTACGCTGAGCGATTAGGTTTGCTTGACGATTGATTAGAACAGCTAGGGCAGCATGTTCGTCACCAACGAATGTAGCAGTACCTGACACAGCGGTCTGGTCGTATGTTTCTGATCCTGTACCAGCTAGGTTACGTAGTGAACCTAGAACTTCTTGGTCGATTTCAGCAGTGATTTCTTGAGCCAAAGCAGCCATGATTTCTGCTTCGATGTCAATGCCTTGTTGGGCTTGTGCATCTTGAGCAGCTTCAAAAGTCCAACGAGCTGATAGCTTGCGGGTCTTTGCTTCTACTGTTTGCTTCAAGATTTGGATGCTCATCTTCTTACCAGCAACGCCTTCTAGTGCTGCTGTTGTAGCACCTGCGGCGGCTGTTGATGAAGAACCAGCAGCATTACCAGAATATGAAGCAGCGATCTTGAATGGGCTCAATGCTTCTTCACCAGCTGTTACACCACCTGCGCTGTCCGCATAGCGAACACGTAGGGTGTGGATTTGACCAACTGGACCAGTCATTGGTTGTACACCAACTAGTTCATTTGCGATGACAGTTGGCATTACACGTCTGATCACTGGAAGGATCACACGATTTAGGGTTGCGACGTTACCGGCAGAAGTAGCACCAGCGGTGGCTGACTCCGACAAATACTTGCGGGTATTTTCCAGAGTTGTTGCCATCACCGTACGACGAGTTCCTTGAAGGCCTTCAAGTAGTGCCTCTTTGGTTTCCTGCCAGCGTGACTCTAATAGTTCTGACATTATTGTTCTCCTTAAACTTTAAGTCCCGCGAGCTTGCGGATGGTAAAAATCTCAGCGGTCTTTTCTTCTCCGCTGACTGTAGTAGCCTGCTTGTTGCCTGTAACTTCAATGCCTTCTGTAATTGCCTTCTTTTTAGGAGCCTCGCCGGCCATAACGGCTGGGAGATACTTGTCAAATGCACCACGGAGTTTTTCTGTTTGAACGGATTCAAGCAGTTCGCTCATCACCGTTTTCTTCTCTCCGGCGAGTGGGCTTAACAGTTCGCTCATAATTTCTCTACGTTGTACCGTATCTTTCATGATACGAATTTCGCGGTCCTTGCTTTCGACAACGGACTGCTTATCATCAATGGCTTTCTTAGCCTCTGCTAGAGCAGCTTCTTTCTCCCTAACTACACGAAGTAGTTTTGAAGTTTCAGACTTCTCATTTAAGTGGCTAGAAGCATATTCGCTAGCATAAGCTTCGAAGATTCTGCGACCGAAATCATTCTTGCGAGCGACTTCGATGTCTTCTTTCAGTTGGCTCATCTCTGAAGCTAGCTTGTTGGTAACAGTAGCTTCAACGACTTTGGTAGCCTTCTTAACGAAATCAGACTTGACTTGTTCAAATTTTGCTTTGGCTTCACGGACTAGTTTGACTTTTGTTTCTGCTAGGTCTTTCTTGTCAGTGTGGAATTCAGCAATTTCTTTAGCTAGAGCGTTAACAATGAACGTTTCTAGTTTAGCAAAATTTTCTGCTACAGACTTGCGATCTTCGTGTAGTTCTGAAAGTTCGCCAGCGAGTCTAGAAAGCACAAAGCTCTCCATCTTCTTAGCATCATCTTTCATTTTCTTAGCGTACTTGGCTTTGGCTTCGACTAATTGATTTCTGTCTTCAGCAAGCTCTTCGAGCTCACCTTGTAGACGATCACTGATCATTTTGTCAATAGCTTCAACCATCACGCCCTTATCGTGTTCGTACTTTTGTGCGAACTCTTCACGAAGTGTAGCTGTAACTTCATCGCGATTTTCTTGAATCTTTGTTTGCCAAGCGGATTCAATTTCCGACTTGATCTCTTCGGAAATCACATTGTTTTCGAATAATTGTTTTACTATATCTAGCATGTGATTCTCCTACAAATTATTTGAGGGTCTTGATGATTCTCATCAAGCTCTCTGCTACGTATTTCTGTGCCTTAGGATCGCCTTGGACTTCCCTTGCTATATTCAATGCCTTATAACCGCCTGTTGTGTTCATTAATGCTTCGTAAACTGGTGTGGGATACGCTCCCGGGGCGCTTGGTTGTGCGACAATGTCAACGGTAATGATTTCAAAATCAGAAACCTTACCGCTGCCATCTTCTGAAACGTTACCGGAACCCCTGCTTGATACGCCTAGTTTCACTCCGTTCTCCAACATGGTTTGAATTAATTGTCCCATAGGAGTTGGAAGTATTTTTATCTTACCGTAACCATTTGGGCCGTCCATCCACATCTTAGTGATCATGTGACTAACACGGTCCAAATTTATGCGTAGATCAGCAGGATGATCCACTTCCCCTAGAACTGAATATCCACCCGCAATCTGTTCGTTGATAGTTTTGACAGCCCGAGCAATTTCAGTAGAGGGATAAACACGCTGATTCTGGTTTCTGATATCACCTTGGATACAGATACCGTGGAGATGCAGGGTCTTTCTATCCCCTTCCTCGGAACTTTCAAGAACCAATTGCGCTTGGTCGAAACTCAGATTTTCTCTAAGGTAGTTTTTCACCTAAAGGGCTCCGATTACTTCTTACCGCGGAAAAGACTTGCTGTGTTATCAGCTGATTCGCCTGAACCTTTCTTTTCTGCGCCATGTCCTGGTTCTTTCTTAGAAAAAGCACTGCCTGCTTTTCCACCAGGAACATTGATGTTACCTGTGTTCATGTCTTGTGGCTTGTTCTTGCTTAGACCTGTTTCTGAACCACCGCCTTCGCCGCCTTTTGCGATGTTAGCAGTTGTTCCGCCCATGTCATTCTTGCCAGCTACTGTGCTCTTGGTATTTGTAGCACCTGTTACTGAACCAGACTGTGCGCCTACGGCCTTGCCTTCGCCTTTCTGATTGTTTTTGTCCCAATCGTTACCAACTTTTTCTACGTATTCACGTACTGTGTCTAGGTCTTCGACTGTTTCAAATTCTTCTGAACCATCTAGTGCGTCAGCAGCAGCGTCCATGTGTCCTGCGTGGTCACCTGGTTCGCCTGTTTCTTCTTCATGCTGTTCGCCTTGTAGGAATTGGTCAAAAGCTGCTTGTAGTTCGTCGATAGCAGAAGCTAGGTCTTTGATATCGCCCTTGGTTGCTTCAGCATCTTCGTCATGGCCTTCTTCGCCTTCTTCGTCACCGAATGGGTTTTCTTCGCCTTCTTCACCGCCTTCATCATCGCCTTCCATATCGTCGATCATGTCGTCAGTTTCATCATCAGCTTCGCCCATTTCGACGTCTTCAAATGACTCATCCATGTCATCATTTTCTTCGTCGTCTTCTTCGCCTAGATCTTCTTCTTCTAATTCGCTTTCGATTAGATTTTCGTAAATTTCACGGGATTTTTCCACTACGTAGTTGTGGAAGATTTCTTCTGCTTTAGCGGTATCGTTGTTTACGATATGCTCTAGCATTTCTGCGATTTTATTCTTGTCTGCCATGTTAATTCCTCCTGAATATTGTGGGGCTGTCGAATATATTTAATGCTAAGATAATATTTGGGTATTAAATGATGCTTTTTTGATCAATTTTGATTATTTAAATACGCAACCAGGAAAATCCTCTTCGAACTGTTCAAAATTGATATGTCGGAGATTGCCTGTTATATCAGACAGATTCTTAGGGCAGAAAGCATCTTTTTCTGCTACCCTTGTAAATATTACTTTTTGATTTTCCTTGATCACACGTTCAGTTTGATTGCTCCAGTTGCCAAAATAGGTAGCAGGTTCGCTGCTACACTTGTAATTTGGAGTGTCTGCGTATACATTATTGAATTTTTGATCTATTCCTTGATAGTCAAAACCCAGAATATAGATGTTGGTTATGCCGTGGCTAGCAGCTAACCAAAGTGCTGTAGGACCTGAGCTCCAACCTTTATGAGGGTTAAAAAAGTTTATACCCTGCTCATTTAACACTTCTTTATTAGGATTAGTCCATACAGGACGCTTGTATTGATAGCCCGCGGCTACTATTTCTTTGATCATTTTGACATCTACTGCCACTAGAAAGTCTGGATCAAATTCTCGATATAGTGCGTTACAGCCGTAGATCTTGCCCCATTTTTTCATCTCAGCAAGATTTACACGCAGTCTACTGCGTCCGTTACCGAGTACAAATGCTGTGTTATTAGGCTGCGGGCTGTTCTGCTTCAGGTTTCTGTCCATACATCTGCTGTATAAATTCTAGCTCAGCAGCCTGTTCGAACTGATGGGCTTCGCTTTGCTTGCGAAGCTGATTGATTTGTCGAAGAGTCAATGAAATCTTACGTGTGTCGTCTTTTCTTAAGACACTGGTATCAGCACGATTTTCGTAGCGTTTGTCGTCTACGTACTCGTTTTGTTGGTCGTTGAAATAGAAGAATTCGTAAAGTTTCATCTTGTATTTATTAGATAGTCTGCTGAGTCGGTGGTGCTGGCGGTGCTGCTGTAGCTGCTGCTGTTTCTGGTGCTTCTGAGGTTCCTGGTTCAGCAGCCGCTGCCATATCTTCTGGTGCTTCTGCTGTTTGATCGCCTAGATCGCCTGAAATACCGTCCGGTGTAACTCCTACTCCACGCAATTCTGCTGCTGCGTTTAGAGCTGCTGCTACAGTAGAACCATTTTCTTCTTTCCACATACGTTCGTTTTCTACGATCTCTTCTTGGCTCAATCCTAAGAAACGTTTCATAGAGAAACGCTTGCTGAGGTAAGGCACTTCTTGTAAAGCAGCAAACGTCTGTACTCTAGCGTTGTCCAGTTCGCTCTGACGATAAGCTGCGAAGTTTTGTGGAGGATTAAATTTAAGTTCAAACAGAGAATTGTCAATATTGATGCCTTGATCTATCAACCATCTCTTGTATTCTAGATCAAACTCTCCGATCATCAGGCTCTGTAGACGTTCGCAATATTTGTTAAAACGCAGTTCTTGAATGTAGGCTGTGCCTACTTTGCCATCCACATGCTGTGCTTGACTGTCGTCAGGCATGGTTGGCAAGTAGCTGCTAGGTATGCGCAAAGCACGGAATAGTTTATTAGTAAAGTAGCGTAGATCGTCGATTTCGCCTAGATTAGTACCACCTGGTAGAACATCTACTTTTGATCCTCGACCTTCTGCGGTCTGGGGAAAGAAGTAGTCTTCAGAGATGCTCAACGGATTATAGCTAGCATCTATGATGTTCTGTCCGCCGCCTGCTTGGCTAGGTATACGACGTTGATTGATTTCATTTTTCACACGCTCAACAAAGCTCATGGCCATGTGTGCGGGCATGTTACCAACGTCTACATAAAACACACGACGTTCCGGAGCACGTTGTATACGATAGATAACGATAGCATCTTCAAGCAATTCTTTTTGCTTGTAGACTTTGAATACAGATTCTAACAGGCTGTTGCCAAATGGATAGTTGTTATCTAGTCCTTCTGATAAGCTGATGTGTATAACATGTTCAGCATCTATAGCGATTTCGTTTTGATTTACGCTGAATCTGCTGCCAGTCTGTGTAGGTGCTGCTCCTACCATGCCTCTTCCTAGTGCGCCACCGCTGATATAGTTGGCTGTGCCTGCGGGTGTGTTGCTAGTGTTAGGGCTTATGTTTGTAGCTACGAGATGCTTAAAGTTGAGATTAAAATCTCTAACAACATACTGTTCTGGTTTTTTGCCTTCGCTTTCGTTGACGATGATCTTGGTAACTTTACCTGGATCTACATAAAACCATTTTTTAGTTTCTGGATCACGTACAAAGAACGCATCACCGTATTTGAATATATTTCTAATGATCCTAAACAGTCTAGTATCGAACTGATTCTGTTTGTGCCATTTTTGTAAACTGTCTTTTAATATCTTGACTTCAGTGGCTGTAGGTGTGCCTTTAAACTGGAATTGGAATCCTGTATAGTTGTCTCTGTTGTCCTGCGTACAAAACTCTGCTAGAATATCTAACGCTGCGTTGACTTCTGAATCCATGTCCATAGTGTCATATTGCATATAACGTTCTGTACGATTAGGTGTACCTGCGTAGACGTCGGGCAGGTAAGAACTATAATTTACTTTGGCTGGACCCGGACGAGAACCATTGCCCAGTGGGCTGAATGTCCCTGTTTGCGCTCCAACTGTAACGGGTGTAAAATATTTTTTCCAGCTCACTGTATTCTCCAATTATGCCATGTAAGGCATTTTAACTCCTTTTTGAACATGTGCTTTGTTTTGATCTATATATAGTTCTTGTCTGGCTATTTCTAGAAGATTGGCCATATTAGTATTTAAACTAGAAATGAATTGTACCATCTCGATTTGATCTTTGCTATTAACTATTCCTTCCAGCTGTTGAGGTGTAACTACAGCTTCTCTGCCATGTAGAATCGCTTTTGTACCTGCTCCAAATTCTTCAAACAGCTTGCCTGTAGCACCTAGAGATCCATACGCACGAGAAGCGGGCGGTGCTCCCGGAGCTGCTCGAGTCGATGCTGCTGGATTATTTGCTTTTGGTCCTTCACCTGGAAAAAATATTCTAGGATCAAACGTCCTTTCATTTTCTGGTTTTCCTCTAAATCCTTGTACTTGTACAGTATTAGGTGTTAGATAACTAAACCAAGACCCTGTTAACAGGTTGTTTGGTCCTATACCTATAGTCTGTCCAGCAGTTACTGGTTTTCCTCGTATAGCATCAAAAATAGCTTTACTTTTTTCTTTATCAAATCCCGAAATCCTTAGAGTTATACCTTCTCCGGAATTAGCTTTTTCATCCCATAATTCTACAATTTGTTTTTCGATGTCAGCTACAGTGATCAAACCATTAAATGGAGCACCAAATGGTTCATGACCTTTAGCGAATTCCCATCTTCTTGTGGAATTTTCTAATGGAACCGTAGCAGATCCAAACTCAGAAGCGCCGGGCACCACCAGTTCTCTAGTTTGATCTTGTGTAAGATATGTACCGGTCATCTTGCCACCAGCAGACGGAGCGACAAATTGTTGAGTATTAACACCAATAGTGTTAGCTATTGTCATAGTTTCTGATTCAGTTGATGCGTCTGGTGCTATCACAGAACCAGCATCTCTTTGTATTGTTGTAGCTCCTCCAGAAGAAGTCATGCCGCCTCCGGCTGCTGCTCTTCCTAACGCATTTTTCATTTGAGCTCTTCGTAAATTATCGTCATATTTTCCTAAAAATAAACTTACGACACTGTCTGGAGCTCCTTGGGCTACAAGAAAATCAGATATAAGCCTTTTTATTTCTACATACATCAATCTTGCCCAGCCTTCGAGATGTACAAATATCTTGTTCCTGCCTTCTTCGCTAAACATATTATCATATACAGCAGTCATAGCGGGCATAGCAACATCTTTGATCCATTTAGAAAGATCTTCACCTGCTTGTTTTAATAAAGCAGGTAGAGGTTTTAATGCTTCTCCCATACCTTTTAATACAGGTATCAATGTGTCAAAAAAGTTTTTCCTAGCATCTTTGAATGCTAAACTAAATGTATCTAGGATTTTTGTTATACCTTCGTATTTGTTTTTTTTATTTCTACTGTCTTCTATAGCTTTCCTAAGTTCAGCATCAGTCATCTTGCTGATATCACCAAAACTAAGAAGATCTTGTAACATTTTAGTCATGCCAGGGCCTAATTGTCGTTGACCTTCAGCTGTGGCCAGTGTGGCCATAAAGAACGACCTGTTGTTTTTAAAATGCTGTAATCCTACTCGATACAATTTAAAAGTTCTTTCAGATTCACCTTTGTTGTATTCTTCTTCGGTTACATTATGATCTCTAGCCTGTCTTAGATCTTCTTCTAGAACCTGTCTCATACCCTGTGCTAATCCCAATATTTGGAAAGCACCTTGCGTGACTGGTGTAGTGTTTGCCGCCTGTGCTTTGTGTAAGTCGGCACCTTGGTCTCCAAACAGAGCTATCATCCTAGTCAGTCTAGTTCTCATCTTGCCTTGTTCTTGTGGATCTAATTTTGCCAATGATCTTTGATAGATCACATCTTGTTCAACTGCTGCTACTTTTTGAGCTAGAGATTTTCTGTCAACTCCTGACATAGATGCTAGCGCATCTAGGTTTTCTATATAACCAACAAACGCTTTGTTAAGATTAGCTGTCCTCTGTGTATTTTCTTGATTGCCCTGATTGGTCATTATCAACCATTTAGCAAACATATCTCCAGATTCTTCTTGATTTATTCCCAGCTGTAACAGTCTTTCTCTAGCACCACTAGTTCCATTATATAGATTTTCAAAACTCATAGATAGGCGTTCAGCGCCTGATCTAACATCTCCAGATAATAGAGATAACCCTTGAGCATTAGAAACTACCAGATTAGCAAATTCATCTAAATCCATCCTGGCATTAGCAGCAGCATGACGTAGAGCCAACGCACTATTACCAAAGTTAGCACCAACAGCAGAAGTCTTTTTAAGAGTCGAGTTCCAACCTTCTACTACCGCTGTGGTCATCACAAATATATCAAGGAAACCTCCAACTAGCCCGCCAACTAACGGAACTTTCTTGATAAAAGTATCGTTCATTACTCTGGCAAAATCACTAAAAGTATTAGTGTTTCTGTCCATAGCACCTTTGAACATGTCTACGCTTTTTTTGATAGCATTAGCAGCTTTGCTGTCTAATTTTGATATAGAATCCGCTATTTCGCTTGAGCTTTTTTCGTAAGCTGCGGCAGCACCGGCAGTGCTTCCTCTGTTAGTTTCTCCACCTGAATTTTTGTCAAGTTTCTGTATAGCTTTAAGAAGTTCTTGTAAGCTGGCTTCAGAAACTGCGTTGTCTATAACGCCTCTGGTTCCTGATATGATTATTTCTACATTGCTATTAGGCATAGATCATATTACCTGATTGATGTCTTAAAGTTTCTAGGTGAGATTTATTAATGTCTATTTTTTCTTTATAGATGCTGATAAGAGTGTTCATCTTAGAATTTAGATCATTGATCATTTCTCCTACATTAACCTTGCCGCCTGTTGAGATTATATCTTCCATCTGGCTAGGTGTGATAACAGCTTCTCGTCCGTGTAGTTCGACAGGAGTTCCTGCTCCAAACTCTCCAAACAATTTTCCCATAGTACCTAAGGTACCAGTACTCATTCCTTTAAATTGCCAATGCCATGGTTCGTATGGTTGTTGTAAAGGCCCTTCCCATCCAAATCTAGTAGCATTCCTTTTTAGCCAATCAAAAACTTTAGGATCACGTACATTGATATCTGTTGCTAATCCCCAACCATGTTTAGAAAATCCTGGTCGAGCAGCCAGTGTGGGTTTTCTATTTTTAACGTCTACTTGTTCTGCGAATGTTCTATATGAATCAGTTACATTTAGATTGATACCTTCTCGACGAGCAGCATCAGCCATGGCTATAAAAGCTCTAGCCGCGCTTGGTTGTAATCTATGACGTCCTTGTCCTATGCTAGCTAATGCGCTGTCTGGTAGTCGACCGTTGCTGCCGTCGGTCATGTTTTCCTGAGGACCATAAGTATAACCTTGTGGAGCAGGTCCAGGTCCTCCGGGAATAGGAGCACCGCCGCCAGCGGCTGCTTCACGTGCTTCTCTTCTTTGTGTTTCTAATGCCGCAGCATAACCACGTCTTGCTGCGTCAGCTATCGGTGTTGCTGGTTTAGGAATAGCTGCTAGATCACGTTCTTTCTGTTTGAGTACTTCTTCTAATTCTTGTTTTAGTTGATTATCTGCTTCAGGACTTTCAAAGGCTTTCCTTATAGCATATCTTAGATAAGCAGTTATAGTGCTAAACCATGATTCGATCTTGACATTCCATCTTTTCCACCCATTAGCATCTGTAAGTTCTTCAAAAAATCCTACAGCATCGGGTAGATACTCACCTACCCATCGGCCTAGTGTCGTGCCCATTTCTTTCATCTTGTCAGCTACACCAGCTTTGATCAATTCGCTACCTATACCTTCTAATATCGGCAATAGCACATCTATCACTTTTGTCTGGAAGTCGTGTGCGCTGAGTCCAAACGCATTTAATATCCTAGTTAATGGATCACCTTCTTTATTTTGATTTTCAAGCTGTAACAAGAATCCTTCTATCTCATCTACAGATTTCATGTTCGCAATTTTTAGAGTAGTCCTGTTTAATGCTTCCGTGGACTGCCCTATTTCTTTCATGCCAGGCGCACCACTGGCTATCATAGAATAAAGTGCGTCATTGGCTTTACCTAGTCTAGCAGATTGGAATAGACTTTCGGCTCTGCTTCTTCTCATACGCTTGCCGTATTCTTCTTCATCTAGTCCTGATTTAGCTAGAGCTTGTCCTCGTCTTGCTTCTGCTACCAGTTGAGGATTTAGTGTCATTAACAATTGAGCAGCATCAGTCTGTGGTGCTACTCCTAGATACAGTGCTCTAAACAGTTCAGCTCCAGTTTCGCCATACATGCTTTGGAAATAGGTCATCTGTTGCATGATACGGTTTCTAGCTTCAGGAGCCAAGCTGTTTAATTTTAATTGGAAAGCTGCGTTTTGACTTTCTTTTTCAGCTTTTGCCTGTAGATCCTCTACGCTTTCTCCAGTCATCCTAGAAATCAACATGATGTTTTTCATGTAACTTTCAAAGGCTTGGGCTGCTGCTGGTCCTTGTATCCTATTGTCTCTCACACCTCGGTTGACCATGGTATACCAAGAGGTCATGTTGTCTGCTAGTTGGTCAACAGTTCTGCCCAAGTTAAGCATCCTTTCACCAACACCGCCTGAACCTTTATAAACTTCTCGAGAAAAATCTGAAACTTCTCTCGCACCTTCAGTGACTCCTCGTCCTAGCATAGCAAAATCTTTGCTGCGTTTAGCTATTAATTGACTAAGTCCGTCCATGTCTAGGTAAAGACCGGCTGCTACTGATCTCATTTCCATGATGCTGTTGTTAAAATTAGCACCATATGACGATGATTTTTTAAGATTATCGTTCCAACCTTCTAGTACTTTAACACCTTGGACAAACACATCTCCTAGAGCACCAAGTGTTTCTCCAACGAAAGGCAAATTCTTGATCAGTCCATTATTCAGCGCCGCTGAATATTCACTCATCTTGTCGCTGCCGCTGGCTATCATGCCAGCGAGATTAGTAGTAGTTCCTGCTAAAGCACCTATGCCTTTAGCTAGTTTTTTACCCCATTCAGATTTGGCTTTATCAGTATTGTCTGCTCTGTTAGCAGCACCACCGCCTCCACCGCCACCAGAACTGCCGCCCATGGATTTGTTGATAGAATTGACCGATTTGATAATTTCCTGTAAGGTAGCTTCGCTGGCAGCGTTTTCAATAACGACACCGTCTAGTTCACCACCCAGGATTTGTACTTTTTGTATGGCCATCTTTCCTACCAATTATGAAAATGCCAGAAATCTACGCATATAAATATCTGAACACTATTATATTTATAGGTATAGAAAATGGCAGAATTTATCAACAACTTAAACCCAACATCTGCGCAGCCAGCACCTGCTGTGAAAACAGATAAAAATCCTCTAGCAGCATTTTTTCGACAGCCCAAAATTTGGATTTCGCTGCCTAGCAAAGGAGAGTTTTACCCAGAAGGTGCTTTAGAAAAAACTATCAACAACGAGTATCCTGTGTTTGCTATGACAGCTCGAGATGAACTGTTGTTTAAAACACCAGATGCGCTGATGAACGGTGCTGCTACTGTAGAAGTTATACGTAGCTGTGTACCTAACATCAAAGATGGTTGGGCAGTGCCTAGCTTAGATGTTGATGCTATCTTAGTAGCTATCCGTATCGCTACCTACGGCGAAGAAATGGATGTCACCGCAGGTTGTCCTAAATGCGAAACTGTAAATGATCTAGCTGTTGATCTAAGGAATGTGTTAGATAGTCTTAACAAAGTAAATTTCAATAAAACTGTCGAGATAGGCGATAGTATGTTGGTTCATCTACGTCCTATGGACTACAATCAATTGACCAAAGTCAGCTTAAAAGCATTTGAACACCAGCGTATATTTTCTATCATCAATGATGATCGTATCGAGGAACAGGAAAAAGTTAGGATGTTCCAAGAAAGTTTTGTCAAGCTCACTGATTTGACTATCGATTCTGCTGTTAATTGTATTAGTAAGATCGAAAGTACAGAAGGTAGCACAGATAATCCAGAGTTTATCAGAGAATTTTTAACCAACGCTGATAAATCTATATTCCAATCTATCACTGATGCTGTAAACAAAAGCAAAGAAAGCGGAACTATGAGCTCATTTAAAGCCAAATGTTCCAAATGCGAGCACGAATGGTCCGTAGATCTTAACATGGACAGCTCGGATTTTTTCGGTTCAGGCTTTCGTCGTTAACGATTGATGAAATCCTGGCTGAGACGAAAGCCCTTGACGAACAGGCCAAAGACGTTAAACTTGAAGCTTTTAGATGTATATGGTACCTGCGTGGAGGAATGTCTTATACCGAAGCCATGAACCTCAGCTATGAGGAAAGAGAAATAATACAGAAGTTAGTAAAAGAAAATATAGAAATCGCTAAGACTTCTGGACTGCCTTTCTTTTAAGCCTGTATTCGTTTTAACAGCGTGAATGCTTTTTGTGTAGTAGCAGGATCAGCTTTCATCAGATCGATCATAGCAGATGCTAGCACTGCTTGATGTGTCCTACTTAACTGTCCACCGCTCTTGACCGTGCTCACAGCCATTTTTAATTGAGCTGGATTGACATTAGGCAATAGCTGTGTTAACGCATTGACGTTTAGCGAACCTTGTATACCGCTTTGTCCGCCACCAGAAGCATCGCCTGCTTGCTGTCCAGTTAGACCTCCAGCGACACCTTGTTTAAAACTGTCCCAAGCACTGCCACCGCCCTGGGCAGCACCTTGATTGCCTCCACCCATAGGACCTTGTGCGGCACCACCTTGGTCAACGATATTACCTGTGTTTGGATCTAGTCCATAGCCCATCTTGGCAGCATCATGAGCAGCTTGCATGAATGCTTTGTCTAGTGTAGCTTGTGGAAGAGCTTCTTCAGTGTACATGCTCATGTTTAGACCTTTAGAACGGATTTTAGCTGCTCCTGACTTAAAAGATCCGGCAGCATTAGCATTAACACCTTTTGCGGCCTGTATTCTTATCTTATCATCAGCGGTCCGTGCCCATCCAGGTTTGTTCTGAGCGTCAGCTGCAGCCTGCTGTGTAGCCATAGCAGCTTTACCTGCGGCTTTACGTGCTTTTTTATCAATTTTATTAGTGTTCTGTTGCGCTGGCGTTTGTGTTTGTGATGCGCTAGGTTTTGTTGTTGGTTGTGCTGCTGCTGTTGGTTGTGCTGTTGCTGTTGGTTGTGCTGTTGGTTGTGCTTGTGATGCGCTAGGTTGAGCTGTAGCTGTCGCATCGTCGTCTCCTGTTGGCTCAATCCTGTCTTGTGGCTGTTCAGGATTAGCTTTTAGCCTGTTGCCTAAAGAGCCAGCAGCGCCTTTCATCTTGCCCATGATGCCACCGCCCATAGGACCTTTCGGAGCTCTGTTACCAGTAGCAGAGTTAGCTTCTTTGTCTAAAACCATCTTAGCGCCATCAGATGGATAACCTTTGCTTTGTAGGAAACGTAGTACAGCATCAGCATCAGGTTCTAGCTTAGTAGCACCAAGGAATCTGTTAAAATCTCTCATTAGAGCATTAGCGATAGCACCAGTATCTAGTTTACCAGCAGCTTTATCACTGCCAAATTTACTCATTATACCAAGTCCAGCTCGTTTGAGCATGCCTTGTGGTGCTTCTTTGACCTGTGATTCGATTAAGATATCATTGATTCTCATAGTGAACGTTTCCTAAATTCTATTTTATATTTATTCTTTTTGAAGTGAGCTACGCTCACTTGTGTCTATCGCTTTCGCTCAGCCACATTTTATTTCTTCTGATAGTATTTAATCTTAGATGCGAAGCATTTAAGTATTATCTAGATAGTATGGTCACACTTAGCCCGTCGCCGGGCTAAAAATAAAACTGAGCATTATCTGAGTAGCACAGTCACACAGCAGTAGAGCATTACAGAGGCGGTCATCCGGTACCTCGAGCTCCGTCTTATCATGACGGCGGCATACGCTAATCTGCTATCACTAGCGTATACGTGGGGTTTTTCTCCCCTCATTTAGCCTATATTGACTCCGTTCAAACAGCAAAACCGCAGGCTTTTTTGCGATCGACGTCCTGTAAAGGATAGTTGCTGAGTACCTCTTCGCCAAGGTAGAGTTCCTTACCGCCACACATCAGAGCGGATTTTGGGCACCATAACAGTCACCGGTGCGGGTTTTTTTGGCGATTATTTTGCCTTTTCGTGCTCTAAAAGACGCTGCCTAAGTATGTTTGAGCCGCCTACTCTGACGTTTATAATGCCATTATAATAGTCATCTGTTTCTAAAACTCGGCGTTCAAACTGCTCTCTTGCCTCTAAATAGCCCATTTCTGCCTTGCTTTTACAGTAATAAAGTATTTCTCTGGTGAAGTTTTCCGGACCTAATGCTTGGACGTCTGCGTTTAACCTGTCGCTAGAACCCCAGTAATCGCGCCAATCGCTTTCTACTGTGCTTCTGCGCTTGAGTTTTTTGCCTTTGAGAGGAGGTTTAGTACGTTTAAATTGTGCTAGTTTCTTGCCTATGTACTTCTGGCCGGTAGTAAGATTCGTGATGAGATAAACAAAGCCAATATAGCCTTCGGGTATTTCTTCTACGATTTGATTTTGATATGTCCAAAGCACTCACTTAGTTATTTTCGGTGGCCTTCCTAGCTTGCCTTTTCTGGATTCCTTACGGTTTTGCCTTTTGTTTTGTATTTCTACTCGCCTTACACTTGCCTCATTGCGTATTTCTGATAACCAATATCGTGCCTTTATACCAGCAGCATCGCTTGTGCCGTACTCAAACTTGTCCTGCCATTTAAAATATTCCTGGAAGGCTTTGATCAAGCGATCATGCGTATCTGTGCTCATTGTAGTATTTCTACATCGTTAGAATATGAAGTGAAACCGTTTTCCTTGATGACCTTGAGCACCTGATTAACCCTGCTGGTTAGATCGTCTCTATGGCTGATCAAAAACACATTCTTCTCGCGTTCACGTGTCATCTTCTTTAGGATAGCTATGCTGGATTCTACACCACTAGCATCCATGCCTGAATCGATCATTTCGTCGATAAACAGTAAATTGATGCTTTGATATAGGTTTTCCCACACATCACGGAACGCCCAGCTCAAGCTCAAGATCAATCTATTGCGTTCTCCTCGGCTTAGATTGTCAAAATCTAGATCTTGTCCTAGTTGTGTGATAAGCACAGTAAGATCGCTTTGGAATTCCACAGTATGTGGCAATCCTATCTTATCCAGATAATAAGTTAGACGTGTGTTTAGATAGTTTAAATTCTGATCAATGATTTTTTTACGTACAAAACTATCTTTGTTAGTCAGTAATTTGTACAAAAACTCCTGATGATCTTTGACTTTGGTTAGATCATTGACCTTGCTCCAGTCTATTTCCTGTACCGCTGTGTTTCTAAGTTCATCGATTTGTTCTTGATACGGATCTTGTTCAGCTTGTTTGGCTGCTAGATCTTTTTCTAGACCGCTAAGAGTAGTCTTGTGATTATAAGCATCGTCGATATTGTCGTAATTAACCAGAGGTGCTGCTCCTAGCTCGCCTATTTCTGCGATAGCGTCTAGTAGTTCTGCTATTTGTTTTTCTGATTCAGCAACGGCAGCTTGGCTTTCTTCTACTTGCTGTGCTTTTTTCTCGACCATAACCATGTGTTTCTCGTCATGAATGTCTTGTCCACAGCTATGACATTTGTGTTCAGCTAAAGTCAGCAGTTCGCTTTCTAGTTTATCTAGATTTTTCTGTTCTCTATCTTTGGTCGCAGACTGTCTAGACATCTGCGAATTGAGACTGTCTAGATCTTTTTTGTTCTTGCTCCATTCTGCCAGTGCTTTTTGATTTTCAATCTCTTGATCGATGTCTATCAAACCAAGTTTCTTGATAGCTTTTTCTAGATCATTGATAGAATTATCTTTGTTAGTTTGCCATAGTTTGAGTTTTCTTTCTAATGCTTCGATACTTTGCTGTATGCGCTCATTAGATACCTTGATAGTTTCTATCTTGGTATTTTCGGCAGCGATCATGTCTTTAGAAATGCGTATGCCTTCTTTTAACAGTTCGGCTTTTTCGCTCAAGATAGTGATTCCTAACAACTGTTCGATAATAGCACGTTGGTCGTTGGGTTTCATGCTAAGGAAAGGCTCGGTATAGGTATTCAAAGCCACGATGTGTTTGAACATGTCGTGGCTCATACCTATTACTTTTTCGATTTCTTTCTGTGTTTCTCTAGAATCGCCTTGACTTTCGTCTTTATCGTCTGGGTTTTGTTCTTGACCGTTAATGCTAAACTTCAGTAGATTGGGTTTACGTCCGCGCTCAATATGATATTCTTGCCCATCCTTGTCAAACGTGATAGTAACTAGCATGTTTTTGCTATTGATCTTGTTGATAAGATTATCACGTTTGATATTTGTCAGTGCTTGTCCATAGATAGCATAACTTAAACCATTGATGATAGTAGTTTTACCTGTGCCGTTGCGGGCTCCTATATCATCGCCGCCGAGATCTAGATTTTCACCTAGCACCAAAGTTAGCAGACCCTTGTCAAAATCCACAGCTTGGGTTTGATTACCCACACTCATAAAGTTTTTAACAGTTAAATTCTTGATCTTTATCATAGGTTATTGTAGATCTCCAACAGCAGCTTCTTGTCATATGTTTCGGAATCTATACTGGTTATCTGATTCATCACGATAGTGTCTACACTTTCAAACTGTAGATCCACAGGAACAGCATTACTAGATTCGATTTCTGTTTTTTCCGGTATCAACATCAGCTCTCGAAGATCATATTGCTTTATAAAAGTTTCTTTGATAAAGTTAGCTTCTTCGAAAGTGATAGGAACGTCTATGGTAACACGACAGTGCATCTTAGACTTTAACAGTGTATCTGGAGAATCTATGATGCGGCTGAGTTTGTAGTGTCTGTAAACAGGCTGTTGTTGCCAAGTTCGATATTCCGGCGCACCTCCCCACTCTAACAACATCATACCTCGATCATCATCGCCGGCATCTGCGTAGTTGTGTGGAAAAGCATTACCAATATAAGTAATATTGCCTTGTGTTTGACGTTTGTGAAAATGTCCGCTAAACACATATTCTTGGTTAACGAAATGGTTGCTTTGTAATTGACCGTGATCAGGCATCTGTACCATAGCGTTCATATAGAATAATGGCAATTCAAAGTGTCCAAAAATGTAACGACTTTTGATATCTGGCACAGTACGCCATTCATCGCCTACTAACCATGGTAAAAAAGTCACACCGTCTAATGTTAGCGGATCCTTGATAGGCACAACGTTTGGAAACAGGCGCATGAATTCAATAGAATTAATTTCTCGCTTGTCTTTGTAGAATAGATCGTGATTGCCTAAAATGAAATAGACTTTTTCAAAGTTAGCATTCAGTCTTTCGATGTTGCTAACTGTATAGTTCATGGTGCTGACATCAGTAGTTGACCTGTTATGATGCCAGTCACCTAAGAAGATACAAGTTTCAGCTCCTGCTTTTTTAGCTTCTTCACAGAACCATATGACAAAATCTTCACAATCTATGTTGTGGATCCTGCTACCTGATTTAAGGCCAAAATGGATATCTGTGAAACAAGCGACTTTGTTGAATAATCCCATCGACGAAACTCCTAATTAAATTGTAGACGGCAACGTTGACAAAGTCAATCGTCGCTGCCCCAATCCATGTTAAAATTTGCGTCGCTCACTACAGGACTAACAGGCCCTGCGCTAGTTGATTTACCGCTGTTCTGTCTGGTCCAACTGGGATTCATACCATTCATTTCAAGGATGTCATCTCTAATATTTTGATTACGCTTTTCAATGTTAATGATCCGTACAAAACTGTTAGTAACGGCAGCAGTATAGTAAGCGAAAGGGTTATTAGACTTGCTTTCATCGAACTGAAGGCCAATTTGAGTAAGCTGTAAGATCGCTTGTCCTCGCATTTCATCGTTGTAGGTATATCCTCTGACATTACCTCTGGTAGCGTAACGCTCGCAGAGTTTGATAAACATCCTAGCAAGATTATCAGTCATGCGTCCGTGTTCTTTGCTAAAGTGTCCGTTTTCCATACCACCGATCCAGTGGCTTTTGCCTACGCAGATTAGGTTATCATTGTCATCAAACTTCCAATGTTGGAATGGAGGAAAGTTGATTTTTTCGTGACTGTCTGCGGTATTTTTAACAGTCTTTTTCCGACCAGGTGCCAATGGAATATGTTCCCACGACACGATCCTAAAAACAACATCGGTCTTTAGTATCTTTTTATAATCGATTTCAAAGTTTTTAGCAGAAGCTTTTTTATCTGTTAGAGCTGCTTTTTCATATGCTTGTTTGGATAGACGTGCTGCCCTTACTCGTTTAGCTTCGGCAATAGTACGAATATTGATTTTTTCCAAGCTGGGCAGTATTAAATCATAGTCCGAAAATTCAGGTGCTACATATGAACAGTATGTATTTTTGCTTCGGTGTATTTCTTTGAGTAGGTCCTTGTTAGTTAAGTATTTTATTTTAGTTGTGGTCATTCAATGGTCCTCAGAATTACTTATATAATAGCACATTTTTAAGGAAATAAATAGAGTAAAGGATACCAAAAGACATGGCTTTACCTACAACAACGCAATCGACAGCAGGAACCACAACTAAACCGACGATCTATGCGGCTACAGATAAAGGTTATACTGGCTTCTTGACTGGTTACAGTGCTCCTAAGGAGTATTTGTACTCTAGCAATATAAACTATGCTAATCAGCTAGGTGGCCTGGCTGGCAGTTCACTTAATGGTGGTGGCAGCGGCAGCGGCGGTGGCGGCGGACTAAGATTGCCTAGTCTGAATCTAACTGGTCTAGACAAAGCTCTCGGAGTACTAGGAGCTGCGGCAGCATTGATGCAGCTACCTCAAGCTATCGGTAACGCGGTAACAGGTCTAGCACAGACCGCAGCAGGTATTGCCAAAGCAGGTTTTGATTTGGTAGAATCTATCAGAAATATAAGATTCAGCTTGCCAGATTTTTCTAACATATTCGATGGGGCTACTACAGCATTTTCTACGATAGCAAGTCCTGCCAATCCTAACGATTGGCGTGTGAGATTGAATACTAATTTTGCCTTATTAGGCAATGGTGCCACACCTGACATATTAGAGCCGTTGAAAAAAACCAATGGTATGATTTTTCCTTTTACACCGTCTGTTATGGTCACACATAAAGCAAACTATAACACGACAGAGCCGATGCATAATAACTTTGCTGTACAATCTTATAAAAACAGCAACGTAGAAGATATAACAATCACTGGAGATTTCGCAGTACAAAATGATGACGATGCCAAATATTTTGTAGCAGTGGTAGCATTTTTAAGAGGTGCTACTAAGATGTTTTATGGAAAAAGTACACCAGCTGGAAATCCACCTATTGTTTGTACTTTATCCGGATACGGTACATATTTCTTTAACAATGTTCCTGTAGTGATTAAAAGTTTTAGTACAGAAATGCCTAAAGATGCCAACTATAAAAAGATTGTCGTGGGAGGAACCCCACATTGGGTACCAATGACTAATTCGATTACTGTTATAGTATCGCCTGTTTATAACAGAGCTCAACTGCGAGAATTTTCTATAGCAGATTATGTTAGCGGAACCGCTCAAGGAATTCTATAATGACTGCTACCTACACTAGAACTTCACCTTGGTATACGACCAAGATAGTAAACAATTATCTTGATACATTGACTATCAGGCAGATACCGGCAGCTGATTCGGATGTTAAGTATTCTATCGGTAGTCAATATGATCATAGACCGGATCTACTAGCTTATGATCTATATGGTGACGCTGCTTTATGGTGGGTGTTTGCTCAGAGAAATATGGATGTCCTAAAAGATCCTGTTTACGATTTTGAAACTGGAACAGTGATTTCTATACCAAAAAAAACTGACCTGTTAAGATATTTAGGATTATAATATGGCAGAAGGCTCAACTCTACCTCAGACATTTGTTTCGTCTTCTAATGTAGTACGAGTTACAGCGACGTCTAACGCAGCGACAGTTGCTGTCACGCCTAGCAGTTCTACAAACCCCGATAGTCTGTTTCCTAATCTAATACCTAATCCTTTAAAAAAATATGCCAGTTATACATATCTGTTCAGCATAGCTTGTTTAACTCCTGCTCAATTAAACGATCCTACAAGTTATAGAAAAGAGGGCGGATCGTTAACTTATATCATGTTGTCAGAAGGTGGTAGAGACAACAACAAGAGAGTAGGAAACTATTATGGCAAAACAGAATTCTTCATTAACAATGTTGAATTTATGCAGATAACAAATTCTAGCGGTATCGAACCTGTAGCTAATTTTAAATTTGACATTTATGAACCTTATAGTATGGGTTTGTTTTTACAAACTTTACAGGTAGCATCGTTAAAAGCAGGATGGGGAAATTATACTACAGATGCTAGATATGTTTTAAAACTAGAATATGTTGGCTGGACAGCGGAAGGAAACAGTGCTAAGATACCAGCAGCTACTAGATATTTGCCGTTTAGTTTTACGGAAATAAGTTTTACATATACAGATAGCGGTACAATCTATAAAGTCAAAGGAATGCCGGCCGGCCAAGAAGCTTTTAATAATGTAAACAATTCATTAAAAAATACAGTAGCACCTTTTGGTAAAACTGTAGAAGAAGCATTAGGGGGTGAGGATCCTATCGAAGGTTCTCTTTCAAAATTACTAGATGACATTTTTATAGAATTAAAAGAAAAAGGAGTTATAGGCCAGACAGATAATTTTGTTATAAAATGTGTAGATGGTGAATTTAATGATGGAAATCATGAAAGTCTTCCGCGTTGGGCTGCGATGGCCGATTCTGCTTTTGCTTTTTCAGAAAATACAGGCAGCAGACCATTTGCCAGTGACGCAACGAGAGTAAGTCAACAAGATAGAGATGCTGCTAGTTCTAGAGACGCAGTAAATTCTGGAGACAAGAAACAAAAAAGTTTTACATTTACAGTAGGTACTGCTGATGAAAGCTCAGGTTTAAGAACCATCACAGCCTGTGTGAGAGAGATAGTATTAAACAGCGAGTTTTGTGCTAAAGCCTTTGAAAAAGTAGAAAATGGTTTCATCAATTGGTTCACTATTAGAGCTGTTGTGAAACCAAAACCTGAATTAGGTCCGGATGCTAAACGTGGCGGACAATTAGGTAAGACCTTTTATTATTATGTCATGCCTTATAGAGTAAATGCTGCTATGGTAAAAAATCCTGCTGTACCAGCCGAAGGATTAGATCCGACTCTAGTAAGAAAGAAATACGATTTTCTCTATACAGGACAAAACGATGATATCATCAGTTGGAATATAACTCTAGATAACACCTATTACCAAACTATATTCACAGGGGTTCCAGAATATGCTTCTGGATCAAACCCATCCGCAGCTAACGCATCTACACCTGTTACTGTTATAAGACAAGATAGTTCAGGAGTCAGTGGAGCAGTGACAACAAGTGCTACTAGCTCAGCACCAGCAAATTTAGATCCTTCGGCAGTGCCGGCACCAAATTCAGGCGCAGCAGCCGATAGTCCTGAAGTATTAGTAGCAAGACAGATGCAGAAAAATTTAATAGACACTTATGATCAACTGACTGCTGATCTCGAAATATATGGAGATCCGTATTATTTTAGTGATGAAGGATACGGTGGTTATTTTCCTGCGAAACAAGGAGACGGCATCAATTCAGATGGAGCAGCAGCTTATAATTCTCAAGAAGTTAGGATTTATATAAGATTTAAAACACCAAACGATGCTCCTCGTAGAGGACAAGCGACTTATCCTTTCCCCAACAGCGGAGCATCGGATAGTCCTTTCAGCGGATTTTTTAGAATAACAAAGAGTTATGCTATTTTCAAAGACGGTATGTATACAAACAAATTAAGATTAATGAGAGATAAAGGCCAAGTTAGCGATGCTATTAATGCTACAAGAACAGATGCTTCTTTAGCACCGGGTGCCGGTCTACCTAAGAAACAGGGAGAAGATCCGCAAGGTGATACAGTACCAGAAGGTCCAACAGCAAGTGGAGGCAATTAATAATGCCAAGAGTCTATCAGACCAATCCTAACGTAGCCACAGCAGGCAAACTTTCTGGCCCTAGGTTAGCAAAAGTAGTAGGTCATGCTGATACTACATTTATGGGAGGACTACTAGTCAGCCTCATAGGACAAAACAGTTCTAGTTATGGTAAGACTGGGCAAAATATTATCGTAAAATATTGTCCACCTTTCTTTGGCGCAACTAATGTGGGCTTCACTGGCAGTAATTCTGGAAACGCAGCAGCTTTCCAAGATACACAAAAAAGTTATGGAATGAGCTTTGTCCCGCCAGATGTTGGAGTCACTGTTCTCTGTATATTTGTTGAAGAAACAGGAGAAGGTTATTGGTTAGGATGTGTACCTGATACATATGTCAATCATATGGTCCCGGGTATCGCAGCTTCTTCGGCAACTGATATGAGTCCTGAAGATAAAGCCAAATATGGTTCTGGACTAGCGTTGCCTACAGGCGAAATGAACAGATCGACAAACAAAGATAGAACTAGCACAGATGTAGATAAAGTAGCTAAACCAGTACATCCGATGGCAGGTGTTTTTCTAAACCAAGGTTTAATCAAAGATTATTTCCGCGGTCCTACTACATCTACTATGCGTAGAAGTGCGCCATCTAATGTTTATGGGATATCTACACCGGGTCCTTTAGATAAAAGATCTGGAGCTAAAAAAGCTAGAATAGGTGAAAGCGAAGATATTTCTCAGCCAACATATGTGAGTAGAGTTGGAGGATTTCAGTTCGTCATGGATGACGGCGACGAACGATATGTTAGAAAGAAACCAGCAGGCGAAGGCCCGCCGGAGTATGTTCCTGCTAATGAAGGCGGAGATGTTAGGATTCCTATCAGCGAATACTTCCGTGTGCGTACTAGGACAGGACACCAGATACTGTTACACAATTCCGAAGACTTGATCTACATTGGTCACGGATCGGGCACATCGTGGATAGAAATGAGCAGCAATGGTAAGATAGATATCTATGCCGGAGATAGTGTCAGCATTCATTCTGAAAACGATTTTAATTTCTGTGCGGATAGAGATATCAATATTGAAGCAGGACGCAATATCAATATCAAAGCTGCCGAAAAAATGCAAACAGAAACAGGTAAAGAAAACACATTAATAGTGGGCACAGACAACAAGATCTATATCAAAGGAAATAGTGAAACTACAGTAGACGGTGCTAGTAAATTTGGATATAAAGATTATGAAATAAACGCATCTGGTGCTATGAAACTGAATGCCAAGGGTGTCAATATGACCAGTAGCGATAATATGTTTTTGACCACTAGCGGAGGTAATCTCAACCTATTGACCACAGGCAATCATATTGAAACAGCTGACAAGATCTACATGAATTCTATTCCTGCTATTCCTGCTACACCGGCAGGCTCTATAGAATCGAAGCCCGAAACATTGCCTACTTTTGATAATCCTTCTACTAACCCAAGGCAGGATTTTAAAGCTACACAATATCAAAACGTAGAGCCGAAGAAAAGTATCATGCGCAGGATACCGATGCATGAACCCTGGGGCGGCCACGAAAACGTCGATCCTACTAAAGCAACACCGGAAAAGACCGATAGAGAACAAAAAGATACAGGAACTCAAACAGCATGACAGTCAGAATATACAACGTAACACAGGTAGCCACTGCTCAGGCACAGGCTGGCAATCTAGATCAAGATATTTTTGCCTACAAGGGCTTTAATTCGTATAGTGTAGCCACTGGCTGGAAACAGCACGATATGGACTTGGTTAAACAGGATCTGCTCAATCATTTCAATATTAGGAAAGGCGAAAAACTGATGAATCCGGATTTTGGAACTATTATCTGGAACATGATCTACGAACCTTTGACAGGTGTGAATATACAAGCTATCAGCGACGATGTGACAGAGATAGTCAACAGAGATCCCAGAGTTAATGTACAGAATGTGACTGTAGATACTACACAATATGGTATACGAGTCATGGTTGATCTCTTTTATGTTGAATTTAACCTATCGGAAAAAATAGCTATTGATTTTGATAATAGGAAAGAAAGTAAAACTACTGCTCAATGATAATATGCGCAGTTTTTAAAACCAAATAAATATAAGATAGGATGCTAATTCATGACAACCACAGCTAGACAAAATAATTTAATATTGGCAGAAGATTGGAAGAGGATTTACCAAACTTTCAAAAATGCTGATTTTACCAGTTACGATTTTGAAAATCTCAGAAGGGTAATGACCGCTTATCTGAGAGAAAACTATGCTGAAGATTTTAACGATTATATTGAGTCTAGCGAATATGTCGCCTTAATTGATCTTATCGCCTTCTTGGGACAAAATCTTGCGTTCCGTATTGATTTAGCATCTAGAGAAAATTTCATAGAATTAGCCAGCAGAAAAGACAGCGTGTTAAGGTTGGCACGTATGTTATCTTATAATGCCAAGAGAAATAAAGCTGCCCAGGGGCTACTAAAATTTGACACGGTTTCTACTACAGAAACACTTACAGATGCCAACGGTATCAATCTTGCTAAACAGACCGTGATATGGAATGATCCTACAAATACCAATTGGTATCAACAGTTTATCGCTGTTTTAAATGCTGCTATGCCGTCTACTACTGAATTTGGCAAGAGTCAAGGCACTGCTTCTATCGACGGTATCACTACCGATCAGTACAGATTTAATGCTTCAAATACCGGGGTTCCTATCTATACTTTTAGTAAGGTAGCAGGCGGCCGTTCTATGAATTTTGAATTGGTTAGTACTAGCATAATCGGAAAAGATTATATCTATGAAGAAGATCCTATTCCGGGCAATAAGTTAGGTTTTGTCTACAGACAAGACGGAAAAGGTAATGCTAGCAGCAATACTGGATTTTTCTTACTGTTCAAGCAAGGTAGCATGACTACGGCTGATTTTACGATCACACAGCCGACAGTTAACGAAATAATCAATATCACTACCAATGGTATTAACAATGATGACCTTTGGCTATATGCTGTCGATGCCGCAGGAAATCAAGGAGAAAAATGGACACAGGTTTCTTCTTTGACAGGCAACAATATTGTTTATAATAGTGTTAGCAACGGCGTCAAGAATATCTATTCTGCTATTACAAAAAATAATGATCAGGTAGATCTTTTATTTGCTGACGGTGTGTATGGCAATTTGCCTAGAGGTTCTTTTAAGATTTATTATAGAGTCAGCAATGGTTTAAGATATATTATTTCTCCTAACGAATTACGAGGAGTAACTTTATCAATTCCTTATACTAGTTCTAGAGGTACTGCTGAAACCTTGACAGTGACCTGTAGCCTCTATTACAGCGTGGATAACAGCGCCGCATCTGAAGACATGGACACTATCCGTGCTAATGCTCCTGCTGTCTATTATACACAGAATAGAATGATCACAGGAGAAGATTATAATCTAGCTCCGCTATCTAGCAGCCAAGATATTCTCAAGGTAAAATCGATCAACAGAAGTAGCAGCGGTATAAGCAGGAATTTTGATATCATTGATGCTAGCGGAAAGTACAGTGGTGTAAATGTATTTGCCGACGACGGAATCATCTATCGATATGACAACGAAAGAACTTTTAGTTTTACACTTTCTAATAAAACTATTTTGTTGAATTATATCAAGGATGTCATAGAACCAGCAGTAGCTGATTTTCAAACTTATAATTTTTATCTTACTAACTTTGATAAAATTTTCCTTTCAGACGTTAACGTTAAATGGTTACAGAGCACAGCAGATACTGGATCAAGTACGGGTTATTTTGGCAACGCATTTGACAGTTTTCCTATACGTGTAGGATCTTATACTACCAGTAACTTAAAATATCTAACAGTAAATGCTCTAATTAAATTTGTACCACCTAGCAGCACGAAAGCATTTTACAAAGGCAAAGTCGTTGATTATGATCCCATGAATACTGATCATAAGACATATATCTGGGCCAAAGTTGTACAGGTTGTAGGTGATGGCACAAACGCAGGTAAAGGTAATTTATCAACAGGCAGAGGCCCGATTACAGTCAGCTCGGTTATTCCTACAGGTGCTGTACCATCGCAGGTAGTTCCTAAATTTGATAATAAATTTACCAGCGATATAGAATCAGAAATAATCAACCTCTGTTTCCTAAATCAAACTTTTGGTATAAGATATGTAAGAACAACCAATTCTTGGGCGATAGTAACAGCTAGTAACATAGATCAAACTAGTAATTTTAATCTAGGTCAAGCAGGCGATTCTACCAACAAGAGCCTAGATGCTTCTTGGTTGATAGCATTTATTTTTGATGGTGAAACTTACAAAGTAAGACTGAGAGGAACAGATTATGTTTTCACCAGTGTTGAACAAAATAGATTTTATTTTGATAAGAATCAAAAAATCTATGATAGCAAAACAAGAACAGTTATCAAAGATGCTGTCAAGGTATTATCAGTAAACACAGCACCGGTGGCATTGAATGTAGGATCATTAGAAGTGGCTAATGCTATCCTAGCTTTAAAGACTAATAAACCTCAGTTTACTCTTGCTGATGTATTATCTATAGTTGATTCTAAACAGACTATCAAAGAAGACGTTTCATTTACTGTTTCGGATAGTGTGCGCTATGATGATGGATATCAAGCCAATGACTCGATCAAGATCAGTTTTATTGATTCTAACGATGACGGAGTCATAGATAATCCTGATGCTTTTGATGAAATAGTGGGAACCAATAATACTACCAAATATGTATTCTTTAAAGAGGATGTTGATGAATTTGGTGCTAAAACTTACGTGTTTGTGCCAAACAAGAACGATTACATATTGGTACGAGACAAAGAAGCTAATACAGCAGTAAATGATTATGCTCACAATCAATTGATATATTTTTATGATCAGTTAGAAAATTTTGTCAAGCGAGTAGATTTGGTAACCAATACCTTTATTTTAGAACCTTCGTATGTGGGATATGTAGGACGCAGCGATTTAAAGTTCCAGTATATTCACACTTCTGGTGAAGGAAGAAGAATAGATCCTTCTGTGACCAATATCATTGATGTTTATCTATTGACAAGAAATTACGACAACAACTATAGACTTTGGTTGAAAGGTGCTATCGCTACAGAGCCACAAGCACCGACCGCAGAAGCTTTAAGAGTAGAATTTGGTAATAATCTAGCTCCTATCAAGGCTATCAGTGACGAAATAGTATATCATCCTGTGAGCTATTTTCCGTTATTTGGATCTAAGGCAAGAGCAGAATTCCAAGCAAGGATTAAGGTTGTAAAAAATCCTAACAGAAGTATCAACGATAATGATCTTAAAGTTAGAATTGTCAATGCTATTTCTGATTTCTTTGATGTACAGAATTTTGATTTTGGTGATAGATTCCACGCAAGTGAGTTAATCACATATGTGGTTAAAGAAAATTCACCAGACATCAGCAACATGGTAATAGTTCCTGTACAAACAACGCAGGCATTTGGCAGTCTTTTAGAAATACAAAGTAAACCCGATGAACTGTTAGTCAGTGCTGTAACTGTGGATACCATTGATATACTAACTAATATAACAGCTTCAGATCTTAAACTTACAACGTCGTCGATCGTAACTAGCACGAGCATTTAATAATGGATAAAAAAGTTTTTAAACAAAGTGGTTTACCTCTAAGGAGGACCGTAGAACTATTACCTGAAATTTTTAGGTCTTCGTCTAATGACAAATTTTTGTCAGCTACTTTAGATCCTTTAATACAGCCAGGTACCTTAGATAGATTAAACGGTTACATTGGGCGCAATTATGGTCGCACATATAATACTAGTGACGTTTACTTAGATGTCGCTCAAAGCCTAAGACACGCTTATCAATTTGAACCCGGCGTAGTGATCTACGATGAAAATAAAAAACCTAAAAATCTTTTTGATTATGTAGATCTAAAAAATCAATTAAAATTTTTTAATAACAAAAATGAAAGAGATGATCTAACTACAGGTCAGCAGCACTATACATGGACTCCACCTCTCGACCTAGACAAGTTTGTTAATTATAGAGAATACTATTGGCTTCCTGCCGGACCAGATCCTGTACAGGTATTAGGACAAGAACAATCAGTAGTATCTTCATACAAAGTAGTAACCGAAGGACAGAATGAATGGTTATTTTTTCCTGACGGATTAAAAAGAAATCCTGCGATAACTTTGTATCGAGGGCAGACATATGAATTTAATGTTAATTGTCCAGGCGACGGTTTCCATATTAGAACTTCAGACACGATCGATTATCTTACAACACTGCTAGGAACACCATCAGATTACAACAAGGGTGTTACTAATAACGGCATTGAAGTTGGCAAAATCACATTTAAAGTTCCTAATGATGCACCAGACATGCTCTACTATCAAAGTGGAACTAATATCAACCGTATAGGTTCTTTTAGGATAGCTAACGTATTAGATAATACATATCTCGATGTAGAAAAAGATATTATCGGTAAGCTCAATTATCAAAGCAGCAACGGTGTAAAATTTACCAATGGACTACGAGTAGAATTTGTAGGCAAAACTTCTCCGGAAATCTACAGAAAAGGTTATTGGATAGTAGAAGGAGTAGGCACAGGTATCAAACTGATTAATTTGTCAGATTTAGAGTTACCTCCCATACCAAATCCTTACGGAGCATTGGTGTTTGACGATCAGCCTTTTGACACAGAACCATTCGATGATGCTTCTACCTATCCGTCTAAAAAAGATTATATAACCATCAATCGTGCCAGCTTGGATAAGAATCCATGGAGTCGTTACAATCGTTGGTTCCATAGAAGTGTCATAGAATATTCTGCCCAATTAAATGGCACCACGGCGGGATTAGCTGAAGACAGCAGAGCTAAACGTCCTATCATAGAATTCCAAACTAATCTACAGCTTTTCAACCATGGTTCTAAAGCCAAGAACAGCGTAGATCTAATCGATGATTTTACCACTGATGTGTTTTCTACTATAGAAGGCACTGCTGGATATAATATCGACAATGTGCCGTTGTTTGAAGGAGCTAGAGTTCTGTTTACAGCAGACAACGACAATATGGTCAATAACAAGATCTATGTTGTTAAATTTGTCACGATCCAGACTAGCACTAACACAGTTAACAGAAAACAAATAAATCTAGTAGAAGCAGATGACAGTGAAACACTAGCTGGAGAATGTCTTATCGTTACTAAAGGCAAAACAAATGCCGGCAAGATGTATCATTTTGATGGAACAGTATGGAAGAAGAGCCAGGAAAAACTAGCAGTCAACCAAGCACCATTATTCGATATATTTGATAGCGATAATGTCAGCCTTTCAGATACACAAAAATATGTAACATCTAGTTTCCAAGGAACTAGATTGATAAGTTACAAAGTTGATCCTGCGGGAGTAGTGGACAAAGAATTAGGATTCGCAGTCAGTTACCTTAATATCAATAATACTGGCGATATACTTTTTGATTTTGATTTTGAAACACAGAACTTTACCTATCAGTCCGGACCAACAGTCGTAACAAGAAATATAAATTTTGGTTATTACAGACTGTTAAAAGAGCTAGGCAGTTGGGTACATAAGAATTCTTGGTCATTGTTTGATGAAGATTATTGTCAGGCAGTAATACAGACTCATACCTTTACTGAAGTTACAAACACAGTGGAGTTTGATGCTGTTTTTTGGGATCAAGTTACTAGAGAAAAAATTCTCTTCTATCTCAACGGAGATTTAATCAAAGATTCGTACACAGATACTGTCATCAACGATAAAAGAACTTTTACATTTATCAGAGAGTTTGCTGTAAATGATGTACTGATGATTAAAGTTTATTCTGATGCTGAACCTAATTTAGGTTTTTATGAATTTCCGTTGCCATTAGAAAGAAATCCACTTAATGAAGATGTAGCACAATTCACTTTAGGCCAGGTTAATGATCATCTAAGATCTATGGTAGAATTATCTAGAGATTTTTCTGGACAATTTCCTGGTATAAGCAATCTTAGAGATATAGATGATTACCTCTATTACGGTAGAAGATTTATAAAACATTCTGGAGTACCTTCTATATCATTACCTTTGGTCTGTGATAGACAGATTAATGTAATCAAGGCTATTTCTTATGCTGCTTTAGAATATGACAAATATAAATCAGAATTTTTAAATTTAGCTGTAGAATTACCGTTTGAACTAGATACAGTAAAATTTGTTGATCAGATCATCGATCATATTAGCAAATCAAAAAATAGTAATTCGCCTTTTGCTAATTCAGACATGATTGGTAGCGGTGCGTATAATTCTATCGATTATACTGTAGAAGACGAAGGTATAAAAGTTTTTGCTCTTTCTCAGAAATTTGACTTATCTACTGAATCATTAAAAGCTGTTTATGTTTATCGCAACAACGTACAGCTTTTAGTTGGTAGAGATTATGAATTTGATTCTACATTTGGGTTTGTTCGTTTACTGATAGACTTAGTAGAAAATGATCAGATACAGATAAAAGAATATTATACAACGGCATTTAATTTTATGCCGATGACTCCTACTAAATTAGGATTATATAAAAAATTTACACCTGAGATTTATCTCGACGACACATATCTAGAACCTACTAGAGTGATAAGAGGGCATGACGGTAGTATTATAGTAGCTTATGATGATTTCAGAGATGAACTACTTTTAGAATTAGAAAAAAGAATTTATAACAATATCAAGATTCAATACAATCCTGATTTCTTAGATCTTGATAATCTTTTGGGCGGTTATGGAAAGACTGGTGAATTCACTAAAGCACAATTAGACAGTGTATTAAATCAAGAATTTTTAAGATGGGCTAATCCATTAGGAATAGATCCTTATGCTAATAACTATTTTGAAAGCGAAAATCAGTACACCTATAGCTTTTCTAAAGCCACAGATATAACTCGAACTGAAAAAATGCCAGCATACTGGCGAGGCATTTATATCTATCTATATGATACTGATGCTCCTCATACTCGACCATGGGAAATGCTAGGTTTTAGTGAAAAACCAACATGGTGGGAAGAAGAGTATGGTCCAGCACCGTACACTAGTGGAAACTTATTGTTGTGGGAAGATATAAGAGACGGTGTAATTAGACAAGGTAATAGAGCAGGTACTCATATTAGATTCAAGAGACCAAACTTGCTTTCTTATCTTCCAGTTGACGATGAGGGTAGATTATTAGATCCTGTGTCATCTGGATCGATTATAAATTATGCTATCATACAGCCTGCCGAAGCATTTGTATTTGGCGACATAGGTCCGGCTGAATCTGCTTGGAGAAAAAGTGGCAGATATCCTTTCGCTCTATTACAAGCAATTATTTTATTACGACCATTACAGACTGTATCATTGAATTTTGACAGAACGCTGTTGACTAAAAATGATATGGATCAAATGGTGTCTACGTCTACAGGAAAATTCCTTAGTTTAGATGAAGTTTATCAATCAACACTAGATGTTACAAAACCAAAAGGTCTCGTAAATTATGTCGTTGATTATCTAAAATCTAATTCTGTAGCATCTGTAGAATTAGCTTCAAAATTTAATTCTGATAATTTTAAAGTAAAATTATCTAACAAGATAGGTGGGTTCGTAGATAAAAATCAACAGAAGTATTTGTTAGATAGCAAGAGTCCTCAATCTAAAACTTCAGGAATTTTTGTTCCTTCTGAAGATTATGAGATATTTTTTAATGTTAGCACACCAGTAGAAACTGTTTCTTATTCGGCTGTAATTATCGAAAAAACATCTTCGGGTTGGAAACTCACAGGCTATGACACATTAGTTTCTGCTTTTACATATTATCATCCATTGACTACAGCTAGTGATCCTGTATTTTCTGTAGGCGGTGTTAGCGAAACTTTTGTAGAGTGGACTGCTAATCAATACTATCCATCAGGAACATTGATTAGATATCAAAGTAAATTTTACAGATCTAGACAGGCTCATACTAGCTCAGAAAATTTTGAAAGTTCTCTTTGGGTATCTATACTGTCGGTTCCCATAGTTGGATCGATTACAGCTATTAACAGAAGTAAATTTTCTAAGTATCAGCCGGCTGTGCTGCCATATAATACTGTATTCGCTGATTTACAGTCTGTAGTAGATTTCCTTCTTGGTTATGGAGAATATCTCAAAGACCAGGGAATGGTATTTGAATCTTTTAATACAGATTTACAAGTACCCAATGATTGGGAAACTAGTTGCAAAGAATTCATGTTCTGGACTACTCATAATTGGGCCAATGGTTCTATCATTTCACTAAGCCCGTCTGCGTCTGCGATCACTATAGAAAAAGTTGGTCGAGTCGCTGATAATCTACTTGATAATTTTTATGATTATAATATACAAAGAAGTGACGGGACAAAAATACAACCTAAGGACATACAGGTTTATAGGACATTTAACAAGTTTATACTAACACCTCTTGATAGCACAGACGGAATTTATTTTGCTAAAATCAATTATGTGACCAAAGAACACGTAGTTGTATTCAATGATAGAACTGTGTTTGGTGATGTTATATTTGATAAGGCACCAGGATATCGACAAGAAAGAATCAAAGTCGCAGGTTTCCGTACCACCGACTGGGATGGTGACTACACAAGTCCGGGATTCATCTATGACGATGTTAATATAGAAACTTGGAAACCGTTTACTGATTATAGATTAGGAGATATAGTACAATACAAACAGTTTTACTATACCAGCTTGAAGTTTCAAAAAGGTTCCGTTGAATTTAATTCTAATAATTGGGAAAGATTAGATAATCTTCCTCAGAAAGGTCTAGTATCTAATTTTGATTATAAAATCAATCAAATAGAAGATTATTTCGAACTAGACTATATCGGTATCGATAACGAACAGAAAAAGTTAGCACAACACTCTATTGGGTATCAACAAAGAGAATACCTACAGGATATAGCAGAAGATGAAGTAACTCAATTTAGATTATACCAAGGCTTCATAAGAGAAAAAGGTACAGCAAATTCTATCACTAAGATATTTGACAAGGTGAGTGCTATCGAAGCAGATGCTGTCGTTCTTGATGAAGAATGGGCATTTCTTGTAGGTAGACTAGGTGGTATTGATCAGTCTAATGAAATAGAAGTTTCGATCAAAAAAGAAAATATCAATATCAATCCGCAACCTGTGTTATTAGATACAACAGGAATAGATATTAAGCAGTATCAAACATCTGTATTGGTAAAAGACTCTGATTATAAGATAGGATCTAGGAAATTTAAATTTCCTACAAAATACTATCCTATAAACAATATGTCTGCGGGGTATGTAAATCCTGCCGACGTCGATTTTACAGTTACTACACTTGACGAATTATACAGTCTTGATATAACAATATTTAAAGAAGGTTCGTTAGTATGGTTGACCTCCCTACCAACAGGCTGGGATGTATATAGATATACTATAACATCAATCTTAGTAGGTAAAGCAGTAGCAGTCGAAACAGGATTTGTTTCGTTAATCACTAATATTGTACACAATTTTAAAGTAGGCGATATTATTGGATTGACTAACATAGAAAACCTAACAGGTTTTTATCAGGTAGCCGGAGTTAATCCTAAGACGATTATCATAGCTGTAGCAGGTACTACTAAAGAACCTGTTATAGATCAAAGTAGTTTCTGTTATATCTCTACATTTGAAACAGTAAGGATTGATGATCAATCTTATCTTACATCTAAGAAAATTGCTTTATTACCGGTAGGATCTAAGATATGGTTAGATGATAGTGGAGATGGATATTGGCAAGTATTGAATAGACAGAAACAATATAATCCTACACAGATATCCGAATACGGTATCGCTTTCCCGACAGGTACAGGAGCCAGTGTGATCTATCTAGCCAGCAGAGGAAACACTATTGTTGGTAACCCTGGCGCAGTTGTTACTTCTGGTGATGTTACTAGAGAGTCGGCAGTTATAGTATATTCTCAGGGCCAGGGTGGCTTGATACCGTTACAGGTATTAGTACCTAATTCTGGTCTTCAAAGCACATATCTGGGTTCTTATGCTACAGTAATGACAACTAGCGAAGATGGTCGCTGGTTGATGATAGGCTCACCTAACGTTTCTTATGTGCCTAGTAATTATAGAGAAACATTTGATCCAAATGCTACCTATCAGCAAGACGACACTGTTCTTTATGCTGGCAAACTATGGAGAGCGGTTAGATCTATTTACGGTGATGGTAGTACGATAAATCTTAATTCTCAAGATTGGGAACCAGCTGTAATTCATAAAGCCAACCCATTAGGCAAATCTATCTATGATATAAATCAAGGTTATAGAAATCAAGGTGCTATCGATATCTTTGAATATTCCGAAGGACAATATGTTTTACGAGATACCATTATAAGTCCTCGCCCGGGACACGGTGAATACTTTGCTTCTGGTATATCTATAGCTAAAGTAGCTGGAATTGAAGGAACTAGTGGTGATGTTACATTGACGGTCACAACTGTAGATGCCGAAGGAGGAATCCTCGGAGTAACAGCATCGGGAGTCAGTGGTCTTAATAATGCTATATTTGAAAACATCAGTGGTATAGATGTCAGCGAACCCGGTTCTAATGCTTCGTTTGACATCAACAGAGCATTGAATAGATATGTTGTAACAGTTAGAAACGGTGGCACAAGATACGCGGTCGGTGACAGGATCAAGATAGTTGGTAGTCGCCTTGGTGGAGTAACACCTACAAATGATCTTATTGTAACAGTCAACGCAGTAAATTCTTTAGGTGAAATTTTAGGATCGGAAACATATAATAATGTGACCGGTATAGAATCAAATCTCGTATCTGAACAAGCGGTATTTCAAATTTCAAAACTTAGGGATTTGTATGTTGATGTTAATTTGACAAACAGTGGTCAGGGATATACAGCAAGAAGCATTGTTAGTTATAACGGTAGATACTATGCCTGTATTAGAGATACTAGAATTGAACGAGGTGCCTGGGATATCAACACTACATATTATCCAGGTGATATAGTTTATTATCAATATAATCCAGTACTACCTGTAGGCTATTTTAAAGTGACTGCTATAGTTACTGGGATAGCACCACCTGATGAACAGTATTACGAAACACATAATCCTATCTTACCTACAGATACTGATTTCTGGGAACCAGTTACTGGATCTAATTTTGCTTCAAATGCTCTGCCTTGGAGAGATAGAGCAATTACTACAGGGTTGCGAGTTACTTATACTCCAGGTACAATAATAACTATTCCCGGAACTGAACTAGGCGGATATTCACCAGCTAATGATTTAACTATAAGAGTCGATGCTGTAACATCAGCTACAGATACTTCTATATCTGATTTTAGTTTCTTTGGTACAGCGGTACCAGGAATTTCTTGGAGTGGCATAGCATCTTCCGGCGAAGCACAATATAACGATGTTGTTGGTGAAGATATCAGCGAGCCGGGTAATGGTGCTATCTTTACATTGACGAGGGCAGAAGGTTCATATTCAGCTACCGTTGGTGTTAAAGGTTTACGCTATAATGTAGGAGATCAAATTAGGATTTTAGGAACTTCGATTGGTGCTGTTCCTGAAACTTATTATATGGCAGTTGGTGCTCCGGGATCTCTAGACGATACTGGTAGAGTATATCTTTATAAATTTAACGGAATCGAATGGACGCATTTCCAAGATGAAGGTTTTGTTGGAATATTTGACAGCACCAAATTCTATCCGGCAGGTACAGTTGTTTGGCACACAAACAATTATTACAAAGCTCTATCAGATATATCACCTAACACAGAAACTCCCGGAGTTATTACTGGTGATTCTACAGTCTATTGGGAAGCTATTGATTCATTGAATACAGGTATGCTGCCAGTAACAGCAGCTACCCCAGATGACGGATCTACTATACAAACTGGTATCAAACCGACTGATGATGTAGAAAATATTAAAATAGGTTCATCGTATGGATATTCATTAAGTTTTAATGCCGATGGCAGCAAGTTAATAATTGGAGCACCTAACGCAGATAGCCTGACATTTGATTCGTATAAAGGTGTCTGGAAATCCTATCAAATATATCTCAAAGGAGATACTGTTAGGAGAAACGACAGCTACTATACATTGGCAGCAGATTCTGATAAAGGAACTATACCGGAAGGTAATCCTTCGATTTGGTCTATAGAATATCCTGAAGAGCAGCCAAGGACTGGTGCGGTGTTTATCTATGATAGAGATAGCAATAACACATATAAACTTTCTCAACATATAGATTCTGTTAATGTTAATTCTTATCTTACTGACAGTACAGAAATCTCCGCAGGCGATCAATTTGGTTACAAGATTCTATTAAGTTCTGAATCCACAAATATGTTTGTTACTGCTCCTGCTTCTAACTTCAAAGGAGTAGACCAGGGAGCTACATTCGTATTTGAAAACAAAAACGGAACATATAAACTGATACAAAAACTAGATAGCGGTCAACTAGATCCTAACGAAAGATTCGGTTCAAATATCTGTATCACTCCTGATAATCAAACTATAGCTATTTCAGCTGAAGGTGCTGAAAGTTATAAAACTACAACATTTGATGCTAATGATACTAGATTTGATCGTTTTGTTACCAACTTCAAAGATTCACAAGGAAAAACTGGTAAAGTCTATGTGTTTGACAAGTATGTAGGTAAGTTTGTTCTTTCAGAAATATTTGATGAAGGCCTTAACACCAATGAAGACTTTGGTAAGTCTCTTTCAGCATCCAATGATTCGATCATTGTTGGATCACCAAAATATCTATCATTAGATCCTGCTTTTGCTACTACTAGGATTGGTAGGATACAAAAATTTACTAAGAAAGCAGGAGTAAAACCTTGGACAGTGATTAGGCAGCAAACAAACGGCATAGATATAGACAAATTAAAAAATCTAGCCATATACGATGCTGTTAATAATCGCAAGATTGCTGACCTTGATATAATAGATCCATTTAAAGGAAAGATACTTTCTATAGCTGATCAAGATATAGATTATAAAACATCTTATGATCCTGCTGTTTATTCTACTGGTACTGTTGATAATGCTATCGACGCCGGCCAAGCATGGATGGATGATAATGTTGGTAAGATATGGTGGAGAACATCTACCGCAAAGTATCTTGATTATGAACAAAATGATTTTGTTTATAAGACAGCTAATTGGGGTTCACTAGCATATGGTGCTAGCATCGATGTTTACGAATGGGTAGAAACCATTTATAGGCCTAGCGAGTGGGCAGCTATGACTGGCACTACTGCTGGTTTTGAAGAAGGTATCAGCGGGACACCATTGTATCCTGATGATTCAAACTATTCTTACAAGCAAAAACTAGACTCAATAACCGGCGAAGTATTATATAATGTTTACTATTATTGGGTAAGAAGCAAAAATACTCTGCCTAATAATTCTACTAAAACAAATAGCGCAGGAGTTATAGCAAATTACATTGCTAATCCAACGACAGCAGGAATTCCGTTTGCTGCTATAACTGATGTTGATAAAATTTCTTTGTATAACTTACAAGGTTCTATCAATACTGATGAATTTTTATTGAATATACAATTCTATAAAACTGATAAAAACATAAATCTAGTCCACAACGAATATACTCTGTTGACAGAAGGTTCTGATGAATATCCTGTTGAAGATATAGAAAGAAAGTGGATCGACAGTCTTGTTGGTGAAGATATTCTAGGTAGATCAGTTCCTGATAAAGATCTTCCAGAAAAATCAAAATACGGAATAGCCAATAGACCTAGACAGTCTATGTTTATTAACAGAAATAAAGCGGTACAGATAACAGTAGATTATATTAACAATATACTTTCTCGTTATCCATTGGCAGATTCTATTTCTTATGAATATTTAAATTTAACAGCACCATTACCTAAATCTAATTTAAATCTGTATGATCAATCTTTTGCCAGCTATAAAGAATTATCTACTATAGCTACTGCTAAAATAAAACCGGCTTTGTTGTCAGCTAATATAGCTAACGGAAAAATAACTTCTGTTGATGTTATAGATGGTGGTCGAGGATATAGAGTACCACCTTATGTCGAAATAGATGGGTCAGGCACCGGCGCAAAGATTAAAACAGTTATTAATAAATTAGGCGTGGTGACTGGTGTCATCATTGAAAATAGCGGCACCAAGTATATCAATGCTAGACTAAATGTTAGACCGTTTTCTGTATTGATCGAAAGCGATGTGAACTCAAACGGCTATTGGGCTATCTATAGTTGGGATGATAAAACAGAAACATTTTATAAGACAGCAACACAAGCATATGATACCACTAAATTCTGGATTCCTGTCGACTATTGGAAGTCGGGATTTAGCAATACTTCTAGAATCAAATATACTATTCCTGGACTTTATAGAGAATCAGGTCTGACTGTAGAGATAGGAGATCTAGTAAGAGTGGATGAATATGGTTCTGGCGGTTGGGCAGTTTTTGAAACAGTCGATCCGATAGCTACTGATTTACAAAACAAATATCGTTTAGTTGGTCGTAAAAATGGAACTATCCAGATAGTTAATAAGTTCTACAATACTGCTGCGGAATCTACAGGATACGATTTAACTCAAAGCTATGATAGTAACAAATATGATACTTCGTTCTCTATCGAGTTTAGAAATATTCTAAAAGCGGTAAAAGAAAATATATTCATCGATGAACTTAGTAACGAATGGAACAAGTTGTTCTTTGTTTCTATACATTACATATTCAGCGAACAACTTTATGTCGATTGGGCATTCAAGACCAGTTTCTTGAACGCAACACACAACGTTGGTTATTTTAGCAATAGGATCAACTATAAGAGCGATAATCTTTCTAGCTATCAGAAATATATCGAAGAAGTTAAACCTTATAGAACCAAAATTAGAAAATATACCAGTAGGTACTTAGGGCAAGAGCTAGCATCTTCACCGATTAGTGATTTTGATTTACCTCCAGTCTTTGATATTAATTCACAAAGCATAGTTCCTGTTGATTCTACAAGATTGGAAATCGATCAGTACCCTTGGAAATTCTGGAAAGACAATCATGCTTTTGTAGTCAAAGACATCGTATTGACATACAGCGGAAAGAACTATACCAGCGTACCTAAGGTAGTCATCGAAGGCGGTGGTGGTAATGGAGCAGAAGCACAAGCATTTGTTTCTAGCGGCGTAGTAACACATATAAGAATGATCAAGCATGGATCAGGATATACTTCTGCTCCTACAGTAACATTAGTTGGCGGTGTTGGTACAGTGATAGAAAATTCTGCTAAAGCTGTAGCCATCATAGGACAATCTAAAGCTCGTACATTTGATATGTCTATCAAGTTTGATAGATATTCAAAGACTCCGAAGTTTAAAAATCTAGGAAACAATTTCTTAGAAACAGAATCATTTGTATGTCCTGGTACTAAAAATACTTTCACACTAAAGTATCCACCCACTACAGACAAATCTAAGATTGCTGTATTTTTAAAACATCCTAATACAGCAGCAGGCACAGACGGTGCCAAGTTGTTAAACAGCCAATATTTGATCAAGATTTTCAAGACAAATATTTCTGGAACGGAAGTTCTTACTGGTCAATTATTATTGAACGCAGCTCCGCCACAGGGTGCTACAGTTACAGTTCATTACGAAAAGAATGACGAAATACTTGATGCTCTTAATAGGATAGACAAGTATTATCAACCAACATCTGGTATGTTAGGTGTAGAAAAGAACACAATAGATGGCGAAATAATCAGCGATTATTCACAGCTAGTCACCGGCATAGACTTTGGCGGAGTTATAGTACAAGGATCAATGTTTGATGTAGGTGCTGGTTGGGATGCTGTGCCATGGGGATTAGAAGGATGGGACAGCTCCGGCGACATGAACACTGATTTTTATGTAGCAGCTGATGGTGTTAATAGAACATTCTATCTACCTGAACCGCCACCTCTAGGTAAAGAAATAACAATCTATCTAAGAAAGAAATTAGAATACAATTCTGTCAGATTAGACGATCCTTTCTTTGACTATTATGATGGAAGCACGATACAGATAAACGGCTTGAAAGAAGCTCCCGAACATGCTGTGATGCAGACATTTGTTGGTGATGGATCTACTATAGCTGTAACGATTCCTCCGGGAGTACAAATCGATAAAGATGATACACTGATATTCAGACCGATCGAAAGTGATGGTACTGTAGCACTAGTAGGTAGAAATATCGATACGGCTATATCTGGCGGGGATCTAACAAATATAGGTGGAGCATACTCTACAGCGACAGGTAAAACTGCTTCTGAGATAGTATTAGACGGACAAAAATTTATCAGTCCAGAACAAGTACCTGCTCCAGAGGAAAATGTTCCGGGACAGGTTTTAGATACACTTAGTATCAAAGTGTTCCATACTGATAGAGCAGGAGCTCCTGCGCTATTAACTAGAATTTATTTTGGAGACGGTCAGACAGATCTCTATGAAATAGGTCAGAAAGTAACTGAGAGAAAATCTGTTACAGTTTATGTCGATAAAGTCAAAAAAGATAACGGCCTAGATTATACAATATCTTTTGAAACTAATCAAGTTAGATTCGTCGGAGTTTTACCACCTGCTGGTTCTACAATAGAAGTTGTATCCATGGCGTTAGGTGGTACAGAAATTCTTGACTATAAAGAATTTATAGCAGACGGACTAACAAGATATTATCTAACAGGAGCATCATATTTTGAAACTGGATCTATCTATGCTACTGTTGATGGACAGATCGTTGATGCCGGATTCGTTAACAGCAAAGGACAGGTAAATGATCTAGATCAAACTCTAGTAGAGTTTGGTAATCCTCCGGAAGTTAACAGAAAGATTTCTATCGTTGTTCTATCTGCTGAATCGGGATCATATTCTCCTTTGATCAAAGTCAATGATCAAACTATAACAGTAACTGATATCGTACAAAGAATATATCCTTTAGAATCATTTATCAATCTAGGAGGATCACCTACAAGTAACGTTCTTGTAGAAAGAAACGGTAACTTACTAACCACTGTTGATACTGTTATAGAAATCTATTCAGGTAACGATTCTATAAAGATAGGTTTAGATCCTTTTAGAAACCCAGGAGATATTATCGATAGCCAAGTTAAAGTTTTTGTAAATGACAATTTATTGATATTTGGTATCGATTATGGGTTCACAGCTGAAGACAACACAGTGACTCTGTTTGGAAAATATGACATAGGAGATATTATTAGGATAGAAGATTATTCTAATAGCAACTATGAAATCAAAAATAACAATATTGTTTTTAGGACAGATTTAAATCTACAATTAGGTGATGTTTTAAACGTCAAGTGGTTTGAACAGTATACTACGATGGATCTAACCAGAGACATCTTTAAAGGTGGCGAATTAGCTTATTCTCTAGAAAAACCTGTTTTAGGAGTTTCTTATGTATGGGTATATGTAAATGGTGAAAGAGCTACACAGGATATAGATTACTATCTATCAAGAAATAGAAACGAAATTATATTCAATCCTTCATTTATTACAACCTCTACTGATGTAGTGGAAATAATCAGCGGATCTGATATGATTTATCGTGAACCGGTATCGTTTGAAATATTTAAAGATGTGTTGAACAAAAATTATTACAGCAGATACTCATTGTCTAACATCAAATTGGTAGAAAATTTAAATTACTATGACGAATCTATGACACTGACAGATGCTACAGCACTTCCTGTACCCAAATTTGATCAGCCGGGTATAGTGACTATAGGCGGAGAAAAAATACAATATCTAGCTATAGATGGTAATCGTCTAACGGGATTAAGAAGAGGTATGTTTGGTACTTCTGTAACGCCATTGTTTAGTGCGGGAACTGAAGTAGTAATCACAGGTTATACAGAAGCTATTCCTTACAAGGATTCTCAAGAAAAAGAAGATTTTGTATCAGACGGAACTTCTTTGCTTATTGGGCCATTAACTTTTATTCCTGCTAAATCTGCTGTAGATGGAACAGGATACAGGAAAGAATGGCCGGTAGACAGTATACCTGAAGAGTACGGACCATGCGATACTATCGAAGTATTTGTGGCTGGACGCAGATTGAACAAAGATCCTGTCTACGTATACGATCAAACTGTAGGTTCACATAGCCCTGCGGGCGATGTGCTAGTAGAAGCTGAATTTTCTGTAGATGGATCAACGCCATATATAAGATTAACTTCGGCTGTAGAAGCAGCAACTAGGATCACAGTGGTTAAGAGAACCGGCAAGCTATGGTATGATGTTGGTAACAGTTCAGCTACTACCGGAGAAGGATTAAGCAATAGCAAAACTTCGATAGTGACGTTCCTACAGCAGAAGACTACAAATTTGCCATAATAAATAACATATGAACACGGAATCGGAAAAAATGCCTGAAAATAAAACAGATCAAAATCATAAAAAACCCAACGAAATTTGCGGTTTTGACATCAGAGGACATATAAAAATTTGGGATCCTAGCACTGGAGAAGTGTTCAGGGATAAGCCAAACGCTATCCATTACGAAAATATGAGTGTTGCTCTTGCTAACAGTCTATCAAATCAGGGTCAAGGCTGGATTTCCGAAATGGTTTTTGGTAACGGTGGCACAGTAGTTGACAGCACAGGGCTGATAACTTATCTAACACCAAACACAAATGGTATCAATTCCAGCTTGTATTATCAGACATACAACAAAGTAGTAGATCAAAATTCTCCTTTGAACACTGATACAGCAAGAAATTATATGGAAATTAACCATGTCAGTGGAGCAACATATACAGATATTGTTATCAAATGTTTGCTAGATTACGGAGAGCCTAGTGGACAAGAAGCATTTGACAATTCTGTAGACATGAACGGTGATTATGTCTTTGATGAACTAGGATTAAAATCTTCTACCGGAAAACTGTTAACACACGTGGTCTTCCATCCTGTTCAGAAATCTTTAAACAGATTGATCCAGATCGATTACACGATAAGGATACAGAGCTTGACTGGGTTTACTGGAGTTTGATAAATGTCATATAACGTAAATTTCACAAATTCCACGCTACATCCTGAGCCATTGGTAGTACAAGATAATACTACTAATCAAGATACTAGCTTGTCTTTTCCTGGTAGGAACCAAGTCGGGTACGCCAAGATTATTTCAGAAGACCTATTACACTTATTAGAAAATTTTGCTAGCGATAGTGCTCCAGATGTAGCTAAAGCTGTTACAGGACAGCTTTGGTATGATTCCGGTAACAATAAATTATTTGTATTTGATGGTATTAGCTGGAAATCAACTAGTAACATCCAGACAGCAGTCAATGAACCATCCGGTGCTACTATTGGTGATCTATGGGTAAACGCCAGTACACAACAATTATATCTGTGGGCAGGTACATCCTGGGTTTTGGTGGGACCTCAATACAGTTCAGGAACTAAAACTGGACCGCAAGTTGAAAGTTTATTTGATATTGACAACAATCCTAGATCAGTTGTGGTCATGTATACAGACGATATTCCTGTTGCTATCATCAGTAAAGATACCTTTACACCTAAAGTTACCATACAGGGCTTTACCAGTATACAAACTGGTGTCAATCTAACAACTAGAACTGATATATCTAGTACTACTGTGTCTCCTAGATTCGTTGGTACAGCTACTAGCGCCGATAGTCTTTTATACGGAACCACTATAGTTCCGGCTACAAGTTTTGTTAGAACAGATACTATTCAAACTGTACAAGCACAGTTTAACGTTAGAGATGATGCGGGTATATACGTTGGTGCTAATGGTAATTTAAACATCAGTGTAACATCGGCTAATGCTGTAATCTATAATGCTACACCCGGTGCCAGCATAGACATACAGCCTAGTAGAACAGGATCTTTTGGTGTTGGAACACCTATTGTACGTGTGGTAGAAAATAGAGTAGGTATTAATAATCTTAATCCTACAAAGCAATTAGATCTTGTAGGAGATTTTAATCTAGTAGGCACTATCACTAACGGTTCTGAAATAGATGCTACTAATCTTGACAGTGGATCTATACAGACACTGGGTGGTATGGCAGTTAAGAAAAACATTTGGGTAGGTGGTGATGTTGAAATACAAAACGGTACACTTAGAACAAAATCCATCAAACCACGTACAGCATCAGAAACAATAGGTGAAGCGACTAATAGATATGCTACCATTTATGCTAGAAATGTAGTAGCTGATACAATTACAGGTACAGTTAGTGGTAATATCGATGGAAACTCAAATTCAGCTACCAGCTTAAGATCGGCTACTAATTTTAAATTGGAAGGTGACGTGTCTAGTAACGTTGTGGCATTTAACGGTACAGGTAACCTTAATAAAGTCTTTACAACTACACTAACATCTGACATTATTTCTAATAAGGCATCTGTAGGAAATTATCAAGTCAACGACGAAATGTTGATTTATAGAGCAGGTCAAGGTCTAAGAAAAATCACTAGAGACACATTCTTAGGAGATGCTAACGTGCCTATTGGAACAATATTAGCATTTGCTGGACCAGTTTGTCCAACAGGTTATTTGTTCTGCGACGGATCAGAAGTAGAAGAATATAGATATAGAGATTTAGCTGCTGTAGTAGGAACCATATACAACGGTACTACTCCGCTGCTAGGATCGCCAAAAGGAAATACTTTTAGATTGCCGGATCTTCGTGGAAGATTAGTGTTAGGTAAGCAGGATATGTATAATGCGCTGACTGTACCTTATCCGGGCGGTACTAGCAGCCCTAGTGCTGGTGGCGGTGCTTTGGTTACTCCTCTAGTCAACGATTCTAAAGCTAGTGTTCTAGGAGGCACTAGTGGTAAAGATCAGTATGTCATAGAACCATATAATATTCCAGATCATGACCATGATTTAAAAGGAAGAAGAGCAGACAACCAAACTTCGGGATCGCAATTTTATGTTATTAACGAAAACACATCGGTTCCGACAGATTTTGGACCAACTACATTAATTGGTGGTTCGGGACAAGCAAACTCAAGGATCAAAGCAGGCACAGTTATTGGCGGCGGCCAAGCTATGGCATCTACTGGACTAGTAAGAATTGCTAATGAAGATAAACGTGTTTCTGGTTTGGTTGATTCACAAATAGGTAGACCATTTAACGTAATGAATCCATTCATGACTATGAATTATATTATTAGATCTGGTAGACCAAGTAACGATGGAACTCAATAATAATGTCATACATCTTAACTAAAACAGACGGAACGACGATAGCAACAGTAGCTGACGGGCAGATAGATACTGCGTCAACTTCTATTACATTGGTAGGAAAAAATTTCAGCGGCTTTGGTCAGTACATCAACGAAAATTTTGTACAAATTTTAGAAAATTTTGCCAGCGCAGGATCTTCGCCTGCATCACCGTTGATAGGGCAGTTATGGTATGACACTACTGAAAATAGAATAAAAGTTTACTCAGGAACTCAATGGCGTTCAGTAGGTAGCACAGCACTTTCTGCGGCAAGGCCGTTAGATGTTGGTACAGGTGACTTTTGGTACAACACTAGTGACAATCAACTATATTTCTTTACCGGATTGGCCGATGTTTTGATAGGCCCAGCTTATAGCACCGCTCAGAGTTTAAGTGGTGTAAAAATAGAAACTATTGAAGATTCGTCTAGAAGAAACAGAACTATAGCTGCTGTATATGTTTCAAATTCATTACAGGGATTTTTCAGTAGTACAGAATTTACTACTAGAAATCAAATTCCCAATTTTAAAGATAGCACCGGTGCTAATCAAACATCAGTTAAGATTGGTTTCAACCCGATTAACTCGGATGTAAAATGGCATGGAACCGCTTCTAATTCTGATTCTCTTGGTAATATCAATTCTATCTATTTTGCTAGAAAAGATCAAGGTAATATTTTTACAGAAGTATTAACAGTCAGTAATAATGGCGGAATAAGATGGGGTGATGGTCCGCAAGGTCAATTAGGAGTTGACGGCTTCGGTGATATCTATATTAGAAACATTGCCAATAATAAAAAGTTTTCTGTAAAATTAAACAAGAACAATAGTAACATTTCTTTTATAGAAATACAACCATACAATACTTTTGTATCTGGCAACGTAGATACTTTAGAGTTAATGCCAGGTAACCCATCGAGTATTACCACTATAGGTGGTAATGTTACCATAGTTGGAAATCTTGATGTACAAGGTACAACTACCACAGTTGAAAGTACAACATTAAAAGTAGATGATAGGAATATAGAATTAGCTAATGTGTCTGGAGGAGTATCCACAGATGCTTATGCCGATGGCGGTGGTCTAATTTTAAAAGGTACAACAAACCATACAATACTATGGGATAATCTTACTGATACTTGGAATTTTAGTGAAAATATTAGTGTAAATGGTTCTAATAGAACTATTAGTATCAACGGCATTCCGATTATTGAAGATACAGGCGCCGGCATAACACTAACTTCTGCTGTTATTAATGCTCCTGGTCTATCTAATTTTGGTGCTCAGATACAGGCTGTAATAGACAATATCACTTTAAACAATAATAGGATAGCCAATAACGGAAGAACAGGATTATACTCAAATAACGATCCGGCTGTTCCAACTAATCTAGAAATAGAACCGTTAGGTGATATCAACGTTATTGGTTCTAATGTGAAGATAGTGGGCATACATAACACTAATGAAGATAGTGTAGGTACTAGACAGACAACAGAATCTTCTTCATTGCTAAGTTCGACAGAACTGTCAGAAGCCACAAATAAAAAATACGTTAATAATCTTGTAAGAACAAGAAACATACCATTGTCGATGGATATAACTGATATTTTTGGAGGCTATCCAACACCTGAAACTGTGATAACACAGACCAAGATGGCTAGTATTTTAGCACAGATAGCACCTCCGGCAGAGTATGATCCGGGTACTATAGCTAGAATAGCCACTTATAGATACTACTTAGAAAATGTTTCATCGGTACCGGTGACGCTTGGAGTATCAGGCAGTTCAGCATCTGGTACTGTTCCAGAAAATAAACAACCACCAAGAATGTACATTGTAAGAGGTTACTGGGAGTTCCAACTTTCGGCTCCGGGCGGATCACTTACTTGGACTCAGTTAACTCCTCTAGTTGAAGAACCTAATCCTTACGATTTAGCTATCTCAACTTTTGATAGGACTTAAAATAAAAACGGGCGAACGAAATGGCATATCAGATTAACAAATACAACGGAGATAAACTAGTCCAACTAGATGATGGTACATTAGATCGAAGTACCAGCATTGGCCTTATAGGTAAAAACTTTGCCGGGTATGGAGAAATACAAAATGAAAATTTTGTATTCCTGTTAGAAAACTTCGCAGGAAATAATGCTCCACCAAAGGCACTAGTAGGACAAATTTGGTACGATGCATCGACTAAGAGACTGAGGGTAAACACAGGTCCTACTTGGACTATAGTTGGTAATACCGTTATCAGCGCAACAGAACCAACAGAAGCTGCGCCCGGCGATGGATGGTTAGATACAACAGACAATAAATTTTATGTCTATGACGGAACTCAATTTGTTTTTGTTGGAGCAGAAAGTGTCGCAGGTTACGGAAAAACAAGAAATATATCTACAAAATTAAGAGATACTACTGGATCATATCATCCAGTTATTTTGTCTACATTAAATGATACAGTGGTAGCGATAACAGCAGAAAGAGATTTTACCATCAACGCATTAGATGCTGTACCTGGATTCGATCAGTTGAGTAAGGGTATAACAGTCAGTTCTTCAAGTAAATTGCGCGGCGACGTTGTCGGTAATGCTGATACCGCTACTAAATTAGCAGCACCTAAAAATATTAATGGTGTAGCATTTGATGGCACCGCAAACATAACGATCAAAGCTCTAACACCATACGGTATCAACGCTAGTCAATTTATACAGGGTTCTAGATTTGATGGTAGTTCAGAAATTACTTGGTCTATCAATGCCACAGCAAACAATGTAGATGACACGATAGTGTCTAGAGATTCTCTAGGTAATTTTTCTGCTAGCAGGATAACCGCAGATCTAACAGGTAATACCACAGGTACACATTATGGACCAGTACAAGGTGCTGTAACCGGTACTAGTGTATCTGCTAGTCTTGGATTTACTGGTGATCTACAAGGAGATGTACAAGGTAATCTAACAGGTAATACTACAGGTCAGCACAACGGTGTGGTGGGAAATATAACTCCTAGTACAGCAACATTTACTTCTATAACGATAAGCGACCAATTAGTAACTAATGGATCAGCAGGCACGATAGGATATATTTTAAAATCCCAAGGAGCTAATCAACCTCCAGTGTGGGGCACACCTGTCATAGACCTTAGCAATCAAGTTACAAATATACTATCAGTACCCCATGGCGGAACTGGAAGAAGTTCATTAACTACAGGCAATGTTTTACTAGGCGCAGGGGCCGGTAATGTTAATTTTGTAGCCCCAGGGACACAGGGAAATGTTTTAACTTCTACAGGCGGCACTTGGATCAGCGCACCTAATGGTACTACTGGTCAAGTGGCATATTTTGCTATGGCAGTTCCGCCAACTGGGTGGTTGATCTGTGATGGTACCGCAGTATCTAGGACCGATTATCCTAATTTATTCGCAGCTATTAGTACCATATGGGGATCGGGCGACGGTGTAAACACCTTTAACCTTCCAGATCTACGTGGTGAGTTTATTAGAGGGTTAGACATAGGACGTGGAGTAGACACTGGTCGAGTGTTAGGTACAAGACAGTCCGCAGATGTGGGACCACATACACACGATTTCAAAGATGTATATGGGTTTGAAGATGATGGAGCATCAGATTGGACAGATAGAAATGGTAATAAAAACTATCCTTATCCAGATGATCAGTATTTCATGTATGACGAAGACGCAGATTACGGAGCTCGTTATGCCTTAGGCAGGACTGAGCCGGGTGGCAACACAGAAACAAGACCAAGAAACGTAGCATTGCTACCATGTATTAAGACATAACGGAGCGACAGATGGCATATCAAGTTTATAGATATAACGGAACATTTTTTGTAGAAGTAAAAGATCAATCTGTCGATAGTTCTTCTAGTGATATTAAATTTATTGGAAAGAACTATGCTGGATATGGTACGATAGAAAATGAAAACTTTCTACATCTACTAGAAAATTTTAGAGGTACAACACAACCAAGGCGTCCGGTTATTGGACAGATCTGGTATGACGAATCCACAAACAAGATAAAATTTTATGATTCTAGCGCAGCGTGGAGAACGATGCCTATTTCGAACAGCAGCACTACTGCACCTTTAGGGCTAACAGCAGTAGATAAAGGTGCTTTGTGGTTTGATGAAACTAACAAACAGATGAATGTTTGGGATGGTGCTAATTATGTCCTTATTGGTCCGGATCAAGCACCCGGTTTTGGTGAAACTAGACTGAGATCTGATGTTATTAGAGACAATGGAAATACAGCGCATCCTGTTATTAAAATTATATCAGATAGTAATGTTATAGGTATCATGAGCAATGATACGTTTGATATTGGTAACATTACAGTTATTCCGGGATTTTCACGCATAAACCAAGGTATCACGATCAAAGATACACCAATAAGTGGAGTAACTACTTCTAATTTTAGATTTTGGGGTACATCTAGTGATTCTATCAAATTAGCAGGACATCCTATCGCTGATTTTGTGTTGAGAACAGGATCAGGATCTACCTTCGATGATGCTGGTTTCACAGTAGGTAATGATGCTGATTTAAAGGTATTTGTCGAAAATACCAATGTTCCTGTACTACAAAACACACTTGGTAATAATATCAAAGTTCGTATCACAGTTGGTACTGATAATAATGATGTTGTTGTATTTTCTGCCGCAGGGTTAACTCCTGGTAGAAACAACGCCTACGATATAGGTACTTCTTTATTCAAATATAGGAATCTATTCGCAGCTAACATATATGGTGAAGTAACTGGTAACATCACAGGTAATGTATATGCCAGTGATGCTACATTGATGATAGACAATGTACTTAAACAATTTACAGGTACAACAGTAGGAACCCATAAAGGTAATGTAAGAGCTGCTGATAATACACTGATTTTTGATGCAACTACTAACACAGTATCATCATTAAATGCCAATATCACAAATATCAATGCTAATACTCTTACATTAATAGATAAATTGGTAGGTGATGTTAAGGGAGATCTCTACGCCAACGATGATAGCATGGCTTTTAACAATGGTACCAAACAGTTTTATGGTTCATTAGTCGGAAATGCTGATACAGCATCTAGGTTAATTAACGGAAAATACATCAACGGAGTATTATTCGACGGTACAGCTAATATCGATATCATCGATCCGTATGCTTTACCTAAATCCGGTGGTGTGATGACTGGTGCTATCACTTTACCTGGTGCTCCTACTAATAGTTTACACGCAGCTAACAAAGGTTATGTTGATGCCCAAGTATCTCAGATACCATTGTTTTTCAGCTTAGATACTAGAGGACTTGATATAACAGGTGTAGCCGCTGGCTCAGTAGTATCTGTCCTTAACGAACTATGTCCGCCTACTTCGTTTCCTTCATACAAAGTAGCACATATCGCAAGTACGATACAGAATGTATCATCGACAGTTGCTACTTCAACATCTAGATGGATTTCTATCAATTATGTTTCAAGTGTTACAGTGACTACAACTATACAAAATCCTACAAGAAACAATCTTTTGATCTATAGAATAAACAGTACACAAACGAGTTGGGAATATGTCTCAGGTTAATATGATTAAAAACTATATCACTAATGTTGACGAAATCATAGAACTGGCTGAAAGGCACAGAGATCGTTTCTCTGTAAGGGAAAAAGATGAGGCTCATAATTTTGTCACACAATATGGAAATAGCCAGCTAAAGAGTTTGTTCTATTTTAATATGGATAGCGATCTTAAAGATGCTATATTTAAAACCATACCAGATGATCGACGTTTTGTGACCAGTTACACTATTAATAGATATGATCCCGGTGATTATTTGCTAAGACATAAAGACAGCGTTGGGGGTTATTGGAAATTTAAATTAGTTTTTTTGAGGAGCGATCGTCCTCATTTCAAATGGTATGATAAAGATGGTAACGGTTTCGTAGTAGAAGAAGAACCGGGCGCATTGTTAGACATGCCAATACACTTAGAGCACGAAGTGACAACAATTGAACAAGATGAAAGGCCTAAATACAGCCTTGTTCTAGCATGGGGGAAGGTAGGATAATATGGCAAAAGTAGAAAGAAATTTATTGTTTATAAAAAGTACAGGAACTCTAATAGGAGAAATTCCACAAGATACAGATTCGTCGCAGTTAAATCTAGATAAGTTTCTTATCAAGACTGTAGAAATAGATGACGAAGCTGGTGATTATTGGTATGGCGATTACAGCACAGGTGAAGTAAGATCTCGGTCTGATAAACCAGTCCTTACAGAATCTTATGTAAAATATAACACAAACGTCACTGTTTTGAAAGAATACCCTATACACAAGCAGCTGAATATTATTATAGATATGTTAGATAAGAATTCAGCTGTAAAAACAGACGAATTTATAGCTATGAAAGAGTTTATTGATGCTGCTAGAAATCAACACGCAGAACAGGTACAGGCATATGCGTCAAACCCGGATGCCTATACATGGATAAATGAAGATCAAGAGCAAGCTATCTTAGCTCAAAAGCAAAAACTCTAACGAATAAATACAGGGAACTGGAGCTAAGATGACTTACAGAGTAGATAGATATAACGGAACTTTTCTAACTAATGTAGAAGATGGTTCTATTGATACATCTACGGATTTAAAATTCGTAGGTAAGAATTATACTGGCTACGGGCAGATACAAAACGAAAATTTCCTATATCTATTGGAAAATTTCGCTAATACTGTACAGCCTAGCAAGCCAGTAAGCGGTCAGATATGGTATGATTCTAGCTCAAAGAAATTAAAGTTTTATGATGGATCTAAGTTTAAGTCAGCAAGTGGTGCTGAAATAGCCAGCAGTCCGCCAGCAGGGCTTTCACAAGGAGATCTTTGGTTTGATACTAATACAAATCAGCTGAGCGCATGGAACGGATCTAGCTTTGTGCTTATTGGACCACAGAGCGCACCAGGTTTTGGTACATCACAGATTGTTACACAGGTAGTTAAAGACGTTAATAATACCAGCCATGTTATATTGAAAGCTGTGGTCGGCGGCCTTACTACTGCTGTTTTTAGTAATGATCCCGATTTTACTTTATCTTCTACTAATAGTATCGCAGGTTTTTCAGAAGCTGGTAGGCAGATTAAGAAAGGTGTTACACTAAATTCTGTATCAGATACAGGAGTTAGTGACAGTTCGGGTTATAGATTCTGGGGTACCGCTAGTAATTCAGAAAGACTAGGTGGTCATCCAGTAGAAGATTTTATTAGAAGCACAGGAGGTACAGCACAACAATTCACTGGTGCCGATCCTGTGTCATTCTCTGGCGCAGGTCTAACTGTTGGTCTTGGTGATCTAACTGTAAGAAAAGATCTGCGTATCTATATCAATACAGCTAACCAACCAACTATAGAAAATCAAAATAACGGTGTAATACTGTTCCGTATCAGCAATGCTGCTTCAGTTACTGATAGAGATGACATGATGATTTTCTCTAGGCAGCAGTATGATACTAACGATATTACTACAGCCAAAGCGATATTCCCAGCAAATACCGAAACTATCAATCTTGGAGCTTCGTCAAGACATTGGAAAAATATCTATGCTCAGTCTCTTTTTGGTAATCTAACAGGTAATGTTACAGGCAACACTACTGGCACACATACCGGAAATATCAATAACGCAGCTGGCACTACCGCGTATAATGCCACTACTAGATCATTTACAGCAGACAATTTCTATGGACAGTTTACAGGATCGTTAAGTGGTCAAGCAACATCTGCGGTAAATGCTAGCAAGTTAGGAACATATGATCCTTTAGATATTGCTAATCCTGGAGTTATTTCTATTCCAATAAGAAGCGCCTCGGGAGCGATCAAGGCTGTATTATTTGACGGTCAAGCTAAAGATACACAAACAGTAAATGGCAGACAAGCAGATGTTAACAAGACCGGTGATACGCTAGTAATAAGAACTGCTTCCGGTGATGTTAACGGTAGGTTTTTCAATGGTACAGCCAGTAGTGCTAACTATGCCGATTTAGCTGAGATATATAAAACTGACAAAGAATATGAAGTAGGCACAGTGATGGTTGTAGGAGGAGAATACGAAGTTACTGCTTGCCAAGACGGTGATAGAGCTATAGGAGTTATTTCACAAAATCCAGCTTATCTGATGAACAGTGAAGCTGAAGGACAGCCGGTAGCATTAAAAGGAAGAGTACCAGTTAAAGTAGTTGGTCCGATCAAGAAAGGTCAAAGATTAGTAGCTGCTGCCGATGGTACAGCTCGAGCAGCTACAGATAGACTAGATAATTTCGCTATAGCATTAGCTTCGGATGATAGAGAAATAATAAAAATAGTAGAAGCCATAATTTTATAAGGTAAGACAGATGCCAGCAAACCAGTATGATCCAGTTAGATATAGTGATTACAATGCTCTTTATAGCACAATAGCCACATTGGTTGGGCCTCTTCAGACTTCCGCACCGAATGTGTATATAAAAGGAACTGGATATGGATTACCTTTAAGTAGCCTAGCATCTTTGGCATATCCATTTAACAGAACTATAGCTAGCATATCGAATACCAATCCCTGCCAAATTACTACAACTGCTAATCATAACTTAGTAGCAGGTGAACAAATTTACATTGATAATATAAGCAATGTATCTTGGGGAGCAACTCCTCTGAACGGTAATTATTTTGTAGTCAATCAAATAATTAGTCCTACAGTATTTTCGCTGGTTAATGTGGATAGCAGAGTATCCAATGGTTATCCTAGTGGATGGGCAGGCGGTACTGGTGCTATATCACAGTTTGTTATTTCTGCTAATCAGTTCAATAATTTAAGGATAGATCTTAATAAAGCATGGAAGCATGTGACTGGCAGTGATTTAGCTAATGATCCGCAAATAGGTAACGCATGGCCTACGACAGGTGTAACAAGTCATTGTCCTCAACCTGTTCGTGGAGATCCTATTTTACATGATATCTATCTTCCATTTTACAACAGAGTAAATGATGTAAACACTTACAAGTTTATCATGCAAGACGCATTTTATTTTGGTTGGAACGTTGCTCCTGTTAGAGATGGTGCGACCAATCCTTGGGGTAACGGTCTTATGAGCGTTGAAACGATCATCGACTTTCCGACTAATTATGATTTCGTACAGTATTTTAATACTGGGGGATTTTTTAATCTTAACCTAGTAGTAACAAATATTACCAATGGTCCGGCAAGCGCCGCCTCTCAAAACCAAGATTGGCAAAATTTAGCCAAGTCTTTATTTGGCACAGGAGGTATTAACTATGGTGCCTATAACAAAGCAGGCATGGGCTATACAGCATCAGGAGTAGGACCTTACGGCCAGACTGGAGCGTATGGGCAACCGGCAAGCGCACCTTGGACTTCGGCAGGAGCATACAATGCCACCGCAGCTACATATGGTAACCTTGGTTATATCAATCAAGTGACATCTACTACAACCAGTTATACTACTAACTATATAGGTATTAAACACAGAGCATATACACAAAAGAAAATTGGTATTTTGATCGATCTATACAACGGACACGTGAACCAATTCTCTCCAAACGTGACAGCTAGATTCCAATTGAATTTGACATTATATTACACCGTTGGCAGTATAACACTACAATCAGATCCTTACGTAGTACCTTGGACTAATTCGCAAATTAGTTTCAGCAATGGATCCGGTGGCTCAGTATTTTCGTAATCAAGACTTACAGATCAGCAAAACCCTTAGCATATATACAAAGCTAGGGGTTTTTTTATGAACGAAAATCTACAAAATGCTATAGATTTTTCAAACAAGATGTTGAGCATTAAGACTCAAAAAAAATATCTTGCTGAAAAATTTTCAGCTGACACTACATTTGGCTATCAAGGAGGTCTGTTCAAGATAGACAGCCATCTTTTAGTTTTTGTAAGGTCTCTAATCATTGAAGGAAAAATTCGAGACGTTATCCTTATAGATTCAAATGGAAATCCTATAGTGATACCGGATCTTAAAGATTTTGAAAATCTAATAAAAGACAGATATTGGTCTGCTGTGGGGTTTTATCAAGCAGGTTATGAAGATCTAAAAAATCAAAAAAATAATATATTAAGAGTGATGCCTAAAGAATGAACAAAGGCATATTGATATTTGGACACAATAATCAATCTATAGATTATCTAAAGCTAGCTGAAATATCGGCGAAATTAGCTATGAAAAAATTATCAGTGCCGGTATCTTTGATCACCGACAAAGAAAGTAGAGAAAATTCTACTTTTGATGATTCTATATTTGATAATATTATAGAAATAGATTCTCCTCAAAAAAATAATTATAGAATATATGAAGGAAAGTCTGAGCTTTTCCTAAATGATTCTAGGCAGTTGGCTTTTGAACTTACACCATACGATAGAACTCTATTGATAGATAGTGACCTTTTAATATTCGATGATCAGTATTCTCACTATTGGGAGTATGATGAAGATTTTATGATCACTGACAGTATGATAGATTTTATAGGTAATAAATTACACCCGGAAGACCTACGTGTATCTGATACTGCTATGCGATTGAGATGGGCTACTGCTATGATGTTTACAAAAAATCAGGCAGCAAAATTAGTGTTCGATACAATGAAGTACATCAAAACAGAATATCGATTTGTTAGTGATATACATAAATTTAATCCTAGGATTTTTAGGAATGATATAGCTTTTACATTAGCCAATCACATTTATAATGGATTTGTTGAAGGTGCGAATTTATTGCCGTCTATCATATGGATGACAAAAACTGACACATTAATAAATGTTAACGAACACGGATTACATTTTTCTGTAGACGCATTTGATAAAACTGCTCTGCTATCGATAAAAAATTCTTCTATTCATATTATGAAAAAACAAGACATTCTAAAGTTTGAAAAGGAGATTCTATCTCTATGAAAGATTTTGGATATCTTGTAGTCATTTCTAAATCTAGCACCAATGAATATCTGTCGATGGCCTACTTGTTGGCTTTATCTATAAAAGCCACACAGAAACAAGGATACGATAAAGTAGCATTAATAACAGATGATAAGGAAACGATACCAGTCATTAGTTCTAGTCCTGTGTTTAATCAAGTTATATTCTGGGATAAAAAACAGCACTGGGATGGTAGATCATATATGGATCAGTTAAGCCCTTGGCGATACACAGTCTGTCTTGATGCTGATATGTTGATGGTCAGAGATACTAGTCATTGGATTGATTATTTTATAAATTCTAATACAGAAATTTATGTGACTAATAAGGTAAAGACATTTAGAGACGATATTGTTACTGATAATTTTTATAGACAAACATATGAAAAAAATCAATTGCCTATCCTATATTCGGCGTATACATTTTTTGATAAGACATCATTAATTGTTGAAAAATTTTTCAACATGGGTCGATATATCATAGATTATCCAACTGAATTTAAAAATTATTTCCTTGATAAAGATATACCAGAAGTTGTAGGCACAGATGAAGCATTTTCTTTAGCAGCAAAGATATTAGATTTAGAAGATACTATTTCATATGATTTAGAATTTCCTCGATTTGTACATCTAAAACCTAGGATACAAGGGTTCAAAACCAATGTACAAAAAATGGGCAAAGAAGTTGGTTATTACTTTGACAAGCTGAATCGATTTAAGATAGGTAGTTTTAATCAAACTGATATCATACATTACAGTCAAAAAGATCTGTTCACACAGGATATGATAAGTAACTATCATAACATCATGATGGAGAATTTTAAAAATGTTACATAACATCGTAGTAAGAACTACTACCGGGGATATAGTAGGAGGTAGTAAATCTGTTATTGTTAAAAGCAATGATCCCACTCTACAGGTAATCACAGTTCCTGACGAATACCAGCCATTGTTTGACGAAATATCTCGAGGTGTTAAAAATATACACAACTATAAAGTTAATATTGACGGTAATAGTATAAGGATCTATAGCATAGAAGAAACTTTAGACAATGATCCTGATTTTAATCAATTCATTCAATTACCGTTTTCCCCAGCTAGGAACAATCAAACTACTGATCTAGTAGTCACTGTTTTTACTAGAGATCATTCACCTCGTATGATCGTAAAATACAATGGACCGCCATCTGCTAAAGCAGATCCTTCTAAGAATAGTTTCGATTTACATCTTACCGGCAAGGGAGATATTAACGCACACTATCAGACTTTTAATTGTAATTTTGATGAGTTTGATGAAAACAATGAAAAAGAATTTATGATAACAGACATGAATCCTACTAAATTGTTTGCCAATGATTTTAGTCTGTATTATAGAAAGATTTTTATTTCAGCTTGTTACACTATAAAATGAAAGTTTCAGATCTAGATATTATTTTTATTTCCTATGATGAGCCTAATGCTGAAATAAATTGGGCTGACCTGCTATCTAAGGCACCCTGGGCTCAACGTGTACACGGAGTCAAAGGCAGTGATAATGCTCATAAAGCAGCAGCAAAATTATCTAACACAGAGTGGTTAGTAACTGTTGATGGTGATAATCAAGTACGACCAGCTTTTTTTGATATTGCCTTTGAGGAACTACCTGCTATAGAAGTGTATAGCTGGTGCGGTCAAAACAATATTAATCATCTAAGTTATGGCAACGGTGGTTTAAAAATATGGAAAAAATCTTTCATAGAGCAGATGAAAACGCATGAAGCTGCTGAATCAGAAAACGCACAAGTTGATTTCTGTTGGGAAAAAGGTTATATGAACTTTCCATCAGTATTCAGCGACACTATAATAAATGCTACTCCTTTACAGGCCTGGCGTGCCGGCTTCCGCGAAGGAGTAAAGATGTTGACCAAGAACGGTGTAAAAGTACACAAGTCTTTAATCACGAAAGAAATCTACTGGCACAACATACATAGACTTCGTATTTGGAGTTCTGTAGGGGCTCACGTTAATAATGGGCTTTATGCTATATATGGTGCGAGATTAGGTACATGGTTAGCCTATTGTACAGATTGGGACTATCGTGAAGTTAGAGACTTTGACATATTACAGGGAATCTATGGTCAGTATGTGAAACCCTATGTTGATGATAACGACAAGGGTCTTGTAGAAGAAATAAAATCACTAGGTGAAAAAATAAAATTAGAACTAGGTTTAAACTGGGCCTATTTTGATAAAGATCAAAGCGAATACATATTAGATCTTTATTCTGAATCTATTTCGTTAGGACAGACCTATTACAATAAGAGTCCAATATGGAAAAATTTTTCCTAGCATATGATGAGCCAAACGCAGAAAAAAACTTTCAGCTGGCAAAAGAAAAGATAAAAGATCTTAAAAAAATAGACACCAAAATGTCTATAGCACAGTCTCATAAGCACTGTGCTAATATCTCTGACACTAATCAATTTATGCTTATAGATGGAGATGCTGTTCTCTTGGATGATTTTAATCTTTTTGATGTCTACAAGAAAACACAAGAAAGAGGATACATCTATATTTTTAGAGCAAGAAATCCTATAAATGGGTTGGAATACGGTCACGGCGGAATAAAAATATTTGATAAAACTCTGTTCGATGATCAAGAACGCATAGATTTCAGTACCAGTTTTTATGGCCGAATAAAGATAGTAGAACATGTGTTGAATTATCATGCTTATAACAGCACAGCATTCCATGCTTGGAGAACAGCATTTAGGGAGTGTGTCAAATTAGCATCGGGCACTATCAAGAATAGAAATATAAAAACAGACGAAGCACGATTAAAAATTTGGTGTACTGAATCTAACGATTCTCCTTTTGCTTATGAATCTCTTAAAGGTGCTAGAGCAGGCGAACAGTTTGGTCGAGAAAACAAAGACAATCAAGAAGCACTTAAAAAAATAAATGATTTTGTGTGGTTAAAAAATCAATATGAACAGTTGGACTAAAGAACGTCTAGAATATAAGAAAGAAATGGACAAGATTAGTCCTAGCTTCTGTACGGCCAAATGGAGCCAGGTAACTATACATCTTGGTGTAGGGCATACGCACAGTTGCCATCACCCTAGAACTCATGTCATCCCTATAGAAGAAATAAAAGAAAACCCCAGCGCATTACATAATACAGGATACAAAAAACTGTTGCGTAAACAGATGCTAGATGGATCTCGCCCTAGCGAATGTGATTATTGTTGGAAAGCTGAGGACAGTGGTCATACACTCAGCGATAGGATATTAAAAAGTTACGAACCCTGGTCTAAAGATAGATTGAAAGAATATCTAGCAGCCGGATCAGATGGTAACGTAAATCCTAGTTATCTAGAAATTTCTTTTTCAAATGTTTGTAATTTTAAGTGTTCGTATTGCTCTCCGGATGTTAGCAGCAAGTGGATGGAAGAGATAAAAGAGTTTGGTCCGTATCCTACTTCTATGAGATTTAATAATCTAGAATGGGTACAGATACAGAACAAGATGCCACATCCTGAAAGAGAATATAATCCATATGTTGAAGCATTTTGGCAATGGTGGCCTGAATTATACCCAACTCTACACACATTCCGTATCACTGGAGGCGAACCTCTCCTTAGCAAGCATACTTTCAGAGTGTTAGATCATATACTGGAAAATCCTAATAAGAATCTAGAATTAAACATCAATTCGAATTTTTGTGTACCTGATGACCTGTTTGATAAGTTTATAGAAAAACTTAAAAAGATACAGATATCAAAATCTGTAAAATCTATTCTTGTTTATACTAGCTGTGAAGCACATGGCAAACAAGCAGAGTATATTCGTTTCGGATTAGATTACGCCAAGTGGTTGTCTAATTGTGAAAAGTATCTAACAGAAGTTCCCAGAGCCAAGATAGGAATAATGAGCACTTATAATGCTCTGTCTGTTACTAGTTATACAGAGTTTCTAAAAGATATCCTTTATCTTAATGAAAAATATGGAAAACCAAAATGGTACGAAAGAGTACTAAACAAAGTCTTTAATATTGATATAGGCACCCATCCTGTTAATCTAGACATACCATATTTGAATAATCCTCCTCATCAAACAGTAGGTATCTTGACCAAAGATATCATGTCTATGATCAAAGAACAAATTGCTTTTATGAAAGCTAATACTGTTTCTAAAGGTGACAATTCTGTCGGATTTTATAAAAGCGAGATACAGAAACTAGAACGTCTATATTCTATATTCAGTAGCAGAATGGATGGACTACAGGATAGAAATAGAAAAGATTTTGTAGCCTTTGTCGATGAACATGATAAGAGACGGGGAACGAATTTTTTAGAAACGTTCCCCGAATTGGCAGAATTTTATTTTTACTGTAAAAAACTTAATCCCGTTTAACACCAATAATCTGTAATAGATTGATAAACAGATTGATAAAGTCCATGTATAGTGTCAACGCACCTAATACTTCTTCTCGTCCGGTGTCGGAATCAATAGTTACCATTTCACGAATTTGTTGTGTGTCATAGGCTGTTAAACCTAAGAATATAATGATTGCCAATGCTGAAATCACCATGGTCATTACTGATGAACCGATAAAGATATTGACAATGCTTGCGATAACGATAGCGATCAAACCAATAAACATAAACTGGCCTAAACTTTCTAAACTGCGTTTAGTAAAGTAACCATAAAAGCTCATGGTACCAAACAGAACCGCCGATCCTAAAAATGCGCTGACTACTGAACCTAAAGTGAACACAGCAAACATAGCACTAAGGCTAAGCCCCATAAGAGCAGCAAATGCCATTAGGAATAGTTGTAGTCCTGTCTTGCTCAAATTTTCTTGAGCAAAGGCAAATCCTAAGATACAAACCAACGGCAGGAATAGTGTAACCCACATCATTGGGCCTGTAAAAAAGAAAGACAATAATGCGGGTGAACTGGCAACACCTGCGGCAGTCAGTCCAGAAATCACAACAGCACTGAGCATGTGATTGTAGACTCTCAACATAGCAGAGTTAATGGCATCCGCACTTCTATATGTACCTGTTGCTAACATAGAGATATTCTCCTTAAAGTTAATCTTGTATATATTGTACACTCATTGGAAACACTTGAGCAATAACCTGAGCACACATTTTGGCTATTTCTCTATGTTCTTTTTGAGTTCCGTTACCTGAACGCAATTCTATAAAATGTACCCAACTGCGCAAGGTTCCATTCATATATAGCCTACTTTCAATCAGACCTTCTGGCAATACTGCTCTAGCCTGTTCTTTTGCCATGCCCTTATTGATAGCTTCTTCGTAGGCTATGCGAGCTTGTTCAATGACCCATTTTTGTTTGGCATCCCACCATGCTTGTAACTCTGGATCATCTGCTTCGATACTATTCTGTCTGTTTTTGTCGTCTTGGAGTCTAGCTTCTCTTGTAACGAATTTAAGATCTTTAGTTGGGTCAGCATAGCGTTGACTGAATTCTTGGAAACTGAAACTTCTGTGTCGCAAGATCTGTCTGGCAATGTCCCGGGTGGTTGTGATTTCAACGCAGGCTGAGACCATTTCGAGTGGGCTCCAGTGTGCGTGTTTGACCAAGTATCTGATGAGTTTTTCTGATGTCTCGGTGTTAAATTGATTGCTTGGGTTGGACACACGGGCGCAGTACGCAATGAGTTCCTGCGCATCCGAGATGCCCATGTTCGCAAACTCTGCTGTTGGTTGAGAATAGGAAACCAGTTTAACATTCATTTGTCGTCCAATAGGCCTTTCGTTGAATCTATTACGTCGGTTTTCAATTTTGAAATATCGACTTGGAAATTAACAGTTAGTATTTCTTCTTGATAGTCTTTGAAAGCAGCAAATAGCTTATCTAAGATTTCTTTTTCATCTCTTAAATCTAACTGTTCTGAGATGTCTATGGCCCAAACTCTTCCGTCGTCGAATGTTATTTCGACTCCCCGTATGTATTTTACAGGCATGCTGCTCATATACATATCTTCGAATATTTCGGGCCACTCCTTGACGACATCTGCGGGCGGCTTAAAAAATTTTTTAGGCACTTACTTCTTCTTTAGCTTTGACAGTTTTCTTAGCAGGCGGATCTAATTCGTCTGCTTGTTTGCGTAGTCTGGCTGCTTCTTTATACATAGCATCAGCTTGACTGCGATAAGAACGTGCTAGGTCTTTATCAGACAACGGTTGTGCGCTATCGGCAGTATTTGGTATGTCTTGTACTCTGGCTAATTCTTGTACTTCTACTCCTTTATTAGGAACTGGTGTTCCTCTTTGTTCTGCGATCATAACATTTAGTTCATCTAAATTGATCACATCGGTAGTAGTCGGAGTCATTTCTATCCTACTTGTAGGAATCTTGACTAACTTGCCATCTTGATGTAGAGAAGCCAGCATGGGTCTGCCATCTCTAAAATAACGATTGGCTAGTACTTCACCTAATTCAAAAGCATCTTGTCCTTGTGTGCTTTCTACGACGGTCATGATAGAATTATGATCTTCGTCATTAAAGTTAGATGTACTAGCTACCAAACAATTATAGAAATCGTCTGGAATGGTCTTAAACACTACTAGGACCTTTTGTTTTGTATCTTTTAATCGCCCCACGTGTTTTAGTGCTGTGGTCATGATATTATCCTTGGGTTTGTGGTGCTGCTTGATTAGGTGTAGCTGGTGTTACACTTTCCAAGAAGCTGTTTAATTTGTTATAAACTTTACCAACGGCTTCTAATTCGTTCGCTTTAAAAGCACCTCTCGAAGTAGCAACATCCAGGATGGTGCGTACAGCATTGAGATCGTTGATAGTTAAGTCAGGCGCAGCCGATTGATTGGTAGGCTGAGTGGCCTGTGCTTCGTTAGTCTGTGTATTATTTTCTTCTGCCATTTTTATCTCCTTAAATGTGTGGGCAAGCCAACATAAAGTATGTTAGTTCTTTTTCATCTTCAAAACCAACAAAAGTGGATTGCTCCCCTGATTCTGTCGGTGTGTTTATGATACAATATCTTCCCTGTAATCTGAATGTAATCCAGTCTTCTAGATCGTTGGCTGGCGTGCCAAGAGCCCACCAACCAGTGTCTTGGCTTTTTATTTTCGCAGTTTTAAAATGCGGAGGACACCAAGAAAGTTTTCTTTCCTGTATGACATTCAGGGGGTTGAGCTCTATCATCATGATATATTTAAATCCTATGTTTATTGTTCTAGGGATTCTTGGCTTAATCTTTTGGCTAGAGCTTTCGAATATCCCATTTTTTTAACATCGCCTGAAAATAGATATAATTCAAATGCTGATTTTTCTGATAGCACAGTTATGTCTTTTTTTGTTAGATAAAATGGACAGTCTATGAAACGATCTAACCATACTAAGATTTGTGGAGTGATTGAAAATGTTCCTGGGAACTTGATGTTGTATGTTTTTATTTTAGCTTTTTCTATGACAAAATCCAACCCTGCTTCTGTCAATCTTAGGCCACCTTGATCTCGATTATTATACCACCATTCTGTTCTTTTTGCCTTTACGGCTTCATCGTCTGAAACTAAATCAGCCGCAGTTAGAAATATTTTGGTATATCTATCTTTGTTCATTGTTTGCCAAGAATTTCACCGGATGTTAGTTTAACAACTTGGAAGTCGGTAGACTTAAACATCTTGTTCAGTTTCTTGGCAAGGTTGTGAGCGTGTCCTGGATTAGAAAAACTTACCTTCTTGTATTTTGGTCCTGGATAACTGGCTACCAAACTACCGCTCTTTAAATTGAAGGGGTTTCCTTTATAAAAGACCGCCCAGATAGCTTCAGCTTCAAGAACCTGTTCTACCTTATAGTTTTCTTTATTAGCATACTCTAAAAGTATCTTGGGTTTTGGTCTACTCATGCGTTTCTCGATTTATAATACACGCATATATTTATGCCGTTAAAAAGTTCCCCCGTCCATATTAATAGACACTTGATTGCTTTGTACAGCTATTTTATCCAGCTTTTCGTGTATTTCTTTTATGTGTTTACCCAATTTACTAGTCAAGATACTAAGATCAGTTACTATATCCTTAGCTTCTTCTAGAGTCATGCGAATCTCTCGCTGATTAGTCTTTTCAGCTTGTATGGTACGCTGTATGAATCTTTCTACAGAAGGAAAGGTATCGGGTAGTTTATTTTGAGACATTTGCTAATACCTGTCTCATTTCCAGTTCTGTCTTGAATGGACCTTTATACTCGTATCTTTGTAAAGTAATTAACTTGGGACAGAAACTTTTGACCCAACCTTTATCGAATCGGATCACATAGTAGCCAGAACAGTATAAACTCTTGCTGTCGCCACTTTTGGTAAACAGTGGTAGTTTACGTTGTATGTCAAACATGGCGTTATGTGGCTTGACGCTAGTTGGAAAACCATGTACTTCGTTTTCTTCTGAATCTCTAGATTCCTTGACAATCTTGGCGATAAAAAAATCTTTACCAAACTGTTTAGTTAGGCTTTCTTTACTAGGATAGATTTTTACACCTGACTCATTGCTAAGAACAAAACGATCATCTTCGTTCTTTCTTAGTGTAGCAAATCTATTGCCATCTTTTTCGACTATCCAAAACTTATTTTCGATAATTGGTTTAGCATGTAATTCTGTCATTGTGTGTACCTCGCATTGAGTGGTTCAGCATATAGGTTGGCTTGATCTGCGATCTTTTTAAGATCATACAGATTACAAAACTTCATCAACCTAATTCCAACCTGACTGATATTTTTATCGGCAGCAATAGCTTGATCGATAGTTTCTTTGATGATGGCTTTGATATCATCAGGTTGATATGAAAGATCTATAAGTCTACGATTTCGCTCATAGTCTTCCAAAACTCTGTGTTCTTTTCCTTCGTGGTCTACCCAACGTTGTAGCATGAGGTTATTCCACGAAAATCCTTTACTGTTACGATCTTCGAATGCTTCTAGCAGACCGACTTTACTTTTTGTGCCTTTTGTGCGCACACCCGGATAAGCACTAAAGACATTGTCAGATGTGTCTCCTCGCATACACTTTTCGAAAAGCAACCATTGTGGATCAGGCGGTGCCTTATCTTCACCTGTCTTTTTGTCTTTAACTCTATTACCTTTGCTGTCAAAGTATCCGTCATGTGAAATAGTAACTTCGCTTACACCGTTGTATTGTTTTACATTCGAGGCGATCATCTGTTCGAAATCACTGTCTGTAGAAATAATAATATGGTTATCGTTAGGATGATTTTGAATAAAACCAGCGATGAGATCATCTGCTTCTAACCTTGGATTATGTAATACTGTACAGTTTGTTTTATCTGAAATAAATTCTTTAAACGTGTCAAACGCTTCCCAAAACAATTTATCTTCTTCTTGTTCGGACGCAGTTAGCGCAGCACGACTTTCTGCTCTATTACGCTTATATGGCTCGTAATAGTCCTTACGCCAGCTACGACCTTCTAAACAGAAAATAACATGGCTACCATTAAAGTCTTTCCATGCTTTCTTGATACTGTTAAAAGTGATATGAAAAGCCATGCCAATTTTAATATCAGCATCACCTCTGATAACATGTCTAGCACGGAAAAAAGTGTTAGCTGTATCTACCAAGATATAGTTCATGAAATAGCAGACTTTTCTTTAGTAATAGGAACAACATTGATATAACCAGCCCCACGAGTAGTATCTTGTCCTTCGTCGGCTAGCATGTTTCGAACGATATCTTTGAACCAACGATCTACGATTTCTTCATCAAGGTCGCCGTCAAATCCGTATCCTTCTTGCTTTAATTGTACTATGAATTGTTCATTCCAGTCAAGCTCAAAAAAACCGTTACGTATATTATCTTTGTTTACTTTAGTATCCAGCACAGCTACCCAAGGCTCGCCTTTTTTGGTAGCACGTTCTTTAGGAGTTAGTTTAGCTTCTTCCTCTTTAGCCTGCGCTTCAGCCGCACGAGCAAGTGCTTCGGTGCGTTCTTGTTCGGCACGAGCTTTTTCTTCTTCTAATTGTTTAATACCTGTGATTTTCTTTAACCAATCTTTCATTATGTACCCCATTCATTTTTAAATAACGGCACTTGTAATCTGTCGCTATAACGTAAACCGTTCTTCATTGCTAGCTCTGCTACACGGCGATTATTCAATGTATAAACACTTTCTACACCGCCTACAGGCATCAAATACACCGGTCCTGTAAATCCTTCTGCTCTGTAAAGGTCTACTGTTTCGATAGCTTCTTCTGCGTCTTCTTCTGTAGCCACAACAAATTTAAGATATGTATATCCTAGAGTTTCGTAGTTACAAACTACATCTGGCCGAATAGCTTCATGTCTTGCTTCACCAGAGCAACTTAGTTTAGCACTGACACTGAATGTGATTTCTTTGTGATATTCTGGATGAGGCATCAACCATTCTAACAAATACTCTGCGAATTCTTCAGTTAGCGGCTGAGTGCCATTTGTTTCAAAAGTGATTTCCTTGAGACCTGCCATCTTAGGATGACGTAGCAAGTCTGGGTAAGCACGTTGCCAACCTAGCAACGGCTCACCGCCTGTAATCACGAGATGTTCGTCGCGCCATTCTTTGTAAGGTAACGTATCCACAATAGCATCGGCAATCGCATCAGTATCCAAAACGGGAGAAAGATGCTTAAAGCGAGGATCCCAACTAGCGTAACTATCACAACCTGTAGACACCAAAGGAAGCGATTTGTACTCGGTGTAAAGAGATGGGTCAATATTATCTGCTTCATTGCTGAGTTCTCCTTTAGGCATACCAAAGCCTGCGCACTTAAAGTTACAACCAAAAGTACGCAAGAAGACCGAAGGTACACCCATATAGCGTCCTTCGCCTTGAATTGAATAAAATAGTTCTGCTATCTTGATTTTGCTCATTGTTTTATTTTACATCCTTTGTATCTTGATTGTCAACCTTTTTTCTTAGTTCAAATGATCCGTTACCAAGATCTTTCCAAACTAAAATATCGCCTTCTTTAAATCCTGCTTGCTGTAGAGCATCGTCAGGCAATGGCATTACCAATTCGCCAGTTTCGGGATCTTCTTCTAAAGTGATAGTCCAATGCTTTTTAGTTTCGTTAGTAATGTCTGACATACGTAACTGTTTCCTTGTTCGTTAAAATGGTTTGTATTTCCTCTATTTTCTAACCAGTAGTCGCTAAAGTCTATTGAATTTGTTTCAAACTTAAACTCTGTGCTAGCTTTTAGATTATCTACAGATATGTATGGTATATCTATTATATTAGATATTTCTTTCCTAATCAAGCTGTAAATGTCTTTGTAATATTGATCATCGTAATGATGTTGGAAATATCCTTTAGCTGCTTTCAAACTACTATTGAAATAATCTTTATGAGATTCGATATCAGTCCATATCAAATCACAATTTTCATGTAGCCCTGTTTTATGAATAGGATGTGATCTGGTATGTACTCTACTAGGACTGGTATGGCAAACGATTACAGCAGAATAATCTTGTAGATTTGCTGATTTTATCTGTTCTAGAATCTTGTATTCGCCTACACCGGCTTGTGCTAGATTAGTCACATTGATATATTCAGATAACAGATCAGGCCAACCTTTGCCAGGCCATTTAGCAGCAAAACTATCTCCGGCGATTAGGATTTTTACTGAGTCTTTAGCCATGGAATAAATCTGCTCGCAATAAGGTCGTGATATTCTTGATTGTAATGCTCACCGTCTTCTATGTAATATTTTTTATGATCTATGAATTTGCTTTTAAAATACGATTCTACAGACATTGGTGCTACTGTTGTAGCTTTTAGCTTTCCATAAAAATCAAATGAATCAGGAAACTTCATGCGATCAGTCATGTTAAAGAAAAATAAACGACAATTCCTATCATGGCACATATTATCCATTGTGTATACATCTTTAAAAAAATCTCTTTGTTCTAGGTGTGTATTTAGATCAAAGAATAATTTGACTTTCATAAAGCTGTCTTTTCTTAGATCCGGATCAACTAAAGCATTTTGATAGTTAAAACTAACAGATGCTCCGCTTGAAAAATCTTCATAAGTGGGTTTATTGTATAGTTGGAATCGATCTTCTTTGAACAGTACATCTTGATAGATATCTATTAAATTGTCTTTGTTCATTACGTGTGTAGTAAAATAATCAGCTGGCAAAACAGAAGGAGATAGGGTTTCATTGAACCCTAAAACAAATCTATTCCAATAAGCTAACAATACATATACTTCATCTATATCTGGATATTTGTCCAACATAGATCTTAACCAATCGGGGTAGACTCTATTACAACTTCCAGGCACAGCATAGATAACAGTTTTTTTGTTATTTTGTCTAGCATATGATTCGGCATAATTGTTATTGTTCCACATGGTATATGTTCCAGGCCCTTGTTGTCCTGGCACTGTTACATACCCACAGGTATGACTATCGCCTAAGAATAATGCTATGCTCATAGATATTCACTCACCATCAGTTTACATAAAAAGCAATCTTGTTCGTTTTCAAAATGATATATCATAGCCTCGGTACTCATTTCGCAACGATACTTGTGTCCTGGTAAACCAAATGTTTGTACGATCTTGATACTCACTTCATCCCATTTTGGTATGTTGTCGAGTTTAGAAGACCACGGAATCTTAATAGTTTTCAAAGGGTGTGAACCTACTGACGAAGCTTTCAGCAAAACAACTGTACTCCTTTTCGCCTGGCAGTTTGTCGCCGTTTAATGACAGTTTTGTATCTTCGATATAGTGTACCCAAATATTATTGTTTATTTCGACAACACTCAATACATGGAATGTTTTATCCCCGGCACGCCATTTACTACCTTCTTTGATTTTATTTGTCATACAGTCTCCTTCTTGTAATTACCTTTTTCAGGAATAACATGACGTACACCGCCTCTAGGATCGGCCATATCGCCATTTCTTCTAGGAATGAGATGTACATGCGGATACATTACTGTTTGGCCTGCTGCTTTACCAACATTGATTCCGATGTTGAATCCATCGCATTCGTTATTAGCCATCATTTCTCTACCTTTGCGTAAAGCATCTCGGAACGCATCGGCTATGATGCCGTCAGCATCATATTGCGGTACAAACAAAAGATGTCCTTCTGTGACAGGATATCTATCTTTAAAAACAGCAACATGGAAATCTTCTTCTACAAGATCATCCCATGGTGCTACACCTTCTGCTTTGGCATCGCTTAATGTGTGTGCTTCGTTGCTCATTTTCTACTAAACTCCTTGCGTTCGGTAGGCAGATTGGATTCTTTTAGAACGAATTCTTTTCCGCCTACGCTGCCTACAAATACCTTAGTGCGTTCTTGATACGCCATACGAATCTTTAATGTTTGTACAGCTACTTCTAGATATGCTTTAGGCTTGTAAGACAGAATATGTCCATCGAGGTCTTTGCCGTTGTCTGTACAATGTAATTTTACTTTTTCGTCTATCATTTTGTCCACCAATCTTCATAAGGAAAGTCTATCCAACAATCGTCTTCGGCTTTATTGATTTCTTCACCGACGTAGTCTGCGGATACTTGTGCTTTAGAAGCTAAGTTATCGAACAGGACGGCAAAGCGAACATTATCTCCCCATATACTTTCCCATTTGGGATCATTTGGAAAACATCCACTAGGCCAATCTTTTAATAACCAATTAATGGTGGCACCTGAATCATTGATGTCATCGACGACAAGAATTTTCTTACCAGCAAATGCATCTTCAGCCATCCACAGATTGCTTTCTGTTTCTTCGTTGTCTCTAAGACAGACTTTTAATGTGTTACAGGGTATATCGAAATAATGACTGATCATTACAGCTGGTAGCAATCCACCACGTGTGATGCCTACAACATAATCAGGACGCCAACCTGTTAATGTGACGTCCCGACAAATTTTATTAACTGTTTTTTGTAAATCGTACCAACTAACCGTTCGTTTGTACATTTAACTTTTTCCTTTGTTCAATATATTGTTCATGTTGTATCCATTCCTTACCTTTAACAAGGAATCCCCACTCCCTACGATGTGGTCCAGGCATAAACAACGTCCATGCTGTAACACCTTCTTTAAGTTCGATACGATGATAAGAAGTGGGATTACATACACGAAAATGACCAGGGCCACGCCAATGACGGACCTGTCCGATCATTTCTCCGTTGCCGTTAAATTTAGGAACCCACTCGTAGTATCCGCCTTTAAGGATGAGAGTGGCATACGGCCAAGGATGATCGTGTACATCGTCGGGATCTGACTTTAAGAATTTGTGTAAGAACACATTGAAGGGAAACCAAGACCTATCTTTGAGAAAGACATAATATCTTTCGAGATATGGTTCGTTAGATTCTCTATCGAGGATGATACGTTTACGACCAATGCGTTCTAGGAAGTTTAAAAACCACTTCATTGTTTTATCCTTTATCGTGGAGCGAACTCTTGTTGAAGTTTAATATTGTCCATAAACTCTTTCTTTGTACCCGGATCATCTTTAAACGCACCCTTTAGTACAGTAGTCTGTGTTAGACTAGAGTGTGCCATGATGCCACGATTCTCACAGCAACCATGAGTGGCTTGAATATAAACGCCTAGGTCTTTGGCGCCTGTGGCACGTTCGATCTCCCGAGCAATATCATTAGCCAGTTCCTCCTGGAGAGTACCTCGACGGGCACACCATTGTGCGATACGTGTGTACTTGCTGAGTCCGATAAGTTTCTCGGCGGCAATAATGCCAATATAAGCAACGCCAGTAACGGGTTGATGATGATGGCTACACATACTGCGAAGCTCACTGCGAACAACAAGCATACCTTCGTAACGGTCCTGCGAATCATTGGGAAATGCTGTTGCGTCTGGTGCTGGGTCATATCTTCCTGCCATTATTTCGTTAAAGTACATCTTAGCAAGGCGACGAGCTGTGCCTTTACTATTGGGATCGTTTTCGCGATCGATCAACAAGACATCTAAGACTTTTTCAAATGCTAGAGTTGCTTCGTCGATAAGTTTTTCTTTATCACCGTCGCTTAGGAAATCGCTAATGTTATCGCCGGCCCAGAATCTTTTGTTTTCACGTTTCATTTTAAAACGTAAATGATCACTTAGTTTAGCTAGTTCATATCCGCCGTCGCCGTTCATAGCATCTAACCCTGTTTCTTTCTTGATGAACACAGGTTTACCTAAAGGTTCGTATTCTTGCTTAATAAATTCTCTATTGAGTTCTGCGTTAATAACAGGATCTGGTGTAAATTCTTTTGTCATTATTCTTGTTCCTCAAATAGGGAGTAAAACATTTCGTCTGATGCTTCTTTTTTAGATCTTACTATATCTAATTTTTCAACGATAAAATCTGTTGTCATAATAAGCATGAATGCTTTTCTTTCGAAATTAATTAACTTATCATCACTAACTTCAAACACGTAACCGTGAGCATAATCTTGATAATTTAATTCGTTTGTGATTTTTGGTTGACCTTTGTACGGACCTCTGAGGGTTGAAGTCCAGTCAAAGTTGTCTCTTTCGAATATCGACAGTGCTTTAGTTAAATCGTTGTCATCGGGTTTCTTGCTTCTAATTACAAAAATATGATCCATATTGTATAATCGATCATATTCTTCTTTAGTAGAAGTTATATCTTCTATTGTTTTAAACTTTAACATTTTTTTCTCCGAGTTTGTGTCGTGGATGACATATGTATTATTTTAACATCTTCAGCAAGTTATCGCAACTGAAGAAGTCTTTAGTTAACATATCTACTTGTTTATTTAGGCTAGGTAAGAATTTTTCGTAATTTTCCATGTACTGGATAATCTTATGGCAGACTTCTTTTCTATGGATGTCGTACGATTCGAAAGACTCTGTCCATTTGCTCGGATACTTAAATGTATCTAATGCCATTTCGCTATAGCTGAGTCTATCAGGCACCATTGGAATAGCATCTACTAGTGCGCCTTCGTACCAACTTATGCCTAAGGTTTCTTGTAAATTAGCACTAAACACTAGTTTAGCTTCGCCCAGCATATTGTGATATTCATTCTTGGTCAATGGATATTCTTGACATACACGGAATTCGTATTGAGGAAGATGCTTCTTCAAGTCCATGAATATGTCTAATTGCTTTTCTGGAGCAAGTCGATGTGGGAAAAGAATGACATTTTTCTTTGGCATGTTTTTGTACATGATCAAAGTGTCTGGCATATACTCCATAGGCCAACCAGATCGAATTATCTTACCATCATCACGATAATTTTTTAGATCCTCATGCCTCCATGGATTTTCAAAAATCTCATCATTCAAGAGATTGTCATCGAACATCTTGATATGAAATTCTGTAGCAAAATAATTGTGATCAATCGCGTGGAAAAAACTCTTTTCGGCATGTCTTACCCAACCTGCGTTACCAATAAGACGCCCTAAGAAGTCCTGAGGATCATAACTACCAGCATGCCATAGAGCGTGTATCTTGACAGGAATGCCAAGTAACTCACTCATGTATTTGATGTTAATGATCCCAGGATGCCACGCATCTGTAAAAATAAAATGATCACCAGGGCCCACTGATCCGGCGCAAAATAGTCTGCTAATCTTCTCAACTTGACTAGACTTATATACATTGGTGCCACCAAAATTGAGAAAAGCACCAGGCGTAGTGGCAGCAGGAATATCCGTAGGGCCATCGATAATTTGAACATTTTGTACCCTTTTTCGTAAGAGCTCAGGTACATGAGCCTTCCATTGTCCCGTGTACCTGGTCTCGACAGCTTCTAAATCAACTAAAAATACTGTCATTGTCTTGTGAAGTTTCTTGGCTTATTGTTGTGTCTAAAATCTCTACGTTGATGATTGTGGTTATTATGATAACCACCATTGCTATGGCGTTGAGAGTTTAGAAATGCCCTATAGTGTTCGCTGTCTTTTCTATAAAGATCAGCAGGATTATAAGGACGAAGCTCAAATCGACAAAAGTCGAGATAAGCATCTAAGTCATCAAAAATCTTGACGACATCTGGGCGATTGGCGAAATACTTATATTCCTTGTAGTTCTTAGACATTATAGCCTCTTGTTTTAATATTTGATGAATGAACCATTTTCTCCGTCTTCGGAGATCTCAATCCAAACCTCGCGGCCTGGGTACTTTGCGATAATCTGAGCGTGTAAATCATCGCTCATCATCTCACAACTCTTGTAGTCAAGGCTTAGAACGGCACCTTGACCATTATACAGCGACTCGAGCCATCGTTTGAATTGGATGAACTCGATGTCCCTATCATTGTGGAGCACATTGATCCACACCCTGAAATGAAAGATGTGGCGATGAGGGTAACCCAAAAACGATACGTCATATTCATCTCCAGTAGCTAGACTTGGATCTTCCAAGGCTGCTGGATATTTATGAATACCTTCTTTGCGAAAAGTGACCCAAATCATTTTGTTAGGGCGGACGTCCTGCCGAATATTCATCCTCTTAATGCCTCCATCATGACGATCTTTCCTAGTTCTGTGCCTAGGTCGTCTTCTTCTTTGATAACGAACATCTTACAACCGCTACGATCCTTTAAACGATCATAGCTTCTAGTTTCAACTACATAACCGCCAGATGCCTTGTAGATTTGTAGTCGCATACCTTCTGATTGTAGTTTAGCTTCTTCGACCATTCCGAGAGAAGCTATTGGTTGAGAACTTTCTTCGTCGAATAACCAAGATCGAAATTTTTGTTTAAAAGATCGTTTCATTACTTGCCTTTGTGTTTTTGCTGTTGTTTCGACAGCATATTGTCCAGTTGCCATTACTTTATAATCTCATCTTTACCATATTCGGTCCAACTAGTGAAGCGATCTCTTCCCAGTAGGTCATGGAGGTTATGGCACCACACTCCGTGATTAGTAGCATTAAAATCTCTATCGTCGATTTTAATTGTGGCATTATAGCCTAATTGTTGTAGATAGGGGATCTTTACAGATATCTGCGGAATGAAATTTGTATATTCGCAACACGCAGATTCAAGAAGACCTTCTACGCAACTAACATCAAGATCTAAAGTACATAGGTATTGATGTCCGTCTCTAAGACCACTTCGTAACATTGTTTGGATCATATCTTCCCATGGACGCCATCCGTCACCGTCGTTGACTTGTAGCTTAGGAAAACTTTGATTAGCGCCAAAATAGATATGTTCACAGCCATATGCTACTGCTGCCGCATGAATTTTGCTAGTAGGCTGTACTCCTACAACGAATAAAGTCTTTAATCCAAAGGCAGGAGTTTTTTCTACTTCAATACCTGTGAAAAATACAGCGTCGTCTGCTTGTCCAGATGAATAATCTCTTTTCATATTTCACCAAGTTGAAACGTCAGTGATATCGACGGTAGTGTCGTTATCTTTGTCGTTATCGTTGAACAGATTGAATTTAACTACGACAGTAGGACCGATACCGCTACTATGGCTTTCCTCTAAGGTAAACCATTCTACTTCTTTGAAGTGCGCGGCCATTTTAGATAGTTTTTCGACTTGAGTCCTATTGAGAGCAAATTGTGCCGGAGGAATTGGTTTATCTTTCTTCGTCATCCCAGTGTTCCAATGTATCGTGATCGTGTTCCCATTGCTTACGTTCTAGTTTAGCAATTTCGTCTCTAAAAAACAACCTTTTCTTTTTCAAAGCAGCTAGTTCTTCATCTTTGAAATTACCATTTCGCTCCATTTTATCGATTTGGTTATCTAGGTGTTGATGTACTTCTTGTAAGTGCTTGATTCGATTCTCATACATGCTGAGCCTCCTGCTCGTGATAGAGTTCTTCTAATTCCAAAAGTGCTTCATCATTTGGATCCATGAAGTCTTCTACTGTTCCTGTTTTTTGATCTTCTTCAAACAGCGAATTGTATGTGTTCTTAGCAACACCACCTTTCAATCTCATACCCATCATGTCATTGAGCATAGGTCTTGCCTGTTCGATCATCTGCATCGGAGTTTCTGATTTGAATAACTCTTCGACAAATCTATCAAAATACAGGATATTGCGAGGAACCCAATCAGAGTATTCATCGCTCATATCGTTTTCTTTGACCTTACGCCATAGTTTCCAATCAGGCTGTATCTTCTTAGTTTCGATATCCATGAGATTGTTAGCACGTTGTACAGCAACGATATGGCAATATGTGTTATGTGCCATCATAAGCGCATAACCAAAGCTGTCCCAGCTTGTCTTGCCTTCTTTGCCGACTTTGTTTAACATACCTGGTTTGTACCAGCAGATGTCTCCGATTGACAGCCTGCGTCCTATTTCTGATTCGAAGGGGAACGGGACATGAAAAGCCTGGCTAAGGGCTTTGTTGTCTGGGGCTTTGTCCATGATAACTGACCAGCGTTTGTTTGTGTGCTGTGCGTTTGTGTAGACGAGCCCGTGTGCTGTTGCGATAAACGGTGATGCGCAATCAAAAGATATGGTAAAGTTTTCATTTACGTTCTTCCTAATCTGTCTTTGAATAGAAGTCAAATAGCAAGACCAATCTAATTGGGCTGTACCCAAGAAGTGCATCCAATTACGATCGTCTAACAGCTTTTCATCTCGCAATATGATAAGACGTTTAAGTGCGATTTCCATGTCGCACATGTTCTTACCACCCATCGCCCAACCTTCGGTAGGAAGATGTTTGACAGCCTGATACCAAGCATCGGCTGTTTCCCAGTCGCTGCCTTGTAACACGTTTAGAAACTTAGTTTGTCCTAGTCGATTACGGATAAAGTAATCGTTATTATGTAGAGTTTTATCTAAACAGTCTTGGAAGCTCTTAAGACCTGTCTTTGGACTGTGTATATGATCACAAGCCCATGTCGGAACGTCTAGCAACATAGACCAATCAGCAGTTAGCTCTAGCCAATTAAGGATCTTATCACGAACATCATTAGCAGCCTTGCCTTCAAAGTTCTGCCAGTCAAACTTAAGAACACCTTTACCAATCTGATATCCACCGGAATCTCCAACGATAACAGTGTTAGCACGATCGCGATCTTGGATCATCGCATCCATGGTCATAGTCTTGTTAAGATCTAGTGTAGCATGTCCTGCGGAATAAAGACCATACTTGTAAGTAAAGTACCCTTGTTCAGGATTAAGAAAGTTCATACCTTCGATACCACGATCGAAACCTTGTGGAATACGATCGTCGGGAACGAATTGTTCGAAACGTTGTTTACTGATATACGTGCTAAAGAAACAGCTGATAGCTGGCAGATATACTGCGTAATCTTTTTGTAAAGGTGTTAAGTTGACTGGTGGGTTCATATTAAGGGCTTGCCTGTTCCATAACTTCGCCATGATCGTGATATGTATCTTTGGCTAGTTTTGCTGTTATTGTTAATTGTTGTTTGGCTTTTTCTACATTCTCCATAGCTATTTTAACAGCTTGATTAGTAGAAGCCAACCGTTCATATTCTTGTTCTTCGTTGCGTCTCTGACGTGCCCAATCCAGCAATGCTTCTGCTTCTGAAGAAAGATTCACGCTGGCATAGCTCATACCCATTTCTTTCCATGAATTTCCGTCATAGACTTCTACGGCCGAATTATTCGGATTGTATCTTAGAGAACCAGCAGACAAACTGCCTGGACTGATATATGTGCTCATAGGAGAACCGCCTTGTACATTTAAGTAACGGCTGTTGGTAGTAATATTTTTAATCATCGCAATCACCTTTAGTTGCCTTAATAGCAAAAGCGATCATGCCAACCACGACCACTAATGCTACAAGACTGAAAATTAAATCAAGATCCATGATATCAAGACGCCTGTGCTGGAATGATATACCTGTAAGTAGTCAACCCGCTGTCTAGTGTGATTTCGATAGCACCTTCGTTGGAAAGTTTCATCTTGGTATTATTAACATCAGCAATCTTCAAGATGCTTAGTACTGGCAACACTGGCCAAGTCCAACCCTTGTTCAACGTACCTACGACATCGGTAGCAAAAACAAATTCACCACCGTGTGTGCTAGCATCACCGAAGATAAACTTTAGATTGTTGTTTTCTGTCTTGGCCAAGAATGTTGGATGTTCGCTATGAGCACCTGCTTGGAAATTGAAACGAGCCACTGCTGCCACACTGGGTTCTAATTCTACGTGCCAAGCAACGCCACGGAACTTAACATTCTTTAGCTTTTCGTTTACAGCTTCCATGCTCATAAAACGATAGTCGTTCTTGAAGTCGCCATCTTTATTTTCAAAGTGGATGCCTACTGGCAGGGTCTCGCCGTTGCGTTCTGCTTTGAAAATATTGATCTTAGCATCTTCTTTGTATTCTGATCCATCTAGCAGATACTTCAACTTTTGTAGTTGAGGCATACCAAAAGTACCAATCATATCAGGATATGGATTGTGTGTATTGGCATCCATGATCACTGAACGATCTTCTGCCATAGAAAAGAAAGTTGTGCTTTCTTCTGTGCCCGTAACCTTAACAGTAGTTAGGAATCCTAGGTTCTGTGTATGGCTTACGATGTCTTGTAAAATGTCCTTCATTAGAGTTCTCCATGTATAAGTTAATTTTATTTAGATCGTGAGTAAATGTCAAGTGAAATTTATTCAAAATCAAAAAGCGAGTTAAAGGTGTTATCGCTTCTAGTCTGACTGATGTCCCACTCTAGCACACCGATCAAATTTTCTAGTTTTTCATCTATGACGGCATTTTCCATCTCACCGTCATTGAATGGTAATTCTTTGAACCACGATGGTAGTCTAAGTTCGTCTACCGGATAAGCTACAGAAGTATATCCCATGGGATTTTCTTTTAACTTACACACAATAACTTTGGCACCATCGGTGATATTCATAGAATACTTGTCACCATACATGCGTTTGAGAGTATTCCAATTGATACTGGCTCGCACATGTCCTGGCATATTAGCTTTGCCTGCTTTCTTTTCTTTGGCTTGATATTCTGTTATGTTATTGGCTCGCTTGGGCGATCCTTTCTCCCAACCAGGTCTTAATTTAAACTCAGTCCTAAACTCCGTGATAAAGTTTAGGATTTCATCTCTGTCAGTACCTTTAAGAACTTTTTCTAATACTTCGCTTAGAAAGTTCTGAATGATTACAGGAGTATCTGAACGCTTAAGATCCAGCCCCATAGCTTTGATCTTGCCAGGCTTGCCGTCAACATCAGATCGTTTGCCTTCCTTGTCGTAATAAAGAACAGCATAACGTTTCTTGGTAATAAACAATCCTTTTGATGCTACGATTTCACGACCAGCACGTATGACTTCGCCGCGTGTCTTTGGACAATGGAATTTTTCGTTCATCATCTTAGCAAAGCTAAGATTAGTTTCTTCTGCTATCTGATCATATAGCTGTATTACAGTTTCTTTAGTCCAAGGAATCTGACCAGATTCGATTTCTTTCTTGAGAACATTGTATGCGGAAAAATAACAAGAGTCGGTGTCGCCGTAGATGATAGCTTTGCCCTTGTAGTCATATTCACCTGTAATAATTTCGTTGATCTTACTAGCCATATGTTTCACGATAGTACGACCACTGAGTGTAGTAGATTGTCCTATGCGCGGATCAAAGAATCTACAGCCAACGTTAAGAATAGCACCATACAAACTATTCAAGTTAATCTTCTTGACCAGCTGTCGTTTGTCCCAGTATTCTTCTTCAATCTTATTACCTGCGGCAATACTTTCTTTTAATTTGGCCTGTAGTTCTTTACGTTCAGCATACCAGCGTTTTAGCAGACCTGGTATTACACCTTCTTTTTCATATGTAAAGATAGTACCATTAGCTGACAACATCCACGGTTGGTTGCTATCAAATATGAGATCATTAATTTGGGCTCCTGAGAGCGTGTCACTGCCGCCCTTTTCCCAGTCGATAGTGATTTCTTTAGCGACATTTCGATCCATTACAAATTCGTATTCTAATGTTCCGAAAAGTCCTTCCCAAGCTGCGGCAAATGACTTACCGTGACGTACCATCTGCTCGTCAATATAGGCTTTGGTATAATCTGGACGCAACTGTCCTATCACTGTTTCTGGACCCATGTTTAGAGCACGAATAGCAGACGGATACAGTGAGTTAATGTCAACTGATCCAATCCATTCTGCTATACCCTTCTTTGGATATGCTACATACGCACCAGCAGCCTGTGTATCGCCGTGTGAATCTCTATTGGCTCTGTTGGGCACGATCATGCCTCTGCGGTGTGCTTCGTTAATAATAGCCTGTTCAGTAACAGCTACAGCACCCATAGTGGTCTGTAGCAACACAGTATTTTCATGTGCGATCTGATTGGCTAGATCGATAAATTTTAGTTTTTTATCAAGTTTATCTAACAACGCACAGTCTTGTCTATTGTATTCGATAAACTTACGGAAGTCGTTGTTATACAATTGATCTAGTGTGCCTTCATAGACAGTTTTGTTTTCTCCGATTTCCATCTCACCGATAGCATCTAATCTATAGGTGTGGCGTTCTTCGTAGGTATATTTTCTATAAAGTTCTAGACTGTCTAGATGTACACGACCGATGAAGTCGTATGTAACTGCGGTCTTACCAAACTTTTCATATTCGCGCTTTTTGGGAAACTGATCCCAAAGGCAGAATCTGCGAGTATCTTCTTTGCTTAATGCTTTGGTAACACGATTAACAGTATAGGGAATATCATATCCTTCGCTGTTCCAACCACTGATAACGTCTGCGTCTTCAATAAGAGTTAGAAAGTTGTCTAACATCTCCGCTTCAGTTTCGAAGAGATATGTATTAGGGAATTCTTTAACAGCTTCTGTAGCTTCGGCCATAGACATCGTTTTTGGAGGCACAGCCAAACAGACTAGTGTATCTAACCATTGTAGATGTATAGCGATAGAAGTGATAGGCATGAAAGCATCTTCAGGCGATGCGTAACCGCGTTCAGGATCGAAATCGACTTCGATGTCGAAAAATGCTACATTCAATTTTGGAGCATCTTGTCCTAGATAATTTTCTTCTAGGCATCGGAATATAGGATTGATGTCGGATTCAAATAGCCGTTGGCTACCGTGTATCTTTATTTCTTTGTGGAATTCTTTGAGGTTCTTACAAGTAACTCTGTTTAGTGTGTCACCGTACACACTGGTATACTTGCCTCTAGTATCTGGATAATAGAAAATATATCTAGCAGGAAATTCTTTATATTGTCTGCGACCTTCTTTATCTCGTTCTACGATACTTACAAGATCAGAATCTCTGCTGTACAAAGCGTCAACGTAACTCATCAATTCTCCTATGCCATTTAGGGCTGGCAAATACCAAACTGATCATTTATGGCTGATCAACCGTAATCTATATTAATTAGTTAGCATTCTTATCAAGCCAACAGTATCGATACTGGTCAGCAAGATATAGTTAGCCAACATGCCGAAACTTTTTCTAGTCCAAGCAGCCCAAGCATACAGAGCACAGCCAGTAATCCAAACAGGGTAGAGAGCCAAAAGAGGCGGGTTTGGTACAGTGACTGCCATCGTGATACTACAAAATATGCTGATAGCCCAAGCAAACAACTCCACCACAAAGCGGACAGGATGACTAGACCAGTCATCCCTAATCCAATCGAATGTGGGTTTTAATAGATCTATCATTCTGGTAAATGTTTAGTAACACCGAGGATGCCTTCGATTTCTTCCCATTCAGATTCGTGGTCTTTCCAGTTACCCTTATGAGCGATACGTATAGCTTTGTTGATGATGCTGGGTTTTACTTGGAGTTCTTCTGCCACAGCTTTGACAGTTTCTTTAAGACCTTCTTGTAGGTCTTCTACTTCTCTTAGAACATTAGAACCTTCTGCGATTAAACGTTCTAATTTTGCTTTTTCTTCGGGACCGTAAATTTTAGCCATTTATAATAACTCCTAATATAGCTATTATATATGACTTGAGCCCCGAAGAGCAAAAATTTTTATGCCAAAACGTGCATCGCGTGTTCGTAATGCTTTTTGCGATCTTCTAGACCAATAGTGCCGCCATTGATACGTTTGGTCATTGTTAGGATGTCGCCGGCATCTGCGTAGGCATTCAACCCATTAGCAGCCCAGAACCAACCAGCTGATAGTACTGCGCCTGGGGATGTTTCTAATAGATCTGGTTCTGATAATAAATCAGCACCAAGAGCATCACCACAGGCTCTGTAGTTGTTCTTGCCTGTGACTTGGATCAGTCCACGACCACGATAGCGGAAACCATCTCCGCTGGCTTCGTCACCGTTGCCCATTCTGTTAGCATACACTCTGTTGGCAATCATTTCTGGTTTGCGAGCGTATTGACTTGCTATTTCTGAATCTGGAAAATACTTATGGAAAATCTTTTGTAAACCATCGGCTGAGTAATTTAGATTTTCTACCATAGCATTAAAGTTGCCACTTTCATGTGCGCATTGCGCTAAGAAAGCAGCTTGTCTTGAAGGTGTGTTAATTTCAAACAATTCAAATGCTTCCATGAATCCATCATATAGTTCAGCTATTCTGTTAGGATTAGCATGTGGGAAAGCAGCTTGGATTTGTTCTAGACTAGCCATCTTTTATTTCCTTATTCTGTAATAGTATCGCAGACGTCCCAATCACCGCCCATTCTTTCATAGGTCATAGCGGCAAACGCATCTGCTTTTGCTGATTCAGTGAATTTGTTTTTTGCTACACGTTGAGCCCAATCCCACAGTGCTTCATCTTTAGGATCGATCTGTTTTGTGTAATTGCTTTCTTTAACGATAGCAAGAGCATTGACAAAGGTCAGTTTTGTTTCTACTGATTCTTTCATAGGCTTCTTGGTTTTAGCATCCTTAGCTGCCTTCTTCATTGGCTCTTTCTTGTTACCATCTTTGTCTAGATCGATATAATCTGGTTTGGCAGCTTCGTTGGCACGTTGTTTCTTTAACACAGCGCCGGCAATCTTCTTGCCTTTTTCTCCACCACCTGCTGACTTAGCAATCTTAGAAAAGTTCTTACCTGGCTTACCAATGTCTTTACCAGCGCGAGCTTTCTTGGCAGAATAATCTCCTGTAGAAGCTTCTTTCATCGAACCATGTACTGAGCATTTGGTCTTGCCTACAGTTTCACAGGTACACTTTTTAGTTTCGTTGGTCATAGAATTGGTTACAGCTTGACCCAAACCGCCACCTACGACAGCACCAACTGGTCCACCGACTAGAGCTCCTAGGCCAGCGCCTACTCCTGCGCCGATAACACCTTCTTGTACATTGTATGGTTGACCTTGGTTCATGCCTGCGTGTTGATGGTAGCATTCACCCATTTCACCGTGTGAAATCTTACCACCGCATTTTTCACAGGATTCTTTGTGATGCATACACATCTCTAGGTTTCCTGCTTTGTGATGCTTGGCATATTCTGAAGCATGGTGATGAGCCATTTCTGCTGTGCTTTCCATACCTTCTGTATATTTGCGCTCATGCTTGACACCAGTCTTGGTCTTGGTCAATGTGCCCTTAGAAGTTTTGACAGTATCACCTGGTTTAGCACTCTTATCAAATGAATCCTTGTCTTTGTGTTCGGAAGCTTCTTTGACCTTAGCGTCTTTAGCTGCCTTTTTCATTGGCTCTTTCTTGTTGCCATCTTTATCCATATCTAGGAAATCGGGCTTGGCTTTCTTTTCAGCTAGAATTGATTCTGTTAGCGGAGTAACTCCTGCTAGAACCTTGATAGCCATGCTTTCTTCTAGTACGACGGGATCAGCTAGCTTTGGTGCTGCTACAGGCGTCGCTGGAATATCAATACTGTCTATTTTTTGGATGAGTGCTTTAAAATCCATGTTATTTTCCTTGGGTCTTCATTAACTTGTTGGCTCCATGAGCTTTCTTTTCATACGTATATTTATCTTTTGAAAGCCGGACCGCCGAATATGCTTACGTCCTTGGTATCAAGGGCATTAGCTGTTTTTACTTTTTTCTTAGATCTAGCTATGTTAGGGTTGGCTACAGACGCTATATTTCCTGCGCTAGTAGCACCTGCTGTAGCAGATTCCTTGATTTTTGATGGTTTTGCTAGTAGTTCTGCTAATTTCATTTGATTTCTCGTACATTAGTTACCATAGAGCTGGGCCCGTACATTACTTTAAACAATCTCCTAGCCATTTCTCTGTTTTTAGCGTTAACTGCTGTATCAATGTAAGAAGTAGATCCATTAAGTTTTACCTTGATCCTAGCTCCATAATATCTATAATCATTTACTAGCTCGCCAAATCTCATTTCTTTCTACCCCGTCTCATATTTATTTGCCAACGGGCTAGCTGTCCTTTACGTCCTTTAGCGTGTGAGGCTTTTTCTAATTCAGCCATAGTGGCTTTTTTAGGTATTCCATGGCGTTGGCTATCACCTGGGCGACCTGGTCCTTTGCCATCAGCAAAGTTTTCCGCCACACCTTGCTTGCTAACTTCTTTAACGTCTAATGCTACATCCGGACTGTCATCTATGAAACCCAGTCTTTCGACAGCACGTTTTACGTGATCGCCCGGTTCGATAATCACACTATCAAATTCACCTTTATGATCATTGATAGTTACCTTTACTGGCATGTTAGTCTGTTTGAGATAGTCCAAAGTCTTGCCGACAGCACTTCCGGAAAACTTAGTAGGACTGCCTATAGGGTCGAATCTATTGTATTTTGTTAAGAACTTGTGTACAGAATAAAACCCAGATCTTCTTGATTCTTCGATACTTTCGTCTTTGGCAGTAGCGATAGCATTGCTGCCGCCTCTATCTTTGCTGATTAGCTGTTGTGGTTCGTGAGGCTCTTCTCCTTGACCAACACGACGGGCACGTTTCAACCCATCTAATACTTTTTTAAGTGTATCTTCGTCAGCTTGATATTTGATACCTATACCGCCTGCTGCTTCCCAGGATGAAATGTTGCTACCTCTATCATCTATTAAGACATTAGGCATGCCATTGGCATTGACTGCGTACTTGGCTTTGTTAGCTACTATAAAAATATTTTTAGGTTTTACTGCTAGATGTTTTTCTATCCAGCGTCTTTTTTGTACACCGGAATTTTCGTGATCGCCTCTGAGAGGGCTTGAACAGATATTATAGCTGCCAGCAGCATCGACAACGATATCTAGTAGTTTGTCAGCGGTAGGAAACTTAGGCAATCTATAAAAGAAGTCAGTGCCTATCATCTTGTTTAACGTTGGATCTGCTTTAGCTGGAGGAATGTCTCTGTAGTTGCCTGATTCGATACCGGCTAGTTTGGCATATTCTGAGAAAAAATCTGCGAGGACACCGTCCATGTCAACATAGACTTCCATTCCCTGCGGTAATTTTAATTCACTTGCTCTCATAAATTATTCCTGCTAGGCCACAACCAAATCTAATAATTCCTTCTAGTATGTCTTTAAACAGGGCTATAAGGGTTTCTCGGACGGTCATAACCATCATCCTCTGGATATACTGGATACTCGTTCATACTGAAAAACTGCTCCCGCAACCACATGTGCTTTGCGCATTAGGATTGCTGATAACAAATTGACTGCCCATGATATCTTCTTTGTAATCTATGCTGGCACCTTCTAGATACATCATGCTCATAGAATCGATAAGCACTTGCCAACGTCCGATATCTATAGAAAAATCATCATCGTTTTTTACATCATCAAAAGTAAACCCATAACTAAACCCACTACATCCTCCACCTTGTACAAAGGTACGAAGTTTTAGATTTTCATTATTTTCTTCTGAAAGTAAATCTTGTATTTTGACTTTTGCTGCTGGAGTGATTTCTACCATGTTAAACTCCGAAACGATTTCTTTTTACATTAGCTACAGGACTAGCATTGTTGATGTGTTCGCTTTCTTTTCTTTTGTCGGGACCTATTTTTTGTGTTTTCAAACCAATTCTTTTTGCGCTGTGGTCTATGATTTCTCTATCGCCATCACTGAATTGTACAGCTACTAGATTATTAGCGATATCGCTTTCTTTAGCCATGTCATGTAGTGGATCTGGGCTACCAGCTGCAGCCACACCCCATCTATACATATCATAAGTCCATCCTTTGATCGCAGGAAAGGTTTTAGCGCCATGTACTGTGGTATTTTCTTTTTTCAAACCTTCTGTTATTTCTTTCCAACGCATTTTATTTTCCTACAGGTTTTTCACCGGTTAGATAAGGCTTGCTAAACCATAACTGGAACCATTCAGGTGTTCCTGGTTTGATATTGTGTTTTTTCATCAGTTCGCCTTTTTCATTGCCAGTAATACTTATATTGCTACCGCCGTATGGCTGATAGCCCTTAAATTCTGTTATGCCTGCTAGGCGTTTTAATTCACTGAGTTCCATCTTGAGATTCTTCTGTAGATTTACTTTTATGTTTTTCGTAGCCTTGCTTCTGTTCTTTTTTCTTATCGCGATGAACACCAGCAGCACCACTAGTACGCTTGGCCTGTAGAGTTTTCCAATTAGGATCTCTCTTTTTAGGTAAGTCGTTTTCAAATAAGTCACGTAGACGCATCAGTATTTCCCCATATCTATTTCTCGGCCTCTGCCTATGGGGCGTTTGCCTTGTTTCTGTTTGAATCTATTGTATTGTGCTAACGCTGTTATCATAGATTCCATAGCACCTGCTTTGTATAATACGTATTCGATATTTTCGTAGTTACCGTATTTGAGAAACTCTTGTATAGATTCAAATTTACGGCTTAGGTTAGATACTAGAGATTTTTCATCCCAAGTTCCCATACCACCGTCTGGACGGATCTGAGCACCTTTCTCTGGATCATTTACTAATATTGCCTCTGCGGCTTGTCCTGTCATTGGTGCCTGTACTACATAGTTTCCTATGGTAGTGTAGTTTTGATGTGCTAATTGTTGCTTGACATTCTCTGGCGGACCTAATCTATATTTTATAGCAGCGGCAGACAGATTCATTTTATCTAGTATCTTTCCTGTCTTAGGATCAGATATAACTACAACAGGATCTTTAGTGTTAAGTTCTAATGGACCTTCATTAACTTCTTCTTTGATTTTTAATCCCGAACGTACAGCATCATATAATTGCTTGGCATACTTGCCTGCACCTGTTATTTCAGTGAATGCTTCTACATCTCCTGCTCTAGCAGCATCACGTGCGCCACTAGCACTAATTCCTGCTAGTCCCTCGTCATCGGGATCTCTGTCTCCGCTAGTAACAACATTTATTTCTTCAAAGTTGTACATGCCGTTGGGCATTTCTACCCCATTATATTTGTCTAGTAGCTCTTTGAATGTGCCAACTCTATCACTGCCACCTACGAATGTGATTTTCCTGTAACCTTCATCGTACAGTTTAGCAGCGATAGCCATGATAGTGTTTAGGCCAGGATCTGCTGAAACATGTGCGGCATGTTCTGGAAACATCACTCTGATAAATTTGATTTTTGTATCAAAGTCTAATGGATTATTTTTTAAGGGTTTTTGTGCGGGGCTAATGAATATTCTATAGTTCTTGTTGGTTTTTGCTAGTGTATCAAACACAGCTTTATGCCCTCGCGTGGGAGGATTCATTCTACCAAAACAGAATGCTATAGAATCTCCCGAATCTTCCCATAACTGCTTTAGTCTCATTATTCGTAATCGCCTCGGTCTATATATCTATGTTGTTCTTGAGCCATTCTCTTAGCTAGTTCTAGAATATCATCTTCACCGAATATGTCATCTTTGACATCATCGAGATCATGTTTCTTACAATAAATCACTATGGTCTTTTTAATGGGTTCAACATAGTGATGATAGTCGTCTGGTGACGCAGTGTCTTTATGTTGTTTTATAGCAGGAAAGAAAAATTTAGACAAGATATCATTATCGTTGTCGATGAAAAATTTAAGATCAGCTAGATAGTTTATTTCAGGATCTAGTCTATGATCTTGTTCTTTCTCAAGAGATGCAAAAAGCTCTTGTAATCTCATTACCAGCTCCTACATGACCAGTAACGAGCTTTAGTGCGTGGTCCTGGATTAGCGCAATTATGTCTTGCTCTAAATGACTTACGACGAGCAGGATTTGATTTCTTAATACGCATTTTCTTATCACCAAAGTTTACTTTTTTAATGTTGCCGGTCTTTGGATCGCGTACATAGACTTTAGATTTTTTAACATCACCGGGAAGTTTTTTACCTAGCGGAACTTCCTTGCCATGATACTTGGCTTCATTCTCGATGCTCTCACCGCCTACTAGATCTCCTGCGCTAGCCGGACGCTTCATGCGGCCTTTCAGTTGACCGGCTGGACCTTCTTTATGCCCAACAGCAGCGCCAGCAAATGGCATGTTCATGGCTTCTGTTTCTTGATGTGTGGCTTCTTCTGATTCCATATAATCCCACACTGCTACTAGCATATTTTTAGCTACAGCGATCTTTTCCTGGCACCATTCAGGCAAGTTATCGCCTGTCTGTATAAGATCGTCTAAACCGTCTACAGCACGTCTTAGTGTTTCTAGATTGTTGTCGGCCATTCCGGCTTCATCATCATACTCGGGATTGTAATCTTCAGTCTTGCCTGCTTTCTTCTTGGCTATAGCAATCGCAGCTTGTTGTGCTGGATTAGCAGCTTCAGGCACACAGTTAGGTACAGTCTTGCCGTTCTTCTTTTTGGTGCCTACGGGGTGGTAGCCTTTCCAGCACGGATTGTCTTTAGGATCTTTAAGACCTTCAACTAGTTCGCCTTCAAGGAATCTCACTCCCTGTGTTTCTAACATCTGTATGGCTTGATCATCTAATTCTACTACGATACCATCTTCGGCAAATCCTACGATATGTGTGCCAATTTCTAGATCTTCACTAAAACTGATACCAAACTCGTCACCTATAGAAAACCCTTCGTCTGCGTCCTGACTGGTCACGCCTTTGCTAGCAGCTTCTTTATCTAGTTCTGCTTTTCTCTGTTCTATAGCTTTGGCTATTGTGGGATCACTGCTGGCAACAGGATCTGCTGCTAGATCGTCTAGTGCCTGTTTTTTGGCTGCGTAATCGCCTTGCGGGTCGTTGGGATTTAATGCTGTTTCGAACTGTATTACTGACAGTTTTTTTATTGTATTTTGAATATCAGATGTTTTCATAGTATGATCCTTGCCGTGAATTCATACTATATTTATCGTAAACGAATAGTTAGTGATTATATCTAATTTCGCGTATCATGCCTTCGATCAGTGTGCCTTTTGCCCTGATCCATACGAAATTTCCGTAGAAATTAGCATATCTGGAAGTTATTTGTGTTGTACTGTCGATAGCTGCTAGGTCTTCAAAGCCCTGTACATCAAACCAATCATTTTCTGTCGGTGATACAGCTAATGTAGCCTGTATGTATACAGCACCTTTGAAATTGTCAAATAGAAATTGTACGGTGTGTAAACCGTCGCCGGAATTGTAAAATCCGTCGCCCTGTGCGGGTTCGCTAACGAAATCTCCGTTAGCATGGATCTGTGAAATTAAAACTGTACTTAGTGCTGGCATGATATTATTTATCGGTTAGCACGTAATCGTAAACGTGCCCTACAGCTTCGCCACACCGCAATTTAAGCATTAACAAGGTATGTTCGTCTTTGGCTAGCACGTATCTACGATCCCAGTTCCAGTTAGTAGTGATAAACCATCTAGATACTGTATCAGTAATCCTGATTTTACCATCTTGTTCTTTAAGCCATTTAATCATTCTGGCTTTTTCTGCCATGCTAGACACTTTGTGTGGTTGTAGATAAACCCTGTGCTTATATGTATTATCCGGAAATTTTTTTACCAATATTTTGTTTTTATCGGATAATACTGATTCTGTTCCTTCTTTAGGTGAAACACACAGTCTCAATACACTGGAAAATTTCTCATTGATCTTTTTAAAAATACTAGGATCGTTGGTATAGAAATCAATATTATCTGATTCTAACCTAAAAGCTAAATCTTCATTGATGTTATACTTTCCTATAAAATCGATGATCTTAAAAATATCATCCGCATTATTAATGGCCTTAGCATAAAATTTATTTTTTGTGAAAACGTTCCCGCCGATCAGTCGTATGACTTCATCTAGAGATCTAGACCGTATGATAGAGACGCCGGGGACGTTTAGGCTAGACTTATACAGCCACTTACCGTAAAAACTACGAGTTGTTGTTTTGTACTTCGTCATCGAATAGTTTGCCATCTAATACTTTCTTATGCTGCTTCAACGCACGTTTTTCTAGCTTGGTAAGACCGTCACCTAGATTTTTTACTTCGAATACCAGTTGGTCATTTTCTACTCTAACAAATACTCTTCCGCCATCTTTAAGTTCACCGAACAAAATCTTACGGCTCAGCGGGCTCTTGATTTCGTTATCGATAACTCTAGCTAACGGTCTGGCACCCATCTTGCTATTGTAACCACGGTCTGCTAACCAATCTCTAGCATCATCGTCGATAATGATCTCAACATACTTGTCTTTGATCTGTGTGTTAAGATCTTTCATAAACTTGTCAACGATAATACGTACAGTATCTTTAGACAGTTTGTCAAACTTAATAACACTGTCGAGTCTATTACGGAATTCAGGGGCAAAGAACTTCTTAACTGCTTTGTCGTCCTCACCGTCCTTGGATAGATCTCCGAAACCAATAGTGTTCTGTTCGTTGTCAGCAGCACCCAAGTTTGATGTCATGATCAAAATAGTATTTCGACCGTCGGCCATCTTACCATTGCTACCTGTAACAAAACCGTTATCCATCAACTGTAACAGAATGTTAGTAACGTCTTGATGTGCCTTTTCGATTTCATCTAACAGCAACACACAGTTAGGTGTTTCCTGTAGTTTAGTAATAAGTAGACCTGTGTTATCTTCATAGCCTACATATCCTGGAGGAGCACCAATCAATTTTGCTACAGCATGTTTCTCTTGGTATTCGCTCATGTCAAATCTAACTAATGGAATACCTAGTGATTCAGACAGCTTCTTGGCAGTTTCTGTTTTACCTGTACCTGTAGGACCAACGAACAAGAAACAGCCCACTGGCTTGTTAGGCAACTTCATACCTGCCTGTGCTACAAATATCTTGTCTACTAGATTAGTGATAGCTTTTTCTTGACCAAACACAGTATTCTTCATGTTGCTTTCGAGATTTACAAGACTGTTGCTTTCTCTTTCAGAAACAGTTTCAAACGGCATCTTGGTCATTTTGCTGACTTCAAACATGATCTGTTCTAGATCAACGATGTTGATATCATCGCCTTCTGTTTCTGCATCGGGTCTAATTTTAAATCTAGCAGCAGCACAGTCGATGATGTCGATAGCTTTATCTGGCAGTTTCTTTTCTGGCATATATTTCATAGATAGTTTAACAGCATTTTCGATAGCAGCATCTGTGATGCGTACTTTGTGATGCTGTTCATAATATCTACGAACGCCCTTCATGATCTTGACGGTCAATTCCGGTGTAGGCTCGTCGACATTCACTCTTTGGAATCTACGCATCAATGCGCGATCCTTTTCAAAGTGCTTACGGAATTCTTCCCATGTCGTAGAAGCAATAACCTTCATAGTGCCTTTAGTCAACATGGGTTTAAGCATATTGGCTAGATCGTTAGCAGAACCATTCGCAGCACCGGCACCACTCATCATGTGCGCTTCGTCGATGAATAAAATCACCTTGCCTTTCTTTTCTAAAGCTGCCAACACCGCTTTCCAACGTTCTTCAAAATCGCCACGATATTTGCTGCCTGCTAGTAGTGCTGAAATGTCTAGTGTATAAACTAAGTGATCGTGTAGGAACTTAGGTACTTTCTTTTCAAAGATCTTGCGAGCAAGACCTTCTGCGATAGCAGTCTTACCAACACCTGGTTCACCGATCAGTAGTACATTAGACTTGGTTCGTCTAGCCAAAATCAATTGTATATTTTCAATTTCTTCATCACGACCGATGACAGGATCGATTTTCTTTTGTTTGGCCATCTGAGTAAGATTTACACAGTAGTTGTTAAGTATCTTGTCAAGCTGTGATGGATGAATATTGCGTGGCATGTTTTCTTCGTCAGTTTCTTCAAATTTGCCTTGGCAATATTGTATAAATTTTTCTTTGACAATCCCGCCTTTGGTTAGATAATAAAAAGCGAAACTTTTTCTTTCACTCAAGATCGCAATCAGTACATCTTCTACTTCGATCTTTTGTCTACCGCTAAACAGTGTTTGTGTGAAACTGCGATTTAACACACGTTCTACACTAGCAGTCCTTCGGGGTTTTTGACCTTTAAGGTCTGTGCGTATTTCATTAAGTTGATTTTTAAGAAATTGTTCTAGATTAGATTTTATAAAATCACTATTGGCTCCATATTCCTTTAGTGCTTTGATCATGTCATCATCGCACATTATGGCAAAGGTAAGATGTTCTAATGTCACATATTCGTGTGACAGTTGTTGAGCTAATCCGATAGCACGTTCAAAAATCGCTTGTAACTTTTCACTGGGTTCTAACATATTACCTTCTCTTTTTTAGTTTCTTCATTGCTAAGTCTAACTTCAGTTTACTGACTTTGTCAACAAAACATATACCATCTAGGTGATCGTATTCGTGTTGGAAACATTTAGCCAGATAACCGTCTACTTTAATTTCGTGTGTGTTACCTTTGCTGTCTTGGTATTCAGCTCTGACCCATTCAGGTCTTTTGACCATTAGATATAGTCCTGGATAACTTAGACAACCTTCTTGATCTAGTTTTTCTTCCTGGCTAGTTTCTAATATCTTTGGGTTGAATAACGCAAAGGGTTCTGGGAATCCTTCTATGTTTTTACTACCCATCACAAATACTCTTTTAGTAATACCAACCTGATTAGCAGCAAGCCCGATACCATTATTATTAAGCATGAATTCTATCATGGCCTGTTCTAGATATTCGGGATCTTCATCTATGCCGAACGCCCAGTTAGTACTAGGAGTAACTAGACTTTCGTGTACACCTAATTTAAATTCCATTTTTTAATTTCTCTACTAGTAGTTTTTGATCTTCTCTAAGTGTCCTAGGTATAATCACTTTTATTCTAACTAGTAAGTTACCTCTATGCCCTGACCTAGGATGAGGCAAACCTTCGCCTCTACAACTTAATACTGTGTCGGGTTGTGTTCCTGCTGGAACAGATATAGTGAATGACTTATTATCTAATGTAGTAACTGTGAGGCTAGATCCTAATAGTGCTTCCCATACATCTACACTATGATCGCAGACTAGATCGAGTCCTTCCCTTCGCCATACAGGGTGTGGTATTATCCTTACAGATACTATAAGATCACCCGGTGGAAATCGAGGTATGCTATGATCACCCATACCTGGATATCTGATCTGTGAACCATCATCGACACCGGCTGGTATATTGATAGATACTAATTTAGTATCACCATTTCTAAAACTAACCTGTGCGTCTATATTTTTGCCTGTTAGTACATCTGCTAGTGTGATGTCTACGACGGCTGTTATGTTGGTGTTTCGTTGTGGCTGAGGGCTATTACCAAAATGGAAACTGAAAGGTCCGCTGCCAAAGAATGATCCAAATATGTCATCTGGATTCATATTATTAAAAGGATTTCCGCCACCGCCCATGCTGTTGAACGGATTGGGATTATCATACTGCCTGCGTTTTTCGTCGTCACTGAGTGTATCGTAAGCTTCTTGTATCGCCTGAAACTTTTTAGGATCACCACCTCTATCTGGGTGGTGTTTCATGGCTAGCTTACGATACGCAGTTTTAATCTCATCTTGTGACGCGGTTTGCGCAACACCTAATGTACTATAGTAGTTCATACTATATTTTAGCTGATCTCCTTATTAAGATCAAGCAATCTTGATTAATTTTTGCTCAATGAACTCCTACCAGGCATACCTGTTGTTGGTGCTGGTGCTGCTGTAGCAGGAGCCGAAGTATCAGCTGGTGCTGCTCCAAAACTGCTAGGTGAACCAAATGAAGGTGCTGCCGGAGCAGGTGAGTTGAAACCGCTAGATGATGGAGTGCTCGGTGGTGGTGTATAGGTTGTACCCATTGTAGGTGCTCCGCCATTATTTGCTCCTGCTAGCTTTTCCTGTGTACGACCAAACGCAGCGATACCTAGCACAGCACCCATAGCCACATGGAATAATCCTGCGCCTTGGAGTGTAAGTGGTTGCCACTGTGTTGATACATTACCATGTCCTAGAGTCTGTACTAAACTCCAAAGGATAGGAGCGACCATGAAGTCGAAAGTACATACTGACATGTACATCCAGCCCATCATAGGACGCCATTTACTATTCATCCAATCTTCTTTTTTCTTTTCGCTTGCGCTCAATTTTGAATACTCTTCGCTCATTTTTCGCTCCTCTAAAAATTTACTTTGTAGCGTCCTCGTGTATCTTTTTCTGTTGATTGTACCAGTCTATCCAAAGATTGTACTTGTTTCTAAGTTCATAATAATGACCATAATTTTCGTTGACATTTTTTAAGATATCACTTAGTTCTGGTTTTTTACCTTTGGGTAGATCTTTTAAAGGTTCAGCTGGCACCATCAATTCCGGTGGTACATCTGGAAATTTATAAGTTACTGGTGCTGTAGTCATACAGCCTGTTAGCAGTAGGCCGATCGCAGGAAGTATTAGAATCTGTTTCATTTCTTTTCCTCCGCTGGTCCTTTTACTGCTCGTCTGTAAATTTGTTCAGCTTCGTCTGAAATTTTACATTCGGCATTGATAACCTTTTCTTTCTCTACTATTCTTTCTTGTATTTCGGTAACAGTTTGTGTTATTACCTTTTGTTTTTTCAATCTTTCTACTTCTAGAGCAGCATTAGCATCAGCCGATTGCTGTTCTGCTATGGCTAACTTGGCTTGTAATTCCTCGACTCTAGCTCTCCATGCCATTTCAGTAGCATAGCCGCCTTCAAAAAATACGCCAGCTACAAACATCACAGCACCTACTATCCTTATCATTAAACCATAGTGTTCGATAAAGATTATATGTCTAGCAACAGAACCTAAAATGATTCCTGCTAGTCCTAGAATTGTTATAGCATGTACAAAAAATTGTAACAAGCTATCGGGAATAAAGGCAAGCCACCACATTAGAATACGATCCTTATAGACATGGCCTTGTTACCATTTTCTAAAACAAATGATTCACCATATTTGTTGATGTTAAAATCGCCAAGAAGTTTAGTTAACCACATGGCTTCTGCGGTGCTCTTGGTATCCATCTTTAATGTTTCATTTAGATCTCTGGAGATAGAATCCTTATCTCCGAAACCTACAATATCAAAATTCATCTTGATACCAAAGGGTTTTGTGATAGTTACTCTATTGCCTTCTACTACTATTTCGTCTTTGTAGGTTTTGTTAAAAAACTTCTGTATGCTTTCCACACGGATGTTTTCCATCATCATGTCGTAGTCGTTGGCACTAGTAGGAACGACTTTGTTTACATTATCTTCATTGAGATCGTGTGCTTTGAACTGTTTATAATATTTGAATCGCCAGTTATCAACACCGGTCAATCTTCTCATACCGTCGGCAAGTTCTGTTATCTGTTTTGCTAAGTTAGGTGTTCTCTTTAATTCAACAAATACATGATATTGCCCGTAACGATCTTCGCCGGCACTGACATCTGAATCTAAAACAAAATCAAAACCTTTTTCGATGAATTCCATCATGTCTTTAGCTGGTGCTCGATCCCTCACTCGGAAACTTAATACACAGACATCACGGTCATCGCCCATTTTGCTTTGGAAAGCATCTATCTCGAAAAGAGAAACGACCATGTCTTCTAGGTCGTTGGGTCTAAGACCTTCTCGTAGTTGTCTCATGGTGTAGCTCCAATGTCTTCGACTGGTTGGTTAGTATTGACCGGAGCAACTGGAATATTAGACATAGGGTCATTTACTTTGTTTTTCTTGAGAGTGCTGTAGCCTTTGTCAATATCAAACATTAATTTTTTAGGCATACGGATTTCAACTAACCAAACTTTTTTAGTATCAATCTTGCCTTTCCTTGTACCCGGTCTGATGTCATCGGGTGATTTAATCTTTCTTACTGTTGATACTTCGTCTTCTTGGAAGAATACTCTACAACCGTACTCTAACAATCTTTGTCCACCTTTAGGATTGGGCATTTCTTTTTCTGGCCACATAAATGTACAGGAGACGAAATATCTGGATTCTACAGGTCCCTCGACGAGCTCGCCGTCTAACCAGTTTTCATACACATATACATCTAGTTCATCTAGCACCCTCTCAAAATCCTTGAGAATGTTTAATGAATTGTTAGAATCATATATGTTTTGTATGTTTTTTAGGATATCTTTAGTATCGCGCATAGTGTTTTAAGTCCTCACAGTTATTTATTTCAAAAATCAATGTGTTTATACTTTATTTTGAGCGCACGAACTTAAATAATTTTGTGTTCGGACACGGACACTACGGTCTAAAGGTCCGTGCCTAACACTATAACAGGAGGCTATCCTTTGAGAAAAAACAGAAAAGCTAGAAATCAAGCGTTACACCAGCAAGATAATGTAGTCCAACTAAATAAATTCCTTCCAAAAAAGAAAAATCGCGTTCTAATATATCCCAAGAATCTCAATCAAGAGACTTATCTACTCAAACTCCAAAATCCACAAAACCACATAGTATTTGCTATCGGACCTGCGGGTACGGGTAAAACCATGTTGGCCTGTCAAATGGCAGTCAAACTGTTCCAGGAAGGAGAAGTAGACAAGATCGTGGTAACTCGTCCAGCTGTTAGTGTGGACGAGCAGCATGGATTCTTGCCAGGTACCCTACAGCAAAAGATGGAGCCCTGGACTAGACCTATTTTTGATGTTTTTGAAGAATACTATTATGCCAAAGAAATAGAAAACTTTGTCAAAGAGGGGGTGATTGAAATCAGTCCTTTGGCATATATGAGAGGAAGGACCTTCAAGAAATCATTCATTATCGCTGATGAAATGCAAAATGCTACGCCCAGCCAAATGAAAATGCTACTTACACGTCTTGGAGATGGTTCCAAGATGGTAGTAACAGGAGATCTACAACAAGCTGACAGACCTACATCAAATGGTCTGTTAGAATTTTTAAAATTATATGATGATTTTAAAAATCAAAAGTATGTAGATACGGCTCACTTCACAGTAGAAGATGTTGAAAGACATATCGCTGTGAAAGAAGTGCTAGCAATTTACGGAGACTCAGAGGGAAGATAAACTATAATTACCTAGCAGTTAAGCACTGGTCAGCCTAGCCAGTTTGACCAGTGTCGCTGACAGATTGATTTCGGGATCTACGATCAGACCGTGATCCACTAATCCTTGCTTAATGATAAGGATGGCGCTATCTTGTTTGGTTTCGTCACCGAAAACTTCTGTGTTGTTATACAACCAAGTAAACACTTCTTCCATTTCTTCGGCACGTAGTTTGCCGCAGAGCATTTTTCTCGCATCATTTATCTTGCCTGCTTTGAATAATTCAATCATGTCAAAGCGCCAATCATTTTCTCCCGAGTCTCCCTTTTCTGGTTTAATCAAAACTCCTTCTGTAGAGTTTTGCTGTAACATATTGATACATTTTCTAAGATCGGGATAGGTTACAGACACATAAGATGCTAGATCTTCAATATCAAATTTGATATTTTCCATGGTCAATATGTTTTCTACGCGAGTGATAAAATCCATCTGATCTAGTTTATGAAAGTGGAAAGTCTGACAGCGACTGTGGATAGCATCCATGATCATGTGCGGTTTATTACAGGTTAGTATAAATCTCGCAGTATTATGGAATTCTTCCATGACTCCACGCAACGATGCCTGCGCCTGCGGTGTTAGAAAGTCCGCCTCATCTAATAGAACGACTTTAAATGGACCAAAAGGCATCATGCTAACAAAGTTAGTAATAGTGTCACGTACTTCGTCAATACCACGCTGACGACTAGCATTTAGTTCTAGCACGTCATACTCTTCGATACCGATTTCGTGTATCAACATCTTGGCCATAGTAGTTTTACCTATGCCGGGACTTCCGCTTAGTAGCAGATGCGGAATAGACTTGCTCTTGACCCAAGATTCTACCTGCTTCTTTTGATGTTCGTCTCGCCACACATAACCGTCTAGTGTTTTAGGACGATATTTTTCTACCCACAGTTCTTTCATTCTTGAACTCCGAAATGTTTTCTAATAGTTTTGTCTATTCTACGCTGATATTGTTCGTCAGTAAACGTCATAGGAAATAAGGATGCGCATTCTTCTATGATTAACTCGGCGAATTTTTCTTTACTAAAGATTAATTCGCCTTTATATTCGACGAGACTTTGTACCGCAAGTTTTTCTAATAATGGTATTGTGCTCATACTGTTTCTTCAAATGGTTTGATTTCTATTACATTAGCTACACGAAAACTGCGCCATTCTTTTTTATCAGTACAGAAAGCTACTACTACATTTTCGTTGATTTCTCTTACTTTCTTTTGTGTTTCTGGTTGTTCTGCCTTAGGCGGCGGAACAAGATCTGCCTTTAGCGTACAAGGCATAGAACGTAACTCTCCGCTAACTTTAGTGAACGTAACAGTATATACGCCTTCAGCAAGCAGTGTCAAAATTTCTGATCTCGTCATTTAGGTACCTTTTTAGTTCTTTGTCAGTTGGTTGTACATCATAATTGTTCTTAAAGAAGATTTCATAACTATCGCTGCCGTACTTGCCAATGCCGTATAATTGTTTTGCATCAACCCCATCCCAAGACATGAAATCTGCGGTCATGAGTTTGAGTCTTTTAAATCGTACATTGTACATGCCTAATGGCCAGATGATTTCTTTTACATCATCGATGGAAGCCCACAAGAATTGTTTGGGAGTAGGCCATTTTTCTAAGAATAGAGGTAGCACATATTTCACTGGCTTGCGTCCAGTTTGGTTAAGCATGATGACACCAACCATGTGTTGCCAAGCACGAATCTTTTCGTCCTTAGCCGGCAACTGCTGCTGTACCATCAAATCGTCTCGTAAGGGAATAGCCATGATTATAGTATAGAGGAAAAAAAAGGGTCTGTCAAGACCCTTATGCTTGTTTGACTAACAAAGGTCTAAGGTTGGGAGGTTGCCATCCCTCTGGCTTTAAAACCTTGCCGTCTTCACGCTTGCGAACCTTGCCTGTTTCTGGATCGATCTTAGCAAAGTTTGTGCGCATGACTTCTTTCCACGCACCCTCAGCATCTGCTCCGATACTATGTATAGCACCGATAGTGACTACCAAGATATCGATCAAAGCGTCTAAGGTTTCTACGCTGTTGTCAGAAGTCATAGCTTGACTGAGTTCGCCCATTTCTTCTGCTATGAGATTACAGTACATTTGAAATTGAGCTAGATTCAACCCCTGTACTGTTTGGTCACAGGCTGTCATAAACTGTTCTTGATCACGGAACGGATTCGTCATTTGTTTTCCAATCTATAAGCGTCTACGGCATTCGGAACTGCGATGCCTTGGTTGATATTTACTGTGTCGTTTGGTTTTTCAGAACTCCACATTAATATGGCTTTGTTTTCTACCAGTCTAATAGTAACAGGTTCGTCACCGCCATTATCATATTCGATACCTCTTGTCCAACGACCGTGTTCGACTAGGATCCAATCACCAACTCCGAAATCTTCTTTATGTTCAGGACCAACGGCAAACACCTTACCCCAGCGAGGATAGATACCTTCTACCTTGCCGTCATCACTTTTGATAATAATGCCGCTGGCAGTTTTCTGCTCACCGAAATACATATCACTGACCATGATTTTGTCACGGAGGATTCGCAATTTACCTTTGACTACTGACATTATTCCTCCGCTTTCTTAGGTGTAGGATTTTCTGCTTTTACTGACCTGGGATTACGATTGTAATATTCTGCCATCAATTCTTCTCTAGTCTTTACGATCTTGCCACCTGGACCTAATTGGTCACCGCGGGCATTGACTTTAGCGTTGCCTACAGCCTGTACGAGTTCGTTGACTAGGGTGAGTTTTTCCATGTCGATTTCTCTGCCCTGCATGGTTCTAACTGTTTTACCCATTATTATCTCCTTTTAATTCTTGTCTTTGGTAGCTTACGTCCTTGTAAGATACGTCTAGCGTTTCTAGCTGCCACTACCTTAACCTTTCTTTGTCCATTTCTTTTAGCCATCTGTTTCTCCTTTGAAAAACTCTGTTATAGGTAATTTGTATTTAACGCTGTCTATCTTATGTAGTCCTATAAGATATAGACAGTAGCTAGAAACGGCACTACCTCGTCCCACACCCCAGACTATATTATTTGCTCTAAGAGTATCGACCAAGTATTTTGATACTTTTAAAATATCTAATAGATTATGTTTTTTATATAGATCTAGTTCATCGACTAAACGTCCGTAGTTTTCTTTTGGACATTGATTGACTAGGAATCCTTCTATATCCATTGTTTGGTAATTGTGTGGAATAAACCAAGAGCGTCCTTTTGGTAATTCGGACATTGGCATAGGATAGTTTAGTTTTTCTTCTAAACAGCGTTCAATATATTTTTCTAAATTGGGAGATAGGTCTGTGACGAAAGAATCTTCTAGAGCAGAAGGTCCGTATTTTAACAGTCCTTCTATGATGTCTTTGTCTGCGTTATTCAACATTAATCAATTGATCCAAGTCTTTATCTAGTCCTTTAGACGCATTTGTTCCATTGTTTCTCAAACGTCTAGCTAGCTCTTCTCTGTATATTGTAACAAAGGTTAAGACTTGTGTCAAGAGATCTCGGTTTCCTAATCTCTGTGCTTGATAATATTTTTTAGTCAGTTCTTGTAACTTCAGCTCTACTTCCGAATCTTTGAGTGTGCTAAGATCGGCTTGGAACGGATGTATCATATTAGTTGAATACGCCCATACATTCTACCAAATAGCATCTAGCCAATGAACCGGGATCTATGCTTTTGGCTCTTGTAGTTACTCTTACCAACATAGCCGAAGTTGCGCTAGTCACTGTGATAGGATTAGCAGGAAAGTTGGCTTTTAATACTGGTATAACACCATCTGTAGGGAAAGTGATAGTTCTAGCAGTACCGTCGCCTCTAATTTCTAATATAACTGACACAGAATTGTCTACAGGAAACCCTTCGAAAGTAAACTGTGCATCGCCGCTTAATGACACATATTGATGATCAGCATTTCCGAAGTTGATAACGATCGCTCCGCTACGTGTACCTAGGTTAAGAAAACTGTGAATATTATTTCTTAACACGGCATTGGTGATCGCCTTTTTGTTGAAATCGTTGTCTACATTGATTTTAGCTGTATTAGCCTGTAGGTCTGTAATTTCGGTAGCTGCTGTAGCTAGTCCGATCTTGGTATAATTGAAATTATCTCTAAATCCTTGAGTATCGTTATCTACTCCTGCGATTGGATAAGTTTCATCAATCTGTGCTGAATTTATGTTGCTTGCCATTTTATATTATTTCTCCACGTTGCGGAAATGCTAGATATTTATCCTGTAGTATTCCGTCGGTAGAATCAATCAGATATCGATCTACTTCAAAGTCTATGGTTTTAAAATCGAAATCGCTTAGATTCTTTATGTTTATTATGATGTCATCTGCTGCTCCTGGTAAACAGTAGCAGATAGGCATCGCACTAACCCATCCAGGTTCTACGAAACTAGATTCCTGTATGCTTCTCATCCAAAGCGGCAGATAGGTTCGATCATTAAGGCCTGTACTTTTGATACGTTTTCTCATATTTTTGATACTGTTTGGCCATATTGTCTGTACATCTCTATCACTAGCAAGAAAGTTATTGCTGTCTACTCTGATAGTATCAACATCGACTCTCACAGGTCGATTTATATTATCTGGAAGATTTATCTGTCTACTGATGCTCTTGCCATTTTTTACTAGATCGTCGACTACATCGACATAGACTACTTCGTAAATAATTTCTTGTGTCGTAGGATCTTTAGCGACAGCTTTTTTGATGTCACCGAATTTCAATCTTTTGTTATAGTGATTCCTGCTGACAGCTTCAACAAACATATCTATGTTAGAACTTTGTATACCGGCATAAACTAACATAGTCAAACTGTCCTGTATACCAAATGCCGGATCCCCATATCTATAAATTTTTTCGGGATTGAAAATAGTGGTGTCAGATATAAATGTGTACCAACGATCTCTTTTGCTTTTTTTCTGTAATACCTTGAAACTGAGATTGCTGTAAACTATATCACTGATACCTGATACAACTATCTTAAAAGTTTTAGATGAACTGGAATAATTGTAGATATCTCTAGCAGCAACTACAAATGTAAATTCTTTATCAAATGATGTTAATGTATTATCAAATGTAACATTAAAATCTCTTTCACTACTACCGTCATAATTATAAAATCTTGTTAAACCGCGTGTAATGTTCGTAGTCGTATTGCCATCAAGAGTGAGAAAATTTGTTGATAAGGAGTCCCCATTATCTACGGTTATGTTGCCACTACCGGATGCTGAGCCACCATCTAAGTCATAGATAAAACCAGTTGAATTGAATGTTCCGATTTGTCTAACTTTTCCAATGATTTCGCCAGTTGATAGTAAAGTAAGACCTGGAGGTAAAACTCCTTTTCCGGGTACTAGTTGATAAGTTACTAGACCGTTTCTTAGTAATGATTCAGCTTCGATTACTAATTGGCTATCTTTATTTGGACTGATTGATCCAAGTTCAGCAGGTGATATCCATTTGATACCCGTCTCAAGCTCACCGATAGTCTTGATAGTGAATGTTCTAATACTACTGGCCTGTGTTCCTGATGGATAGGTAGTAGTAGCCACCACACTGAATTCAAATGTTTCTGTTATTCTGGGTTGATACGGTACTTTGCCTGTTAATTTTCCTTCTATCGTATCTAATACCATGCCTTTAGGCACCACGCTTGGAGTTCCGAAAAGTATTTCAGATCCTTTGGGTATCTTGCCATTTATTCTTGGATCTACGTAAATTCTATACTTGTTATTGCCTTGATATACGATATTGTCGATAGAATATGATCCAAGTGTGCTATCAGTAAATGTGGCTACATCATAGACCGATATCAGTTGTTTTTTATTAGGAACAGGATAATCACCAGCCACGGTTGGTTTTATTTGTACATCTAAGTATGTGTCGGTATCTCTAACTATAGATAGAGTTTCTGCTCTTATCTGAGGATTGATATCATTTAATCTAAAAGTGATTGTACCTGGCCATGTATCTGGGTGGAACACTTCTAGATTTAAAGTAACATAATTATTAGCTCGTCTTGTGCCTAGATCGGGTTCAGTGATCCATATAGGAGCTCTTACATATGTGTTGTCGGCTCTGAATATACCAGTTCCTACTTGCATTATGGTATTATCTGATTTCAAGAAATCTTCGCTGACTACATAGATTTTAAAAGTTCTTCTTTCGTCATGTAATCCATCTGAGGCTACTACAACGAATTGATAAAATCTAGTCAACTTTCTTGGAAACATTACAGCATCAAAGTAATCAAATGTCTGTACGTCGAACCCGAAACTATCAAAACCGTTGATAGGTAAAGCACCTAGATCATATGGTTCTGAATCATATAAATTCCTGTCATAGTTAGAATTATAAATTTTATTTTCTAGAGCAAAAATTGGTTTTGTAAAACCTGAAATCCTACCAGTTGATGACAATGTGAGACCTGGGGGAAGTTCCCCACCGTCGAATGGTATGTAGTATTCTATTTTGTCGCCTGCCGGAATGTCAGGATCTAAAGCTAATAGTTGGAAATCAACTTTGTCGTTATCAAGCACAAAGTATGTGTAATTAGGACCTACCGGTAAAAGTCCGTCTGGTGTAACCCAAAATGGTTCATCTGCCCCTAACACTGTTATTTCGAATGTTCTATCTTTTTTATCTACACTGTCACTAGCTCGGATAACAAATCTAGAAGTAATTGGTTTCTTAACTTCGAATGGAGTACCTACTATGGTATTATTTTCTAATCGTAGCCCGAGAGGTAATGAACCTGATATCAGCTTATAAGTGACAGCAGATACGCCAGAGCTGGCAGAAAGAACTATATTTTGTTTAGTTCTTTCATTTAATGTACCTAAGGTACCAGCTGGAGTATTCCATGTTACAGCCATACGAATTCCTTAGAAGGTTGACGACTGGATAGATATTCTTGACCAAATACTTGTGCTTCCGTCATAAAATCCGCTACAGATATAGAAGTAAGTATTATCTAGAGTGACCATTCCGGGAACACTGCCTGGATAACCTACTGATGTAGTTGGGACAACAGAACTTACTGTAAGTGTTGGCTGTCCTGGATTATAGAATGTAACTTCATCACCATTTAATCCGTGACCTGCGCTGATAGCAAAAGTTTCTGTAGCTGTTATAACATTGCCTACTACCGACAACACAGTTCGTTCACTTACTCCTGGTAAGCTGAATACAGCACCTGGTAATATGTTTGTAGGATCGTCGACTGTAAATGTGGTCCTAGATCCTGCTGGGATATTACCCGACAATGTGGTCGTGATAGGTAAAGCGTTCCACACACCGTTTTTAACTACGATGTGATTGCTGTTTTCGTCAATTTTAATATCAAGGCCGTATTGTCTTACGACGCCTATATCTTTTTCTACTCCGAGATTGATTCTATCTGATAGATATACTCTTTTGAATTTTTGGTAAGCTATAGAACCTAGATTAGTAACTCCATCTACTTTTGGAATGACATCGTCTACGATTGTATTTCTTAGATTAATACTAACATCGTTACCATCTATTAATGGTGCTCCTCCCAAACCTGAATTATTTGGAAATACAGAACCATAATGATCGCCTCTGGTCTGTCCGCCGAAGGCAGCATCTGTACCATCGGTTCCTGTAGTCATCACAGTTTGACCGCCTGTAGATTTTAACAGTCCTGTTAGATTTCCGCTAACATTGCCAGTTACGTTTCCGATTACAGGACCAGTATGTGTGCCATTGCTGCTACCAGTTAAGTTACCACTAACATCACCAGTCAAGTTTCCATAAAATGTACCGTAGATCTTTCCGCTGGTGCCATCTACTATAAGTGTACTATCATCAGCAAACACAGAACCATTTAGATCACCGTGAACATTGCCTTGTAGATTTGACACTACGTTGGTTGCGTTGACAGTATTGGCCCAAAGATTTTGCCAACGCTTGCTGGTAGTACCTAGGTCGTATGTGTTGTTAGTATTTGGGATTATGTCTGAATTAATGTCTGCTTGAAATACCACATTGTCTGTACTCGCATTACCTAATGTAATATCACCATCGGCAGTGATAGTGCCGCTGGCATGTATGTTACCACTAATGTCGATATTACCAGTACCTACAATATCATGACCATTTAGGTTGATATCGTTGATGATGCTGCTACCTGATGATAAAAATTTTCCACCTACAGTAGATCCGTCACCTATGTATAACGACTTTGTATCTGTCGTAAAAATTAATTCACCTGCCGCTGGGGTAATGGTTAACCTTTCTGCGTTGGTTCCTCTGCGTATCTTTAGGGCCATCCTTTTTCTCCGTTAAATCGTTCCGAGATCGAGTTCATAGGTACCTGGACTTGTTACTGTACCAAAATCCCAATCGAGCTGTGAAAATAAAAATTCTGTTGCGTTTATATAATTTCCTTGAGTTATCGAACCAAAGTTATAATCGAATACTCCTGAAATTAATGCTTGGCTGTTGTAGCCTAATAGATTACCGAATAAATTTGTAGCGGTAATATTTCCTGTTATGTTTATATTACCTAAACCTAATAGACTGTGTCCGTTTAAATTTAGGTCTTCTTCTAGATTGACTGCTACTAGGTTAGCATCGAACACTATAGTATTTCCAGACTTAGTGATTACAATATTGTTTCCGCCCTGGAAAGTAACCTCTGTAGTTGGACTGATAGCATCCACATTACCGTTACTAGTTACTATACTATTAAATGTGTTTTGTAAAGGAGAATTAATAGTGATGTTATCAGTATTTTCTACAAGATTAATATTAGTTCCAGCTACTAATGATCTCATTTCGAGATTATAATTAGACTTTTGCTTGAAGATCCTAGCACCTGAACCTAGGTTTTTTCCAGTAACACTCAGTTGGTTATCTAAAGTCGCGAAATTAGCATTGACTTTTTGGAAAGCCGCACGAAGATCGTCTCCGAGACCGTCATTGACAAAATTACCTATGTTGATCGATGTTATGCTCATTTTATTACCTTTACCCTATATTTATCCTAGTTTTTTATAACCTGCCTACGGCAACTTCGATCGTACCAATTCTATCGCTGTCGTAATTTTCTAGGGCTTTACCTATGATTGTTCCTGGTTTAGCTTCTTCGCCGGAAGAAATAGCTACACCCGGAATCTGGCTAGAAACTATGAGATCTCCTTTGGAAATTTTGCCTACTACCTTACATGGCACACGGCCTTGTAGTGCGACACATACTCTAGTGCCTGGGCATTCTCCGTTCATCACATAAGCCGGATTAGTAGAAACCACACCGGCTATTCTAGTAGTAGCTGCTTTGCTGCTCTTAGTGACTTCGGCAGAGCCTCCAAATTCTACTATCGTACCTGGTTCGTATTCTTGATCACTTGTATACCATTCTGCTAAGTCGGCCCATGTGGCTGAGAATCTACTGCCCGAACCTATAGACCAGTTACCGACAATCTGTCCAGTATTTGCTGCTGCGCCTGTTGATAATGTTCCGCCATTATTAACATTAATTGTACCTGCGTTACTACCGGTGGCATCCCAAAAATTGTGAATAGTAGCATAATAAGCATTGTATTGATATGCTGCCGATGTACCGGTGTTTAATCTTATAGCAGTATTACCGTTACCATCTCTGAGAGCAACATAATATGCTTGAGAACCTGCGTTATCTAATACTCGAGATAGTACAGTTGATGTTGTGCTGTTAACAGTCATCTTGATACCAAGTGAACCGACAGCATTAATTGATCCACCACCTGCCAGCGTAATTTCACCACTACTGGTCAATCCTGTAACAGATACAGCGCCTGCCGAAAATCCGTTTGAAGCATCTCTTTGTACTAGATTCAAACCACCTACAGCAGTTGTAGAACTGTAACCGATTGTGCTAAATTTGCCAGAGCCAGTACCAGTAGCTGTTCTAACCACAGCACCTACTGATGGAACTTCTGCTCTGCTTAGACCGTCGCCGTCTTCTACGATAGTTCTAGCGTCAACGGGAACCGGAGCTCCGATAGCGGTTCCACTAGCAGGTGTTGCTCTTCTTGCCAACACCTTTGTGCTGTTTCCAGACAATGATTGATTGTCAGTGGCATCATAAACACTAGGATCGATGTATGCCAGCTTGGTAAATCTAACACCACTAGTAGTAGAAGTCGAATCATTCAAGCTCAAGAAACCGTTAGCACTAACTGTGAACACAGCCGAATCGGCAGCTGATAACAGACCGAACGATCTTACTCGTATAGTAGAACTTAGTGTGCCAGACGGTATAGCTAGTGCTATATCGAATGTGTTAGTAGTCACATTGTAAACGGTCCATTGACCGTTTAAAGAAGTTATTGAAGTCTCACCTGAAATGACAACGCTTTCTCCATTAACAAATCCGTGTAATGTGGCTGTCAGTGTTACTCGAGGAGCTCCTACTGTTTGATTGGTGTAAGAAGTTATCTGTAGACCATCCGCAGCTTTTGCTTTTAGAGTGTTAAGATTTAACTTGTATTGACCGATAGCAGCAGTGTAAGCTATATTGTTATCAGTAACATAATTTGAAGCAAGGGTAGATGTTAATGTAGTTCCGCTTCTGTTTAGAGTTATAGCACCAGTAACAGTGGCTTTTGTAAAGCCGGCAGCAGTACCAGTGAATGTCAATAGGTCACCGCTGCTTGCTCCAGTAGTCGTACCATCCTCTAGATTCAACAGCTTCATGTAATTTCTTGGAACAGCATCATTCGCTGATGTTGGACTAGCAACATTTATGATTCTGTTGTTGTTAAGGTCCATAGGACCTTTCATGCCCAATGTACCATCTAGAGCCATATACCCCGGACCAACCAAACCTGTAGTTACTATGGTGCCGCTGTTAGATAGACCTAGTCTAGAATCGATATAGGTTCTAACAGCATTAGATGTAGGTGTAGAAGTAGATGGAGCAGGTCCTGTTCCACCTAAGGTTGTATCGTTTGAGAACTCGTTAATTTCAACGCCGCTCTTCAATCTTAGAGTTTCGATACCAGCCAAGTTGATTTTGGCGCTCAGGGTCAAATTACCTGTACCTTGATCAACACCGAAGAAGTCACCGACTTTGAATGTACCGTTTTGGTCTGTGCTTACATAGAACACACGACCCTTGTTTTGTTCTAGAACTTGTTTAGCTACATCAGGGGTGTTAGCCGGCGGACCAAAAATATCTGATGGATAGTTAGTGTCTGCGTAGCTACCAGTTCCTATATCCAAGAAGTCCACGCTAGTGGCTCTCATAGTAGAAATATTAACGGTGACAGTTCCTGTAGCACCACCTCTTATACCTGCGTTGAGTGACACATTGCTGGCACTGTTATTGATGCTGTAAGTTAATCCGCCCATGGCACTGACAGTACCACCGCTGGTAAATGTAGTATATCCGGTACTGTTGACTGCGGTTGTTAACGCACTATCTGAATACAATTCAAAACTATCAAATGATCTGATCACTGTAGAAACAGAACCAGTAGCGTTGCTAAGTGTAGCAGTAGTACCACCCCAAATATATCCGGAAGCAGTAGTCAATGTCACTGGGGTCGTACCGCTGATAGTGGCAGTTATCGTAATATGTGTAGTATCTGGTATAGATAGAACATAATATGTAGTACCACTAACGATACCGCCAAACCCTGTACCATAGAAGATGATAGCTTGATTCAGCGATAGCTTGCTGGTATCGTCGACTACTATCTGATTAGGTCTTGATGGGTCTGTAGAAACGATTGTTGCCGTAGCATTGATCCTGTACGTGCTCACTGTGATTGTTGTAGAATTAATCACACGATGGACGAAATAGTCTTGTATGCTGACCAATCCGCCTATAGATCCAGAAACTATCACAGCCTGTCCAGTAGCCAGCGCAGGTGTAGACACTGCTGATCCTAAAGTTACATAATTAGTTCCGGCAGCAGTGGCAGTTATATTGACAGTGTTAGTCTGTCTCTTGATATAGTAATAGTTTGAACCTGAGAAATTCAACTCTGTCATACCACCGACGCCGGTGAATTTGACCTTCTTGCCGTCTGTCATCATGTGGGCCTGTGTAGTAGTGACTACAGCAGGATTGGCCTTGGTAACCGCGCTGACCGTTCCTCGAGCAGTAGCAGCATTAGGATTAGTGACGTTGTTAAATGTAACCTTGGCATAAGCATTTGGTAGACCGGTATTAACCAGCGTATATCCTGTTATTTCGTATATAGAGTCTTGATAACCAAATATCTGTCCTCCTGTTCCTGTTGTACTAGGATATACAGTATAACCTGTAGTTTGATAAGTCAGTCTCGCAGCGTTAGCTGTGCTTAAAGGTTGGATAGCTATATAATCATCGCCAGCATTGCCGAAACCTGGAGGTATAGTAAATGTTGTATCATTTTTCTTGACAGGTAACGAAACATAACTGAATCCGTCTCTAGTGGTCACTAACACATCTTTGTCTGCTGCTCCGACATCTAGATATGGGTTAAACGCAGTTACTCTGATAACGTTGGCAGTTGATTCTGAAAATACTAGAGCAGTGCTTGGTCTTGTGCTTACGATGGCATCTTTACCACTAATGACCAATTCACCGCTTTGTCTTATGATCAATGATTTGCTGGTCAAATCGTTGGCGATACCAGTGACTCCCGAAGCACTAGTCACATTAGCTAATGAAAGCGCAGCAACACCGGTTGGTAAACCTGTTGTGGATACACCTACTACGTTGTATGTTCTCCAACCTAATGTAACTCCTGCTCCAGAATCGCCTGTATGATCAATGTCGACGACACAGCCATTTCGAGGTAGATATGAATAATTGGTCACATAAAGAGTTAACGATCCCTTGGCATTGCTAATAGACAGTAGAGCATTTTCATAAGATGTAGCTGTCTGGGCTAGCGGAAATTTTAGATTGACTGAATCTGGTACTTCATTAGGGTCAGCACCTTCTGCCCTTAAACCATACACACCGTTACAGCATGAGCCACCCACTGAACGTATCTGACCACCGTTGAGTGAGTAGTAGGCTGTGTAGCAGTAATAGGTAAACAGCGACACAGATTCGATCAAACCGTTATTGTTGGCAAAAATTCCATAGCCCAAGTCATTGACCTGTGTAAAGTCGTTGTTCAACATTGACTTGTTACCAGGTGTTCTTAAGATAACTTTACCACCGACCATGGCATTATATGGAGTATCTAACACGCAGTTATATTGTGGATAGATATCAGGCACAGTGGTACTATCACCGCCTGCTGCGATAGTATTAATATAACCTACAGCAGTGTCTATAGTACCTGTGCTAGTTCCTGTTAGTACTTTAGCGTTGGTTAGATCTACACCTGATAGTGTTAGGTCTTTAGTCTGGTAGAACTGAATAGTATGGCTGGACCCACTGCCTGATCCTGTGATATTGATTGCCAATGCTGTAGAAAGACCTTTTTCTGCGGCTACTATCAGATCAAATGATTCGAACAGTTGAATAGTGTCAGCATCTATCACATAAACATAATATGGATCTACAGTTGATAAGGTACCAAAATCTGTGGTAATAGAAGACCCACCGCCGTTGCTATATTGTACCTTAGATCCATTAGTAAATGGGTGCGAAGGTAGTGTTATTGTATTTGCTGATATAGAAACAGCAGATGAGGGATTGAAAGTCTGTTTGCTACGTAAAGGACTTATGGTGATGTTCTGTATAATATCGGTTATAGTAGAACCTATAAAATTAACAGCATCTGTTTCGGCAGGAATTTGATCCTGCGCATATACCAATACTCCTTGTCTGTAGTAAGAATATCCTGCTCTTAGAGATTCTGTAAAATCTCCAAACATGTCTATAGCAATAGCATCAACTATAAGTCCAACATCTCGCTTACAAGTGTCTTTAAGATAATTTAGTGAAGGATAATATTGATCGACAAATTTAACAGTTTCTACCTGTATGAGTTCTTTGTTAGCCTGTATCAAGGCCTTGGCCTTATACATAGCTTCTCCGTATTGAACAATATTAGCTATGATTTCAAAACAGTTGTCAACGATAGTTTGAGCAGTGGCACCATCAGTGATCGACGGAATAGTAGTTTGTCCTGCGCTGCCTAGCACAGGTGTAAACAGTTCTTGTTTGATACATTTTATCGCGATATCTCTAGCATGTCTTATAGCTGCGGCAGTCTGTGTTACTTGACCGGCAATGATAGTAGAACCACTAGAAAAATATAGTCTACCTGCTTGTGAGCTATGTCTATAACCGCCATATAGAAGGTCTTCCATGACAGCATCAACGATCAGTCCTACATCTCTATAACAAATATCTTCGTCATAGTTTAGATTAGGAAATCCACTAGGTGAATTGATCCATGCTATGGTTTCTGTTTGTATGAATGTTTTGTTAGCAGCCAGCAGAGTCTTAGCGCCAAAATATGGTGTTTCTACTCTAGTCGCTAAGGTAATCCTATATAAATCACTGCCGAACACAAATGATGTTGGTAGCTGAGGTTCTCTGTAAAGACCACCGATAGTGATCTTATATCCGTCATCGCTCTTATCTAGTAGCACACCGGGCATGTTAGCTACGAATCCATCGACGTATTGTCCACCAGCAAATCTCTTGGCATTAGTGCTGCCAGTAAAACTTGATCCAACTTGCATGTATGGTGACTTGGCAGATATCTGACCTTCGGGGTCAAGTACCATCATGAATCCGCCGTGACCTTGAACACTCATGTTACGTACAACAACAGCGTCATTGGCTAAGAACACATCCATTTCGTCGTTATTCTTGGGAGTGCTTGAGTAGTCCAGCGGATCTGTTAGATAGTGATAACCGTATTCTGTGGTCGAGACACGGATTCCGTCGATGATAGGATCTCTACGGAAATATAATCTAGCCCAAGGGGATCTGCTGATTCCTGGTTTTGGTCTGATCTGGACACGTCTAAATTCTGTTCCTTTGATAGAAACGTTAGCTGCTAGACGTATAGGAAAATGTTCGTAATAGATACCACTTTCTACTTCAATAGTAACTTGTACGTTCTTGGTAGCTTGGCCGTATTCTATTTCTTCTCCTACAAGAAGATTACCAGTAAGTGTTTGTATATCAAATATTTCGTTGCCTAGATTATCTATTTCGGCAGCAAAGTTAACGATTCTAGCTACAGCACCTGAAGTTAATCCTCGTAATAGTTGACCATCTGATAGATCGTTGTCAAAGTCGGAACCTAGATTTTCTGTAGTTATGGTTATTCTTGGTAGATAGATATCGATAGTTGGAATAGATGTATATCCAGAACCATTGCTTACGATATTCACATCCTTGATAACTCCACCTACTTCTATAGGAGTGGCTTCTGCTCCTAATGTAGGAGATCCTCCTGAGAATATGGCAGAAGCAGAACCGTAATTGCTACCTCCATTAGTAACTATGATGCTACTGACTTTCCAGGTAGCCGATATCCTAGCACCGTTACCGGTTCCTCCTACGAGAGTGATATTGGTTATATTATCAGGTAATGCGCTATAGACACCTGCTTCTACGATAGAAAGTTGAGTAATGCCGCCTGTGATATCTTTGGCTTCTACACGCACCTGTGCTGGAATAACAGGAGTACCTCCAGATAGCGTTAACACATCTCCGAGTTCGTACCCAGTTCCTACGATAGGGATAGTGAAAGAATCGACGCCCATCCTTGCTACTGCTGTAGCACCTACTCCTGACAAGGGAGAAGCAGCAAACGAATAAAGTGTTGAATTCTTGGTACCAAAATCGTAGGTAAGTTTCTTTCTATAAGGACCTAGTTCAAATGGAGCACTGTTAATGATCTGCTCTGCTACTTGAGCAGCATAGCTAACAGTAGCATAGGCAGCTGACCAAGAACGTCCTCTTTGGTTTTCTGGAATATCTGTTCTATTGTCGCTACCATTTTTAGCAACAAAGATGTTATTAGCACTGGTAAATGTTTTGCCATCTACATAAGATTTTGTAGCAGCGATTAACCCATTGTAGTTGGCATCATCGCTTTGTATAGGATTTCTGCTTAGGATCAGCGGACCAGTCATAGTTCCCCATTCTGTCCTAATAGCATTAGTGTTTGGATCTCTAGCATTTACGCCAGCTAGAGATAATTTTCCGTCTACATATCCTTTTGTAGCAGCATCTGTATCTAATTGAGCTGGACTAAGATTTGTTAGACGTTTGAAATTAGAGTTTAAGTTGGCAGCAAGTGTTGGAGTGGCATCGTTGATCAACGCAGAAGCTAGAGAACTAAAACGGATAACTCCTGGATCTACTTGGTTGATAACTAGAGTAGCATCACCTACTAGTTCTTTAAAAACAATTTCTTCAGTTACACCATCAACGACCAGTATTTTATTTGAATCAGCTAGGCGTATCTGGCTAGGTGTGTCAGATAGCCCAGTAAAGGACAGTTTACCTTCTTGTCCTAGAATAGCATATAGTTCTGTGAAATTTTCGTTGACTTTCTTAAAACTGTCACGAATACTGTCGCCGGTACCGTCATTGCCTTCGATACCAATATTAATCTCTTGTCTAGCCATTATAAACTCCGGAAAAAGCTACTTGCTCCTAATATTTAGCCCAAAATTCTATAAGCCGAATGTAAATATCTTATGTACTTGAAACAACTGACACGTACCACAGAATACACTAGACCTAGCAAGCTAGGTAAGGATCATGTCTATACGAGAGAAAAGACTGTGGCGGTATTCCGTTGCGACAGTTGTGATGAAGAATTTGAAAGAGATCTAAAACACATAGACCATAGGCGTCTAAGTAACAATTATTTCCATTGCTGCTCAAAGTGCGATGTTAAACGTTTCGCACAGAAAAAAGGAGTAGATAGGAAAAAGATATGGGACATGCCCGCTAGCAGTCTGTTACCTGTTAGCAAATATTAATGCTCACTTAAGGATGCCCTCGGGCACGACTCCTACTATCATCCTCGCCCAGCAGCCGGGCACACCTATGTAACGATAACGTCCTAAGGTAGGTGTTCTATACTTTGAAACTTTCCCCACACCCGCAGCGAGCAGTTTCGTTGGGGTTTTTAAAATCAAACCCTTCGTTAAGTCCGTTTTTGATCCAATCCATTTCTAAACCTAGCAGGTACACTAGAGATTTCTTATCTGTGTAAATGTTAACACCATTGCTTTGCCAAACGTCATCATGCTCGTTTGGAGTGTCGACATATTCTAAAACATAAGCAAGACCTGAACATCCGGAGTTTTTTACTCCTACTCTTATGCCCAATCCTTTGCCTCTGCGTTCTAACTGTGTCTTTACTTTTTCAGCTGCTAGTTCCGACAGTGTTATCATTTAATTCAGTTTCTCTTTGCTTTCTACGATAATCTTCAATGGCTGATTTAATAGCATCTTCTGCGAGGATAGAGCAGTGGATCTTGACGGGGGGCAAAGCGAGTTCTGCTGCGATAGCCGAATTTTTAATCGTACCCGCTTGGTCGAGCGTCTTACCTTTAAGCCATTCGGTAACGAGCGAGCTACTCGCAATCGCCGAACCGCACCCGTAGGTTTTAAACTTTGCGTCTTCGATGATTCCATTTTCATCTACCTTTATTTGAAGTTTCATCACATCGCCGCAAGCAGGTGCCCCAACCATACCAGTACCAACGGTAGGATCAGACTTATCAAGACTACCCACATTGCGGGGGTTTTCATAATGATCAATAACCTGGTTGCTATATGCCACGATTAGTCCTTAATAAAAAAACCTTTGACTTTATCTTCCAAAGCCTTAGCCCAAGATGGCTGTGGAATATGCCAGCCCACGAATGCACCTACTAAAATCCAAAATACTGTTTCTAACATGTTTGGTCTCCTTTAGTTATTGTAATCTATCATTTACTATGGCCCAATCTATTATGCGCCAAAAGTTATTCATATATTTGTCTTTGTCTGCTTGGTAATCTAATGCCCAAGCGTGTTCCCACCAATCTACTAACAGTGCTATCCTAGTAGGATCACCGGTGATATTATGATTTTTTATAGTCTTTATTTCACCTTGTCTGTCCATAAACACCCAACCGCTGCCCTGTATAGTCATAGCAGTTTTTAAAAATTCTTCTTTAAAACTGTCGAACGATTTGTATTTTCTTTCTATAAGTTCTTCACTAGCACCGAATGGGCGATTAGCACCACCGGGCGGCTTTAGCTGTGAAAAATAAATGTTATGTAGTACTGCTCCGCCTTTATTAAAATCTGAATCACCTTCACCTTTATTGTAACGTTCTACGTAGGCTTTAGCTAGCTTACCATAATGATAATCCAGAGTTTTTTCACTCAAAACAGGATCTAGCTCGGTTCTTTTATAAGGCAGTGGCTCTTGCCTGAGCTGTTTGTCTGCTACTTCTATTAAATTGATATAGGTCTTTATGTCCTTCATGACTATATTTACCAGCTAAATAGGCTGTAAGGAGATTAACATGATTAAATTTCTAAAACAGCTTTTTGGGTTTGGTACAACTGTATTACCGGCAGGCAGTCCTACTACAGATAGTTCTGCGGTAGCTGTAGCTAATTCTACACCAGTAGCCCCATATAAAGTTGAACCACCAGTTAGCGTAGCTGAAGCTGCTACAGAAGCTGCTGTAAAGAGCATTCCTACTCCAAAGAAAAAGGCTCCTGCTAAGAAGCCTGCTCAGAAGAAAGAAGGAACGCCTAAACGCGGCCGTAAACCAAAATCAGCAGCCTAACTGTTGCGCTTCTTCGTATAGTGCGAAACTAGCTAGATTTTTAGCTTTGCTCTCGCACATGATATCGAAGTTGTCTCGGAAACTCAGAGCCCATTCGTTTGCTGGTTGATTCCAGTAAAAGTTAGAATGAGCTCTGAGTTTTTGTTTTTTGTATCCTTGGCTCAGCAGTTGGGCCATATCAGGAAGGGTATACATGTCGTGTCCAACCAATATATCTTCACGGCTGACAGAGTAATGAAGCACAGGGCGGCTAGCACCCCGCCAGCTATCAATAATCCTTTTAACACGGTCGTCATTAGCATCGATATATTCTCCTGAGTTTACCCAATGATGATGTATATCTAGTACAAGGGCACAATCGTTGACTAGCTCGATGCTGTCTTCTATGCCCCAAGTCATTTCATCATTTTCGATAGTTAGCGTGTTACGGGCCTCGGGAGTCATCCTAGCCAACGCAGCACGTATTCCCATTGGGCCTTGTCGGCCTGCGATATGAACATTGATTTTAAAGTCTTGAAACGTTTTGCCATATCCCATCCAGCGAGCCATGTCCACATGATATTCGAACTCCTCTATAGAGCGACTAACAACGTCATCATTATCACTAGCCAACACACAAAATTGACCAGGGTGAAAGCTAAGGCGTACCCCCCGACTGCGTCCCAGATCGCCCACACTCGAAAAGGCTCTTTCAAGATGTAAGCGGACATCAGGCTGACGATAATAGTAAGACCAGCTAGGCTCAGTGTAGACAGGAAGAATATCACTGCTAAGGCGGACCATACGGAGTTCATCGGGTAATTCTCCTACACGTTCGACAAGTTTACGAGTAGCTTCGATATTAGCATTAGCTAGATCCCATAGCTTTTGTTCTGCTACTTCTCTCGTCTGTCTATTTAACCATGCCACAGTGGTGCTACCTGTATTGTACTGCTTACAGTCGTCCTTCTGTTTGATGCCGTCGATTTGGCTAGGACCGTCGATCCATTTACAGGCAAACCCTATACGTTTAGTCATTTGTTGCTTTCTGCGTCAACTACACGCTGTCTTAATTCGGTTGTGGAAAAACTGTGCCTGCGTCTATTGAAATGATATTCCATCGGTAGACCGCTGCCAGTAAAATCTTTGTCTATGTATTCTTCTCCTAATATTCTAACATCAATAGGAAAAGAATTCAAGATATCGTAGAGCTCTTGTTCTGTAGCATATGGAACGATCTGATCCACATGCTTACAGCCATTAAGCTGTACCCACCTTTCAAATACACCTTGTACAGGTTTATTCTTGTGTGGCCGATCTAGTGTGGGATCGGTCTGTAATCCCACAATTAGATAATCGCATTTTGTTTTAGCTTCTTCTAGCATCATCACATGACCTGCGTGGAACAGATCAAACGTAGAGCAAGTAAAACCAATCTTAGTCATTTTTATCCTTGGTAAGTTCGCACATTAGCATAAAATGTTCATATGCCTTGCGAACACTTTCGTTTTGTAAAAGTTTTTCAGCTTCTTCTACCATAGCAGCGACTCCGACTTCAGCAACTTCTCTAGCAGATGGGTGAACAAGGCCACGAGCTTCTTCTCCCCATACTTTGATAAGATTGTTCCAAGCATCTATTTCTGCCTGGGTCATAGCTTTGCGTTTTGGTCGGACTTCTGTCGCTTGATAGACAGCACGACTGATAGCATCTTCGGCAATTCGGCCTGCTGCGATCATAGCAGCGTAGTTTGGATTGATATTGAATCTTCGACTAGAACCTCCCGGATATACACTGACCAAATGATTTCCTTTTGGAAAGCTATCCAAATATTCGCTGTCATATTCCGAAACCGGAACATAACGGCGTCCTACTTTTTTATAGAAGATAGTCTTAGTCATAGTCTTATTATACTATCAACAGAGCTATAAGTCAATATATACAGTATGAAATTTGATCTCTACACCAATTTCGGGGCCATGAATAGTCCGCCCATATTCGAATCCTTTGCTCGAGGTTTGAAAAAATTTCGACACGAAGTCGTTTATAATTCCGGAGACGGTGACGTAGCCGTTATCTGGAGTGTGCTTTGGTATGGTCGTATGAGATTCAACAAAGCTGTTTTTGATTCATATAGAGCCCAAAACAAGCCGGTAGTAGTTTTGGAAATCGGCGGACTGAAAAGAGATATCACTTGGAAGATAGGAGTCAACGGCATAAACGCAGGACACTATTTTGTACAAGGTCCAAAAGATTCGACACGTAGAAAGAAATTAGGAATAGAACTACAGCCTTGGAAGAACAATGACGGAAAGATAATCATATGTTCTCAACACGCACACAGCCAACAGTGGGCAGGTCAGCCTGATCCTATTACCTGGACCAAAAATATAATAGAAGAAGTTCGAAAGTATACAGACAGGAATATAGTGTTGCGCCAACATCCTAGATTTAAGTTTGCGGTTAGTGGAGTGGAAGTTGACGATTCTAAACCTTTCCAACAAGAACTTCTGGATGCCTATTGTGTTATTAACCATAATAGCAATCCTGGTATCGAATCTGTTATAGCAGGAGTTCCGGCTATAGTAGATAGAAGCAGTTTGGCAGCACCTGTTTCTGCTACTGATATTTCTTTGATCGAAAATCTACCAAGATTGGATAGAGAACAATGGGCTAATGATATTTGTTGGTGTGAATGGACTGAAGATGAAATGAGAGAAGGCATTCCTCAGAGCCTGCTTTCGCCCTATCTCCAATTGTCTACGATAATAGGATCTTGAACTTCGTGTACCATAGGATACCCGTGGAAGGCCAACACAGCAGTTTCTTTTAAAACTTTGGGATTAGATACGAATTTAAATTTTGAATTCTTACCGAAGCCTAAAATTTCATCCCTAGTTCGTACTTCCCATTTATAACTTTTGATCCATTCGTCTGGATAGAAGTAAATGTTATTTTTGTGTAGATCATATATCCAATCTTGATCTCCGTGTAGTCTAGCGCAGATAGTTTCAAATTTGACTACAAAATCATCCCATATATTAGAAAATTTTCCTGCTGGCCAACGCATGACTGCGCTGCCTAATTTTTGATAATCTCTCCTAAACACACGACCAGGGTCTCTCAGTCCTACAAAATCTCCTGACCTATAGGAAATCAAATGATCGATGTTTCGTACAATGACCATATCTAGATCTATAAAGAAGCAAGTATCTCCTTCTGGAAAATGATCTTTTTTGAATACATATGGTTTCCACCACCAACCTTGTAGGTGATTGTCTGGCAGCATACGTATTTCGATAGCTGTGTTTAGATTTGAAGGATCGTCTGTGAAGCAGACAAAACGATGAGGCACCGTTAGATGCCTCTCGATCATGTTATACAATCTGTTTACATAATCGGAACTGTACTTGGTTCCGTGTTTTAAACAGATCACATTGAGCATGATTAACCTTCGTAGATCGCGGAATTACCTGCGTGTTCGAATACTTCTGCGCTCTTGATCCTCACACCGCTGCCTACAGGATAGCGAGGTTCGAACGCTTTTAGGTAATTGTTTCTATGATCAGTGTAACGCCAAACTTTACCTGCTTGGAACGTTTTCAAGATATCGTCCATTGTTTTGTATGCCAATTCGGCAAACTTTTCACAACCGACTCCGTCGACTACACGTAGATCGCAGATCCCTCCTACATCATTCAAACCCAATTCTGCTAGCGTTTGAAATTTTTCAAGATGAGGATCATCATGGGCGACTACCAAGGTATGATCAAACATAAATTCTGACCATTCTTTGAATGCCTTTAGACCTCCAAAGTCCATGACCCAATTGCGATCATCTAGGGTTTCACTTTCAAAAATCAGTTTGATTCCGATAGAGTAACCGTGTAATAGTGAACAATGGCTATGTGTTGAACGCCATTGTCTAAAACAGCATGACAGCCCTCTGTCATTGCCGTAAGTTTTTGTTGAGTAATATTTTGCCATCTCTAGTCTCCTGTAACAAATGAGCAAGTTTGATGACACGCAGAGTATTTAAAGAGGGGTGAGCGTCTTAGTCCTCGTAACATTTAATAATGTTACAGGATATTTATAACATGGTCAAGAGAAATCTTTAAAACTGATTAGTTCCACATTGGGCAGTCGCCATTCTAATGGATTAGGCCAATCATCATCGTTGACTATCACAAATGTTAACTCTGGAAAACTTTCGAATACTTTTTTGGTTTGATGTATCCAATAACTAGGATCTATAGCATGAGAATCGTCTTTGACATAATTGGATGTACCTTTGTACACGTTGTTGACCTTGTCTACTTTTCCATATAGATCAAAAGACATCATGTATACTGTGTCTGTACATAGATTGGCAGCTAGCAATATAGCATAAGGTCCACTACCCCATTGGAATGGCTCGTCTGCTCTTTGATCACCTTTATAAGGCAATTTGGGTACCGTAGTTACTTGGGGATATGATTGAAATTGATCGATCCAATCTGGTCTAGTATAGATGCGACATTGTTTGTTTAATGCTACTGCTTCCGTGACCATTCTTCGATCTACACAGACCAGATGATCGACATCGTAGTCTCTGATCAGAGCATTACAACCTACTGTGAGATATTTTTTAGTATACGGTGTTAGATCTATGTTTGTTCGGCTTTCACCGTTTCCTATCGCTAGGACTGGCATCTTTATCCGATCATACCAAACTTGGCCCAGATACCAGGGCTACCGTCTGCTACACATACCCAACCTATGGGTTGATTGATAGCAGGTTCTGAATTCCAAACAATATCACCTTTCTTGTAAGTACCATAGATAGGTGCTGCTGAACCATATGACTGTAGTCGATCTGCGATCCTGATAGGTCCGTCGACATGTAGTGAAACTGAAGGATCTGGATTCTTGATACCTATACTAACCTTGCCAAATATCTTGACCTGTTTTGGATTATTGGCATCGCCCACTGTGGTATTACCAGAGCCGTCAATCACGATCCTTGAAGTATCATCTGTGACTAGATGTAATTCATTGCTGGCAAAAGTTCCGATCACAGCCTTGCTTTGATCTTTAGTGCCTACCATGATTTCTACATTATGCTCGAATACAGATAGCTTGCTGTGTCCTTGTTCTATGCCTATACCAATCCTATCGCTGACAGAATTGTAAACGAATACATCATTGAAGTTTACATCTCCCAACACTGTTAGTTTATTAAGATTGCCGACTTCTTTGAGTCTGCTCTTGGAAACTGTGGGCCCAAGTTCTTTTACACTCAGCACAGACACACTGTCTATCATGTAAGAACGTTCTTGTGCTAGATCTATATTTTGTGAAGACCAAATAGTTTCTTGATCTTTTAATATCAGTTGTTTAGGACTCTTACCGCTTTTCCAAACTAGCCCTTTTCCTATGATAGGACTGTCTGCTGTCTCTACGAATTCTAATGGTGTAGATCTTTCAATCCTGATATCAGTTCTTAATTCTTTTACAGTAATTACTTCAGCAGTAAGTGTGCCAGTAATCCTGGCATCTTTGACTGTGAGTGAGTTTTCTACAGCGACATCGCCTTTGATTAAAGGAGTCTTGAGTGCTTCTATCGCTACAGCATCATCTTGGACTACGATCTTTGGACTAGTAGCTACATCTCGTATACCGGTACTAGCAAAGTTTCTTATAGTACCGCCTGCGATCATATCGCCTGTAAAGGCTCTTTGCGGAATCTGATTGAGTATTTTTTTGTAGTCTACTTCTAAATTGGCTCTTAAAATGCCTGATACTGTGAGATCGTTGACTACTACTAGCTCGTTGGCAGTCAATGTTTTAGATACATTTAGATTGGAATCAACGTTGTCGATGCTGGCATTTCTAGTTTTGATTCCTGTGTCGTCGATAGTCAGAACAGTTTTTGTAGCAGAATCTCTTATACCAGAGCTGCTGAAATTTTTGATTTTTCCGCCTTCTATGTGGTCTCCGCTCAATGAACCGTAGGGTACATTCCTGAAAAGACTAGCTAGATTCTGTTCAATAACAGCTAGTATTTCTCCGGGCGCAGTGACTTTGTTAGCAGCAGAAATGGCTTTTAGCTCATCAGCCAAGCCACCGAGTATTTGATCAATGTTGGTTTGTTCCATAGTACGAATATTTATCCTTTGTCAAAAACAATAAATACTTGGTAAAAGGACAGGATAATGCCAGCGATTTCAACTAGCCCGATAACGTTTAACCCTGCTACAGCGGTTAACATTGGTACAGACGTAATTACAAAGAACAGCCACGGATTCAATAATTATCAAGGTGTTATATATTATAACGGTGGCGGAACCAGTATAGGCGGATTAGTAGACGGACACAAGTATTACATTATCTATCTCACAGCCAACACATTTAAACTGGCAACCACTGAGCAAAATGCTAGGGAAATCGTTCCTATAGATCTGCTGTCAGTTGGATCTGGGTCGAATCATTTGCTAGTAGCTGATTATACTTTTCCTTATGATACAGCCTATATAGACACCTTTAGGACTGTGAGATTTTTCCATCCTACACTGCCTGTTGTTGGATCTACCCTGGAAGCCAAAAGTGTCAGAGACAGCCTAAACATAACTTTAGGTGCTGGTATGTTTGTCAACGGTATCGATCAAGATACAGGATCTGTGAACATTAACTCTGCTGAATACAGCATGACTGTTCCTTTAGCAACTACAGATATCAACCTTAGCAGCACAGCAGGTGCTAATCAAAGCATCACTATAACTCCTGTGCGTGGTATTTCTATCACACGCGGCGGCCCACAAGAATTAAAATTCGAAAGTTTCGGTGTTACAGAAACTGACAATCTACAGTCTGTGACTACTAGAGGCAACATAACCAGCAATACCATTTATGTAAAAAATTTAGTAGTCGCTGATATCGAAAGCAGCGACGGCGGGCTATCTGGTATCACAATCAGTGCTGGTGACAACGTTACAGGTACTGGTACCATTGGCAATCCACTATTGCTCAGTCCCGATGAAACACAAAGCTCGTCGGCTGCTAGGACTGTTACTATCAACTTCACAGCAGCCGGTGACGGTATGCTAGATTATACCGCTGTTTATAAAGTATTAGATAGTATAGTATCAGGATCTGTCGTACTACAAAGGCAAGATCCTAGCACATTGATTTGGTCAAATCTAGACAGCGCCAGCGGTGTGGTGGCTTTACAAAGTTATCAAATCAGTAACATATATTCAGAAGTTTATAATGGAGCAGTAAATTATAGGATAATCATTGATTGGACTGGCAATACTGGCAATGTTAGTTATAGGATAAGAGTTTCATTCAATCCTGCGCCTGTAACTGGTGTTACCATGTTGACCACCGACACTGACAATCAGACACTGACATTGGGCAGCAGTGGCGGCACTATCTATCTTAACAGTCGTGTTGACACTAATGGTCTAAGGATTTTTGAAAATAACATCATAGGTACTAATTCCAATGATGATATAGTTATAGATCTAAACGGAACAGGTGCTTTAGAGCTAAGAGCTACTACATTAAAGACCGATCAGACTTCGTTTAATCTGATCAATACTACAGCTACTACATTGAATATAGGTGGTTCTGCTACTACCATAACGATGGGAGCAGCAACAGGCACTTTCAATATCAACAATCCTACACTGACCACTCCTAACCTGAGCACGTTCAATATGAACGGAGCAAATCCTAGTGTCAGTACTACTAGCACAGGTACTGCTTCAGTATTCAATACTAATGCTCTTACCGGTAATCTATTTGGAGCGGCTACGGCAGTTAACATAGGAGCCAACAGCGGAACGCTGACTATTGGCAATCCTACAATTACCGGAACGAATGCTACATCATTGAATCTAAATGGTTCATCGCCATCTATCACGACAACATCGACAGGCACAGTGTCTGTGTTTAATACTAATGCAGTGACTGGAAACCTGTTTGGCGCAGCTACTACGATTGACATTGGTGCGTCGGGAGGAGCAGGAACATTAACGATCAAAAATGACAACGTTGTTATAAATGGTGATCTACAGGTTAAAGGTGGCGATATAACCACTAACCAAACTTCGTTTAATTTAATCGATGGCACAGCAACAACAGTCCAGGCATTTGGCGCAGCCACTACATTGACGTTCTCAACAGCTGGCGGTACAACTACATTTAGAAGTGATGTAGTGATCAACCAAGATCTACAGATCAAAGGTGGCGATCTAACCACTAACGCACTTACATTCAATTTGTTGAACACTGATGCTACTACGATCAATGCCTTTGGCGCAGCGTCAACAGTTAATCTTGCTACAGTTGGAACGACTATAGAGATTGGAAATTCTAGTGGTACGACAAATATCAATAACAATCTTGTAGTAGACCTTGATCTACAGGTCAAAGGTGGTGATATAACCACAGACCAAACTTCGTTTAATCTGTTGAATACCACAGCGACAACAGTTAATGCCTTTGGAGCAGCCACTACAGTAAGCATCGGTGCTGCTACAGGTACAACAACTGTTAATAACGCATTGACAGCAAGTCCAGCAAATTTAAATGTGACATTTAGTCCCACAGGCACAGGTACTGTGACAGTAAATCCTGCCACAGCTGGTACAATCAATAATATGAGCATTGGTGTAACGACCGCGGCAGCAGGTCGTTTCACTACACTAAAAGTAAAAGATACAAGTGCTGCGTTTGACTTATCAGTTATTCCTACAAGTTCTACAGCGTTAACGGCAGGACGTTCTCTAACAGTTGACGTTATTAATGCCGACCGCACAGTTAAATTAAACGGCAATATTGATTTAGGCGGAAACCTAACAACTGCTAACGCTCTTACAACTAGTGGAAACTTTGCTCTTACACTGACAACAACAAACACTACAAACGTCACATTGCCTACAACTGGCACCCTAGCCACACTAGCAGGATCTGAAAGTCTTACAAACAAGAAACTAGGAAGCCTAACTTCAAACGGTATTGTGACTACATCTGGCGGAGATGGTACATTAAGTGTAACAGCAACCACAGGTAGCGGTAGTGTTGTTCTCGGAACCAGTCCTACTATCAGCGGCACTTCAACTAGCATCACGAATGTAGGAACGTTTGCCTTACGCGATACTAGTGCTGCTTTTGATCTAACGATAGCTGCGACTAGTTCGACAGCGTTAACCGCAGGTAGGACATTGACACTAGATGTCGTAAATGCTGCTCGAACAGTTAAACTAGCTGGCAATATCGATATTGCCAATAATCTAACTACATCTGGTAATTTTGCTCTTACCTTAACGACTACAGCATCTACAAGTGTAACACTGCCAACTACGGGTACATTGGCCACACTAGCAGGATCAGAAAGTCTAACTAACAAGAAACTTGGTAGTTTGACTTCGAATGGTATCGTAACTACTTCAGGTGGTGATGGCACCCTCAGTGTGTTGTCAACAACAGGTACCGGCAACGTTGTATTGGGATCAAACCCAACATTAGTTTCACCAACTTATGGCAATTCTAGTTCGACTTCTGATGCCGATGCTACGGTTGATGCTTCGACAACGACTTTCTATGCTTATGTCCAGAGCGCATCTGGTACAGCAAGAACTATCAATATCAGTAATCTTACAGCCGGTAGAGAAGTCAGGATCTATCTAAGAAATACTAACGCAGCTACTAAGGCTATCACGATTACAGCTAGCACTACTGCTTCTGGTTTTGCCAACGTAGCGATGGCAGGAAGTTTTGTAGGAGCCAATGCTGTAGGTCAAGTCAGTGCTAGTACAATAACTCTAGCAGCCACTAGTGGTACAGCTATGGTTACCGTGTTTAATGCCAACGGCACCATAGCTGGTTCAGCAGTTTAAGCTACCTTAAGCAGGATAGTGTCTTCGTTGATACGTCCGTTGAGCTTGATGTCCACAGCCTTGATATCTTCCAAGAACTTGCGCAGTGCTACCTTGCCTGCTGCCTTAAACTCTTTCAACTGTTCTTCGGGTTTACGCAGAGTTTTTTGTACGCTCTTGTTCTCATCGAACCCGATGATGGTCGTACCTTTGACACGCAGATCATTGTAAGCTGCCGCTACATATTTGCCCAACTTGCGAGTCTTGGTGTTGAACACCCAAACTTCTTGACTACCAATGATATCCGCAGGATTGATAGACACTAGTTTGAGCTGGTCGTCAGTCTTTTTGTACTTCATCTTAGCGACCAACTTGTCCTTAGGCACAGCCTTCTTGACACGTGGCTTGCGATTGACTTTGCCTTCTTGCTGTAGCATATCACAAGCACTGATGATCTCTTGGTAAAAATCATGAAGCTTCTTGATATTCTTTTTGCCTAACCAAGCATATCCTTCTTTCAGCTGCTCGTCTTTGCCTGCCATAGCTTCAACGACTTCGTCGAACGGGCGTTGATAGATTTCTTTGATCACACGAGCATGAGCACCTTTACACTCTTTGCCCTTGAGTAGGTTAACGATCTTGATAGCCTTGGGGTCAAACCCTTCAGGATCCATCAAGAAGCTTTCGTGAGCATCTTCGATTTCCTCGGTCATCTTAAACGCAGCTTCACGCAATCGATCTTGGATGCTAGGCTGAGGCGCAGTAGAAACTTCTTTCTTTTCTTCTTCGGGTTCTTTGACGTCACGACCGCGTTCAATAGCATCTGCGATACGCTCCCGGAGAAAAATAGTTACAGGTTTAAGTTCGCCCATGGTGCCTGGAAGTTCTTCCCAATGCTTGGCTTCTTTCTCGTTGAAGTCTGGCATACCAGTACGCAGACAACGAGCGATTATAGCAGCCTGTGTTAGATTGAATCCATTGGCTGCTTTTGCCATACGGATATCTTCTGACGAGTATTTGTTTTCTTTCATCCACGCATACAGATCAGGAAGAAGATCTGCGGTCTTGTATTCGGCATAGTAATAGGCTACAGCGTTACGGCGAAAACGGTGATACTGTTCGCCAGTCATCTTTTCCCAATCGGTCCACTTTGGATCAGGATTGGCACCTCGACGTGTGCCGGCTGATACGACAACTTTTTTGGGTTTGGCTTTAGTAACGGCCATCTATTGCTCCTATGCTGTGTTTAACAATACTATTATTATATGCTCAAATGATAGTGCTGTCAACCACTACCAATGGCGTATGACCCCTGCTATGATAAAAGCATTGGTAATTATATAGCATAATATTATTAAAGTCCTAATCAAGGCTACTATATCGGCTTCTTTGTCTGTCTTGCCCGATTTTTCACCTAATGCTTTAGCCCAAAGTCTCCAAAATTTCAATACAACCTCACTGTATCTTCTTCGATAGGACCTCTCCAAACGATAGCTTTGATGCTTTCCAAATCACTGACTGGATTTAATTCCAAATCAATTTGAAGTTGATCTGAGAGATAAGGGTCCATTTCACCATCACCATCGATATGAAATAGCAATTCTACTTCGCTAGATTCATCAAAACTTCCAGCTTGGATGACATCTCCTACAGCATAAATGCCTATCAATAGTTCTCCCTCTAGGGAATCTTCTGCGATATTTCTTATAGCTTTAATGTTGGCTCGCAATCTTTCCAACACATGCTTTCTGTAACCGTCGTCGATAATCATATCAGTCATCGTTATCTAGGACAACCCATCCTAGCTTTTTCAGATCCTCCTTGATTTCATCAGTTACTACGCTTTCTGCCACATATCCTTTTGTGCCATCTTCGTCACCATTACCCAGACCATCACCGATACCAGAACAGTACCAGTCAATGTAATCTCCTTGCTGTCGCATGTCTGCGATGATGCCGCCCGCATACCTCCATGAGCAACTCCAAGACTGTTCTTTTAGGATTGGCAGTACATCTAGTTTTTGGAAATCATTATTACACATGGCAGCATAAAGATTTTGAGAATAAGTTTCGCTAGCACGAGCTTTTTCTAAAATCCAATCAGTGGTTAGGAGATCGTATTCCATGTTGTTGACACGGCTTTCTGGATCGTCAAACTTGTGCTTATGATCTTCTAAGATTTGTTGGAAGTAATCTAGATAAGCTTCGTTAGGCTTTTCTCCCTTTTCTTCCATACGTTTGATATAACCATCTTTTTGGAAGGTATGCCTATGCGGGCTCTTGCTTGGGTCACTCATGATCAGACGCAATCTTGTTCGCTAGCTGCTCTTACAGCTTCAACGTTTTCCTTTTTAGATTGTCTTTGTTTTTTAAATTCTTTTACATCTGCTACAGCAGATTTAAGTGTTTCTGCGTAGTTCAATGCCTGTTGTTCAGTCATGATGATAGTAGCCTGATATTTGATATGACCTTTAGTCAATACTTGCCATACTAGTTTAAATCGACGATACCAATCATTAAACAGTCCAACGAAGAACCAATGTATATTCTGATAGATTTCGTTATTGATATCATAACGAGTTTCTAATTTTTGTGACCAGTAATCGGTAGTTTGTTCTGTATGAGTATGAACAGTGACGCCAGTATCTTCGGATTCAACCCAGATGTGATGAGAATGATCGCTGTCCCCGCACTCGCAGGTTACGGTGTAGTTTTTAGCATCACCGTAATCTCTGTTGATCAAAATACCTTCAGCTGGCTTTTGTGCTTTCATTGTAGATTCCTCGGTGGTAGATCATCAAATCCTAACGACCTCATAAGGCGAATCTGTTCTTCTTCGCTCATGTCATCAAAGAGGTCATCATCCATTGGACGACCCATAGATTCGATTTCTTCACGAGTCTTGCCTTCGAACATGGCTTTGACTTCTGCGATCAACTCGTCAAGTTCTTCTTGTGTGCCTTCGAATCCATCAAAAGCACCGGGAGCAAATTCCACTTTCATTTTCTTTTCTTCGGTCATTGTAAAATAGGTCCTGCGAATGTTTTCACTTTGTCTTTACAGTTTACGATGTTTTCTACCATGCTGTCAAACTCGTCTGGTTTTAACGCAGTCTTATAGATGCTCAAAGCCTGTGCCATCATGACACCTGCGATAGCCATGGCAGAATATTCTCCAGCCATTTTGTCTGTGAATTTCAAATATTCAACATAGACATTTTCTAATTTATCATCCATTGTTTCTAACCTTTAGTTGTTGGTCTCTGAATTTACTTCTAACGAACCATTTATACATTTGCCAATATTGGCTCATAGTTAATTTTGGTTCGTTGAACACGTCATGTTCTTCGCAATTGGCCATATAAAATTGATGTACCCAAAGTCTGAAGAATGAAGGTTTTTTCTTTTCAGTTAAGTCCATAGGCTTTGACGGATTTTAATTAAACGGATCATCATCGCTTCATCTTCTTGTTCGTATTTGCGTTCTAATTTGTGTAATACGTCAAGTGCTTTGCGAGATTCAGCTTTTTCCTTTTTGTTCTCATCTTCTGGAAAAATTTCGTCGGGATACTTTACACGACGACGTTCGCAGATAGCTGACCAACCGCTGACATCATATGGATCTGGACGTTGTGGACGTTCGTACTTCCACCATTTATAAAGGATTTCGATTTCCTTTGCGGCTTCTGCTTGTGCTGTAGGAACAGCTTCATGCTTCTTATCTTCGTCCAAAAACTCTGCGTTGGTTAATGTTTTGGCCCAATTGAGATACTCCATGGCAGCTTCTTCACAGCGCCAGTTGCGATACCATCGACGCCACCAAGGATAGCTATACTTTTTACGTGCTTCATCGCTCCAAAGACAATTAGACCATGCTAGTTCGATTTCGACGAAGTCAACAAGTTCATTAAAGAGACATGGCAAAAAGCGATTACCCACATCACACCAACTACCAGGTTTGATATCACGACCATGAGCAGTGAGGCAATGAGTACGAGTAATCCAACGGTTGTTGATATAATAGCGGACATCATTAATCCTATCAGGAACAAACATCCAAACATCTTGGATGTAATCGAGACCTTCTTCGGCAATCCAATAGCGGACAGGATGCTTGGCTTTGGCTTCCTTTTTCCAAGTAGCCCAACCTTTAGAAGTTTCGGCAGATGGCTTCATAGTACCACGAAGCCAATCAGCAAATTTTGAACAGGTCCAATAGTTACGCATCTTTGAGTCCTTTATCTAATTTAGATTATAGAGCAAATTACTTATACTGTCAACCTATTTCTTTGATATATTTGGTGTTAAAACTGACCGTTATTCTAGATTCAGTTTGGTTTGGAAGTGTGCTATGTTCTAACCAACTAGGAAATAAAACCAGTTGTCCAGTGTAACAGGGCATCACCCAAAAATTGCTGTTGATGTCATTCACCTTTTCTGCGAATTCATACATACGCATAGGAGCCAGCGGACTGTGTAATCTTAATCCAACACTACCAGGATCTGCCTTGACATAAAAGGCACCTGATATCACACTCAACTCATGTCTGTGAGCATTGACTCTACCTCCCTGTCCTAGAATATTAAACCACGATCCAGTTATCTTTACTTTTCTAAGTCCCAGCAGTTCGGTATAGTTGTCGACTTCTACCTGTATTCTTTTTTTCAAACCTTCTAGTTTGATGTCATCTAACACATTGATATATGTACCATAACTACTAGGTGATTCGTCGACTAGACTATGTGGGTTAGTTTTTTGTCTTTCTATAATTTTTAAAAGCACAGGAATATCTAAATCTTTGCTAAAATCAGATGTAGCTACTACTGTTGGGAAAAGAGCCTGTGGAGTCATATCTTTCTTTGATATCCTGCTAGATTCAATAGCATGGAATACTGTTCGTAGGCTTTTTTGACAGCTTCGTTTGTATTCCTAAAATTTCTTTCTTCACGTTCTTTTTCCATCAGCATATCGAACATGTCTTTGCCCTGTCCGTGTTCTCTAGCACGGAAAAACATTTCTTCCATTTCTACTAGAGTCTTTAAACGGCTTTCGGGAATCTGTACTGTGTACAATCTTTCTTCATAAAATTCCGAAGCGATATCGATAACATCGGCATCGAGCGGATATGCGAAAAAATTAGGACGCCTATATCTCTGTGTGCGATTCTGATCGTTCAAGATTTGAACTTCGTAATGTTCGCAGAATTTTCTCAGTTTATCTTTTTCCATTTGAAGTGTGTAGATCGTAGTTTACGATACAACGAGGGCCTTTCTTAGGTATACCACCTCCGTGTAGTATACGGCCATCGAAGATCACGACTCTTCCTTTCTTTGGGCTGACACGTTTGATGATGTTTTTACCTGATTGATCAAAGAACACAGTATCGCCATCTGCGTCGTTGACGTAGTAAATTACCACAGTATGCTCACCAGGATAATCTACATGCGGAGCATAATGATCTAATTCTGTATCGTATGGCAATGTTATAAAAACTCTTGCTACAGGTATACTGTTTATGATAAGATTATTTTCTTGGCAAACTGCCATGGGCACTAGACCGAAGTTATCCATGTGAGTAGAAGTCGCTGTGCTCGATTTAAGGATGTGTACGAAACTCAGCGGAGCATAAGATCGTTCATCTTCCTTTGCTGTGGTTTCGTACTTACATCTAAAATCTACTGCGGGATGTATGAGCTGATCACCTGACTTACCTAAACAGATCATCTCTAGATAATCCTGTAAGTGTTGAGGTATCAGATCATCATAGACTCTTAATAACATCACTTATCTTTTTCTTCTTGGCAAAGTTTTTCTAGCAATTTGTAATTCTCGTAAGCCTTTTTTAATGCTGCGAATTTTTCTAATTTCTCTGGATCAGGATCCATTAAAATAGCTAGACGGTCTTCCATCTTTTCTAAAAGTTTCATCAGACTATGACCTTTGATTTTTACATCGCCATCAAACTCGGCATCGCCTGTTACCTTTATTGAACTACCATTACTGCCAGTGGTATAGATAGGAGAAGTAGTCCATGTTGTTCCGCTACTATACGTGTAAGGGCTATTACCACTACCTATAGTAACATTTCCAATCGGTATAGTAGTAATACCTCCGACAGTAGCACCAGCAGTAGTGTAGGTAGTGCTACCGGTAGCACCACTACCGACTGTGATAGTATTTGGGTAACATGTGCTCATGTCGTCTTGTTTACTTTGCCTTAGCTTCTTTGCGGGCGTTCTTTTCTGCCGTGATTTCGTTACGGCGTGCCTTGATCAACTTGCTAAGTTCTGCTAGTGCCTTGCGAGCACGAGTACCTGCGGCACCATTGCCTGCGGTGAACTTGTCATCTTCTGCTTTCCATGCTGTTACTGCTTCTGTGATTTGATTTACTGTTGACATAATTTTTCCTTAAGTTATGTGTATCTACTTATAGTAGTAATTGGTGTGGCCGGTAGGATTCGAACCTACAAAGACGGCGGCTATGCCTGTGTCCCTTTCCCGAATGCGTTTCACAACGGATTGGAGGTCTGCCATATTCCACTCACGGCCACAAATTTAGTATAGCAGGAAAGTATTTAAAGTACAACGGTATTTTAGTCAAAAAAAAGCCCTAATCGCTTAGGGCCTTTTTTGGTTATCGATTCATCACGTACATAGTGATTTCGAAACCATATCGCATTTCAACTGCTTCTGGTTTGGTCCACATAATATTCTCCTTTATGAAACATACTTGTGTACAGTATGTATCGTAATATTACAGGAAAACCAACTTCAAAAACATAGTGAAAATCATGAAAATGATATAAAGGAAATAGCGACTCTCGCCGCTATTTCAGTTAATTAGAAAGAAACCTTAAGTCCCATTTCTACACCATTGTCAGTGACATTGAAACCGCTGTCTAGGTTACGGTAGACATTGGCATAGATGGCCTGATTCTGCGTGTAGTTGAAAGTCATACCAGTGCCGATTTGGTGGCTCTGATAGTTGTTGGTAGTGTCGAACGCATTACGATAACGATATTGAGCAGCGTTCAATGTGATCGAGTCGGTCAGCTTATAGTCTGCGCCAGCACGAGCAACATAGTAAGAAAAGTTATTGCCATCGGTATAACGTTCACCGACACCTAAACTTCCCTTGACAGATACAGGACCCATTGGCAGCTTGTAGCCGCCGATGACTTCGATGTTCTGCTTGATAGCACCATTGTTTGGTTGTGTTTGGCTGGTTTGGAAATTACCACCAACAAACGCACCACCGCCGATGTTACGCTCAACAGCTACCTTATAGGCATACTTGTTAGCGGTGTCGTAAACACCGTCATTAGATTCCATTCCGAATCCAAGAGCGATAGTGGTATCAGCACTGGCTACTTGTACTGGTTTTTCAGTAGGCACTGCTGATACGACTGGAGCAGCCGCAGCAGGCTCAGTCTTCTTCTTCTTTGGTAGATCAGCAGCGATACCGGCAGACGCCAGTGCGATAACTGCTACCGCAGACAGTAGTAAAGTTTTCTTCATTTTACTTCCTCTAGTTGCTATAGTCCTTGACTATAGAATATTGACACGCATAGCAGTATTGCTATGGAGTAATGTATTATAGTGTGACTGTAAATCTAGTCCAACTATTTATCTTACCAAACCGCTCTTAGCCTGTTCAATTGCTCTAGCGATTCGTTCTTGCTCCAGGCGAAAGTCTTCGTCTGTGCGAGATTCTTTAGGCGGGGTCTGGCCCGGACCATATGTAGGCCAACTTTTTCCTACACTTATATAGTCCGGACTTCTCCCTGTGCTTTTATAGACTCTGATACGTTTTACATTCATGAATTTAATACTCTTGCCACTGATGTAATTACTGCGGCAATGCGTCCTATGTCTCGAAGTTGTTCTACTGTGTAGCCTTCCTTCTTGAGTGTTTCATAGTGCGCCTTGACGCAGAAATGACATTTGCCTACGATACTGGCAGCAAGGCTATATGATTCAAAACGAGCCTTGGTAGTACCGCCGTGGCTGGCAATAGCATTCATGCGTAGCTGTGCTGGCAAACCTTTGAGGTTTGCATCATCAGCCATTTCAACATATGGATACCATACGTTATTCTGTGCCATGATAGCGGCAGCAGTCAACGCAGCATCGCGCTCAACAGTGTCTTCAATCCCAGACTGAATGAATGTAACCAGCTTTCCATTGCCGGTAGCCATGGCTGCGGCGAGTGCGCAACCGTTTGCCTCGATTGGATCCAATGTGCTGCGATTAATAACCGCGTCCAGATTAAGTCTAGTGTCTTTGGCATAATCTGGCAATGCCTCTTTGATTTGATCTACCCATGTTGTCATTTTAGTGTCTCTGCTATTTCTTTGTAACCTTTGCCTGTAGGATGTACGCCGTCTTTAGAAAGAGTGCGGATCGGTAGGACAGTATCGCCATACCTACCCGCAACCTTTTGTACGATCGCTTGTACATCTGGTTTGATAGCAGGAAGGATCCAGTAAACGTGTTTAGCGATTACCTTTTCTCTGATAGCAAGTATTTCCTTTTCTGTGTTGACACCTTTGTGATCGTTCGAACCTAGACTGATCACAACAAACTTATATTCCATTCCGTCCAGTGCCGGACGATCGCTGAATTGTTTGTTCCATTGCCAACTGTTGATGCCACCTTTGGCCATTTCAACACAACCAGGTCTAGCCTGGATAGTACCTACTGCTATGCTGTCACCTAATATCAAACACTCAAGCATGGTTCACCTATTAAAGAGTTTCGCCACCAACCTTACGATTACATGCGCACAACTCGCCAGTTTGGAGAGCGTCGAGGATACGTAGAGTTTCCTCTGGGCTACGACCAACGTTCAAGTTGTTAACAGTAACGTGTTGGATCTCATTGTTTGGATCAACAATGAAAGTGGCACGAAGTGCGGCACCTGCTGGAGCATAAAATACACCAAGCTGTTCGATCAAACTGTTTTCGCCACGCTGTGTATCAGCAAACTGTGTGTGAGTAATCTTCTTGAGATCTTCGTGTGCGTTCTGCCAAGCTACCTTACAGAACTCATTGTCTGTTGAACCAGTTAGCAATACAGCATCACGGTCTTCGAAATCTTTAGACAATTTGTCGTAGGCTACGATTTCAGTAGGACATACGAATGTAAAGTCCTTTGGGTAATACACGATTACTTTCCACTTGCCTGGAAATGATTCGTGTGTGATATCGAAGAAAGCATCTTCGGGTTGACCAGGCTTGACGCCAGTGATCACAAATGGGTCTAGTTTATTACCAACGGTTTTCATATTTTCTCCTTGTGTGTGTTAAAACCTGATAGAACTTTTGCTCTATACAGTTATTATATAGTCTATTAAAAACCTAAATCAATAGGTTTTTTCTAAAAATATTTCTATGAGCGTTATTGAAAAAATCAATAACGTATTATTGGCTGTCTACGGCTTTGACGGCTAGTTCTTGCCAAATCGCGACATCTTCTACATCTGGACCAAATATTGAACCGTAACTGAGACCTACGGTTTTTTCTAAAAGTACAGACTTGGACTCACTATTAGTTACCTTGAGCAGACCAGTACGTTCGTCGATCCTGGTAACTTCACAATCATATATGCTGTCTAGTGTTGAATTCCATATTAGGTTAGACATTTTTCTTTTCCTTTTCCTGTTCTATTTGTATCAGTTCTTCTTGTGTAACAAATCTTACTGTAGGAAATAATCCGTGTTGTGTATAGAAAAATGTAACTGGTTTCCAAAATCTGTGGATCAAATTATTAATGACGATAACAGCCGCCATGATAACAACTACGCCTAACGAAAACAGTACGCAACCGGCTAACCAAACAGCCAGTGAATTCATGTCCATAATAAAACCTTTGTAACTTTATTAGACTAGTGTACTATCTGTTAGTTAGCCTGTCAACAAAATCAAGCAGTAATTGGTGATGAACACCGTTATGATATTTGCCTTTCATCCAGCTCTGTAATTCAAACCAGTGTGGTTCGCTTTCAGGGTGACACCCGATGACTCCTATACGATTTTGTATGATAGCCATAGGATCACCGTTGCTGTATGTGGCTATGGTTTGGAATTTATTTCTATTGCCTACTAGTGCGCAGCCATCGTAGAAATACATATTGGTTTTTTGACCGTTCCAAACTACGGGCATATTTTTTGGGTGAGGCCTTCTTGTGTCTGTGTTTGGGCGTGTGATATATTGTTCAGCATCTACATCTTCTAGTATATCAAAATATCTGCTGCCAGCCCAATAGGCGCCCATACATATGCCCAAATAATATCCGCCGTTGTCTATAAATTCTTTGACTCGTTCACCGTTTTCTTTGAAAAGTTTGAAGAAGCTGTCGGAATCACCTATGCCTCCGGGCATGGCGATTATATCGACATCGTCGAAGAAGTCATCTTCTAGACTGTGTTTGCTGAAAATTTTGAAATCGTAATGTGGGCTTAGGGCCCTGATCATGCCGTTGCCGCATTGAATCGAACATTTTGGGTGGCTGAGAAAAAGAGCTATACGTTTGCGCATAAATCCACCAATCAAGGACGCTCCGTCCAAAGTTATTTATCTGAGGTATGATTTAGTATAGCACACGCCAAAATTTAAAACGAGCTAAGAATAATCGTAGTTCACCATAATCCCCCAGCTTTCTTCCAAACGTTTTGGACTAGAATCGGCTGCGAAATTAACACCAGCTAAACGAGCACCATTGCCCAAATGGAAACGAGCTACAGGATCTTTACGAGCTTGTATGTATTCTCTAATTTCTTCTTCTGTGGGCATTTCGACGAAATTTTTCCTGAGGCTAGGGATTGGGCTTAGAGTGTAAAGTTGTTCTACACCTTGAGATTTACAGTATGCGATAGCCTGATTGATGATATCGGCTCCGACACTGCCTGCTGCTCCAGGCAAACGGAATACGGTATAGAACATAGCTACCATTTTCTGTTGGCTAGGGCTAAGGATATCAGTCATTGATTTGTTAATATGATCTGATAGTTTGGCACAGACCATAGCTACCGGAGTGCCTTCTGGTGCGAAAGCAAACACAGTTCGACCATCGATCAAACGATCATGTATAGGTATATCGGGATGTACGGGATCATTTTTCAAAAGGTCTAACCATTCTTGATTAAACCTGAGGTCATCAAGGCCAAGCAGCATTTTATTTCTCCAGGATTATATGCGTATTTATTGATTTCCAAAAAAAAGTCAAAAAAAAAGGACCCTAGGGTCCTTTTATTGAGCGTACCAAATTTCTTTAAATCCTTCTTCCTCAGTTGGATCTTCCCATCCGTCGATCATGCTAGTAATAACGTGTTCGGGAATTTCTTTACCAGGTCGACTCATCAGCCGACGCATGAGTTCTGTATGCTCGGGTGTACGGAATACTACAGCAATATGCTCATATTCTGGCAACATATTGAATTTTCGGGCACGACTTTTGACAGTAGTACTAGTCTGATCCCAAATAATATCTATACCATCTTGACGGCATTTGACAACATGATCAGCCATTAGCTTTACTGCTACAGGCATGTATTCAGTAAAAACTTCTGAATAAGTTTTTCCCATTCGTTTTGCGTAATCTTCTACCCATGCATCGGTGGATACAATACTACAATCTTTGGCCCACTCTTGATTGGAAACCCAGGTAGATTTTCCACTACCTGGGACTCCGATAAGTTGATAACATTTTGGCATTACATCTCCGGACCGTTGCCGTTTCGAAATCCAACACTTCCACCTTCTGCTTCGATGTTCTTGATAACATCTTCAAACAATATAGGCGCAAAGTCCGGAGTCTGTTCTACGCAGACGCAATGATAACGAACATCGTTTTCCTCGCTGTACAAGATTTCTCCTGTGCGAGCATCAACGCCACGAGCTTTCTTAACGCGGTTTGCGTGTAAGTGTCCGTGAATGTTAACACCAAAACGTCCCAAGCTGTCACTGTGTACAGGAATATGGCTTAAGATCATCCCGTTCATAACATGATATGCTCGTAACTCACGGAAGTACTGTCTGTACTCGTCGTCACGGAAGATATCGTGGTTACCACGGATCAAGACCTTGTCACCGTTCAACCGAGCCAATGTCTTCATTGCCTTGCGGTTTATAACCACGTCGCCTAAATGATAGACCTTGTCCGTGGGCTTGACACGTTCGTTCCAAGCCTTGACCATAGCTTCATCCATTTCGTCTGGATCAGTCCATGGACGCAACTTTGTAACACCGTCGTTACGTGTGAAGCGGCACACACCTGCGTGACCAAAGTGCGTATCGCTAACTAAAAATACACTAGGCATTGTGCCCTCCTTTCTTAAAAATCTTCTAATACTTGTTTGAAGTTGTCGATATCTGAAACACCTTCGTTTTCTTGGAACTCGATGTCGCCGCCGTAGTAACCATTGTGGCTGTTACGAACTTCGATATCGATATAACCTCGGTCGGTCTTGATAGTCCAGAAGCCATCTTGGATGACTTCGTAACCGTCTTCGTCGTCGCTTCGGTTCTCACCCCATCCTTTGTCTTCGGTGTCGATAACAAGAGCACCTTTGATGATGTCAAAGGAGTCGCCTTTACCCACACAGTCGACACCAGTGATATGATTTACCCACACACTGTTACAGCAATCATTTCTAGTGTCGTAACGATAGAACTTACCATCGGTCGTACGGAACACAAGGCTCCAGTTTTCGTTACCAACGAACACTCCGTTGATTCTTTTTCCGATCAAATCTTTGAATACTGACATACTCGCCCTCTTTCTTTTACTTTCATTCTTTGTCTATTGTAGCACCAAAAAGAAACCCTGTCAACCAAAATAGGTTACAGGGCTGTTGTAAAAAAGCCACAGTTTAAATATCGCCTTCACGCTGTCTACGCTCACGACGTTCTGCCGCTAGTGTAAAGACCTTTTCGTTATCAGTATCCCAGTCTATGGTCTTAGGAAGAACGATCCCCGCATCAGTAGTATAACCATTGATGGTATGAGGTTCATTCTCGTCGTAGGTCCAACCTAACTGTTTCATCATGCGATGCTTGACTAGAAGATTAGGGCTACGGAAAGCTTCTGTGTCTCGGAAGCCCATCATGACACCGATTTCACAGACAGCACCCGAACGACAGACTCCGGCTACACAATGGACAACTACATTCATATGCTGTTCCATCGCATGTTCTAGCAGTCGTACTAGTTCAGCTGCCTGCTCATGCGAGCATCGCATGGCTTCTTCCAAGACCTCATCTTTTTCTTCGACATCCAAGAATTCAAATTGATGGACCTCGCGGAATTGATAAGAAGGTGTAGGAAACTCCATACCGGGATCTACGATCTGGATCAACATAGAATTGATACCAGCGTCGATGTGGAATCCCTTACGGACATCGCTAAGGCTTACGTTCTGTATCCACGGTTTCATTCTTCAACTCCGAAATGTTCTTTAATCAGCCGTGCCGCTGTCGACCTACCTGCCGCCATATTCTGGCGTCATTTTCTAAACCTTGGCATTCTTGCTCTAGTTCCAGCGTATTGAAAACAGTCCAGCATGGGTAACAGAGATTCGAGATCGTTTACATCGTGTCGCAACACCGTACCAGTAATACCTGAGTCAGGCGTAAATGCGTCTACTAACATATAGTAGAGTTTGGTTGTGCCTTCGTCAATCTGAGGCTGAAAAATATGTTGTAAATCTTCTATAGTCATTTCAGCACCTATGATTCACGTGCCACACACCGTTCTGCCGGAAACGAGCGAAGGGTCCAAAACAAGTCACACAATACAGTTTATTCTTGTTCATTTTTTATTCCAAATAAAATATCTCCTACATCGCTAGGAAATGTAGCGCCATACGCAGAGATGTATTCGATATCCACAGCTTCGTCGTCACCGTTTCCTGAACCTATGTAATATTTGATACCTTCATATGGAACATCGACTCGAACGATGCCTACCACATGACCACCACTAAACCACCTAACGTCTAAGACTTTCATCATGAGATCCTTACGTTGTTTAAAACTTTCAATACTCCAAATAGTTCCTTGCTGTTGTCAGGGCAGAGACGCTGAGGAGGATCATCGTAATTGCCGTTGTAGCGAGAAACTTTCTCCAATTTCTTGGGCACGAATCTAGTACCTGGCTTAGTGATAGTGACTTCCCAAGCCCATGCTGATTCGTAATAGTTGGTCTTGCGCTTGAGTTTGATCTTGTTGAACTCATAGTTCACACCATCTTGATCAACGATTTTCCAACCATTGGTCTGCTTGCTATAAGAACGTCCTTCCATCAGACGATTGATCAGTTCTTTTTGCTCGCGTTCGATATCAATGGCTCGCAGGCGATTACCGATACGGATCATGTTAGCAGTAGTAAGACCCATCAACTGACTTTGGATCAGGATTCGTTCTTCCTTTTCGCTCAATTTCGCACGTTCTCTAGCCATGACGGCCCCTTTCATTTAGCAGTTAGTTTGCTCAGTCGTTCATTTCGATCTTGGCAGTATACGCAGTGTGTGACACCAGGTATAGCCAATCTACGCGGTTCTGGAATTTCATCGCCACAGCCTTCGCAGAACTCAGCGGAAGGTTGCGAACGTTGCTTTTCCAATTTGTCACGCAGTGCTCTCTCTGCGTTCATATTCATCACTAAGCTGTTGATCTGTGCGATCTCAGCTTCTTCTTCATTGTTATACTCAAAATGCTCATCGCGATTCATAAAAGTCCTTAAGAATTGAACATGTGTTTATTATACACAAAAACGATCGAAAAGTCAAGTGGTGCCCTAGGCGGGATTCGAACCCGCAAAACCTACGACCTCAACGTAGTGCGTATACCGATTCCGCCACCAGGGCTAATTCATTTTGGGAGAATAATTTGGTGCTCTAAATGCTAGGACATAATTAGTCGGAAAGTATCCGATCGCGACACTCTTGTCAGTATTGCCTCCCAATACCTTGACATAAGTGACGCCATCGACTACTTCATATCCTTTGAAGAATCCCACATGACCACTCCATTCGGCTCGACCTCTACGCAGAACCACGATGTCGCCTTCTTGTGGATTATGTGTAGGATGACCCCATTTCAAGAAACTGCGAGCCATTAGACTATGAGTTCCTTGTACTCCATTATTCTGTAATACGGCATTTGCCCAACCAGCACACCAAGGAATATGTAAAGGATCTACGGTGCCTGTTCTGGCCGAATTCATATAATGCTTGAGTTCTTTACGATTAGTTTTAGCATCCATGCCCTCCATACGATGTGCTTCTTCCATGTAGGGTCTAGCTGCTTGTGTTGTAGTCTGACAGCCACCTAATAACAGGGCAACACAGACTATTGCTATGTTTCTCATAATAACCTCCATGTTTTTAAAGGCCAACTTATTACTTATTTTGGACAAATACCTTTAAAAACATACAGATAAAGATGGTGCTCCCAACAAGAATTGAACTTGTAATTCATCCTTACCAAGGATGTGTTATACCACTTAACTATAGGAGCCTTTGGTGCGAGCGGTGGGACTCGAACCCACAAGCCGAAGCGGGAGATTTTAAGTCTCCTGAGTTTACCGATTTCTCCACGCTCGCATTTGGCCTCCCCGGGCTGACTCGAACAGCCATCTAAACCTTAGGAGTGTCTTGTTCTATCCTGTTGAACTACGGAGAGTAGTGGCCTGCCCGGAGGGATTCGAACCCCCGACCCACAGCTTAGAAGGCTGTTGCTCTAATCCGGCTGAGCTACGGGCAGATGTTTTTAACTGTATTCGATATCTCCTGCTAATACGAATCTATAGTTGTTACTCTGTACTATTCCCGGGCGGTGCCATATCCTGCTTGGATATATCAACCAAGTATAATTATATGGTCTAATAAACAGTCTGTCATCTGATTCTAGACCGTTTGGAGCCATTTCTGTTCCGCAGGTATCCCGATTGGTAACATCGTCGGGTATATGAAGATACATTATGCCACTGAGCATGTTAGTATTTGTTTTATGGTGATGATGATGCCAAAGTTTATCTCGATCCTCGGCACCGTGTAGATTGGTCATAAATGACCAAGCCATCATATTTGATATCTTTGCTTCACGTCCTAGATACATGAACACACTGAATATAAAGCTCATACGAAACTTCAACCAACAGGATTCTGGTCTTTGGAATATGTTTTCTTTGGTTTGGAACTTGGGACTATTTTCAAAATAGTTACCATCTGCTATGACACGCTCGATACTAGAAATAGCCTGATCGACATCCTGTTGTGTTATGACAGAACTGAAATCATATGTCTTAAAGATGTCGTTACTATCGATGACCGGTATCATAGAAAAAATCCTGGAGCGGGCGACGAGGTTCGAACTCGCGACATATAGCTTGGAAGGCTATCACTCTACCAACTGAGTTACACCCGCATTTTTATTAATCTTCTTTGATATAGCTGGCTGCGACTTTGCGATCGCTTAGTTTCTTTTCTTCCCATTCTGCTAGCTTGACTCGATAGTCTTCTTCGGTCAGTCCATGCCAACCGATACACTTACCAGTGGGGCTGCGACCACAACCACATTTACCAATTTCATCTGCGTTTTCTTCTACAGGCATCTGCATTTCATTCTCCAAATCGTAGTATTCATCTTTCATGACAGCTTCATCAAACAGTTCTGCGTCTGTTTTCTTTTTTCTGTTAAAGATATTATCCCAGTTATTATCGAATGTCTTTTGATCAACACTAAATGGTCTTGGTTTACTACCTTTGCCGCCGTCACTCATATATACCTCAATAAATGGTCGGAGTGGAGAGATTCGAACTCCCGACCCACTGGTCCCAAACCAGTTGCGCTACCAGGCTGCGCTACACTCCGAAACTGGTTGCAGGGGGTGGAATCGCACCACCGATCTCCAGGGTATGAACCTGGTGAGTTACTGCTTCTCTACCCTGCTATAAACTTACAGTAGATTTTCTACTTTCAATGTTTCTGCGACATCGTCGCTCAACGGAATTTCTGTCTTGATGTTAGCTTCCAAGATAGAATCGTTGATCTTTTGCTTCTGCTTCTTGAGATTCAAGATCTCAGCCTTGACCTTGTCGATCTGTTCCTGGCTGAGCACAGAAGTAGCGACAGTATCGCTGTAGCCGTAAATGCGGCTACGATGTTCGCCCTTGTCATTCTTGATCTTTTCCAGCTTGCCTGTGAGCACAGCGACATCAGTCACTGGCTTTTGGTTAGCCATTTCTTCCAACTGGCCGATGCGCTTGTCGATGAACGCAGCCTTGGTTAGGTTGAGATCGATGTCATTAGTAGCGTTGGCTGCGGCTACTAGACCGCGGATGTTGTAAAGAGCCAACAGCAACTTCTGTCTACGAGCATCGCTGGCAAACAGTTGGTCATTGGCAGCTTTCAATTCTGCTGCTACATCTTGGAATTCGTTCAGTTCGATCGAAGTTTCGACCTTGATGCTACGGATAGCATCATTGATTGCTGTTTGTAGTGCGTTTGCCTTGCGTAGAGTGATGTTCATTTCTTTTTCCTTTGATTAATAACGGGTTGGTAAAAGGTCAAGTAATAGACCGGACAACTGACAGGGGCGGATCAACGATAACGCCTTTGACAAACCTCAATGTACATAGCACAGAGGCCTGCTTATTTCCGACTATCAACAGACATTCTATTTTGGTATCGGAACACACAAGCACGGACAGTTTTCAAGACTGTTTGCCAGTATTGGAGCTCGGCATGAAGCCGAACGATTGTCTATCCTCATCTACCCTTTACCTCGCCGGCTGCGCAGTTTCCTACGCAACAACTCTATAATACGATATTTTGTGTATGCTGTCAAGCCATTTTTGGCTTTAATTTCACGTCCCATGCCAAAATAGTTCTGTGTCCTTGTCCATTCCACGGGTATACTGTATGTGGAAGATAGCTAGGAAACATGACCATCATCATGGGTCGCGGAGAAAATCTCAATTGATCTATAAAAGTAAACTTGCTGGGATCCTTGACCACAGGAAATCTAAATTCTAGATTGGCATCTGAAGATTGACTTCCTGGATCTAGGTCTGGAACATCTATGTAGATGTTGCCGCTGATATGTGCGTTATGTGTATGTAAGGCCTGATAGTTACCAGCTGTTTGTCTGATAGTCCAGGCACTCACAAGTTCTGGTTCAAGATTGACTAGATCAGGTTTACCCGATTGTCTAGTCAGTGTATCCATGTAATCATAGCATCGTTGTTCCACGAAACTTTTCAATACAGTGACATCCTGACCAAAGTCGTTAGGCAATAGCTGTATCTGTTGACCGCCTCTAATGCTAATGGATTGATCTCCAGCATCGTTGAACTGAGTCATTTGATGCGCTGTATCTACCATGTTCTTGAGATAGGCAAAGACATCTGCTGGCAGGTCGTCTACAGCTATCACAGTTGGATTGATATAAGCGTATTTCATCTATTGCCTTATTATGGTGCTGCTTGTCGGATTCGAACTGACGACCTACTGCTTACAAGGCAGTTGCTCTACCGGCTGAGCTAAAGCAGCGTATTCTTACTTATATTTGAACTTGGCGGTGAGGGCGGGATTCGAACCCGCGGTAGACATTTCTGCCTACGACAGTTTAGCAAACTGCTGATTTAAGCCTCTCATCCACCTCACCAATGTTCTATTATAACACTGAAACAGAATCTTTGTCTACAGCATTTGCTCTAGAATAAGGTTCTGGTTCTTCTTTTTTCTCTTCTTTGCCGGGAATAGGTTGTAACCCAGCATTGATAAGAGCATTCAGTTTATTTGCTGCTTCGAAAGCAGCGTCTTCGACTTCTTGTGCCAATCTTTGTGCTTCAGCATTGGCTTTTTCATATGCGTCGACTGCGGCTGAATGGGCAGCATCGGCGTGTTGATATGCCTTCTTCATGGCATCTTCTAGTTTGGCCTTGGCTTTGTCTACGTCCTTGGCCGACTTGTCGGCTAATTCTTTAGCATCACTATAGACAGTTGCGGCCGCGTGTAAAGCACGATGAGACAGTCTTCTAGCAGCAGTTTCACTGACTTGTTCTATCTTATGGATAAAGTCCATGATACTCATGATAGTCCTCCTTGTTTTTTACCGCACTGCGGAACAATGATACTTATCGTGGTATAAGATTTTAGAAACTGTATCTGAATGTGTCTATGTCTTCTTGGAAGAACGCAGCTACTATGGCTTTAGTCCTATCGTTGTAGTATGATCTATAGTCATTATTTTCGGAAGTATTGATCATGGGCAATGGCACATCACAATCATAGATCTTTTGTATCTGTTTGAAATCTTCTTCGATATTTTCATATCGCAATATCAAATTTACACCGTCAACATACTGCTTCTGTGTCACGGCACCTTTAGGCCATGTAGGAGGATATGGAGACAGCATAGGATATAACACAGACCACATTTCGTCTTGTGGAAATTCGTTCATAAACTGATCGAAAGATGGAAACGGAGATCTATTAAAATAGTCTCGGACAAAATTTAAATTGTCTTGGCTGGCTTTTCCTGGATTATCATACCATCTACGCAGTTCATAGTAACCACTGACCATGCGGTCCCAAGGGTTTCTAACTATGCTAAAGCTAAATGGCAAATTGTCTACTGTGTTTTTTAGATCATTGAACGTTACTTTGAGATCAAATTCTTGATACGTGCTGTTCTTTCTGTTAGATATCAACCAACTCTTGATACTCATACCAGCCACTTTGGGATTGTGTACGAACGCTATGTTCTTTTCACCTGTAACAACAACGCTACTCATATCAATCCTTCTTGATATTCAACGATTCTCTTATCTTTGTAGCAGAGATATCAGTGATAGATTGATCAAAATGTTCTTGTTCGATCTTGTAACCTACATCCCTACCATACGTGATGTTCACGATATTAGGCACAAGCACGATTTGGAATTGACCTTGATACAAAGGATCTAGATCTCTCTTGATAAATCTAGCCACATCGTAGAAGTTGAACGGATTACTATCATTCCAACCTTGGCAATCACGCACCATGATACAGACTTGACCAGTCTTGGCCAACGCTCTTTCGAATAGAGCACGATGCCCATCATGCCATGGTTGCCAACGACCTAACATCTGTACAGTTTCTTTGCGATTATTCCATACAGGACGTCTGCGATCGGCCAATATATGATCAGAGATAAACGCTGCCCATTTTTCAGCATCTTGTTCAGTGATACGGAAATCATATATGTCTGGTTCTTGGAACATCTTGTTGGTATCTTCATATCTGCCTTCGCGGATAGTGTCAACCCAAATGGTCCAATCTGCTGAATAGTTTTTTCTAGTAGCTTCTAGAGGTGCTATGAAGTCGGCGATCACGTAACGTGCTTCGCTTTCATCTGACAGCAGTTTCATCCTGAAGCTTTGCCTGATTCGTCCTTCTTCACTGAAGTCCCAATCATCAAACCGTTTTCTAACAGCATCTGCTTCTAGGTGTTCGGTATCACCTAATCTAGATTGTAATGCTTTAGCCAGTGTTGTTTTACCTGCTCCTGGCAGTCCGCAGATCAGTATCTTTATAGCTTTCATGATACTATTTAATATGGCGGAAGCGGTGAGATTCGAACTCACGGAACCTTTCGGTTCGACGGTTTTCAAGACCGTTGCCATAAACCAGACTCGACCACACTTCCATAATTGGTGGGTGATGAGAGGGTCGAACTCCCGACATCCTCGGTGTAAACGAGGCGCTCTACCACTGAGCTAATCACCCTAAACTTTCACCATTAGTTAGTAGCATAGTTTACTATCCTCTTGCTACCTATTGTTGATCTGTTACACAGACCAGTTACTAGTATCATAGGCTTCCCGCTTCGGACAAGGTTAGCCTTGATCGTAGGCCGACGAGCTATGCTACTAACTAATGGTGCCCCAAGCGAGACTCGAACTCGCACACCGAAGTACTGGCTTCTAAGACCAGCGTGTCTACCAATTCCACCATCGGGGCATTGTTTATATTATGTAGTCTTTTGTTGACTGTGTCAACCGTATTCTGGTACCGAAGGTTGGAATTGAACCAACGACCAACGGCTTATCGGGCCGCTGCTCTACCTCTGAGCTACTCCGGTGTGGCTGGGGAAACTGGACTCGAACCAATACTGCCTGAGTCAAAGTCAGGTGTCCTACCGATTAGACGATTCCCCAATAATGAATTTGAGAGTTGTAGCACCATCGTTATTGCTACCATTCACCCTTCTCCGGATTAGCTAGCGGGACTCGGTACGTCACTCGGGATACCGGACCAGATAGTACGCCACCTTGTACACGGATCTTCCGATCCGCCGGGCATCGAACCCGCCACCTTCTACTGGGTCGGTCCTTCGAAGAAACCTAACCAGCGTGTCTTTCTCTTGCTGACACTCTCAAAACTTGGCTCCGGAGGTTGGGATCGAACCAACGACACGCGGATTAACAGTCCGCTGCAACTACCTCTGTGCTACTCCGGAATAGAGTTGGCGACTCGTAGGGGAATCGAACCCCTATGTCCTGCTAGACAGGCAGGCATAATAGCCACTATATGAACGAGCCATAACATGGTGGACCAGACAGGACTTGAACCCGCTACCTCCTCGGTGCAAACGAGGCGCTCTCCCAGATGAGCTACTGGCCCGAATTTTTATGGTAGCAGTAGTAGGACTCGAACCTACGATATACACCGTATGAAGGTGCCGCATTAGCCGCTATGCTATACTGCCATTAACATATTGAAATACACTATATTCAGTTCAAGGACACTCTTTAGAATGCGACTCATACTTGCGAACCCGCTACAGTATATTTCAATATGGTAATGGTGGGCCCTGTGAGATTCGAACTCACGACCAACGGATTAAAAGTCCGCTGCTCTACCTACTGAGCTAAGGGCCCAAACGTTTACCAGATTTACCATCATCTCCCATGATAGTTTCCTCCTTTAAAAAATTGGAGCGGGCGATCGGGTTCGAACCGACGACATTTACCTTGGCAAGGTAATGCTCTACCAACTGAGCTACGCCCGCATTAAATGGTACTCCGAAGGGGAGTCGAACCCCTCTTTCCGCCTTGAAAGGGCAGCGTCCTGACCGATAGACGACCGGAGCATTAACTGATTTGATTGTCAAACAACGTGGAGGACAGGGTGGGATTTGAACCCACGGCTTTACAGTTTTGCAGACTGTTCCATTGGACCTCTCTGGCACCTGTCCCTAAGTTTGATTATTGTACTACATTAACTGACTGCTGTCAATCACAAAGATAATTTTTTGAACTTATAATTCGCCATCAGTTCTTTGAAATCTGGATGATTCCAATCTGTACTCATGTCGATTGCCTTTTGAGGCAGTTTTAATTTTTCAGATATAGGTAAGTGTCTACCGACATCGCTTAAACTAAAACAGTTTACAGTGAATTTATTGTTAGGATTATCTCTAACTTCTAACCATTCATCCTGTATCTGGGTAGCTTCTACTATGTTAAGATCGTCATGCTCCCATTTTAGACAGTCTTCACTAAGAGCTGTTTCTCTCCTAACATACCCGACATTCAAGTTTGCGCTGCGTTTTACATCAGAATCTTTCATCAATCTATAACCATATGATTGATAGTTTGAACTTATCGAAGATTTTGTATCGAACGAACCTATAGGCACTTCTAATACAAACGGACTGAATGATTCGCCACTCCAATTCTCTGTCAACCATCTAATAGTATTGTCTAGGCTTTCTCTATTTTCTTTTGCTAACCCTATGATCAAACTAATAGATCCTCGATACAATTTTGTACCATTTGAATGATAATAATTTTTTATATCTATCAACCCTTGTTTGATCTTTTCAGGATCCATTCCTTTGCCAACTATCCTGGCAGCATCTCTGTTGAAACTTTCTATACCATAATACTGTCCTAGGAAATTCATCCTAAGCAGTTCTTCTCTATCTCTAGGACGAGATATCAATAAATCTGCCCTGACGAATCCTGAGAACCAAGGTCGGAATGAAAGCTGTTCTACAACATCAGCGAACTTGCTGATCTTTTCAGTTCGGTCATTAAATGTTTCATCTGATACGAGATAGTTGGATACTCCGAATCTATCATAGCTGTCTTGTAATTGTATCCTAGCGTCTTCGGCATCTCTGCTATAGTCGCCCTTGACTCCTAAGATTGGAAAGTTACAGAAGTCACATTTAAATTTACAACCTCGAGCAAACTCTATAGTCAACCATTCGTTTGAGTCTATGAAATCTCTATCTTCATACTTGACCATGAGACTCTTCATTGGATATGCCGGATACTGTTTGTTAGCATCTATGAGCTTACACCCTTTTGATAACAAATCAAATCTCGGTCTAGGTCCGTTGCCTTTGTACCATCTAAGGAATTCTAACAGTGCTAGTTCACCGAAACCTTTTATATGTAAATCAAAAGAACTAGTATCAAACTGAGCAGCTACTTGTCCTCCTGAAATCAACAATACATCTGGGAAAGTAACTTTCAACCATTTGATATAGTTTTCAAATCTTTCAGACATGTTGCTGAAAAGAAAACTAAATCCTAGAAAGACAGTGTCTTTGTCGATCCGGGATTTTGCTAACTCTTGTAATTCATCTAACTCCCAAACTTCGCAGAAGTCGATAACTTCGATGTCCCAACCTTCTTCTCTGAGACAATGAGCTATACGATATGCGCCTAGCGTTCGGGTCGGTGAACCCAAAATATTAAAAATAAGACCTTTCATCAGTCTATTTATAAGTGGTACCCCTGCTCAGATTCGAACTGAGAGAACTTCTCCTTTTGAGAGAGATGACTTTACCAATTTGTCCACAGGGGCAAAGGGCACTAGTGAAAAGAGTGAGTCGTTCCAATCCACCGACCAAGCAAACACAGCTATGCTCGTGCTTCCTTCTTATCGCCGGCCTTACGGCTAGTGCTTAAATGGTACCGGCGGTTGGTTTCGATCCAACTCCTACTGCTCCACAAACAGTCGTGCTAGCCACTAACACTACGACGGCATACTTGGTAGGCGCAGTAGGGATCGAACCTACGACAAACTGATTAAGAGTCAGCTACTCTACCGACTGAGTTATACGCCCGCATATGGTGCCCCTGGCAGGACTCGAACCTGCACACTCAGGCTTATCTGGCCTGTGCTTTGGCGAGGTATAAGCTCGCTTCTTTACCATTAAGCTACAGGGGCAAAAACTTTAATAACTGGTGGGCGCGGTGTGACTCGAACACACACTAAGACCGTTATGAGCGGCCGGCTTCACCTTTAAGCTACACGCCCTAGCCAGTTATGATACTAATATAGCACATCTAAAAAACGTGTCAACTAAAAAATTTGGTGCCAGCTCTAGGAATCGAACCTAGTTCAATGGTTCTTCAGACCACCGCTATGACCACATCAGCTAAACTGGCATATTTGGTCTGTGTGGTAGGATTTGAACCTACGGCCTCCTGGCTCCAAACCAGGCCGTCTCCCGGGCTGACATTACACACAGATAAAAGTCGGGCGCCTAACTATCCTCCTGGGAGGACTCGCTAGATTGTCTCGAATAGTCAAGTTTAACATACCGGCTTCAGTCATACTATAGTGTCAACACAGTCAACCCCACTGTGCCT